TTAAGCCCCAGTAACCATATTGTTAATAGATTCCCAAACTTCATCGGAAATAGAAATATCTTTTACAGAATGAAGAAGTGTATACACAACCAGATGTTCTTTCTTGAATATTTCAAGATTTGTTTTGTATTTCTCAACGGCAGCATCTTCAAAAGATGAAATATACTTCTTCAGTTCATCGTTTTCGTTATAAGAAGTAACGGAAAGCAAGTTCATATACTCTCGATATGTATCTTCATCCCAAGACTTTTTAGAAACTAAATCATAACGCTTTCTAATTGGGTCCGACAACAAAATATTATCAACCAATCGGCGATGTACATTAAAACCGACTGTATCTGAAGTCAATTTATGAAACGCATTTTTATACGTAGTTTCTTTAATGTCATTATAAACCAAACGGGAAAGGTTTGGATTCTTTTCTGCACGTTTTTTAAGTGCTGACGGAATACGATAAACCGGTTTTCCTAACCAATCTGCCATGCGACATAGGCTTGAGTTTTCAAGAATCTGATCGAATTTTGTATCATCATCGTCATAATAATATCCACCCTTGACTATAACATAAAACCCATCAAACGAATCAACATCTTTTGCGTAGATATTTTCATGATTAGTTTTATCAGAGTAGAACACCACAACGGAATGTCCAGCATCACGAACCCTATTGGATCTTGGTGCGTTTTTACGGGCTTCTTTGCGGGCTAGTTCACGTTTCTCTTGAATTACAGGTCCATGTATACCCCAAAGCTTCTCAACGTCATACACGCATACATCGTCTTTGTGATAACGCTTTGCAATGGAGATCAGAACATCACGAATCATTTTATCGAATTTTTTATTCCAGCGCATACCCGACTGGTTAAACATCATAACGCCGTGACTATTCTTAGGAATGATTCCATGTTCTTGAAGTGAACGGATGTTCTTTTTGTATCCCTTTACTGAGTTATCAACAATCAACAATGGAATATTATACTTAGTCGTATGATGTTTTGGATTGAATTTAGCTTCCAGTTTCACCTTATAATTTGAGTAATAACGAGATGAACGAGTGCGATCAAAAATCTTATAACTTGTATTGGAAAATCCATTCATAAAAGAAATAGAACGGTCCTTTAGATTATCTTCAATATATTTTAGATATTTGATAACCGCTGGATCAAATTCAATATTGTCATAAAAAATATCCCAGTCCTTCAGAGTCTTTTTATTATGATAGAACGTATTACTTACGAAATTAAAAATCGATGTACCAAAAGTAAGGTCTTTGATCTTATTTATCTTCTCCCGAGCATCCTTACAACCTTCAATTGCGAGCGTTACATCATCCCATACCTTATCAGCATGGGATTTAAAATACTTCTTAAGGGTTGTAATTGTATGCTCATCCAAACTCAACTCTTCACGGTTAGGAAGAGGATTAAGAGAACCCATGGGAAAATCAATAAACTTGGTTGAGTTTTTAGGAAAGTAAATCTCACAAACTGTTCCATCGATAAACTTTCTCGGAATGGAATATGATACACCCCCCATAATTGCATATGTGCCATGGTCATACAGACGAGGAACATTCTTTTGTTCATCTTTATATGTACACAGACCCAAGTCGGTCCCGACAAAATTGGGGAAATATTCGTTTCGATTGAACGTGTAATAAACAAAACGACTTTCTTCTTGAATATCTGAAATATCTTCCTGATCTACAGGAACTACGATTTCAATACCCGTATGTTCGTCAGATGGACAGCTATGGACAGGAACACATGCAGGGATCCCGTTATTCATGTAGATACTATAAACCGTCTTTACACCATCAAACCAAGATGTAACTGTAAAGGTTGTGGTATAACAGAACGGACTTTTGGACCCCAAACCAAACGCACCAATAAAATCGTCAGATTCTTCTTTAGTTGATGCAAAGTAAGTTGTAAACAACGCATCAATACCTTCCGGAGAAAGACCAATACCATAATCCCGCAAACGCCATTGAAGGCTCAATTCTGAAGGCAACTCTACATCAAAGTGTTTGCTTACCGGTTTACCCTGCAATGCAAGTGCAATATGACCATCAATCGCGTTACAACTCAGCTCTCGAATAAATGCTCGGATCTTGAACTTATACAGCCCAGAAGACAGTATGGTATATGCCTTTGAAGATTGCACCATACCAAACTGTTTTACTTCTCCTTGAGTATCACCATAAATTGGTGTCTTCATTTCAACCATCTTCATATTATAAAATCCTCATAACCCAAAAATTAAACTTCTACCATGTATTCTTCGATATCTTCTTGGTATAGATGGAAAATTAACGCTTCATCAAAATGCATTATAATTGCAGGAGAACCGTCAACCATAATCCACGCTTCATCGTCACACAGATCAATATAAAACTCTTCAATACCTTCTGTATCTAGAAATTCGATTACGGCTTGGTTATATGTTTTGAGATCTTCTTCTCCGGAGTGATTAAAACCATCACTTGCGAATTCTTGTTTATGATTTTCACTTTTAAAACGATATTTTTTCATAATTTATTCCACCATAGTTAGGAAATTTGAAATGTCAGAACTGGAAAAATGATAGAATAAGCTTTCCAATTCCACTGGGGTTTCTGGTTCCATGTCAATCACAAATTTATCTTCTTGATAATCAACTGACACTAGATAAAACTCATCATAACCGTATTTATCAAGATAGTCAACTATTGTATGATTGGGATTATCTCCAATCTCATAGATCTGGTCCATGTTGAGAAATTGTTGTTTTTCTATATCACTTTTAAATCGAAATTTCATTTCTTCACCTCAAAATCCAGATACAAATCCAACCAGTCTAGAGCTAATTTATCTAGATCCGGAGAATACCCCATAACAATCTTCCAGTCAACCGTTTTCTTTGTGATATAAGTTTCGGTCTTCAATGCATCAAGTAGTTTGTTTACTTCTCGCCAAACTTCATCAATGGGTTCGATCTCGTCTTCATCACACCATTCTTTCCATTCAATGATCGACTGTTCATACCATCCAACAATCTTATCACGGATGAACCATACAGGTTTCTTGTCGCCAATAGACAGAGTAGGACTTGTTTTATGTGAAATGTTACTTAAGTTGTTTTTTCATATCAATTGCCTCATAATTTTTATCTATTATACACAAGAAAAAGAAAAAGGGAACAAAAATGTTCCCTTTATTTTTATTCATCCATCCAAGCTTTACGCAAGTCGGATTCGTTACCAAAGAACATCTCTAGAGATTCCCCAGCACTACCATCTATACTAACCCGCTCCATGTACGGATCTCGGATACACTTCTTGTAATCTTCCTTGTTCAACTGACCCAATCCTTTAACATGTTCATGTTTCCAGCCAGTTCCCGCAAATTTCTTATTGTTAAATTCGACAGTATCATAACACCAAACAACATCCTTACCCTTCCTACTGATATATTCTGGGGTACGGCATACCAACAAACGCCCTTGGTCGATGTAGTGTTTCCAATACTTATGGAACAATGAAATAATCAGGTTGCTTATGTGTCCACGACCATCTGGATCCGCATCAACGAGAATAGAAACATAGTCATAATTCGCGGCGGTATTCCGTCTGACATTGGTTTGATTTCTATAATGAACCATATCAGGTTTTAGTTCATGAGTCCATTCATTTCCTGTAATGATATCTCGGGTCTGTACCCATTTACCATTAACAATCATTTCATCATTTTCAGCAACAACCAGATCTCCATTTCGATAAAAGTCACCACTTGGTAATTCTTTCGTATCATCAAGGGTTATTCCCAAAATGGAAATGATATTGGTGATCTCTGCGTTTTTCAATACTTTGGTTTTGTCTGATATTTTGTGAACAGACAACATTTTACCACGAAGAGGGAAACCCCCTTGTGTGTCGTGATCGCGAGTTGCACCAAGGAATCCCAATGCGGAATCACCCTCAGTCAAGAATAGGACCGTTTCGAATCCCTTCTTTCCATACTTGTTAGCCTGAATATGTTTAGGAACGTTCGAGGTAAGAGCCTTCTTTTGTGCTTTTGTTGCGAGCGCCTTTTCTACTGCATCACGTTTTGCAATTGCACTTTCAACAATAGGCATGATAACAGAATCATTGGATATCATCCGTTTTGCAATGGCTTTTAGATCAATACCACAATGATCCTTAATTTGTCCATTGGAATTACTCAATCGCTCTTTTGTCTGACCATCGAACTTAGCACCTTCAAACCCACGAAGAGACATAAAAATCAATGTATTCTCTTTAATTCGTGATTTATTGATCTCAACCTTAAACTTTCGTTTAATCATTGGGGTTAGTTCATCACACAAACCATTGATCAAATATTCTACGTGGTTTCCGCCTTGCTTAGTATGTACACCATTCACATAACTCAACTGACGGAATTCGTCAGAAGTACCTATGAAGAATGAACATTTTTCATTCTCAAAAATTACCGGATCACCAAAATCACTAGCAAATTTCTTGAACTTAGAATCTACTTTCTTTTTATTGAAAGTGAACTTAATTTGTGGAAACAATACCGACAAAATTTCTACGCGAGATTTAATAACATCTACAATGTCATTAGGAATACCACCAAATATACCGAACTTGTCTAGCAAATCTGGGATAAACTCAACAGTAGTACCTTGAGTTCCACCTTTTTTCTTTGTGTAAGATTGGTTTTCTGCGTTTTGGGTACAGTAGATTGTAACTGTATTTTTACCATCGCATGTGGTTGCTCGGAACATAGTAGAATATAGGTTAGTCAAAACGGAACCAACGCCATTTTTACCAATACCTTTACGCTCTTTCACGAAGTTACCGCCAGCCATTGCGCGAGTATAACACGCCAAGGGATACGGTACGACTTCACCCTCTGGGGTTGTTACATCATATTGCGGTATACCTCTACCGTTATCTGATATAGTTACTTGGTTTGTTTGATCATCGACTACGATATCAATTTTATTTGCATATTTAAAATCGGTTCTAATTGCTTCATCTACCGAGTTATCTACAATTTCATCAATCACTTTAGCAAGACCCGGAATATAGTTCTTGCTTACAAACTTACCATTTTCTAAAACTAAATGAGTTTCTTCTGATAAAGACCCAACATACATATCACTGTTTAGGAAAATATGTTCGTAGTGACTAAGAATTTTACCTTCCTGTTCTTTCATCTATTACGACCCCATGTTTCTTAAGAATATTTTGTACCGTTATATTTGTTATGTTAACCCACCCTCTAGAGTTTTGAATATTCAATTCTTTAAAAAGTTCTGTATATGAGTGTACCGGTACGTGAATATAATCAAGAAGTTCGAATGAAGGTTCATCATCAACCAAAGTACATTTATAATTTACTGTATCCAAAAATTCTTCTGTTACCTTATGGTATGACCCATACCGTGCATAATCAACACCAAGAACTCCGATGAAATATGTACGATAACCTAGTTTTGATTCTCGGATCTGTTTCCTTGCTAGTTCAACCAATTTAGAATCAATCATTCGTTTCTCCAAAATGTGGGGGATTACTCCCCCTATTTTTCAATATAATATTCTGCAAAGCTCGGAGAACCCGTTACTTTAGTAACCAAATACCTCAATCTTCCGTCAGCTAGTTTATCATAGTGACGGAAAAATGTAAACTCACCCATAGGGACAACAATAAACATTGGATCGGGGCCAATCATATTTTCATATTCTTGACTGGTGATTTTATAATGGAACCAAGAAATACACGGTTTTGATGTGGTTTTATCATCAACACCAATATTAGTTGGTGTTGGTTTGTATCCACGATTAGGCATTCCCCAATCACCACCATTTTTCCAAACGTTTGGATCCCAAAAGTGATTGGGCCAATCTTGATATGATGGGCTGGTATATGGAACTCCAATCGGATCGTTCCACCATTCAAATTGCTTATGCATCGTCATGTACCAGATATGCGTCTACATCATAGTTTTCATAAACTGCTACAAGTTTACCATCCAAGTAAAAGTTTTGGGAAAACCCTTCTGGTTCGTAGCAAGTACGGGATACAACACCAGCAGCATACGCAACTTCTTCAAATACTTCAACAGATACTTGTTTCATTTTCAATAACCTCTTTTTGAGTTAGGATCTATTTCGGCTGGAATATCTTCAAGCCCATGAGAGTAACGTTTTGAATAGATTACCATCAATACATCGCGAGCGCAATCATGTAATGAGTTATGTTTTGTGAAATTTGGAAGACTTCCAACCGGCAAAGGACAATATGTTTGATCCCTTCCGAGGTTATCTTCAATGACGGTTCGAATCTCACGGAAATTGTTAAACATAACAGGAGCCTCGTTGGTTACTTCACTAGGAGGGATCCCCATAGCAGAAATTATCCAACTACGCAACCAAATTATATCCATTTCTCCCCGAGTCCAGAAATGTGACTTCTTGAAACTGATATCATTTTTGTTTAGGAATTCCTTAAGCTCTGCTAATCCTTCAACCATAGTCACATCTTCGTCTGATGGCTTCAGGAGAAGTTTTGCATCATCACCTTGACGTTTCCACCAATCGATTGTAGAAGCGCTGGTAGTGCGTCCTAGAGCTTTCTGAGACTTAATATCAAACTTAATTTTAATTCCGTTTGATACCAGACTATTAAATGTGGGAACATTTACTATATCCATATGAAATGGAATTATAGACGCTTCAATCAAAATTGCAGATTCACATACATCTAACGATTCAAAGTCAATAATAAAGTCAGTAACCATTACTTGGTCCCCGAAGAACCGATCCCAGCAGACCCACGAACTGTTTGTGTTTCAAAATCATCAACTCGATTAAACTTAATCTTGTTGAATACTGGGATAAACACCATCTGACAAAACCGCTCACCTTTCGGGATATGAAGAACTTTGTTAAAAGTCATTGGGTCATCTTCATTCACAATATGTTCATTTCGAACTTTAACCATAATCTCGCCTTGATAATTTCCATCGATAAGACCGACAGTATTAGCAAGTCGAGTATAGAATTTAAATCCAAGACCAGAACGCGGGAGGATCATTGCCGCGATACCAACCCCCGGAATATCAGTTTCAATTTGACTCATATCAAAACGCATACCGGTATTTACAATGATATCTTCTCCCGGTTTTAGCATGATCGCTTCTGGGGTTCGCAGATCAATAGCGGCATCACCTTCACGTTGAAAATCCGGCATTGCGTCATATTCGAAACCACTAATAAAATTCATTTCCATTTTTAAACCTCATTTAATTTTTCAGACAAAAATTGTGCTAGACGTTTTCGGCTTTCACCGTATGATCCATAGTAGTAATTATCTACTTCGACATATTCATCAAAGGGTGTCAACCCTCGCGGGGACTTTACCGGATAATTTATATTACCGGAATAATCATCCCAATATTCCACATGATTTTGAATTACATCAGTAAGGGAGTAATAACAATCAGTTTCGTATTTTTTAAAATCTACACACAAATTCCAACTTTGGTTACACAAACCAATATCATAATCCCACCATTCTGGGAATTTACTATTTGATACATTTTGAAGAACTTCAACAACTGTCAAAGTATAATCTAAATCATTATTTTCCATAAACTAAATCCTCTTGTGTCCAAATCTGCGCCACTTGCTAAGTGCAAGTTCCGCCCTTAGACCATAGTATGTATGTTCTTTTAGATAAGAAATTATATCTTCAATACGAGCGCCATCATTTTTTACCATATCATTTATATCTTTAGATTGCCATGGACATTCGTCCCATATGACAACCCGTTCACCAGCATGAACCAGATTTTCTATCCGTTTTATTGTATCATAAGAACGGTCTTCCTTGTCAAGTACCCAAACCCGTTTTTCCGGAAATGGAGCATCTTCAAGGGCCATCACACCCCCAACGATAGCACAAGCGTTAGGAATGAATACGCTATCAATTGGACCCTCTAACATCCATACGGTTTTGTTGGGATCCGCTCTTTCCATGCCATAAACCTTAGAAGCCTTATCATCTGCTTTGATAGTAAGGTATCGGCGGCTTTTATCTACATTTGGATCTAGTGCGCGACCTTGTAATGAGGAATAAGTTCCATCCTTATTATAGATCGGGATAACTAGTCTATACTCTTTTTTGTCATCATACAAGTATGTTTCTGGTTTTATATTATTTGCTAGTTTCTTCCATTCGTCTGTGAAGAAAAATAGATGATATTGATGTTTGGGAATCTTTCGATTGGCAACCCATTTAACCGCTGGGTGATTTTCTGGAAGATCTGCAATGCAAGTTGAATATGGTATCACATTCTTCTTTATAATTTCAACTGGTTTTGGCTTTGGTTTCTCAACAGAAACCCAACTATCGTCTTTATTTGAAAACTTTTCTTTTGCAAATTCTCTATACATTTCCGGTTCGTGGTCATATAGATAATTTGTTAGCTTAAAGTTCCGACCACAGTTGAAACAACCAAATCGAACGTGTCCATCATCTTCATATAACCATCCACGGGTTTTATAACCAGAATCACCATCACCACATAATGGACATTTGAAGTTATAACGAACTTCAACACCACGGGCGTGATCGGTACACATCTCCATTCGATATGACAACCGTGTAGCGAAATCTCGTTCTATCGCAATAATGTTCATAAAATACCCCCTAATTTTAAGTAGTATAACACAAGTACCACATAAAAATAAAGCCCCATAATTGGGGCTTTTTGTAACATATCTAATACTAAAACGTGTATATTGTTATAATTTGTAACGTATACGTATCAATCTTCCAATGGACTTTTCATTTTCTTTTTAACAATTTTCTTACCTGAAGGTCCCTTACCAGTAACCGAACCGGTAGTTACTCCGGACGCTATATTAGAAACACTTCCGCCACTATCACCGGCTACCATAGCTTCACATAACTTTTCGATAGTCGTATCAGGAGTTCCGTATTGATCTGTTAAAGTATTCCATTTAGATTTAACTTCATGAAGATCAACCATCAATCGGGTATTACCATATGTATCAATACTCTGTTTAAGAGAATTCACAGATTCGTGAAATTTTGTATAAGCAGCAATATCCCTAACTGATTTGGGTTCTCCAATCTGGTTTCCCCTGTTCATCAATAATTCCTTGATCATATGCTTCCCAATCTCGGAAAGGCTTATTTAGCAAAGAAAACATACATTTAGAGTATGTAGATTCCATTTTGTTCACAATTATCTCCTAACAATAATGGGGCCACACAGCCCCGTTTATTATTTAGTCCCAAGGGATATCATCGTCATTATCTTCTGGGATATCGAAATCGATCTTAATATCCACATTAGTCATAGCACGTTTAAACAATACATTACCAAGTGGTTTTGTATCAATAATATCCTCAATCTCTGGATCCAATGCCACAGGGACCGAAGTGGAAGTATCACCCGTGCGAACTACAATTGAATCAGCTTTGATATCCGAACGTTCTTCAAGATCCTTTCTCTCAAATACAACGGTATAAGGAGTTGTTTCATCAAGATCTGACCAACGCATTTTAGACTTCTCAACCACCATACAAAACTTGTTGTATGTATTGATATCACCATAGCGAGATTTTAGTTGTTTAAACAACTGTTGACCCATCCCAATAAGATCTTCATCTTCGGAAATTGCTAGAACAAAATCACAACCATGGAGAAGCGCATATGAATCTGCGATATCAGCTTTATCAATCTCAAGACTATCAGACGAACCTCTATTAGTTTGAGCGCCAGACCAAGCAACTAGTTTTTTCTCAATTGCCAATCCACGAACTTCTTCTGAAATTGCTTTGATGAAAGCGTATGAATTATCTGAAAACTTCATGCGTGATGAAGCCATGATACCAAGATAATCCACCATAATGATATCGGGTTTAAACCCCTTTTTCATTTCAAGTTCGTCAATCAAGTTTCTGATGTGGTTTACGTTAGCACCAGACGTTGGGAACTGTTTTACATATAGTTTACCAAGGGATTTACCAATAACCTTTTTGTTAAACCGGTTCATAAACTCAGTTTTTTGGATCAGTCCACTGTCAAGATCATCAAGTGTAAGATCCATCAAGTTCGCGTCTATGCGCTTACCTACGGTTTCTTCACTCATTTCAAAAGAGACGTAAAGAACGTTTAATCCAAGTTGCATATACTCGGTCGCAAGGTGACATAAACCGATTGATTTACCTACGCCTGTTCCTGCAAGAATTACGTTCAAAGTACCAATTTCAACGCCACCCTTGGTGATCCTATTCAACATATGATTCAAGAAAGGGATCTTGTTGGTCTTCTGATTATACGCTTCCCAACGGTCCTCGGCTTGTCCCATATAATCATGACCGATATCGAAAGTAAAGCCAACAGACATGGCTTTTTTCATAATATCCTGCATCGCCCCAAGATCTTTAATCTTAGGGTCTTGTTCGTCTAGTGGCTTAGAGAAATTTTCACGGATCTGGATACACTCTGATAAAGCAATATCGATTGCACGTTCTTTACAGAACCGTTCAGTTTCTTCAATTAGCCAGTTTTTATCTTCTGGGGCTTGCTCTATACGACTTATAAGAATTTTGGTCTGGTCATATTCAACCTGACTCATATTTTGTTTACGCTCAACCATAACACTCAAAGCAGCCACACTAGGGGCTTTGTTATGTTTTTTTGCATGTTCTCGGATCATATCAAAGGCGATTCGATATGGACCTTTAGAAAAATAGGACGATTCTAGGAAAGGATATACCTTTCCAAAATATTCACCGTTGTATATCAGATTATTGATAATAATCTGACTAATATTAATGCTCATCAAAAACCTCTTAAAAAGAAAAACCCACGACCGTATGATAACACATCTCGGGTCGTGGGTAAACTTATATTATATCAATTTCGCGGAAACGTGCATGATATTACCGGGACCTCTATAAGGCTGGTCATTTTCAGTAATAACATTCATCCAAAAATCCGGTTTAAACTTAGGTGTAAGCTTAACTCGTTTGATCCGTTTAACAGGAACACCATTATATCCAATATAAGAACCAGCATAATACGCTTGCGTTTCACGCTGGGGATTGAGTAGAATAGTTTTATGGTTCCAGCAACAAATAAACTTCTCTCCGCTCTCTAGATGAATTTCATAAACTTCACCGGCATCGAATTTAGGATCATCCCACTCGGTATCATTTAATCCAATAACTTTAACAAATTCACCGTCATTAATACCCGGCAAATAAGTTGGTTCGGTATAGATTAATTGCAATCGTTCATAAATAGTCTGTTGTATTGGATACATCACACCGGTTGTTTCGTGTGGCTGATACCAAGTGAATACCTGATCGAAGGGCCAACCATTAACGTCTCTACCTTGCTTGTGATCTACACGACTCATTACTTGATCTACCATTTGTTAACCTCGTTTGAATATAGATAAGAACCTATCCCATAAAGAAGGTTTGAACTCACCAAGTTGCAATTTTACCATAGAACATACCAGAGGGTAAAGGATTTCTTTCTCGTCTTCGTGTGGAGTAGACCAGTCGAGTATAAGATTCCCGTTATCATACTGTATGTTATGGATAAACACAAGATATTTTTCACCATTATGTTCAATGATTGCTTCTTGAAGAACGTCCTTTAGTGCGGAATTGATAACATCTTTATATTTGTTTTCGTTGTACTCTTCTTCCATAATTTATCTCGAAGAGTGGGAGTTAAATCCCACTTATATTTAGGGTATGATACTTACCTTGGATGATCTACTAGCGGCAATTACAGGGTAAACATATTCGGAAAAATATTTTTGATCTTGAAATCCATCCTGAACTAGAAGATGACTAAACCCCATCCCTTTCAGATCTAGAGGGGTTTTTATTACTTTAAAGTAAGAGAAGTTTTCTAGTTTCAAAGATTTTACATTATTTTTTATAATAGCTTGGTAATTTAGAATTTTACCAAGCAGATCTATTTGATATTTTATCTCCCGAAAATATTTTACCATGATTCTGTTCCATTATGAGAGTCGTCTTACCCCTCATAGAATTGAAATATCCTTCATATACAGCCAGAGAAGTTGGTGTATCTTCAAAACCCATATGAGTTAGATAATAACCATAATCTTTACTAAAGTCAATAAATAATTTTATTTGTTCATCGGTCATATACTTACCATTATTTGGTTAGATTCGGTACTTCTAATATTAAATCCATTTTCTCTCAGACGTTTAATCAATGCATTAAAAACTGCAAGATCGTTTGCGATTTGTGCCGATTCCGTAATATACGGATGACATATAGATATAATTGAATGTCTAACATCATATATGTTACTGAAATTTGGATTATCTACTCCAATTTCAATTTGACCACCACAAACAATCATTTCATTAATTAAAATTGGATATATAAAATCTACTTCGTTTTTATAATCATATTCTTTATGACGTTTCACCATAGAAATTAGGTCTTTCGCTTTGGTATCAACGCTAACCATGAAATCTTTCAAGTCCTTCATATAATTTCCTTTGTGTAAAAGGGGGCTATAAAAGCCCCTTCATAATAATTAACCGAAAAGTTGATCGACTTCATCAAACACTTCCTGAGAAACTTCCACAGCTTTCAGTTTATATGCGTTAGAAACTGCATCCATGAATGGTTTGTGAGAAAACATAGGTTTCCAGAATTCAAGACTGTCTGACTCTTCTTCGGTCCATTTCTTCTCATCTTCCGGAATAACCATCTCACCGGGTTCAAGATCCAAGAAATTGCGCTGGTAACGTGCATTTTGAGGCTTAGTTACAAACCCAAGCTCTTGAGCAATTTTCAAAAGACCGGAATATGTGTTTATACCACCTTCAAAAGATACCATCAAATCCAGTTTGGATTTTTCTTTGATTGCCCGACTTTTCTCAGCATTCATCACGAAATTATAACCGAGAAGTTCTTTACCATCTTTGTCTTGCTGTTTACCAAGAATAATTACGGTATCAGCGGAATACATTGGACCAGTACCACCAGACATTACGGTTTTACTGAACATCTCTTGTGTTTCGTATGTGTGGTTAACTGCGATACATGGAATATCAAGTACGGTCAGATATGGAGTAACCATCCGGAACAGGCTCTTAATCTGCTTCGCTCGGGTCATATCCTGAGCAGACTTTTCATCCTTCGCATCTTGCAATTCTTTCTTAGATGCAACGTTACCAATAGAATCGATATAGATAATAACTTTATCGCCTCGGGTAATTGATTCGAGTTTTTTAACAATATCAAACTTCAACTCTTCCACATCAATGAATGGACAATGAACTACACGAGAAATATCAACACCCTGTGATGTGAAATAATCCGGAGTAGAACCAAATTCATTATCAAAGAATAGACATACAGCCTTTGGATATTTTCTCAAATATGCAGATACCATGACCAGACTGAGGTTAGATTTAAAGTGTTTTGAAGGACCAGCAATACAGGTAAGACCCGGAGTGATGCCACCATCTAAGCGACCACTCATCATCAAGTTAATAATCGGTACTCGGGTTCGGATAGTGTCCTTTTCATTAAAGAAAATACTTTCAGCCAACATAGCACTCATTTTATTAGATGAAGTACCATTCAAACGTTCTAGCAGATCCCCACTATTAACAACTTTAGCTTTTTTAGCCATTTTATATTTTTCCTGTTTAATTATTTGAATTCAGATTCAAGAGTTTTATGTAATTTTATTAGATACTTATTATTTTTAAGTGTTTCGGTTGTAGGTTGTTCTAAATTGAGACGGATGTGGGTAGAATCACAAGTTACAAATATAGGAAAACTACGAACTTTAGTTTCAAATAAAATCTTAACTACATCCCTAAGATTATTAGTAGTAATACTAAATGAATCTATTAAATTTTTATCATAATATTTTTCTATCACTTCCCGAAGTGAAATAAGATATTCTTCGGAATAACAATTGGTATCTTTATATTCTCTATTAAACAAATCATTTTTTATTACCAAACAAATCTCATCATTTATATGAGCCTTTATTCTTTTATATTGTTTATCTTGAGAAACCAAAATTTCCAGTCGGTCTTTATTACTTTCTTGGTCTAGCATCACGTTTCCTCTTTTAGTATGGGTCATTATACCACGAAATATAATGACCCATGAACATCTTAGAAGTCGAACAAATCTTCAAGAGAAACGGTTTTCTCTTGTTTCCAGCCAATAGCAGTACATATAGTATCTAGAGGCTTCTGGAAGCTCTTACAATACATCCCCACGTAATCAATGTCCTTCTTCAAGTCCAATCCAAACTCTTCGGGAATCTTATCCCCAGAGGGCCACGCAAGGGTTTCTGCATGATACACGTTAGGAACTTTCAACATCAGGAATTGAATCTTCTCACCTTGGCGGATCGGATCAACATGTTTACCCTGTGCGCTTAGAGCCGCAGCAATACGGTTATGGTTTATTGCCGCTTTTACATGCCCCGGACAACCGCTAACCGGTACAAAGTTTTCATGGCTACGGTCGATACTCTTAACACTACTAACTTGAGCAATCTTCCTATAATCCTGTTTTGAATATCCATCACGAACCGTCTCAACATATTCCTGAAGTTCCGATTCTTTACCAGTCAAAATAATCTCAATACATTTCTCAAGACTAACTGACGCATGTGGCGGCGTACTACTCCTACGAGTTTCGATACCCATTATTTTGAGCTTAGGAACTACGTTACCATCTTTATCTAGTTTACGTTTACCCTCGTTATCCCAAACCGATAGAGCATAACGTTTTTTCTTAGTCCAGAACCCACGGGTTGCTATTACTTCGCGGTCCATAAACAATTTATGGTCGTAATAGTTCATGTAGTTCTTTAGATCTTGATACGACTTGTCGATATAAGGCTCTACGCGCTCTTTAGCGAACTTATCCAACATATCCACCCATTTGATAGGGGGGATATCATCAACTGCGATACCCTTCTTTTCAGCCATCATCTGAACGAATTTATCGACACAAAGATATTGAGAGTCGGTATCGCAATAAATTACATACGGGTGTCCGTTCGTACCACAAAGCTTATCAAAATATGAATTGGTTTCCCGTGCAATCCATTTAATTGCAAGTTGACCACCCATGGTAATTGATTCTGCCATTCGAAGGTCATAATAACGCCCGACCGGATGACCCAAAGAACCATAAAGAGAGTTGATCAATACCTTCTTTGCTTGTTGGTTTACGTTAGATACCTTTTCATACTTCCGACAATTAACAATTAACTGTTCTAATTCGGAGTCTGTCATAGACTCCAATTGTTCATCTGTATAATCCAAATTCATTTTTATTCCTTATGATGACGCATAGCTAGGATCTTCGCGGCTCGGGTCGCTAGGGCATCCGCTCTAAATTCATCGGTCTTTGCAGCCTTACGCTGTTTAAATACCTTTTCAACCTCGATAGGAAGGAATCCCCGCATATCGGTCCGATACCGAACACCATTTGCTGCAAATGAATATTTACCTTCATGGGGTACATTATAAGTACCATTTACCAAACCAACACCATCGATATCTGGAACCATACGGTCTTTAACCAAGATCCTCGGAATATCTATCTGGTCAACTAAAGTTTCTGGGGAGATATTTGTTCCCATGATTATATGTGGATACAATGAGGTCAAGTCGAACGAAAGGAGCCATTGATACATCCCCGGAATTGGGTCTTTAACATATGCACCCGCAAACTTAGCCCGTTGCGCGTGTTTGTTCTCAGGAATGATAATACCTTGCGCTAAGAGACTGTTATATATGATTGCGTCCCAAGTCTTCAAAGGACTGAAAACGTCAGCAGCATTTACACCAGCATAATAAGATACAGATGCAATTAGATAAATCAAACTTAGTCGAATCTCAAGGTTTTTGATAATCTCAACGTCTCGAATAGAGTAATCGATATAAGTCTGAGGATCTTTTGTAGCAAAGTCCAAATATGTCCTATATGTCATTTCAACTTTATTAATGCCTAGTTCGGCTTCAGCGATTGTATCTAGCTTATAGTTTGGTCGAGTTGTAAATGTAAATTTCTTATATGCTGCCATGAAGTCAATACAGTTAACGCCAGTGATATCATAGGTAATAACTTCATCATCGTTATCATCTTTTGTAATGATTTCATTGACAGTACCGAACGGACTCAGTTTACTGAGGAATTTATCTCCCAATATTTTTTTAATACGTCTGGCAATATACGGAATATCAAACCCTTCTGAGTTCCAACCACTAACATAATGTGGAGTATTTTCTGTGAAGAATTGCAAAAACCGAATAAGGATTTCTTTTTCAGATCCGTTTTTATGATATTCAACATGATCCAAAACTTCTTTATCTAGAATCGATTTATTCGGATCCCATTCACGGGTTGTCCAGATAAAGTATTTATTCATCTTGGTACTATAAATTTGGATAGTATCAATTTCATATGCACAATTTGTGGTGTCTGGGAAAGGTCCATCAGTTGGGACCTCAATATCAAAAAACATAATATCGAGCATAGAATAATCATATTGAGCATTAGCCCCATACGTATCAGATATATATTGGAAAGTATAGTTATCCATACCCAACACTTCTTTATCCATAGACTGCATTTCTTTAAACCATTTTCTGGCTTCACCAATGGAATCAAGCGTCTTAGGTAAGCATTTTCGATCATATATATCTTTGAACTTGGTTTCAATATGATTTCCAACATGACGATATAGAGTCGGAGAGTATCGAACCTTTCTAATTTTATCGCTACCGTTTTCATCAAAATATCTATCGTAGATGGTGTTTCCATCCATCCATACGTTAGTATAAAAACTCATTATATTCTCCATACAAAGATGGGGGAGATTATCCCCCATGTGTTATATCATTCTAACAAACAAATGGATTAGCTATGAACATTTTTCTTGAAAATGTATTTGCTCTTATGGATCCATTCAGATTTCTCTTTGTGAGAGATAACGTGGAACTCAAATCGGTTAGGTCGTTCCATAGTATCGATAACAGAACATAGATCCCAATCCTCAAGCAGATACGCGATATCATAACAGCGATCTACATCCTCTTGAGACATAACAACGTCTCTACCGTCTCGCCTCAAAAGCTCCTTAAAGTGAGCCACATAATAAAATCCATTTTTCTGGATGATATGACAGCTTTGCCAAATATGTTTAGTTTCGCGATTAGCAATACCAATGCGGGTTAAAGTTTCCCGAACCTTTAAAAAATCTTGTGGGTTATACAAACCAATTCGAATCATTTTATATTTACCATTTTGTGGCGGTTTTATACAACCGCGCTTTTTCTGTTTTGCTAATATGCTTAGGAAGAACACTCATAAAAGGACAATCCGGTGACGTTATCAAGCCTCGCATATCTCTTAAAATACGCTTCATCTGTTCTTCCGTGTGTAAATCATGATATTCAACTGCCTTTTCATAACTAACATTATAATGATGTGCCAGTATATGAGTTATAAAAACAAAGTCCCAATCGTCAGAGGCTCGGGCATATGCAACATAAGGGAGTTTGCATTTCCGGACAGTGTAATAAAGATAATCATAATGCATCTGATCTGTAATATATCCAGCCCATTGGTTTAATTCGGACGCATATCCATTCATAGATGCATGTTGAGACAACCAGCTATTAATTGTGTATTGGTCGTAACTCTCAAATACCATTACATTTTTATGACCGGTTTTCTGAGTTACGTTATTGATTATCTCAAATGTACTTTTATCTTTATCTTTCTTGAATTCTTTACACAATTCCTTGACTTTATTCCAGTCTTTATTATCCCATGCTAGTCGATGTTCATTAGGAACTTCTAATCCAAGAAAGTCTAGACTCATTTCCAGTTAACCTCACAAGCAAGATCCGACAACATATCCATCAGGTGAATTTCAATATTCGGAACATCACCAACGGTCTTTTGGTTTTCGGCAAGAATCTTAATCAGCATACGATAAGATTGACCTTTAACTTGGGTAGTTGCACGTTCATAAAACGCATTAATAAATGCGGGATAGTTGGTTGAGAAGTTAGGAATAAGACTGCGAATCTCGGGAAGATCTTTATTCTTCATCAACTCAAACAGTTTTTCCATATCCTTGGTGGATCGCATTGTTGAGGTCAATACACCTTCATCAATATATCCACAGGAACTATATTTATCCATTTCTGTAATTGCAGAACGGAAGTTAGGGAAGTTTTTAGATACCAGTGCCATCATCGCACGTTTATCCTTCACCTCAATTCCTTCAGCTTCGCATATCGCCATACACCGAACAAACATTTCCTTCTTCATACGGGTTTCATCGGCTTTGACCAGCTCGGGGGTTTCCTCCACTATGCGACCAAACTCAAACACTCGGAAACGTGATTTAAGAGCCTCTGGAATCACCTCTGCGTTGTTACATGTCATGATGATAGAGCAGTTATCACTATATGCCTCCATCCATGAGCGCAATTCCTCATGAACAGACCTCATATTGGTGTTATCGCCTTCATCAATGATGATAACCTTACCACCTTTCTTACGGGTTGAAGTATTTGCAAATTCGGTTAGTTGGGTCCGTAGATCGTTAATACGAAGTTGACCACCAGTAATAAACATCATTTCAGCGTCAATATCGTTAACCAATGCCATCGCTACAGTGGTTTTACCAGTACCCGGAGATTTGGAACACAAAAGAAGATGTGGGAACTTACCTTTCTTAACCAACCCATTAAACCGGTCCATATCATGGCGGGGAAGAATACATTCAGAGATTGATTGTGGGCGGTATTTTTGTTCTAGCATGTGTTGGGTATTATCAACAGACAACATATTTTATATTCCTCAATTGTTTTATATTAATTTTTACGACTTTCAATATATTCATCGTAATTTTCTATATGTTCAAACGACAATGAGCAGTTATCATATTCTTCATTGAAGTCTACATAACCGGACCATTTACCATTAACATATAAGCAATATTCTACTACAGGAGCGCACCAAGTAATATCTATGTATTTCTCAGGAACTCCCGACCGGTCAGATATTATTTTTCTAATTCGATTTATATTGGCGATTGGTTCAGGACCGGATTCGTCCCAAAAATAATCATCACAATCGCCACTCTCGAAATAGAAATTATCTATTTGCTCAAGAGATAATTTCATATTAGGTCAAGCTAGAAGCTTTATTCATGGAAATAACATAAGTTACATTCGGGCATGTAAATTGAGCGGCACCGCGAATACATTTGATTGTGGTATCACCTTCAAGGAAAGTCATATGCTTCATATCAAAACGCATATCAAATTCACCAGCATAATCAGTATCGGAAATAACTATATCGAACTGGTTACTTTCTTGGTCTGAAATACCACCAGATTTATCTACATAGAAAAGTCGAGCAACGATTTTACCATCTTCTTTGATAAACTTCAACATATTCAATTTCAAAGTAGATGACATAGCCTGCAAGCGGGACAGATCATCCGATTTAAGTTGAAACTCAACTTGTGGGGCAGGAAATACGATTGGTTTCTTTGGATATACAATCTTACTTTCAGGACTCATGATCAGGGTTGCTTTAGCGCCAGATTCGTGTTTCAGGTTAAGCTTGAGATCATCTTCGCCCGAATCTACAGACATTTCAACTTCACCCTTGAAGTTGTTAAGAACACCCAACATCTGATCCATAGCATACAGACAAATTTTCTGTTCGAAGGTATCCTCTACAGTAGCTTCGGCATAGATGTTACCATCAGCGGTTCGGGTATTAATAAAATTACCCGGTTGAATCAAGATAGAAGGATTGATAGAAGAAAAAAGTTTCAGGATATCAATGGTGGATTTGTTGATTTTCATTACTCATATTACCTTTTGGTTAGATTTTTTGGAATGCATCCCAATATGGATGACGCCCATTCATGATTTTAATTAATTCTTCAGGTTGAAATCGTTGTTGCATACTTCAATAGGAACAACAAATTCAACAGGTTCCTCAGATACTTTATTAGTTAATACCCAGAGGTTTTTAGCCTCTGGATACACTTCATGTAAATTTTCAAACATTATTCTCGTTCCATTTCGGTGAAACGACCCTTTTTAGTCATTTTTATATGACTGGTAAAGCTATCGTCTCGGTTTTCTACTCTATGGGAAATAATGAAGGTATTACCACCAATCTCGTTTAGTAGACGATTCACCGCATATACACCATCGGAATCCATACCACCATCAAAGATTTCATCTAGGATCAACATGGAAATGTTAGTACCAGAAACCATTGACGCGATATATCTCCAAGTGAAAAGAAGCGCGATATTAATTCTTGCTTTTTCACCTTGAGAGAATGACATATAAGTGAATTCATCTCTACCACGGGATTTAATAGACTCTTCAAAAGATTCATTGAGGGAGAATACGTAATCAGCACCGGTTATAGACAGATATTCGTTGATTTTTGAATTGAAAATTGGGATATATCGTTTAACGATTTCACCTTTAATCGCATCATCCTTCAACATGTCTTTCATTATACCACAACTGAACTTATCGTTGAACAAGTTTTCCCGTTCTTCCTGTTTAGTGGTGATTATAGAAACAACTTCGTCAAGACGAGCTGATGTAAAAGTTTTTTCCTTCAAACTATCAACAACGGATTTAATTTGCTTTGCCATTTCCGAGTTTTCGGAGATAGATTTTTCCTCAGACTTAATAGAATGAGTTATAGCAGCCCTTCGAAGTTTGAGGTCTTCAACCAGTCTATTATGATCTGATTTCGCGGCGTTAATCTCGCGTTCTTTATCCAAATCAATCCTATCAAGTTTTGCTTGGTTTTCACTGATCCGAGTTTTAAGATCGATTACTTCTGATGACTTTGCAGTTTCAAGAGCGGATACTTTTCGGGAAGTTTCTCCGGAAATAGTCTCCAACCTAACCTTAATTTCCGATATCTTATTAGAGATTGAGCTATTGTGTTCTGATATCTCTCTCTGTTCTTTAAGAACGTCCCCAGATATAGCCTGATTGAATTTCTTTTCTCCATCCGACCACAACATCATCTTTGAATCGAAATCGATTATAGACTGTTCTACAGCGATTTTGTGGTCATCGCGAGCTTTAGTAGCATCTACATTTTTCTGTTCAGCAACAGAAAGCTTTTTCTCTGCTTCCGCCAAATCTTTACGAATTTCGTCAACGTGATCATGACCGTCAGATACATCAGTACCACAGGTAGGACATACCCCGTTATCAAAGTTGGCAAGCGCCTTTTTCTTTTCTGTAATTTCGTATTGAATCCGGAAAATTTCTCCTTGAATTTCACTTACGAGATCAGACAGAGACTTATCTTCTTTTATCCGAGTATCAGATGGTTTTTCTACATCAAAAACCTTACCTTGAATTTTATTAATTCGAGATTTAGTTTCTTCCTCTGAAATAAGACCAGATTTTAATTCTTCAATTTCCTTAACGAAAATCGATTCATCTACAACTTCATTCTTTGCAATCTGAATAAGATTATCGTATTTTTCATTAACTAAGTCAAGAGCTTTATTATCAGACTCGATAGAACCTTTTAAAGAAATAGAATCCACTGAATAGTTAGTTTCTATTGCTTTAATTACTTCATCAATAACCGTAGAATCAATATCAACCAATCCATCAAGTTCGGTATTAAGCTTCTCTATGTTCTCTTTAGACAATTTAACCCGACTAACTAATGAGCGGATTTGGTTAGATTGATGTTCTATAACATCGTCATTTGATTTCTTTTGTTCTTCAATAGAATTCAAAATAGATTTACGTTCATTATCCAAACCACCAATTTCAACATCAACCAGATCCATTGCGGTACTAACACGCTTCAGCTCTACGTTGTTTAGCTTATTCATCTGACCAAGTACAGACAATTGAAGAAGATCCTCAACCATTGTCCGGCGTTGTTCTGGCTTCAATTCCATGAATGGGGTGTATCCAGCAGTACCCAATACAATCAACTGTTTGAAGCTTTCATGGGAAACGTTAAGAATATCCTCTTCCAAAATACGTTGATATTCGGTCGCGCTTGCGGCTTCTGGAATAGGTTCACCATCGATAGTCTTTGAAACGTTCGGCTTCATACCACGTTCGATATGTACCAATTTATTACCAATAGTGACTTCACCAGATACCAAAAGGTTTTTCTTGTTGATCTGGTTGATAAGCTGTTCTTTTTTGAGTTTACGATAAGACTTACCATACAGCAAAAAAGAAAGAGCCTCGATCATAGTAGACTTACCAGCACCATTAGTACCGGTTACTAGTGTCTTTTCAGTTAGGTCTAATTGTACCCGTATCGGGTTACTACCAACCGACATAATATTTTTGTATTCAATATAATTAAATGTAATATTCATTTATTAATTACCTTCATAAGTTCATCATCAATATTTGATATCATTTCTTTAATAACTTTGTCATATGAAACATTTAATTTAGAAATATCCGCTATTGATATTACGGTAGTATATTCGTATCCATATAAGGTTGCAGATATACGAATATTGTCACCAACTAAAAATATTGATTTATAAGCATCTGGATGCAATCGATCATCCATCCAAATAGATATTTTATAAAAGTCTATCATATACTAGATTCCATATATAGACGATTTGCATAATCAAGAACCCTAGATTTTTCTATTGATTCCAAATCCATCGATTCAATATATTCTGTAATCATCTGGTTTATTTTCTTAATTTCAACTTCGGTATCCGCGCTATCAAGGGAACCACCAAAATCTTCAAGATATTTCACACTCAATTTTTCTACAACTTCTTCAAGTGCAACCAATGTGGCATCTAGATTTTTATCAGATTTATCAACAATTAGCATTACACTCTTATTAGCATACATACTAACGTCTTTCTTGTCAACTTTATTATAATTGACCTTGACATGCCAAACGGTTTCATTCGGGATCATTTCGATAGATTCATCTTCCGTATCGAATACATAGAATCCTCTAATATCGTTACAATCATTCATTGTAATTGTATATGGAGTACCCAGATAATGAACGTTACCTTTCTTACTAGCGGCGTGATAGTGTCCAGAGAATGCAGTCTTATAGCCACTCAGGAAGTCCTTAGATTCACCGGACATTGCCGGTATACCTGTGTAGAAGTCAAAGCCCACAAGCTCCCAGTGACCGATTGAGTAAGGAGAATCGCTGTTTTTAATAAACTCTCGGATCTGTTCTTTGTTCTCCTTACATTCCCATGGGATCATATCAATCATAACACTACCAACGCTGATAGTTGTCGGTTCGTTATGTACATGGAAAAGTGGGTCTTTATGGAAATTCTCATGAACAGAGTTAGGCATGATCTTATTTTTGTAATGTAGATCATGGTTACCCGGAATTAATTCTATTCGGTCGAATGCGTCAGCCAACATAGGTCGAATTTCTTCACGCATAAACCGTTGGGTTTCTTGAGTGATACCACTACGAACATCAAACCAGTCCCCAGCTTGAAGAAGGATTTTAATCCCGTTCGCTTTTGCATAATCACACATCTGTTTGAAGAAAGAACGTTGGATCTGTTGGATCCATTTACTATCTTTATTTTCGCCTAAGTGAGTATCACCAATCTTGATTGCTTTCATTCATTATTCCTCATAAAGGGGCTTTCACCCCTAATCTATTTTATACAGAACAAACCGGAACAGTCTTACCGGTTGTTCGTGGAACATTATATTGCTGTTGTTCTTGAATTTTAATAGCACCCAAAATAATTTCATCGGTTTGCTTTTTTGAAGTAATCCAGAGACTATGAAGAGTTTCAGAATCCAGAGGACTTTGTTGACAGATATTACGCAATTTCGTAATAGCATATTTATATCCATCTTCATTGCAGGAGATTAGACATTCACGGGAATGTGCTGTGAGTCGGTCAATCTCTTTCTTATTCTTTTTATAATGCTTAGAAGCCATTTTATTAATTGCTTGTTTTTGTACTTCAGAAAGACTCACTTCGTCATTAGCTTTCACATGCATTTGAATTTCTTGATTATCAGTCATTTTATGCCTTAATTATAATGTTTGTATTCTATGTTAATACCATCAACGCACGTAGTGGATATTTTTCCAAATATTACAGTCGGCATCGGATTTTTAGGATTTACAAAATCAAAATCAATAGGGAAACCTGCCGATTTCATTTCAACCAACATAATATATTGTAGAGCTGAATAGTCGTAATTTGTAATTTCCAACATATCCAATAAATTAAGATTCAGTTTCATCTTCGGATTCCTCCAAATCATATAACCAATCCAGTTCTCCAATATCTTCGTCTTTATCTTTTTGCTTTTTCTTTACAGATTCCTCATATGAGGAAACTTTATCAACCAGATCAAGATAAAAATCAGGGTCAACCATTTCTCCCATATCTTCATCGTCTCCATCATAAACACATTCGATGAAGTATCTGTTTTTGGTTGCTTCTTTCTTTTTCTCTTTCCGTAGTTCATCAAAGAAACAACGGGCGGCAATCATAGTAACATAAGCATGTGCATTGTCAAATTTATTTTCATCAAACTTATGAATCTTTCTTACTAGGATCTCTTGGGCTTCTGAAACCATATTTTCTTTCCAAACGTCAGTATAACGTCTGAATCTATAATATTCAGTAAGACCATTAACAATGTTCATAATAGCCAATCCGAGGCTATCCGACATTTTTTTGGGCGGGTCTTCCGCTCTATCTTTTTTCCACTGAACTATATCAGCGATTAGTTTGTCATTGTCAACATATACAGTCATTGCTTAACCTCGTTATCTTTGTCCTATTATAACACAAAGACACATGTTCCTTATACTTTTCTTCTTGCATTTATCCACTCCCTCACCTCTACAATATCGCTAGGTTCAAGAATAGAATATTTCTTACCTATCTTTTTTTGATGATAAGATAATGCAGATTGTTCTTTATTATCCAGATCAAACATAGACTTGAAACTTTCTTTTCTAATACGAGGAACCGTTTCTTTCTTTCTTGGTTTACTCTCCTTAGTGGAGTCAATCATCAAAGAATAATCTATTTTAGCATCAGGGAGATATTTATCTTTTAGATAGTTCGCTACCCGTAGATCCGGAACAATAAGACGAACCATCGACATACTTTTGTTATTCCGGATATCTGTACGTAAACAAAGCTGGAAAGCAGGTTCTAGATACTTAGACACCAGAAACGCATTTGTAAGGCGATCTACATCAAGACCCTGATTATAACTGAGGGATCTTAATAGTTCTAATTGCCATGGACTTGGGTTGTATGAGAATAATGCAACGGCGGTCGTAAAGTTCATATAATTGTTCATCCCGTGTGGATTGTATGGGATACGACTTCCTCCCGACAATGGTCCACGGTAAGAATTTGTTGTGTATATGTAATTTACATTACCAACTATATTCAAGACCCAAATCTTAACTTTATAAAACGTTTCACCTTCTATCTCGGTATCTGCTGCATACCTAGACCAATTCCCATCATAAACAGGAACAATCTCAATACGTTGTGTATTCTTATAATTTCTAAAATCCAAACGGGATACTAACGGACTTTCTACAAACTCCCATCCGGAATATTCCTTTAGTACAGTTCCCGTGAAGGTTTCACTAAAATTAGCACACGCAATTGTTATTTTAGAAAACATATTCCAAGACTGAGTGCTCATATCTTCAACAAAATAAGCACAATTCTCTTTAACTACTACGGGGATCCCTACCAGTAAAGCCTTAACTAGAGGAAATACACTATTAGAAACAACGTCTAGATTATACAATCCATCCTTTGCAATATCTTCTAGTTGTTTTCTGTTCTTCTCAATTAGAACCATCCGACCTTTTTCTGAGATTTCACAGTATTTTGAAACAACTTCAATATTAGTTTTGAACTGTATCTGACGAAGATCTACCATATCAGGTACTTCGTCAATATAAAGTTCATGACCCTCAAACATATCAAAATATGGGAAGTTCATTAGTGCTGAGTGAGTAATAAAAATTACTCTATGGTTTCCAATAGCATCTTTAATCGATTCAAAAACAGATGCCTTTCTTTTTATATTATCAGTATCAATAACAATAGCGTCAGTATATCCAAGAGTCATTGTATAAAAATCGAATGACTGCTTAGACAACTGACAAGAAATAGAAGCTATGATGGTAGGCTTTTTATTCCTACCAACATGTTTTAAAATCGCTTTAGTTTTACCGCTACCGGGAACTGAGGTTAAAACTTCAACCTTTAATCCCATTATCTACTCCAAAAACTGATGCATCGTGATATTCAAGTATATACCCAACTGCGATTTCACGCAAGCGGTTTTTATGAATACTGCCTATATGTGCGGTTTCTCGCTGCATATAATCCACAATGATATCAAGGAATTTAGGAGTAATTTCCCTTTTATTTTCTACACGAACATCAACACTATCTAATATATTCTTTTTACATAGATTTTGAATACTAATATAATTTTCACGGGTTAGTTTCATTTTACAATTTCCATAAGTTTAAGATCCTGCTTTAGGCCCTTTTCAACTAAATTCCAGTAACGATAGCCCATCTTTCTTAGTGCGCTATATAGTTGATCATCTGTTATTTTATTGCTGTTTAGACGTTTAGCATCTTTTATAATTTTATACTTGTATCCACGATGGTCTTTATCTATATAGATCAACCCAGCAAACTTAGGTATATCTTCAACAGTCACCATATCTTTTGGTACAATATACCAGAAATAGTTTAGAAGTCTACCTTTTTCTAGAGCTTCATACTTAGGAAGACACTCATATGAGTATCTTTCTCCATCTTTTGGTAATCTTACAGTTTTTGATGCATCATTTTTGAAATCTGCAACCGTAAGTTTTATTTCAAATTCATCAACAAATCCCGACTTACGGACCCCCATTAGGTCAGCTTCAAGATCCCATCTATAAAAGCAGTTAGGGACAATTGGACAATATTTCTTTTGAAGCTTAATAGAGGTCCCAATAATGGCTTGTACCTTAGATTCAGTTAATTCTCCTTTTTCAAAGGGAATACTGGTTATTCTTTTAATCATCGCCATATAAATCCTTAAATTGCTTCAAGGAGCCTATATATTGCCCATCAACAAATATACGTGGAAACGAGGTTGGCCTAGTCTGCATATTTGCTCTTGCTTTACATTCATCGAACTTTTCAAGGATATAATCAAATCCTAATTGGTTATTTGCTTTTTTAAGAACGGGTATGATTTCGTAATCATACCCTTTTTCAAAACACAACCTAATAGCAGATATACATCCCGAACATTTCGCAACGTCTTCCGGAATTCCATATATCTCTACTTTCAAAGTTCACCTCTCGATACAAAACCCCTACGAAGAGTAGAAAACCAAGATTCAATCTTTTCTAATTCACTAGTATCTGCGGGATTCAATTCTTTAACTTTTTTGATAATTGCATCCAATGTATGCAATTCATTTAGTTTAAACGATTTACCATAAAAATAACAAAATACTTGATCGTAAGTTAGACGATCATAATTTAGATTAGGCAATATAACTACGGAACTCATCAAAACCTCCAATCAACTCATTACCTTTGAAAATCTGTGGCATGGTGAAACCTGTCATTGGAAGGTCTAGAGATTTTCTAAGTTCACCAAGAGTTTTTTTATTTTCTCTGGATTCTTCGGAAGTTCCTTCTTTAAGAATAGGTTTAAATTCAAAATCAATACCGCGAGATTCAGCCAACATTTTTGCTTTAATGCATGGCTTACATTTATAATTGTCTGGGTCGAAACCGAAAATAGTAATCACTTATTTTTCCTTATAGAGAAGCTGTAAAAGTACGAGAAACAACATCGCGTTGTTGTTCTGGGGTTAGAGAATTAAATCTAACGGCATAACCAGATACTCGAATTGTCAATTGTGGGTATTTTTCTGGAAATTTAATTGCATCTTCTAAAGTTTCTTTATTCAAGACATTTACATTTAAATGTTGACCCCCTTCAACCAAAGGAACTTGTTCAACATTAACTGATACCATATTATCAGGTTCGTACTCTTTAAAATATTCTACATTAATTTTTACGCCTTCCAATGATGGATCGCTCTTACAAATAGAAATAACTCCGAATACATCATCTTCAGTCAATATTACAATATCGTTGTCGTAAATATAACCTTTCATTTTATACCTCTTTAAGAAAATGAATTATTTGATTGGATGAACCTCTCCATATGAGATAGATATCTTTTTTATCTTCATCGAATTTACCATCGATCAATACATCCACGTAATCAAGTATACCACACATCAAGGGATCCTGAATACATTGGGCTTTGGTGTACCCAGTCCATAACCATACAGTTTTATTTGGGAAATTAGACTTAAACCATACAAGAAAATCATGAAGCCCTTGTCGATTTTTTATGAACATAGGATCGCCGCCGAGAAGAGATATCCCGTCTCGGTTAACCTTACTATCTGTCATATCACGTTCAACCATGGGTTTAATGTCTATAAATCTCCCATTATCATATGACCATGTGTGTTTAGAAAAACATCCCTTACACATATGGTCACATCCGGAAAACCAAATACTCGAACGGGTTCCAAACCCGTTCGACATATCAGTTTTTTTATAGTCTAAAATCTTCATAGATGTTTTACTCTACGAATCGACTCATTATGTTTACCGTCATTAAATGGTCTTACATCCAATGCTCCGATATACCCACATACTCTACGCCTTACGTGTAGCTTTTTCTGATCGCGATTTCCACAAGAAGGACACTCATAACCTTTACTTGTAGGGACGGTTTCCCCATTATAGCCACATACTAAGCATTTATCAACTGGGATATTTGAACCATAGTACGGGGTTGTTTTGTAAGCATAATCCCACACATCTTCAAGGGCTTTAAGATTATTCTTTACATCTGGGAATTCCCCGTAAGAAATAAATCCACCCGTACTATATTTTATAAACTGTCTTTCAAAATCGATCTTCTCGTATGGGTCACAATTATACTCTACATCTAGATGGAAACTATTCTGATAATAACCCTTTTCATGTACGGAATTATTATATAGTTTACTATCTATATTACAGAACCTCTCACACAGGGATTCAGAAGGAGTTGCATAGAGAGAGAATGAAAATCCGGTGTCTTCTGTCCACACATCAACAATCGATTTCATCTTTCTTAATACCGCAAGAGCAAATTCTTGTTTTTCTGTATTTTCGAATATGTGAGATTCATCATTAAATTTTATAATCTGACATACTTCATGTAATCCAATATATCCACAAGAAACACTAGCTCGACCATTCTCAAACAATTGCATAATCTCATCATCTGCGTTTAAACGTGCCATAGCGCCATGCATGTATAGGATAGGTGCAACTGATGCCTTTATTCCTCGGAACCGCTCTATGCGCTGCATAAGTCCATTCCTGACGATCTCCATTCGTTCTGTTAGCAAAGCCATAAATTTCTGCTTATCACCACCACAATCTAGTGCAATTCTAGGAAGATTCAGAGTAATCACACCCAAGTTTTGACGACCATCGTGGATCTCTTCACCATGTTCATTTTCCCATCGACCCAAGAATGAACGACAACCCATGGGGGATTTATAAGAACCTGTGACCTTTACCACTTGATCGTAACTCATAATATCCGGATATATACGCTTAGACGAACACTCAAGAGCAAGTTGTTTTATATCGTAATGAGGATCCCAAGGATTCAGATTAAGACCGTCTTTAAGAGTGAATACAAGTTTAGGAAATACAGCAGTTTCTTTATCTTCACCAAGTCCATCAATACGGACTCTCAAGATCATTTCCTGAACTAGTTTAGCCTCTGGACTAGAACCAATACCAAACGTAACGGTTGTGAATGGAGTCTGACCTTGACCGGTAGTTAATGAGTTCAATTGATACTCAAGCGTTTGGATAGAATCATAAACCATTTTACGGATTTTAATATTCGCATACGATTCAACGTCCGGAATTTTAAAATACCTAGCTTCTGAAACTAATTTGTCATAACTCATCTTAACATATGGAGCCAGAACAACATCAAGATCGCCTACAGTGGTTCCACCATACTGATGATTTGATACATTGATAAGAATTTGGGAAATAATATTAGATGCAGTTTGTACGTTTGTTGGTTGTGTAATATGAGCTGATGACATGACAAACCCATTTTTTAACATATCAGAGACATTAACCAAACAGCAATTGGTCATAGGTAGCAGGGGACTATATCCAAGATCATGAAAATGGATAATACCTGAATAGTGGGCTGAAAGAATATCTTCGGAAATAAATTTACCGGCAAACTCTTTAGATATAGCAGACGCGAGCATATCACGCTTTGTAGGAATTACTTTAGAATCTTTATTGGCATTTTCTTTAGATAGGGAATCGTTTTTATCATCTACGATATCACAAACTTCATTATAAAGATGTGTATTACTTACCATTTCAACTTCTCCAAATAAATAAAGGAACCCGTAGGTTCCTTCATGATAAAATTAAATATCCAATTTACTAAGGATTTCGGTTGTTAGATCCGCTTCAATAGCACCAGTAAGGTAGGAATCAACCTCAACCTCTTGGGGTGCAACCTGAACAGAATCAGAATTCAACCACTTAGTTACCCATGGAAGCGGGTTTTTGCGCTTGGCGTAAGAACTGGGAAGACCTGCGGATCTCATACGGTTATCTGCCAGATATTCGATGTAGTTGCATAGAACATCTCGATTAAGACCGTTGAGTGACTTATCACCCATTAGGTATTCTGCCCATTCTTTTTCTTGAGCAACAACTTCTTCAAAAATACTTACGGCTTTACCTTCAAGACGCTTGGCGATTTCTACCATTTCCGGATCGTCTTTTCCAGTTTGCCACCGACTAATTATAGTCTGAGTTGCTTTAAGATGCAAGTTTTCATCCCGAGCAATGAACTTCATTATTTTTGCACTACCTTCCATAGTTCCAGAAAATTCTGGGAAAGAGAAGTTGCAAATAAAACTAACATAGAAACGAATAGCTTCCAGAGCATTTATTGTATGTACACACAGATAAAGAGACTCTTTAAGTTTAGTTAATTGGGAATTTAGAACAGATTCATCAAGATTCAAAAATTTCATCGCTGAAAGTTTGTCAGATTCTAGAAGAACTGCATCGTAATATTTAGTGATCGCCTCCGCCCGTTTCATAATTTCGGGAGTTAGCATAACCTGATCAAAAACTTCTGTAGGGTTTGGATATACAGCCCGTACCATATGTGTATATGAATCAGAGTGAATAGTACCTTCAACCATAGTCCATGCAGTAATGAAGTTTTCTAGGGTTACATCACTAACATGGGGCAGCAAAACCAAATTAGGTCCCCGACCTTGGATTGAATCAAGAAGAGATTGAACAAACAGGTTTTGAGTATATACATGTTTTGCATGATCACTCAATTGATGAAATTGAATTGAATCCTTACTCATATCAATTTCAGTTGGACGCCAAAAGAATGACAATTGACGATCCATCAGATCATAGAAAACCCGAGTTTTCATTGTATCAAATCGTTGTACGTTTGGTTCTTCACCAAAGAACATGTGTTGGTTTGTATGATCAACTATATTGGTATTAAAAACGGTAGAACTCATTTGGTATAGATTCCTTTAATGCATGAGAATGGGGGATTTTACTCCCCCGTTTATTTATACAGAACAGCCTGCGCAATCTGCTTCTTTAACCATTTCGATATCAGACTCATTACCATCCCGGGTATTGTGATAATACATCGCCTTCAATCCATATTTCTGAGCAAATACAAGGTCCTTTAGCATTACACTAACCGGAACTTTGCCAGATTTATAACTTTGAGGAATGTAGCTAGTGTTTACACTGATTCCTTGATCAAAGAATTTCTGAATTACTGCACATATTGAAAGATAACCAGTCATTCCGTTTTCACGTACCATAGCCCAAAGAGTTTGATATTCATCACTTAGGATATCAACATCAGGAACTAGCTGGTTAAACGCACCATCTTTTGACGCTTTGGTTGACAGTAGAGCACGAACCGGCTCAACGCCATTAGTTGCATTCAGAAGCTGTGAGCTGCTTTCTGACGGCATCTGAGCGGTCAGGGTATCATTACGAAGACCATACTTAAGAATCTCGGTACGAAGCCATTCCCAGTCCTGTTTAAGAACGTTAGGGGTCAACAGATCCACATTCTTATTATACCAATCGATAGGCAACAGACCTTTAGACCATTTGGTACGATCATGCCACTCACTCGCACCACGTTCTTTAGCTAGTTCCATAGACGCTCTAATGTGGGAGAATTGGATAGCTTCAAAATGTTCGTGTACTAGGGCCAACGCTTCCGGACTATTATAATTGACGAAGTTTTTAGCCAAGAAATAAGCTAGGTTAACAACACCAATACCAAGAGAGCGGCGTTTCTTTGCTTTCTCTGCGGCTTTAACAGGATAATCCTGATAATCCAACAGGTTATCTAGTGCCCGTACAATAATACGACTAAGGCGAATATAATCAGAAGTGGTTTTAATCTTACCCAAGTTTATTGCACTCAGAGTACACAGTGCGATTTCTTCATCCTTATCAGCCATCGGATTATGTCGGGAAGATTTAATCTCAACACAAAGATTCGTCATTTTAATTGGTTCGATATATGGAGTTTGCTTATTTACGTTATCAACAAACATTGCATAAATTCGACCAGTCCCAGCCCGTTCGGTCAACATAGTGGTAAACAAATCGGCGGCTTTAATTCGCTTCTTACGGATAACATGATTCATTTCAAGCTTTTTATAACGCTCTATAAACTTGGAACTATCCGAATCATAAAAATCTTTATAAAGAAGACCATTATCTATATCCGGACTAAACAGTGTGATATAACCATCTTCTTTAAGTCTTTCAATAAAGAACTTGTTAATATGTACTGTATAATCAATATTACGAATACGGGTTTCTTCAGTACCTTTATTATTTTTCAATACCAGAAGCTTTTCAACTTCCAAATGCCACATAGGATAGTTAATATTACCACTACCACCACGAACACCACCTTGGCTACAGCTCTTAACACCGGTAGTAAAATGTTTCCAGAATGGAATGACCCCAGTGTGGGAAACTTCCCCCGAGCGGATACGAGATCCTTCAGCACGAATAGCACCACCATTAATACCAATACCGGCACGGCGGGAAATATATTTCATTATCGCTTTTGATGTTTCTCCGATAGATTCAAGAGAGTCACCGGATTCAATTTTAACGCATGAGCTAAATTGACGAGTTGGAGTTCTTACACCAGAAAGAATTGGTGTCGGTAGAGAAATTTCAAAATTACTAGCGGCATTATAAAAATCGATAACATATTCCAAACGTTTGGAAACGTCTTCTTCTTGATGAAGACACATAGCTTGTAACATATATGCAAACTGTGGAGTTTCATAAATTGTACCGTTAGAACGGTCTTTTACAAGATATTTTTCTTTATACTGCATAGCACCAGCATAAGTGAAATTCATATCTCGGGTGTGATCGATAATACCTTGTAGAATTTCATATTCTTTTTCAGAATATTTATATATCAGATCTCGATCATAATGACCACTAGCAACCAAACCTTTAACATGATCATAAATATGTGGGGGGTCGAACTGATTGTATACTTTCTTACGCAAAGCGTACATAGTCAAACGACCAGCAACATATTGATAATCCGGCTCATCTACCGATATAAGGTCAACAGCGGCTTTGATAACCAATTTCTGGATATCCTTAGTGCTCATACCTTCCATAATAGCGGGTTTTGCTGCTTCAAGAATTGTGTGTGGATCTGCCTCTAACCCTTGACAGGCAAAGTCAACAACTTTGAAAATTTTATCGAATGAAAATTCTTCGGTTATACCGGACGACTTCAAAACGGTGTTAATCATTACTTATTATTTCCTTTATTTTCCTTTCGTTCATTATAACACAGAACCTAAATACCTATATACATTATAAATATTGAGGATATTAAAATGATCAATTATGGACACTGGGTAACAGATTGTAAATTTGACCCAAGAGAAGTTTTGGGATTTGTTTACATGATCACATTTAGCAACGGTAAAAAATACATCGGAGCTAAACGAGTATGGAAAAACTTAAAGAGGCCCCCAGCCACATACAAACGACAAGGTAAAACCGAATTCATAGAATCCGATTGGAGATCTTATCGTAGTAGCAGTAACGAGGTTGTCGAACTTGAAACCCAAGGCATTCAGATTACAGAAATGCGGATTCTGGCACAATACGACACATGGGGAAAAGTCCTTCTCTTGGAATGTATGCTTCAATTCTCTTTAAACGCATTGACCTCTGATGTATACCTTAACAAGCAGATTGAAGGTATGTTTACGGCTTCATGCTTTGATAAAGCGGTATATGACGATGTAGCACGATTAGTTGCTATCGAGCAATACGATGAATCGGTCGCACAGGTGATCGTTTACAGAGGTGGAGATAGAAGCGTTATATGCGACAAACCCACCGCTAAGGAATATATCAGAGCGGGATGGTCGGTTGCATCTCTACCTAACACGTATCAAAGAGAAAGTCATCCTATGACACCTTACACAATCAAGTGTAAGGAATCTGGAAAAGAGTATACCATTACAGATTTCAAAAAACAATATGAAATTGCAAATGAAATTGAATGTCCTGCTGGGGATTTGAGTCGTCTTCGTTCTGGTGAGATTTTGAACATCGGAACCTATACCATGAAAGATCAACGAGAACCCCAGAAGTGGGTTAAAGATGGTGTATGTTACTATAATGCAGCCGAAATGAAAGCCGCAAAGGTTGATAAATCTGAATGCGAACACTTCCCAGCCGAAGACAGGGAAGCATATCGGATCCGGTTATCCCTTCTATGATAGAAGGAAATACGCAGCAAAAACCCACTCAAACCAAACGGTAATAAGTTGTGGGTGTACCTTCATAAAGAAGGGTACTAGAGGTATAGTGATTTTAAATTGTTTTTGCATTTTAATTTACCTTGTATATGATTTAAAATGATCATACACCAACTCACGGAAGATGTAAACTAAAATCTTTCGAACGTAGTGAGACGGCGCAGCCGGTTCGTTTCACTCACATTTCTAATTATAAAGTTTCTATTAATATATTATAGAACTCTATAATTTGATTGCACTTGAAACTATCCTACAGACACAAAGAGCCTATCCCGAAATGGATAGGCTCTTTTATTTTTAGTAGATTGCAGGTTTCCATATAGGAGACGTTATATTTAGACCAACACCAATCGGTCTGAATGATATCACCTTATAACTGGTAGGTTTCATCCAATCTTCAAGCTCTTGAGATTTTTGAACAACATAATTTCCGTTACCTTTTGAAGCAAATACCTTCAATGGAACTTTACCCATAAAAACTACCTCAATTTCAGTAAATGGAGTAACGTTACCTTCAAACTCTATAATAACTCCGTTTGAAGGAAGTCCCTCTACTATCTTAGTTAATTTATAATTATGGATATAAAAGTCGTCTTTTAATCTTCCGTTACTTGCTACATCACCATAAGAACCATCCCATCCAATTATACCAGACGGTAATGTGGTTGTTCTGATCTTCTTATTATAAACTAGTGTGTTCTGTATTGTAGCGTCTATTGGTTGTACAAATCCAGTTTTAACTAATTCATATCTTCTGGAATCATCTCTGGTAAGTGATGTTTCTGTTAATTCTACGGTATCTAATTGTCCCGTGAAGTTAACACCACATCGATCCGATAAGCTCCCATAAATGTGAGTGTAGTTTGTACTCGTTCTTGCTTTATTAGCTGTAATTATTACGTTTGGATATACATAATCTACAACAATATCAAATGGAGATCCTAATGCAATTCCGTGAGTCAAATTAAGATTAACCCTTTGGGTGTTTGCATTCCTAATGTTAAAGTTTAATGTAGTATTAGTCACTGTTAATTTAATAGCATTCGCAACATCCGAGCAATTTAATAATTCCCCAGCAGAAAAGCTTTTTCCAGTAAATCTAATTCTGTATGCTTTCTCATTAGGGATCCAACTAGGAAGAATATCCATATATTTTCCTGATATATTCGGAACCCATGCGCTCATGTTATTACCTATCATTTGCGGTTCGTAAAACTCATCAAAGAAGTAACTTTCGGATTGAACATTACTACCTATTCCATCTGTATTGGTTACATATACAACCATACTTCTCAGAATTACAGTATCCCCAATTCGCGCATTCGGAACACAAATATAAACTCCAGAATCATAGTTGGTCGCGGTATGATCTGATATCAATATACCTTTATATCTTCCGGCTCCCAATGATTTCATAGTATCGCCAACACCAACAGACGTACCATAAACATCTTTCAACAATACAGGCTTTGTAGATTCTATATCATATTCTATTCTAAATTTTCCCCGAGAAGGTAAATTTAAATGGTATGACATTCCACCCTCAGAAACATCCTTAGTAAATCTGAAACTATTATTACTTAGAATGGTTATTGGATTATTTATAGAATCGCTCATTTTCCATTTACGGACGTCTACAAAACTATATACTTTGCTTGACTGACCATTTAAGTCAACCATACCAGTTGAGTAAGAGTTTAATCTAGATTCATATATGTTCTTATATTGTCTTAGGTCTTTATCCGCAGATATTGAAATATCCCATATTTTACCTCTCAGTATATTAACACCGTTATATCTTGCACCGATTCTTCTAACTACGGAATTTAGGTCCATTTCAATAACTAAGCTATATGGAATACCGTTTTCTATTACAACCACGTCACCAGATGCCGAAGTTGGAGACTTTCCATTAATAGACACGATTTTATAGTTTGCCGAAGTGTTTATAGTGTTATTGGATTTTATATATACCCACCCACCTTGCAACTCTTGGGTATTACTGCTTCTACCCTCGATTATATACCCAGTAGTTGATTGATATTGAATAAACTTTAAAGTTATATATCCTTTATTATTGATAGAATATACCGGGGGAATATCAACCCAAGAACTTCCATCAAAATTAAAAGAAAAGTTTCTATTCTTAACCCAGTCAATATTACTTGGTTTTGTTCCGTGCAATACCGGATCAGTTATACAGTCAACATCAAATTCTAGCTGGGCCATGCTTCCCGCAGTTATCCAATTATCAGCACCAGCTTTAAATGCGGTTAGATGCCAAGTATTTAAAAATCCTGCGTTTGTATTTTTAAATGCAGTAACTTCGTATCTATGATTCATTTTTACGTTGGGATGTAAAGTTGCACCATTGTTTTTAACTATAGTGACAAACGCCTTAGCACCTTCTTTCATTCCAGCGGGTATTAAATTCGAACCAGTACCACAATATAGCCACCCAGAACCACCATTAGGAACTATGTTACTTCCAGAATAACTCATATTCCCACCGGGGCTAGTTCCCTTAACGAAATCAAGTTTTTCAGATGAACTATAATTGTAATATCTTGAGTTATTCGGATCACTCATATCTTGGTAATCTGAGGATATTACATATCCGTCCATTTCATTACCAACCAATATTGATTCTAATGTCCTAATTCTGGTTGCTGTAATTGTTGTAGTTCCTACTAAAACGTCATCAACATAAAAATCAACGTTAGTGTTATCAACAACCATTTTATATAGGTATTCTTTATTACAAGAAACATTTGCCTCTTTGAATATAGTTATACCATTAAAAATCAATAGGTGACCCATACCGTTCGTATATTTCTCAGACGTACTGCCAATGAAAAATGTATCATCGGTGCCTGAACCATTACGAATTCCAGAAACATCTGTATTTGAATATACAACAGAAGTTAAATATGTAAATTTCAGACCCAATATAAGAGTTGGTAGAGTTATATATTTTCCAGACCCATAAGTGAAATGAGGAAAACTAACCGGTTCCCAATTACCATATTCAAAAGAAGTTACGTTTTTCTCTAAAAAACTTCCAACTATATTACCGGATGTTTCTTTAGCGTCTTCTGTAATAAATCCCCATCGACCAAAGGATCCTTTCCCCGGCTTTGATATATTTGGTTTTTTCCTATAAACAGAAATACATCTAGTACCAAATGTTCCTTGATATGAAGATTTTATAGGCCATGCGGTTGCGTATATTCTCATATTATCAATTGTACTAGGGATGACTATTTCGCCGTATTTATATACCCAACTACCAGACGAGTCAGATAGATCAACGAAATCAGAAGTAACTGATGTATTCCCTCTATATCCCATAAAATACAATCTTATGGATTCTCCGGAATCCGCAGCCAAATCGTTTCTATACATATCGACACTAATTCTTAAAGTTTCTCCGGTATTAACTACCAGACTAGCCAAACTTTGAGAACCGTTCATATATCTAACAATTTCCGGATTTGTTGGGGTTTCAGATATATATTCGTTTTGATCATACACCAAAGCATTTCCGTAACCAGCAACACCAATATCAGAAAATGTATCAAATATAGATTCTAGCGAAACTTTAATATCACTGGATACTCCAATCATTTCTACCATAATTTTCTTTAGTCCGGTATCGAATATTGCACAATACCTTGTTGAAGATGTACCATTAGATGAATTCCAATGGTTTTCCCATCCAATATTACCAATCTTTTTAAATACCGCATTTATTGTACTATTTGTGGTATTTGTCCCTTTTGACTTCATAAGGACAATACCAGCACTCAAAGATGTTAGCCAGCTATCAAACCGATTTACGTCAGTTTGAATAGAGAAATCAAATACATCTCGAACCCCTACAGATAGGTCCGGTAATATCTGTATACACTCAAGACCATTTCGATCTGAAGGTATAACAGAGAACCCGTCTATTGATACGATTTGGGGTTCTGTTCCATTTTCGGGAAATATCTTAATTTGATGCAATCCAGAAAAATTTTCTGATAGTGCATTCGCCTTTATGCCAGCACCTGACACACTCGAAATAATAAGTTCCGCCATTTTAAATCCCCAATTAAAAAGCCACCCCGAAGGATGGCTTTTGTTTAACTAATCCAAACAAAGTCTACAGACTTGGTTACTGGGTTTGCTCTTATCTCTAAGAATTCCCCGTTACCAACTGCTATCCTAAGTTTATTTAGGGTTGTAGTTCCAGAAACCGCAACGTCTCCATTTGCAGTCAATGCCTTTATAGAGTTGATGATCAACTCTCCGGTCATAGTATCACCGCCCTTGAATACCCGAGTTCCGGATGTGTTATTAACATCATCGATCACAGAGTCGAGGTAATCTTTACGGATCGCGTCTTCTGGTTCAACTGGGGTAGTGGTCATTATTTTAACCTGACCAGAAACCCGTAGATCTCCGTTAGGTTCAAATCGACTCACGTTTGCAGGAGAAGCCAATCCGTTTGGACGGATAGACAATCCATTTAGAGAACCAAATGATATACTTTCATCAAGACCTATACTTATTCCACTCTTAGATGTATTACCCATCCAGATATTGTGAACACCATTTTTCTTAAAGTAAGTATCTGCGTTGAATGTTTTCTGACCAGTAATAGTTTCGTTAACTCCACCCGCAGCCTTAACATAACGAATTTCGGTGTAACCGTAACGAGTTAAGTGATCATTATGAGTCGGGTCAAATCCACCATTTGAAACGTTATTTGTAAATACCGCATTACCATTTCTGTTTAGTGTCCATACTCGGTAATATGAACCTCCGGCATCTTTAGCGTTAACAACTAACGGACCATCAACCGCATTAACACCTATATCAAGTTGTTGGCTAGTTACCCCACCTTTATAGGTCAACATGGTTATCTGTGAAGTACCACGTTCATCCACCAATGTAAGGGCTGCACCATTACCAGATATTAACGGGTTAGCACTAAATGTCATAACTCCGGTAATTGTCTGAGCGATAGTTCTACGAACCCAATCTGAAGAAGGAACTCTAACACCACCCTCATCCATTGCATCCGCACTAACCGCAACAGCCCGTTTAGGTAAAAAGTTCATAAGAGCTGTGTTTAATCCTCTAGGAGATACAACAATGTCCCCATGGGCATAACTTGAAAGAGTCCGAGTAGAACCAGCAATGTCGTTACCTTCAAACACGGAATTCGCCACGTTATTGTTCGTCAATACCGCAGTCATACCAACACCATATCTGGCATCTGTCATTCGGTAACTAGTACCGGATCTGACCGAGTTCAGATTAGTCAAAGGTGTTACTGCCTTGGTGTTATTTGTACCGGTATCAACATCACCTTGTGTGGCTAAGTACAATATACCAGTCTGGCTTGTTGAAGCCATACGCGCCGAAAGCTTTCTAGGAGTCAAGATCACATCGTCTCTAGAACCAACAGACATATCATTTGACTCTGCTTGTGTGGCGATTCTAGCAGTTCCTCTTTGGATTTCTGTAGGTACAACAACACCAAACTGTTGACCTTGCCAGATATTTCCTGTAGAAGTAAGACCGTCATCCGCGACAACAGTTAGACGCTCACGAACCAACCAGTTTCCAAAAGTTTTAGGAGACACAAAGAATCTATCGTGTAGGGTTCCTGCATCTACTTCTGCTTGGGTAGAGGTTTCACCCAAACCGGTTCTGGTTTCTGTTGCGGTACGGCTAACCAAACCTTTCGGGGTTACATGCACGTTGTCATCAGCCGGTGGAGCCATGCTAATCACTTCAGCCGCAGTTGCTGCCCGAGTCAAACCGGTCATGGCTGACGTTGCTTGACGACCGTTTAAAGTGGTTGCAGTAACTACCAACGGACCATTTGCATTATCAGCCGCACCTGTGTTAACCTCGTTTTGGTTACCAACGAATACCATCCCTTGGGAGAATTCAGTTGCTACCTTTTCAAACAGGGTTTTAGGAGTTACTGCATTAGAATGGTCTGTGAAGTCATGAACCCCAGTACCTTTAGTGGTTCTAGTTGGTTGTTTTGTTCCACCAAAATTGACAAGACCAATCAAACCCGGCATAGTCTCGGTAGATATACGACCTGCTAATGTTTGTGGAGTAATTGCAACCTGACCCCAGTTTTCGCCAGATCCTGACTGCGCGTTAGCTTGTGCTTGAGTAGCAACCTTAAACACACCTCTCATTGAGGTAGTTCCTAACCGGTCATTTAGTAGAAACGGGGTAATTGCTACACCCGACCAAGCTTCATCATTCAGGTTTCCGGTAGTTGCTTTTGATTCTAGGTTAGTAGATAATCTAATTATACCACGTCTGGTTCCTGTTGCCGTTTTGTTAGCTAAAGGTTTCTGAAGTAACGAAATCCTCACAATCTGGGTTTTGACCAGTGGAATATCTTCTTTATTTTTGTTAACACTAGCTTGTGATGCAATCGAAGCCATACCATAAAAATCTGGAACGGTTCTATCTACTCGGTATGGAATTGTTGTCATGGTCACTAGTGCCCACACATCATTTCCAGATCCTAACGCATTTTTAAAGTATACAAATTCCATCTGTTCGCCACGGTTATTAATGGCAAATGTCTGGGTTTTTGTAATGTGACTAGGAAGGTCGGTAAGTAGATCTCTATATGCACTAATTCTAGGATTTGTCAACGTATTTCCATCAGGTAAGAAATAATCGTTGGTACTTCCTGCATCAATAGACAAGGTTAAGCTAGAACCGTTGACCATATATCGTGTGTCAACAAACAGACTATCCCCGTTTGCCGCATCTTTTGGAAAAGTTATCTTTACTTCAGTTGAGGTTTGTGTGTATACTACCAACTGGTCATTCGGAGAAGAACTGTAAGTTGCGGTTTTTACACTTTTCCAACGACTCATACTGTCAGAGTCGAAAACTCTCCAAGCGTTAGCGTTACGGTCAAAAACTAGGATACCCCAATCGGTGGAATCAAATTGAGCAGTTTTAACAGATGGTTGACCTGCAATAACAATTATGTTATGCGTACTATCTGGATGAACTGATATTGTTGTTTTCGTTACAGGGTTCATACCATCGAGATCGTAAGTTGTTACGGTATCTCCATGATTTGCATATTTGGGCAAACCTATCTTTATTCCTCCGGAATATTGGGTTTCCCGCATTAGTTGATCCCCGACCATAGCCTTGTAGTAAGAACCTGCCAGATATGAACTATTGCTTATAATTTTCTTGTTTGTGTCGCCTCGGTACTCTACTTGTGCGATCCACTCACTACCACTCAAAATAAAATATACCGCAGAATATGGAGCGGTGATTTTGAATACCGCAACGCCAGAAATGGTTCTTCCATTTCCATCAACATCAACGGTAAAATCGTGTAGGTTTGTTCCATTATCACGGATAACTACCATATCACCATTAAGAGCTTGAGCCGGTAGCGTAAATCTTATGTCTTGTACTGTAGATTGAACTATGATATGCTCGCCCGATTGAATCGTTGTAAGAGCTGGTGCGTTAGTTGTTACAAGTCTCCAAGATGGATCGGTACGAACCGGACGCCATCTAATAGGGTTAAAATCTTCTGGGGTTGTAATATTTACCAAACTAACATAAACTCGGTTGTTATAAATAACCGCAAAGTCCTTCTTATACGTGCGGGCTTTGTCATATTGTTGAATTGTATTTTCATCAATAAAAAACTTTACGTTAACTCCATCTAAAGGAGCTGTTATATCTGGGTAACCAACGTTTATGATAGACTTACCAGCGGCATCTAAGCCATCCGTAACTCTAAAAGCAATGTTTGCTGCCATTGTGTAAATCCTCGTATTAAAAATATATCCACTTATGTATTTAGGAGAAAGATAAATGTCGTTGTTTGACGCATTTCCAGACTCGATGAATGATGGAGTTCAAAATCTCCAATTAATCGATTATAGTCAAATTGTTATTTCAAATTTAATGTATTATTTCAGTCCGGGTGATATTATAGAACCCATTAACGCCAGAAAGATAATTATTGATGCTTTACGTTCTCATGTCCTTAAGCATAAAAATGAGTATCCGAATATCGTCATTGCGGTGGATTCCGTTGATGGATATTGGCGAAGGGATCGTGTTGCACCGTATTACAAAAAACACCGAGAGAAGATTAAAGACGATTCCGGTTGGGATTGGAATGCTATTTACTCTGCTATGAATCTGGTTCGACAAGAGTTGATCAACCATCTTCCATACAAAACCCTGTATATTCCGGGGGCAGAGGCAGATGATATCTTTGGTGTTCTGGTAAAACACTTGAAATCGGTAGATCCTTCTGTTAAGATACATATCACATCAGCAGATGGAGATTTTACCCAACTACAAAAATATGATGGTGTCCGTCAATGGAACCCAATGCATAAAAAGTGGGTGAAACCTGAGTATGGTTCCCCTGAACGGGATCTTTTGGTTAAAATTATCAAGGGCGATAGAAAAGATACTATTTCTAATATCTTCTCTGTATCCGATCATATTATTTCATCTGATAAGAATCAAAAACAGGTTAGAAAACAGTTACTTTCTTCTGTATTTGAATCTAAAGACCCGAGAAGTTTGTTCACAGGTGACGAACTTAAGAGATATAATGAAAATGAGATTCTGGTTGATTTAGATAAAATCCCAGACGATATATCCAAAAAGATTATCGAAGCATATAATACATATAAACCAGCTCCCCGTGGTCGATTGACTAACTATTTCATTACCCATGGAATGGCTGATTTGATTGGTAAAGAATCTGAATTTTAACAATAGGAATTAATTAAAATGGCTAAAGAAAAGAAAGAAAAACCCGTATTTAATATCAATTCATCCAAACAAAATCTACTGGAACTGGTTCGTGAATGTTCTGAGCGGATGATGAAAATTGAAATCGAACGAGAAGCAATTAAAGCGGCTAAAGATGCAGCTAAAGAACTTGGTGTGGAGATTAAAGATTTTAATGTAACTGTATCCATGTATCATAAAAAGAACCGTGATGAAGTAGAAGAGAATAATAATCGGGCTGTAGAGCTGTTTGATAAACTGTTCTCCGATGGGTTTAAAGAAGTTCATGATGATGGTGAGGATGATGTATAATGGCTACAGATATCGATAAAGTTGAATTCTCAAAGAGAGTTGAAGAAATCGCTATAGAAACTGGGGCATCCCTTGTCGAATCTTGTTTTGTAGTTGCTGACGAAATGCAAGTAGACGAGGAACATATTCCCGCACATATTCATACTGTTCTTAAGGAGAAGATCCGAATCGAAGCTGTATTCTAATCGTACATTACGAGTAGAACAAGATAACAATTTGGATTTCTTGTTTACCCAATGATAAAACTAATTCTTCCGCCCAAACCGAAAATTACGATTGATGGGAGAAGCTGTTACAGACTCTACCGTTCCTTAAAAACTCAATTTTCTAACCCTAAATATAGGGTAGTCAAAGGCGGGGAATGGAAACTCTTATTAACCACCTGAAGCCGCATATAATAAAATGGCGAGACGATTCATTTATGAGCGTTTAGCAAAAAAGTATTCACTTGGCGTTTTATGCGGTATAATGATTACTAACTTTAGCTCAAATCCCGATATGTGGGGCGGTGATATAGCAAATGAAGATGCTCACGATCACTACCTAAAAACTATAGGTAAATATGAGCGTATGAAGTCGGTTTTTAAATCCGAAGTAGAAGGATTATTGAGAAAATCAAAATCAAAAGGTATTACCTTTCGACAATTGCTTTCTCCCAATGATGGTCAACCATGGATATTTAAATATGTTCAGCAGGATGTTATTAGTTATGAAACTATGCTTCTGTTAGATTCTATATTCAACTTTATAGATTCTTATGATGATTTAAATGACCATGTGTGGATGAACGGTTATTCTAGCCGTATCAAAGCTTATAGAAGCTTAGTTAAAATAGATAAAGAAAAAGTAATGCAAAACTTTAAAAAAATAATCGAAGATTATAAAGAACTAAACAATATCTAAAACATACTCAAGGAAATTAAAATGTCTCAATTTATTCGTCGTAAAGCTGATCCGTCCAAACTGCAAGCTCAACTGGAAGCCGTTTCCGGTAATGGTGGTTTCAAACAAGACCTGACAGAATGGAAACTTACCGTTGACCAGAAGACCAAAGAAGGCACCGCAGTTATTCGTTTCCTGCAACCTTCAGATCTGGAAGGGATGGAAGAGTGGCCCACCTTTGTGACTATCTCTAACCACTTCATTAAGCGTGATGGTAAGTTCTACGTAGAAAACTGTACCGGTGGTACACACAAAAATTACGATGGTTGCCCTGTGTGTCAATGGCGTAATGCTCAAGGTTGGGATTGGTCTAACGAGGCTGACAAAAAAGCCGCTCGCGAAACCGGAACCGGTATCAATACCAGCTACTGGGCGAACATCATGGTTATCAAGGATCCAGCGAACCCAGATAACGATGGTAAAGTGTTTAAGTACAAGTTCACCAATACTGTTCTTAAAATGATTATCAGTGCTCAAAAGGGTGATGAAGAAGTGGGTGAAGCACCTATTGTAATCACTGACTTTGATAATGGCGCAAACTTCCTTGTACGTAGTACCAAAAAGGATAAGTTCGGTACTCTGGAAACTTCCAAGTTCCAAGCACCTAGCCAACTGCCGGGTATTGATACCCCAGAAGTACAAAAAGTGATTCTGGAAGGTATGCAAGATCTCCGTACTATTGTAGCACCGACCCAGTTTAAGCCATATGATGAGCTGAAAAAGAAATTTGACAAAATCATGGGTATCCGTGGTGGTGATGAAAAGGTTGCTCGTAAGGCTGAAGAAGAACTCGATTCCTTCGCGGCTGATATGGCAGATTTCAATGAAAAAGAATCAGCCCCGAGTAAAGAGTAGATGAACCTTTGGTAAAATCAGATAGCGATAATAGCGAAACTGATGACCTAGATGACCTGCTTGCCGGTCTGTAATTAAAATATGAAGGAGTCCAATTTGGACTCCTTTTTTGTTGTATACATTGTCTAAAAACCGTAGTATACTCTATGAAACTAATATGAAAGGTGAAAAATGAAAAATAAACCGGTATTTACAACCGATATAGATGGTGTTGTTGTTCAATGGCAATCGAATCTACCATTCTTTGCAGCAGAGCATAACCTACCAACTGAAGTCATTATTGAGATGATGCAGGATGAGAAGTTCAGACCCATGCATGAAATTTTTAATTGTTCCCCTGCATTTGGTGAACAGTTACTTTTGAAATATAATGAGAGTAAATGGATCCGTGGCCTTAAACCTTACAATGATGCATTACGTTTTATTAACGATAATAAGCACAAATACGACTTTGTAGGCATTACTGCTCTAGGAACTAAATTTGACGTTGCCGCGAACCGTATGTCAAATTTGAATGTGTTGTTTCCCAATGCATTCAGAGAAGTTCTAATTTGCAATCATAACGAAAGCAAACGTGAATTATTTGAACAGGCATATTCACATTATGGAGATCGGATTGTTACTTACGTAGACGACCTATCTCATCACTGTGTAGTTGCTGATGAAGTATTCAATAAACAGTGCAACTTGAATATTCCTATTTTTCAAATAAACCGTAGAGGTGATGAAAAGTCTGATTTTTTAATCAGTAGCTTTAGCGAACTACAAGGTAAATTGTATGAGTGAATATTTTGATATAGAATATAAAACTAGAAGTAAAGTAGAAAACGGAATTCTTTTTGTAAAAGATGAAAGTGATAATTGGGTAAAACCGGATCTTTATAATTACAATAGTGATTGTGAAGTATTACAGTTTGTAAAAGATATGGTATATGAAGGAAAATGGAAAGATATGACTACAGTAATTAAAGATATCCCACTTAAAGGATATGTGTTTGTACATCGTGGATTGTCCGGTATGTACGCCGGTATTCAGGCGGCTCATGCAATGATCCGACTGGTTCATAATCAATATGCCAATCCGGATATGATTGATTGGGTGACTGTTCATGAAACGTTGGTTATTCTTGATGGTGGTAATTCCCAGAATATGGATCAAATTTCTGGTATTTTGAGTGGTGCAGATAATTCTATGGAGTATTTCAGAGAGCCGGATATGGATAATATGATGACTGCCATCGCATATGTTCCTTCCGCAGATGAAGCCTCTGAGATTGAGTTTTTCAAAACCAACGATGGTATTGGTGATAGTGACAATCCGGTGGTTAATCTTCTTCTAAAATCCCGTACACATAAAGGGTGATATATGATTCTTGATATTCTTAATCAAATTAATTCTGCGCGTGGTAGTGCAAAACTACAAGTTCTGAAATCTCAAGAGAATAATGAACTTCTTAAAAAAGTTTGTTACATGACATATAGCAAACAGATCACTTTTGGAATCAGTAAAAAGACTTTTCCAGAAAGATTGTTGGGGGAAAAAGAAACCATAACTCTAGAAGATGCTCTTTTGAATCTCAATATGTTGTATGCAACTCGCAAACTAACTGGTAATAATGCTATTATTGCGCTGAAATGTATGATTTCTAGTTTGTCTATTGATGATGCTGAAGTGGTCAAACGTATACTTTTTGGGGATCTCGATGTTGGAATCAACGTATCCACAATTAACAAGGTGTGGAAAGGGTTGGTTAAAGAACAGCCCCAGATGTTGAGTAGTCCAGAGGACCCCAAGCTAATCGATAAGATTTTAAAGCTTGGTAATGCATATGCCGAACTTAAAGCTGATGGTGCCCGTGGTTTTGGTGATATTTCCGGACACTCTAGTGTAGGTGGCATAAACTTTTACACCCGTAGCTCTAACGAGTATACCGGTCTAGAACGCATTATGAGAGCCATTGATAAAATGGAAGCCCATGGTTGGGTATTTGATGGGGAATTCGTTGTACGTGAATCTAGCGCGGTAGAAATTGATGTTATGGCTTCACTGATGGGTGACGTTGAAGAAGTTGAACTATCTAAGAGTGATAAATACAAAACTGTTTTCGACCGTGAATCCGGTAATGGAATTATGAACAAATCACTCAAGGCTAGTATCTCGCCGGAAGATGCGGATCGGGTTGTGTATCAGGTATGGGATATTGTTCCTCGAAATGTGTATTATGGTGAGGTTCCTTGTCCTCCTGATCTGACTCAACAAAAACGCAGAAAAATCCTTATTGACTTCTTGAGTAAAATCGATGATGATTGTATTCAGATCATTGAATCAACCCCAGTTAAAACGATTGAAGATGTTCGCCGGGTTTATCAGGCATATGTTCAAGATGGATATGAAGGTATCATTCTGAAACATGGGGATTCTTTGTGGGAAGACAAACGAAGTAAACTATTTGTTAAATTTAAGGAAAAATATCCTTTCGACCTTGGTATTGTTGAAGTATACGAACACGATAAGGATCCTAACAAAGTCGGTGGTTTCGTTATGGTTTCCGATTGTGGTACAATCAAGACTCGGGGCGGTAGCGGTCTTACCGATACTACCCACAAGAAATCTTATAGTGCGATTGATATGTTTAATCACCCCGAACTAGAAAGGTTTGAGGACAAAGGCGGTCAGTTTATCGAGATCTATATCCCGTTAGAAGAACGTGACGAATTGGATCGAGAAAAGCTAATGCAGATGTATCGAAATGGTGAACTTGATGATATGATTGTAGAATGTGAGGTTAACGCCCCAACTACATCGAAGACCCGCAAAGCTGGGGATCCCGAGTTTAGTTTCTTCTTGCCAATCATTAAAAAGTTGCGTTGGGACAAAAACAAAGCAAATCGTTATGAAGATGTTTTTGTGATAAACAGTTGACATTCAATATACGGGGGAGTAAAATCCCCCATACATTCAAAGAGGAATATATTATGAAAGGTTATATCTCATACATGGGTAAAGTTGTTGATGTTGAACTGGATTCTGATGGAAACATCGATTTTGAATCTCTGGGGATCCCAGTTGTTGGAATTGTTCCTACCAAATTCAACCAAAATACGTTTGTAGACACATACGGAAATGTTATCCACTTCAACGTATATCGTTAAGGATATAAATATGAGTATTCGTAAATTCAAATTCAAGAACGTAGAATTTTTCAAGTCTTTCATTAGTAAACATGATGAACTTCGTGGGGTTTTGTATTGGCATCATCCATTTGAAGTGGAATATGACGAAGATTTTGGTTCTATTCATAATATTAAAGATCTTATGGACCAATGGCACACAACCGAGTTTGGAACTCCTTTCTTCGGACATAACGAGATCAAAGAAAATCTTATTGAGATTTACGACTGCGAATATATGAATAATATAGGTATGTCTCGGGATGATTATTGGAAAGAGGTAATGAATCGCCGTCAGCCCGAATGGTGTGAACTCGACAGATTGAATATGATAGCTTCTCACTTCTTCCATGAAGATGAATCAAAAGATTTTTATTATGGTGGGAAATTGTCTACATTTCTTCGGGAAGCAAAGCGCCCATATGGTAATAAAGATAAACCGCAATCAATTGCATACACCCTTGGTTGGGATTGGGCTCGAAATTTGTGTCATGATATGAAAGGGCTTCCTGATGATGTTAAAGAAGCCGCAGAAAACCTACATAAAAAACTTATAGAACAAGTAGAAGAGAAGGAAAAGGATGAGCGAGAGTGAAATCACACTAACCCCAAGTCAGAATATGGCAGTAAATGAAGTAAAGAACGGGACCGGACATATCACTATTTCCGGTCCTCCCGGTAGTGGGAAAACTTTTTTGGTAAAATATTTGATAAAGATGTTGGGTGATGAATTGGGGACGGTTCTTGCCGCACCAACACACCAAGCCAAAATTGTATTAACCGAAATGTCTGGGATTGAAGCATGTACGATCCATAGTTTGATGAAAATCCATCCAGAAACTCTGGAAGATATTCAAATATTCGACCAAAGCAAATTACCCGATTTGAGTAATATTCGTTATTTGATCGTTGAAGAAGCTTCGATGCATTCAAAAACCTTATTCAAAATCACTATGAAATCTATCCCTCCTACTTGTCGTATAATCGCAATTGGAGATAAGGACCAGATTCAGCCGGAAGAACACGCTCAAGGTGAACTTAGTCCATATTTTACAGATCCTAGATTCTCGCAGATTCGTCTTACTGATATTATGAGGCAATCACTGGATAATCCTATTATTCAGGTTGCAACTAAGATCCGTGAAGGTGGGTGGATTGAACCTAATTGGAATAGAGATACCAAAACTGGGGTTTATAAAGTCTCCGGTATCACGGATCTCGTTAATTCATATCTTCGTGCAGTGAAGACACCCGAGGATTTAACCAAGTATCGGTTTTTGGCATACACTAATAAAGTTGTAAACAAGGTTAATTCTATTGTTCGGGAACATGTATATAAAACCAAGTTACCATTTATTGAAGGTGAAAAAATAGTTCTTCAAGAGCCGGTAATGGTTGAACATGAAGATGACACCATAGAAACCATTTTTACAAATGGTGAAGTGGTAACTATCAATGAAATTGAAGTATTTGATAGGACAATTCGAATTGACGGATCCCCAGAATTTAAAGTCAATGCTGCTAAATTATCAGTATCTTCTGATTATTCTGGTATAGAACATGATTTTTGTGTATTATATGGGTCTGAATCCCGACTCGAATTTGAATATCAACTAAGTGAATCTGCCGGAAATATTAAACAAATGGGTAAAGGTGGAAATCAACGTTCCGCTTGGAAGTCATTTTGGGCAGCTAAAAAGATGTTTATAGAGACTAAATCTCTTGGGGCATCAACCATTCATAAGAGCCAAGGTAGTACGGTTAAAGGTGTTTGGTTGGCATTACATGATATACATTATGCTGATGAAGAACTGAAACAACAGTTGGTTTATGTTGGTGTTACACGCCCTACCGATTTTTGTTTGTACTTTGACGGCACTAAATAATATAAAGGGGGAGATAATCCCCCAAAATAAAGAGGATCTATAATGGATAAGTGTATTGTTTGTAAACAAGAAGTAAAAGCCCACGAAGTTGCTATGACTCCCCATGGAATTGTTCATGCTGGGGTATGTCTATCTTTCTATGATGAGAAGGCAAAGACTCCCTTTCTGAGTGAATCTGATATCGGTAAAGAATTAGAACAGGTGCAAATTCTGTGAGTCATTCATTGGAATCATTACAGGAAGAATTGGATAAAGACCTTATTATTGATAGGACTAATATCCAAAGTGCGGCTGTGAGTAATCCGGTAATCTATGGGAAGTGGATCAAGTATAAAGCGGATCTGTGTCGTCAACGAATTGGGTTGGAAGCAGAACGACTAACCGTTACTCGGGATAGCCTAATGCATAATACCGGTCGTGGTGATGATGTGTGTATGTTTGAGTTTAGTTCTACAGAATTAAAAGTAATCATACCCGCAGAAGACGAAGTTATGAAATGTAACAAGAAAGTAGATTATATTGATGTAATGATCAAATTTTGTGATGGTGCTATTGAATCCGTTAGACAACGAGGGTTTAGTATCAGAGCAATTATCGATCATCAAGCTCTTATGGCTGGTATAAAATAAAAAATCCCAAGAGATTCAATCTCTTGGGATTTTTGTTTTTAGAAGTCTTCCACTTCTTGACCATCTTCTTCGGCGGCAAACGCTTCACGGCGACCATCTATGGCATCACGAATTTGAATGTCGTCTGTATCCGAAATGGTAACGTTCTTGATACGAGAGGTGTAATAACTTTCAAGTTCATCAAGTCCCTTTGGAGTTAGACAAGACATAATCTTACCCAAGAACTTTTCTATACTAACTGATGGTTTATCAGAACCTTCAACCTCTTCCTCAACTTCTTCTTTTATAAGCATATAATCTTTGAAATACATTACAGTATAACCTCTTTAATTTGATATTCGAAATGTTCAGAATTGTACCGTTCAATGCGATTCAATCCATGTTTGTACAAAAAGTTTTTATGATTATACTTGACAGAACCGGGTTTACTATTTTTTGATTCCGTACAAAGGTTATCTATAATATCCCACAGATGAGCAAGTAGTTTAGAATCGTGTTTTCTTAAAACCCGACCTATAGACTGCAACGTTAATACTTTGGATTTCAAACCAGAGCCAAATATAACGTGATGTAATTTCTTTATAGAAATACCGGTCGCAAATATACCATAAGACGCAACGATGATAATTCCGTCCCCAGCTTCGGCGGCAACTTTTAGCGCGTCCCGATCAACAGTCTTAGTATCACCATTAGCAAAGAATACCTTATCATGCTTCTTACATAGTGCCTCATAAAGTTTCTTTCCATGGGCTTTATGTCTAAAAAGTATTAAGGTATTTTCATTATTTACCTTGCTTAATTTAAGAGCCAGCTTACATACAAACGCATTACGCTTTGTATGTTCTTCCATAAATGTCACTTCTTGTTGATACTCAATACCTTTAGTAACTACACAATCTTCTTTAGGATATCTCAGGAACAGACAATTAATTTTTAGGTCTGTTACTTGTCCCTCTTCCATAAGCTGTTTTGTACTTACCGGCTTATATACATCACCAAATACCCCTACATACGACATAATATTACATTTACCGTCTTTAAGGGACCCACTCATACCAAACTTAAAAGGGCATTCGTTTAGATTTGTTATGATATTCTTTATCTCAGATCCTACGTTATGACATTCGTCAATCATAAGCATACCGAATTGTTTAAACCAATGAGCCGGTTGTTTAGATGCACTTTGCCAAGTAGAAACGTAGATAGGGCACTCTGAATCTTTTCTCTTACCTGCCATAATACCATGAGTAAATGACGGGCTTATGAATCCATAATCGTTGAAGTCATCCAACATCTGAGTAACCAACGATGTTGTAGGAACGATTAATAGAACTTTCCCGCTATAATTAGTGATATACCAATAGCAAAGTAAAGCAGCGATTAGAGATTTACCCGCAGACGTTGGAAGGTTTAATATTCCACGATTTTTTGTGATCGCATAATAAACTGCATCCGCCTGATACCAATGAGGGGTAATAGGTTCACCTTTGCTCATAATTTGGATACCATTCAACCATGCATCAAATTCTTCTCTACTTACAAAATTAGGTTCTGGATTGAAATCAGAATCCTTTGTGAAGTCGTATTCATTTTTAGCGCAATATTTTTCTAGGTGATTAACCAAACCGTATGGAAATTTACCATCAGGTTGTAATAGCCGGATCCTTCCGTCCCAACTACTATATTTAAATTTAGGGTTGAACCTCGCACCGCCATCCATTTCAAAAGAGTAATATTCTCTCAATTCTCTAAAAATGTCTTGATCGGTTTCAATTTCAGCATGACTATAATCATGGAATTTTACGTTAACTTTCATGTGAATCTCTCATTATATTCTAATACTATATTATTTAGGGATCTCTAAATAAAGTAGGGAATGAGAACTCATTCCTTCCTATAAGTAGGGGAATAATCATGTTAATAAACAATAAATTGTTTAAGGACACCCTACCCGTACTATCAGTTGTCATTGCAATTTGGGCCTCGATATTCTCATATAATGAGTTTATTGCAGACGCTCGCCAAGTTGCATTGAAAGAGCAGATCACAACCCACATGGACAAGTCTATAGACAACCTTAGAACGGAGATTAAAAGTCTCCCAAATAAGGAGTCGGTGGAAACTGCCCAACTAAGGGCTATGCTATACAGTAAAGACTTGATCGATGAGGCTAATCGGGGGAACCGACTTGAGATTGCTGAACTGGAAAAGCGTATTGGTGATATGGAAAGCGCAAGTATCGAATCGAAAGATCGTAAAAAGCGTAGAGAAGACGGTTAAAGGGTTTGTCTAAGTGGGTCACACGCGAGAGCATGTGACCTTTTTTTATAAAAAGTGTTGACCTATCCATCTGGTTTAGGTATTATCTATCTCGTTGAGACGCAAAAGGAATCAAGAATGATGAACAAAGAATTTGAATTTATGTTTGATATGGATGGTGTTCAGGCCGATTGGTGCCATTCATTTGATGTTGTGTACGGTTCCGGTGCCTCTGAAATTTTTGATAGTCTTGGAAAAGAAGAAAAGAATGTTGTTAAGGCAGAGCTTGCAAATGGTGATTTTTATCGTCACCTTCCAGTAATGGAGAAAGGTGTGGCTCTGGTGATAGAACTGGTTCGGCGCGGTCGTAAAGTTAGATCCTGACCAGTGTTGGTCGTCAGAACCCAAAAAACGTAGTTCGTCAGAAGAGAGCATGGATCTCTGATGTGTACCCCTGCTGACGTTGCTGTTGTTCTTCTGGAAAATTTCTATTATACTCTGTGTAGTGAAGATAAAGCAGCGTTTGCCCGTCCTAATGTGTGTCTGGTAGATGACCGAGCGAAAAGCCGTGAACCTTTCATTGCTGCCGGTGGCGTTGCTGTTGATATTGTTGACCTTTAAGAGGAATTTGTTATGTTGATTGAAAGTCTGTCTGTTGGTGCGGTTTGTCTTGGTCTTGCCTATGGTCTTGACAAATTTATGGGAACTGGGTTGTTTAAATGGAAAGAGACCCCAAAAGATATCAATTTAGTTATCTCTAAGGAAGACCAAAATCGAAAATTGAAGAATGAACTCAATTTGGGTAAGATTGTTAATGAACAAAAAGTTAAAAACAAAAATTATTACGGTGGTCATAAAGCAAAGGTTATCCATAAAGAGCATAAGCTTAATAAACCGCATCCAGTAATTGTTAATTTTGTAAATAAATTGTATAAGGAAAACCAAAAATGAACCAAGAACAATACCAACACATCTATTTTTCAAAATGTAGCACATCGATCTGGCGAAACAATAACGGTCGTGATGCAGAGGCTTTGCCTAAAAACAAACCACTCGACTTTTTGAATGAACAATGTGAACTTGTAAATTCTGGTAAAAAGTATTTTGTATGTACCTGTTGTGGTACAGCAAAAGATAAAGAGCAACTTATCGGAAATGTATTTGCAGGATATTACTGTTATGAATGTCACGATAAAACCCCGCAGATCCAACGGAACCTTCGTGATAGTAAAAATCTGGATTTTATGACTAATTTAATTATATGAGGAAGAATAAATGATTTTTGTAAAATATAACTCTCTGGAAAACCACTATCGTCAGAACGTAATTGATGCATTCGTTAATGCTGGGTACACCGCCCCCGGAGTTGATTGGGTAGTAATGAAAAACCTCCACGGAACTAATTTTCAACTGGCAGTAGATGAATCCCATGTACAGGCTGGGCGGCGAACCGACCTTCTTGGAGATTTCGACCAGTTCTTTGAAGCGGATCTCATTGTAAAACGTTATGAAGAAAAGGCTAGGGAAGTATTCAACGAAATTAAACTGTGTATTGATAACGTAACACAAATTACCATTTTCGGGGAATATGCGGGTAATCTTACCTCTGGTAAGAAGATCCAAAAAGAAGTAGAATATGGGGATCAAGATTTCTACGTATTCGATATCATGGTTTTTGTAGAAGGGGAAGAGTCTGGTTACTACCTACACCATGATGCAGTTATGGAGCTTATTAAAAATAAATTCAAACATGCACCAGTGATCTATATTGGGAGTTTTGATGGTGTTACCAAACTTCCGAATGACTTCCAATCCATAGTAATCCCGTCAAACAAGGCTGGTAAATTTGGATTGGTTGAAGGGACTGATAACATTGCAGAGGGTTTTGTTGCAAAAACTGCTAATGTGGTGTATACCCGATTTGGTCGGGCAATCTTCAAATCTAAAAACTCCAAATTTACCGAGAAAGGTAAATCTGATAAACCTGTTAAGGTGAAGGAACCTCTTGGAGAATCCGACCTTGAAATGGTACATGAGATCTCAGAATATCTAAATGTAAATCGTCTCAAAAACGTCCTTAGTAAGATTGGGATCCCGACTACCAAGGAATTTGGTAAGGTTGCTGGTAACCTATCCAAAGACGCAATTGAAGATTACACCAAGGACACAGAAAAGAGTCTCCGCGATGCAGATCGCCCGTCTGATGTAGGTAAAGCAGTGAACAACCTTGCAGGGGAACTTGTTCGGGATAACTGGATGAACATTTTGGACGGAAATTTCTAAAATAAATTAAAAAAAGGGGTTGCATCGGTCAGCCCCTTTTGGTATCTTATTCATATCGAAACAAGAGATGAAAAGGAAGAGAATCATGAACAACGAAAAATTCGAAATTCTGATGAGTGAAGCGGTTGAGATGGTTGAAGCTGGTTTTGTTTCTAAAGCCGGTCAAAAAAGAGCCCTCGCACTTTGCACATCAATGATGGATATGATTCGTGCGGAATTCTCCGGTGCATATCTCGACCTTTACAACTACGAAGAACGTGACTTGCCAGAAAATCAAGCGGCTTGTGACCTGTATTATGCCCAACCGAACACCGCGACTTTCGCAAAGTATTTGGTAAAGGCAGAAACCGCAGTGGGTCGTATGGATAAAGAGGTTGTTAACTCCCTGATTGCTCTTGGTGAACAAGTTGTTGCGATGATAGCAACAATCAAGGCCGCAGAAATCAAAGCTCCCGAGCCGAAAGTAAGCGAGCGCGAGATTGCAGTTAAGGAATCCATCATGGACCTGATGAAACGCCGTGGTGAACAATATAACCGTTGTCTGCGCCTTGATGAAATGTTCGGGACTATGGGTATCACCGCGAACGTTCACATTGTTCACGGTCACAAAGGAACTGTGTTTCTTCGCGCCTTCTACTACATTCTCGGTCATCTGACCCCCCTGAGTGTGATTATCGCAGCGATTGAAGAAGCTAATAAGCGTAATAAATAAGAAGACAAGAAACGTTGGCTTGAAAAGGTCAACGTTTCTTGACAATTAACTTAAAAGGTAATTTTCAAAAATGAAAAAACTAATGATTGCTGTCATGTTTGCTTTTCCAATGTTTTCACATGCGGCATCATTTGATTGTGCGAATGCTTCAACTACGGTAGAACTGACGATCTGTGATGACGAAAAACTGAGTAAACTTGACGAAGAACTTAATAAAGTATATAAACTTGCACGTATACACGACCCGTCAATTGTAAAGTCACAAATTGATTGGGTTAAAATTAGAAATAAAGCACTTCAGTTGAGCAACTTGATGATCTACATGAATCAAGAATTGCGATTCTAAAGTCTGTTGTAAAACCCACAATCAAACCAGTTATGATTCGTAATGAATCAGCAGAAATATCATCTTTCTCTACATCGGATAATATAAATACAGTTATTGAGTCCGTTAAAAATAACAAGAGCGATAATATTTCAGTTGATGGTTTCGTTTTTAATACAAAGAAAGTAGATTACAAATCCCCCGAGTGGTTGAGTAATTGCGTTAAAGATGAAATAAAAATGACTTATAAAGTTAACTTTTCCGGAAGAACTGATAAAATGACGGAATATAAAATTATCAACGCACTAACAAACGCAAAATTGAAACAAACCATGGATAGTATCAATGGCGGTTATGTGACAAAAGACGAACTGTTTAACAATTGTATGTCTGGGATAGGTTTCTGATGAACAAGAAAGCCCGTGAGCTGATGATAGAGCTAATTGGAAGAGGTATTGATTGTAGGGTACTAACTTCAAACACAAGCACGTATATAGACGTACAGGGGCATTTGGTGAGGGTTTCTGACCATAGGGGTCATTCGAAATTCAAAGGTACTCAGATAAGAAAAGATATCGGGTACTCACGAACTAAATATGGTATGATATTTGGTTATGGTGAAATTCACATGGCTATAAAACATATCATTAAGGAAATAACACCTAAATAATATAACAAAAGAGGAAAAATCCTAATGGCACGTAAAAAAGAAGAAGAACTTAAAGAACTAGATCTGGGTGTAATTAATGAAATTATAGAAGAAAATAGCGCCCCAGACGCAAAGGTTAAAATTCAAGTTTATGCAAAAGAATGCGGTTTCAAGATCGGTAAATCTAATATTTCGGTTGATGATATGGTAGTCAAACTTCTTGAAATGGCTGACGCAAAGGAAAATCAAAAACTAGAATATAGCCCACTAAACAAGATCAAGACTCCCGAGGTATATTCTGAGGTAAAACAGATTACTCCGGAAGAAGAACTCGAACTGGCAGAAGATATTGAACAATTCGATCCTGTTGTTGAAGAAAAAGAACCGTTCCTCAATCCGGGGGAGGTAGTATCAATTAATGATATTCCGGAAGATATTAAAACTGAAATTGTTGATGCTATTAAATCTGGTGAGGTTGTCATTACGGCACCGACAAGCCCAATTGAAGAGGTGATTACAGGTATTCACTCATATGTTCCTTCATTAGGAACAAGTCCATGGTTTCCACCAGAACAACCAAAAGAAATAGAAATTAATTTTGAACCTGATCTTTCTGGATTCACTCCACGTATTAACTTGATTGGGGCTGTTGGTCAACAATATATGAACTGTCCTTATTGGATTTTGGATTGGATTTTGGAAAATGGAAAGGATTGGAAAACTAAAATCGAAACACATCCGAGAGAAACAGATCATCCTATTCTGAAAACTGTTTTATACTATATTCAGATCCATGGTAGTGTTACTGTTAGGGAAAGTCGAAACTCACGTTACCATACTCTTTATTGATGATTAAGCCATCCTTTTTAGGGTGGCTTTTTAATATCCCTAAATAAAAAGGCCATATTTGGCTATAACAAGGGTATTAAAAATGAATTATAGATTCATAAAGATTGACAACAATTTTGTATTACTTCTTGGTTATAAAGGTGGGATACAAATGATTAGAAAATTGAGGGATGGGATTGTATCTGACAATATCTATGAGTTTATTCGTTTGATAAGCCAGTACCTAGATGATGGGTTTATTGTGATCGTGTATGATCTGGAAGAGAATAGATTCATTAAGATAAATGAAGAAAAGATTGATATTTTTTTAATTTTCATTATATCATGTAAAATGATGGTTTATGAACTATAAGTTAACAGGAACCTTTTGGTTCCTTTTTTGTATGTATTTTAACCTAATAATGGTTAAAAAGTATATAGTTTCAAGTGTAATCAAAGTATAAAGTTCTATAATATATTAATAGAAACTTTATAATTAGAAAATGTGTGAGTGAAACGAACACGGCTCCGCCGACTCGCTTTGCTCGAATCTAGTTTCTGTTATGTATTTAGATATGGTATAATTTGGATATGAAAAGAAAAATTGTAACTCTTATCGGGACACGAGAACCCGAGCCCCAATATATTGATCTTATGATCCGTATTGGTAAAGCCTTTTCTGATAAAGGGTATTGGTGCAAGGTCTGGTGATGCAATAGGATCTGACCAAAAATTCCTAAAGAACTATGACCCCTAATTATGTATAAAATATCCGCCTGATGATAGGGCCGGATGTGTAAATGTAATGAATCATAAAAATTATTATGAGTTCGAATTAATAAGCTTCACGATTTCCATGTAGCTTGGGAATTTATGATAATTGGTCATCAGGAATTACATGCTAGAAAACGTCCCCAAGTTATGGGTTTGAATCTTGATACATATTCAAATCTAGTTGTGTTCTGTGCAAATGAAGATAGTAGAGGTGTAGTTTCCGGGAGGTCCTGCAAACGGCGGTTAAACTTTCCAGAAGCCTAAATATACCTACACTAAACATTATGAATCCAGTACAGAGATCTAAGCTGTGTAAATGGCTTGGAATTGAAGATATACCGATATTCGAAAAGGTTGACATTTTTAATCTCTAAATATTGTTGTGGAATAACAATAATAAACAGAGGTTTGGAATGAAAAGCTCGCCACGGAAAATAGCACATAGGGGCACATGACGCAATAAGACGTTTTAATTTGGTATTAGGTGATACTGATACTTTATGGAAAGATGAACCAGAAAAAGTTAAAAGGGTTTGGACAAAACACGTTAACTACATAATCGACCATCCGGATTCAGATTCCCAAACTGTTCATAATCTTTGGCGCACATATAAGAATGGGCAAGGATGGATATTTGGTGAAGAGAAATCTACGGAAGATAAAACACATCCATGTCTTGTGCCTTATGAAAAACTTCATGAAATAGAACATATGAAATATTTTATTTTCATGGAGACTGTTAGAGAGCAACAATAAAAAAGCCCCGTCCTAAATTGGATGGGGCTTTTATTTTTTATTGAGTATAATCTTTAAGTTGTACCATACACATACGAGCTAGTTGTGATTTGTTAGCAGCAGCAACCCAATCTTCACCGTCATATATTTTAGATGGTTCTGCATCTATAACCCTAAAATCGGGAGAAGTAGATAGAGCATAACGATTTATTACACCGACAACTGGTTGTAATGCATGTGGATCCGCAGTGATCATGAAAGTTCCGGCGTCATCGTCTTCGATATACGGAGAGTAATAAACCGCACTAACTGTATCCAGACCTTCTAGATTTGCCTTAACACCGACCAACATATAATGAACTGGGGTTTTTGTATCTATAACCAATTTCATATGTGTACCAACCACACGATGTTCGTCATCAACCAACCCAGACGCTTGTATAAGCGCACCAACGTGAGTTGAGGTAAGTATATAGGTAGGCTTGAAAGTCGTGTCTAGCGTGATCTGAGCAGCCATACGACACGCCCGAGCAACCAGATCCCGACCTGCAAAATACTCTGTAGTGTCATGAAGATAAGGAATCGCAATTTGCTCTTTAGTAGCAACAGTTACTAACTTAGAAATAATATCTGAGTTTACTTCTTCTGCAATAGCTACAGACAATAGATCTTCAACCGCAGCATCTCCATCCATATTCATACCGCCCATATCTTGAAGTAGTTCAAGAGATATTTGGCTTCTTAATTTACGACTACGAACTGTAGATTTCCATTTGTTCATAACAAATCGAACGTCTTGGATATCGTCAGATTCTTGAGTGCTATGTTCTATTGCATCGGCAACTAAACGAATCTCTCCGGTATATGCCATTTTAAAAACGTCATCAAATGCACCGGTGTAATCCCCCGGTTTGATTACTTGAAATACATAACCATTAAGAGTGAAATAGTCGCCTGCTACCATTGTAGCGGTAGGTGCTGGGATACTACTATCCATATGATACTGACCGCCGAAGTTTTTATAATCTAGGCTGATATCATAAGTCTCTGTAGGTTTTGATTTACTTTCATATTGATATCTAACACCAAATACGTTAGCAATTTGGGTTCTGGTAGGTTGAACTCCTGCCAATTGATCATAAATCTTGTTGAATGTTTTTCTTGTCAATGCTACTAGAGTAGGGCGACTGGTTACCATATCTCCGGTATCAGTTTCCTGAATAAGCCTAGCGGAAGACTGTGATTCAGAAATCAGCTTTGCTATGGTATTTTTCTTTTCCATTTAGGTTTTCCTCAATATGTTTTAATGTTCCTTACTGTAATTATTTAGGGAACATATAAAAGAAAAGGGTCTGCAATTAAGCAGACCCTTTTTTGTTTTCAGGAGATATTAAGCACCCAGAACACGTACTCTACGGAAGAATGAGTTCTTACCGAAGATAGCAGCACTTGGCATACCGGACTTGATCTTATCAAATCCACGGTTCTTAGCACCATCAGCGAACGGGTGCAGTTTAACACCGTAACGAGTCTTGAAGCCAAGAATGGTCTGGAATGACTTAGGATCAGTACCACGGAGCGGGGTCAACGGTACATATGGGCAGTAGTAGATACCGGCATCCATTTCACTGGAACCCTTGTAACCTACAGTGAAGTAATCTTCTACAGCGTACTGGTCGATATAGACACGATACTTACCAGCCAGAACACCAGCAAACACAGATACAGATGTATCGGTATTCATGGTAGTTGTACCAGCATTAGCTGGGCTGATCAGTTGCTCACTCGAACCAAGGATAACTGCAACGTTACGGGAACAGATTACAAAGTTACCGTTACCACGACCAGTCTGACGACCGATTTCAGCAGCTTCTTTGTCAATCTGGGTTACCATAGATTTGGCACTTTCACCAGCCCAACGAGCACCACGTACATCATTCGGGTCACCGAAGTTGAATACACCGGTAGCACCGCCATGCTTATTGGTCCAACCGGTTTTACCGATTTGAGCAGTAGCGTTAATCCACAGGATCATTTCGCGGTTGATTTCCAGCATGATTTCGTTAGCCAGAATAGAACTCAGTTCGCTATCAGCATCCAGACCGTGAACGTTACGCAGATCTTGCGCCAGTTCGATGGAGTATTGAGCTTTCAGTTGACGAGCTTTGGCTTCAACAACCTGCTTGTCAATACGGAAACTCATTTCGTTCCATGGGTTATCGCTAGAACCGTTAAAGTTTTCTTGCAGTTCTGCCAGAGAGGTAGCCATACCTTCACCGATTTCAACAGCCAGACGGTCACCGATTACTTTCTGATAGCCAGCAGTTTTAACATCGGTAGCAGTACCAGCAACATAAGCAGCGATAAACTGAACGATCTTAGTACCAGAAGCAGAATAATTATCAACTTCTTCGTCCAGTTGGAAACGAGCCAGATCACCCACGCTATAAGCGGTATCCTTATCGAAAGCTGGGATCAGGGGCTTGGTAGCACCGCGACCAGAGAAGCTTGCGTCAGGACCGTACATCGGATGGAAGGCTTCGCGAGCTTGTGCATCCAGAGCGTCATCACCGTAGATAGCACGGAGAGTAAACACTTGACCGGTAGAACTTACCATCGGCTGAACACCACAGATATCAAAGGCGATCAGGTTAGCAATGGCACGGCGAGCCAGACCCATAACAGCAGGACCAACGGTAGTAATGTTACCGGAAGCTTCACCAGAGGCAATCTTCACAGCGTCATAGCCATGGTCACCAACGATGTTAGCCTCGGTCAGAACTTCTTGCATTTGGCTTTCATTCAGGGTTTCGCCGTTTGCTTCAGCATTAGATTTAGCTTCATCAAGCAGGGCTTTGGCTTCTGCGATACGTGCGGTACGACCGGCAACGTCAATCATAGAATCAACTACAGAACGGTCGGTATAAATACCGCCTTCGTTGGTACTGATATCAACCAGTTGGTTTTCCATCAGACGAGCAACGATATCTTTGCGTTTCAGAGAGGCGATTTCCGGTGCGCCTTCTTTTTCCAGAAGCGGCTTCCACTTAGCAATTAGATTAGCTTTAGACATTTTTATTTTTCCTTTTGGATTTTAAGATAAAACTTTCGGAGTGAAGAACCATTTCCTCATCACCTTCAAATATATTTAGGGGTGTAAAAATACTTTATTTTTATGATTACACCCCAAAGCTGGATTACATCCAATTCATAAGATTGGCAACTGATTCGTCAATCTTTTTCTCAGGTTTCTTTTTAGGGTCTTTCTTATCTTTGGCGTCTTTATCTTCCTTTTTCTCACCCTTATCATCTTCGTCTTCATCCGCCTTAAAATTCAAGCCATCACCGGCTTCATTAATAGGCTTTGAAGTGGGCTCTACTTTTTGAGCAACCATTTCAACGAGAGATTCTACACGGGTTTTAAATTGGTCAGATTTACCAAAAGAAATACCTTCACTCAGAGAAAGAACTTGTTCCTGTTGAACAACGGTAAGGTCCTTAATTGCTTCAGCGATAATATTACCGCGCTCTTGTTTCTGTACAGATTCCAGCAGTTCGGAATTTTTTGTAAGAAGAACATTAATTTCATCGCGAGCTTCAGAAAGTTCGGATTCCATTTCTTCTACAACATTAATAGACTCTTCAGGAATATGGACATTATGAGAAACAAATGCTTCTTTCAGAGAAGCCAGAAGGGATTCTGCCAATTGAGATTTAATACCGGACTCAATCGCTACTTTATTTTCGTCCATAAACTGTTCAGTTAGATGTTCGAAATAACTATCGATAGTGCTAGTAAGATCTACAATTTTAGCAGCAGCAGCTTCTTCAATTAGAGCTTCACTTTGAGCGGCAATCTGTTCGATGTGAGATTCAGCAAGACGAGCGGATTCAACTTGAACTTTAGATTGGAACACTTCATTAAGAGTTTCTTTAACACTTTCACTCAGTTGAACACCTTCCAGTGCTTTAGAAAGTGCGTCAGTTTCACGACAATCTTTTTAGATTCGCTGAGTAGTTGGTCTTTAATAGACATTTGGGTTTTTCCTTATTTTTAAAGTTAATTCTTTAATGCTTCGATTAAAGCAATAACTGCTTTATCTGAATTATTTAGGGTGCTATTTTCTTGGGTTTTTGACTCATTAACTCGATAAGCATTGGTATATGCATTCGGAGCACTAGGTCCCCAAACAACATCAACCCCAACCGTAAGTTTATAACCCTCTTGAACTTCGTTTAAACCACGGGAGTTCTTTTTGAGTGAACCCAATCCGCGAGAAGATACACCGGGAACCCAACCAGCACGTATCAAAGCCGCAACTTTATCACCATGAGCATGATCACCCTCTACAATACGAGCGCGACCATATACGTCATTACCTTTCCACCACAGCTTTTCTATTACCAACGCCGATTTTGACGGGTCTGGATATGACCGATCTCCGGGGTGATTTAATTCACCCAAAGATTGTTTGGATGCAACCTGTTCTTTGATATATTTATCGACCGCCTTTTCCATAATAGCTTTGGGATATATACGCCCATTCCCATTCGGGACTTCAGCTTGTAGGAAAATTCCTTCAATATAAAGGTTGCCAGTAGATTTATCATCGAACGATTCAACTAAGTATTGTCCTTTATATGGGATATCCGACACACTCTTTTCTGTTAACGTTTCATTGGGAGTTCTATATTCATTGCTCCAATGTTCAATCAAAAGCATCGGATTTGATTGAACACCGTTATCTCTCCCTTCCCAATTTTCTACTAGAATATTTTCAAACATAATTAGAGCCCCATAGCGTCACGCTTGCGCATTGCCTTTTTATATTTTCTACGGGCACGAATTTGAATACTAGGATTAGCCCGTTTGGTCTTAACTGCATGACGCGCAATTTGACGGCGCTGACTTTTGCTAAGTCCAGTTGTTTGGCTGGCTCTACGTGCTCGCGTAGCTCGGTCGTGTATCCGAGTTACAGCACCAGCAGCGTTTACACGCTTAACTAGAACCTCATTTAAATCTTCTTGACCTTCAATAATAGATATAATAGCCAAAGCAGAAATTGCATTTTGAGCTATCATATTTTCAGCAACGATAATTGCATCGTCTCCAAAAGATTCCATCATCTTTTTGGCTACTGGCGTTTGAGTTTCTACGCATTCGGAAATTGCTTGCATGAGCATGTCATACTCAAGATCAGATTCAATAACGCGAGAACCTTTTACGCCCCATTTGGAAATAACTAACTCTTTTTCCATTTTTATTTTCCTTGGGTTGTTAAAAATTATTCTTGGTCATCCTCAAACGGGGCAAGAGTCGCCCCAATATGATTCCGCATATCCTGAGTTTTAGCAGCAATGCGAGAGTACATTTCATTCTCAAAAGCAGACCTAGCCGCAATCAAATCACCATTTTGTGCTGCATTAATAAATTCTTCCATCACTCTATACCTTTATTTAGTGTAGTTAAAAATCTTCAAGTTCATCGGGAGTTGGTTTATAAATAACATCCTTCAACTCTTCATCTATTTTACTTCTTTCTTCTTCGATCTGTTGATCTGTCATCTTAAGGATGTTTTTCATTACCGTATCGTGGGAAATATATTTTCCGGTAATCTGGTTCTGAGCCATCATAGATATAATATTGATTCTACGTTCCAATATTTCCAAATCCTTCAATTCTTCATAATAGGAATCTTTTGCGTAGACAATACGAATATTTTCTTTTTCCACATCCCATTCTTCTTGGGTCATTACTCCCTTAAGAATTAGGTTAGTAATTAGTGGGTCATAGAAAATAACATCAAATTGACGCTGCATTCCACGAACAATTTTACTGAATAACAGTTCATCGCGAGTAATATCACCGCCAGACGAGAAAGTAACACCACCAGATTCCATAGGGAGACGACTAAGCGGAATTTTCATTGCTTCGAACAATTTACGGTTGAACCAACGAACGTCATCCATTTCACCCATAGACTGAGCACCCGGAAGAGTAGATATTTCTGTAGTTGCTTTACCATCACGGCGCATCAACCAAAAATCTTCAGTCATACTTAGGTTATTTGAGGCAGTTTTAACTTTACCGGTAGAACTATCGTAAACAACTCGGTTTTTGAATCCCTGCATTACTTTGTTTACATGTTCAGTAGCCTTTTTAGGCTGCATATTACCTACATCAATATAAAATATTCTACGTTCTGGGGCGCGGGTTACACGATATATAACCATCGCATCTTCCAACATCTTCAATTGGTTTGCTGGTTTAATTGCAGCATGAAGATAACCAATTATAGAACGTCCATCACAAGAAACCTTACCGCTATGTGCGTAAGTCATCGCACTTTTAGGAATGGTTATTTGGTTGTTATTTGATGTGTTTATATTATTGAAAAGGAAGTTATCAGTACCTGAATACGTGAAATACTCTCTATATCCTTTATAAACCTGAGAACCGTTTTCGTCTTCTCTAAAGTTTTCTCTATGAAATTGTACCGTTCTTGGATCTAACAATCTAAGCTCAACGATACCTTTCTTTTTATCATTAGGGTCAATCATTTTATGGAAGTAAATTCTACTATCTACGTACCATCTACGATATAACCGCTTTCCTTCTTTTTCAAATTTCAAGAGCCGCAATACTTCTTTAAATTCTTCTTGAACTAGGTTTTTAACTCTTTCGTTCCATTTTGTGGAATCGAGATTAATAGATACACATTCTTTTTCATCTTCCTGTACTATCGCATCATTGATTATTTCATCAATCGCATTATCAACTTCATGATAATTTGTTAGTGAGCGATATTGGTTGATTAATTGACGGGTATTTTGAATTTGGGGGTTTGTCCCGAAAGCATATGCTTGATACGCTTTATTTGGTGCAGACACATCATTTCTATCTATCGAGTTTGCGCCGTCTGGGTTATCAGGAGCGGCAAAACTATCAATACCTGATGTGAGTTCTTGCTTTAATTCTTTATCCTCGGATTTTGACCAAGGCTTTAAAAAACTAAGCATATTGAAGTAGCCATTTGCCATTATGAGTGTTCCTTAACTTATATACATTATTTAGGGTAGTTAAAAAGTAAAGGAATTGGGGATATATCAATATCCCCACACCCTTTTTATTATTCCCACCAATCCAGAGTTGTTACTACTTCAAACATTTCAACTTCAGAACCGGTATCCCAATCAAGAGCGAGTTCTGAAATTTGTGAAGGCCACAATCCAAATATGGTATAAGAACGAGTACGATTACCCGCACGATCTAGCTGGTGAACAGTAGCTTCCTTTTTATAGGTTGCTGGCGCTTCACCGTTAATATTTCGACCAAGTGCTTGAGCTAGGTTTTGCCACTCAATAAATTGTTGGCGGGTATTATGCTCTGGGTCATTATATACCGTAATAGTCCAGTCATCGAAAGTTCGGTCACCGGCAAGTTTCATTTTCTTATTTTGGTAACCAAGAATAACCGGCTCTACGGTTGCAGCAGGCATAGAAGCCGCTTTAACTTTAAATCTGAGCGAATCCCCCATAAAAGGGATCTCTACTTCGAAAAGGTTTGGTCTTGCCAAGTCGCCATTTCCGAATGCTCTTGTAACATCTGTTAAATCCATCAGAAAATCCTCTTAGAATATGGATTAATGGGGTTGTTACACCCCATATATTAGTTTATACTGGTGCGCCGACAAGTTCTGCGAAATCAGTACCGGTTCCTACCGCCGAGAAATTCAGGGTAACGAAGTTGATAGAACGTGCTGGTTTGATCATGATGGTTGCAACAAACTCGTTACGGTCAATGACTGATGGAGTGTTGTTAGTTTCATCACATATAACCAAGAAGTCATAAATTCCGCCAAGACTCTTAATAGAATCCAGATAGGAATTAACTTCACTACGGAAAGACGAACGGGTAAACGCATCGTTATTTTCGAACAGTTTGTATTTTGCACTTTCAGAAATAGATTTCTTCAACAGGTTAAACAATCTACGAACGTTGATACGGTCAAACGGAGTAGGTGCCAAGCTCATTGTCTTATCACCGTACAGGATAAATCCTTGACCGGGGAAGCCCACAACAGCGTTTAGACTATTCTGATAAAGCTCATCACGATGTGACTGACGGGTTTCTATAGCCAACTTACGAACGTTCATGATCTGTCCACGGTTGAAACCGGCAGGACTCATCCACGGTTGTGATACTGTGTCTGTACGTGCGCACAATCCAGCCAAGTCGGCAGACAGTGGGATCCAACGGTTAGTATCATTATACTTATCGTATTGATACTTGTAGTTGGCAGCAGCAGAACTATAGGTTGTACCAATATTCATGTTGTTATCAACTACAGCACCGCTATTAGTTAGACCTTTACGCCATTCAACTACTTTAGCAACCGCAGTCGCAACCGGTAGGTTGATCATATATTCCCGTGGTGGACTAATCCAACCCAAGCAATCCTGACGCTCATCACATATTGCAGCTACAGACTTCTGTACGGTAGATGCAGTTTCAGCACCTTCACCAGCACAAGAACCAGCAATGAACAGGTTAACATCTACGTGCTCACGGTCAGAAAACATATCCCAACCAGTGATCCAATCCCCAGCACTTGCAGAATCGTTACCACTAGTTCCGCCACCGAATGTCAGAATACCAGAGAATTCAGCGGGCCAGCTTTCAGAAACACCTTGAACGAATGTAGAATATCCGTTTACAAAGAATTCATCGATATGTATACTAGAACCATATATATCACGGTCTGATGGTTTAGTTGACAATACACGCGATTCAACGGCAGATCCGCCCATGAATACAATCATTGCAAACTGGTCTTTGGTTTGTGGACCATATTCCAGATAAGAACTTGGGGTTATATTTCCAAATTTAAGACCGGACGGGAAGGTATCCAAATTAACAGTATTAACTGTAGTTGGTTTTCCATCAACTCCAAATTTGTAATAATCCTTATATGCAATAAATGCAACTTGAATATTATCACCCTTATCACCAGCATAACGAGATGCAACAACAGGGATCTTATATTTCTCACACATATCGATATATGTGTCACTATTTTGATCTCGTCTTAGTAGAGATTCACGGGCATATTCATCATTTGGTATATAAATATTACTATCCTGTGAAATCCCATTAAGTACACCAGTTGCACTTTGACCAGCACCGGGACCGCCCGAAGTAAATTGCATCTGCCAGCCATTTTGAAGATCTGGATAATCATTAAGCTCTTTGGCTTTTGCAACGATTTCAGCAGATTTGAAAGTTACAAATTCAACACCACCAGTTGAGTTAACCGCAGTTACTTTACCGGTTGTTACAGTTACGCCATTTTGAAGAATTTTAACATCGTCACCAATACGGTAATCTACGCCGGGTGATGTAATGGTAAAATCTACAGTATCAAATAGCGGGCTAGAGTTGCGAGCATTTACACTATCTAGAATCCGGACAAGACGAAGGTCATTTCCATAATTCAAGAAGTTGATACCACTGAATACGCTATCAGCGGTTTGGTTATCTGGGCGTCCAAAACGATCTATTAGATCTGGTTCGGAAACCACTTGAGATATCTGATATGCAGGCCCCCACTGGAATTTACCAGCTAATGCAGCGCGACCCGTAGAAGAACGCGCAATAGTAACCTGCATATTCATCTCTTTGGCTTCTACGCCGGGAGAAAGTAATGCCATTTTATTTTCCTTTTAAGTTGCGAAAGTGTAATTATCTTCATGATTGTTATAACCAGAAGCAGAATTAATCTCAATTGTATTTAGACCATCATTAAAAAAGACGGAAAAATTAAAATCGTCATTCATACTTTCTAATTCATCTTGGAATATATCATGAGCAAGTGAATGTTCATCCATATCCAAAAATTCTGCAAATCGATCTTGAGTTGTTAGATACGCAAAAATAACTAGAGCCATAACTAAATCGTCATGGTTGTCTTTTGCAGCAGACCAACTAAGTCCATCCTCAACAAACGTTCTTAATTCAATAACCGTTTGTTTATGGTTTATTCTCAATTTATCTTTCTCTATTAGATCTTTAAGCGTAGAACATCCCATAGCTTTTGTAGTTTTAGTTTGTTTCATCCCTAAATCGCGAGAAGAATCAATAATCATATTTTCATATTCTAAATCCATATATAAATCTTTAGCGACAGATAGACCGACACTATTAAGTTCTATATATACATACGCCTCATTATATTCCATGGCTAATCTTTGAATTATACGAGGGAACATGATATGACTAATTTTGTTTGAATGGTAAACTGCTACTTGTTCATATGGGTATTTAGTGACATCAATTATCTGAATTGTAGAATAATCTTGTCCACGACCTTCCGCAGGATCTACACATGCAAAATATTTATGACCGACTTCTGGTTGTTTGAATCTATATAAATTCTCAGTCGCTTCAATATCGGTCCAAGTCATTTTAGACAATTTAAAACCGGTTATTAAAGTACCAGCAGAACCCATAAACTGACCAGCATGTTCTTGAAGAAACGCTTCTACAGAAGAAGACCCGATCTGGTTTGTTGTCCAACTAATACCATCATCGAAAGAATCGGTTTCTGAATGGTATAGACGTTCCTTAACCGCAGACCAATTAGCCTCATAAGGTTCAAATCCGCTTTTACCATTAATAGCACTTTGCCATAAATCATACCAATGGTTCATACCATTAGGTGTAGACGTTAGAACTATTTTTGAGTTTCGACCAGAGGATATTACTGGTAATATTGCTTTCCAACAATCTTCCCATGCTTCCACGAAACCACACTCATCCACATAAATTAGAGCAAATGAGTTACCACGAACGGCATCAGGATCCGAAGAATATGCACTGATCGCACAACCGTTTTCTAATTCGATAGAACCCTTGTTCCACTCAACTATTCCCGGTTGAAGGAAATCAGGGAGCAATTCGATTATCTGCTTTGTACGTTCCAGAACTTCCCTCGACATAGACGCTTTGTGAGCGAGTATACCAACGTTCTTAGCCTCATTGAAGGTAACGTAGTGGCAAGGGTATACGGACGTTGCTGTGGTCTTCCCAAGCTGTCTAGAGAGGTTGTGGATACTCATCCTCTTCTCACTCATTATCCTGAGCATATCCTTTTGATAAGGACGAAGATTGATACCAATTACCCCATGGTCAAGGTGGATGATCGCACAATACTTTGCAAAGTATAAAATATCATCACGACATTTTTTCCACTCTTCCACCATTTCTTGTGACCAAGTGGTTTGAACGTTTGCCTTCTTCAGATTAGGTAATCCCAGATATCGGCTTTTTTTATCAAACCGATTTTTATAGGTTTTATAATCTTTTTTGTTAGTCCCTTGAATCTTAATCTTTCTAAATCTTGATTGTTCATAATAATACTCATATCGTTCAGGATACCAAGTATCATCATGTTGACTCTTATAATATTTACATGATGAAATGGATTTAATTATTTTATCTCCACGTTCATCTAGAATATTAAGAACTCCATGAGGTTGTTGAACATAAACCGCTTTATCCGTCCCAAACAATTCCTCATAAGGTTTATCAAAAGTAACTACTTTCTTCTTGAGATCCGCAAAAGGGATCATCTCTTCTGGTAAATGTGCCATCAATCCCCCTGAATAATATGTTTATAAAACATACCGCGAGGAACATCATATTTGTCACTAAATCTAACAACGGAATTTCCGATAATATATTTATCACCGGAAACTTTATATCCAAGTTTTCTATATATATGAGTTAGTGTATTCCTAGCAGTTTCTTCATTTATAACGATTACTCTAACTCCATTTCTAGCGGTTAGAGTATCATATACAATATCAAATAATTTTGTATTATATTGAGTACGTTCTAAGTTAATATAAGCGAACATATGTTCTTTTGATGTGAAAATTTCTCTCCAATTACGATCCATCGTTCACCTCTTCAGATTCACCCTCAATAATAAGGGATTTAGCCTGTGTCTGAGTTCCTTCCTTCATCATTAATTCTGATGGTGTTCCAACAAAAACAGTAGCATTCTCAATATTAATAGAGTCTTCTTTCTTAGTAGGAGTACCAGCTTTTGTTTTCTCAGATGTAATTGCATCCATTTCTTTATGGAGTCTTAATATTTCTTTGGTGTTTGCTGTCATAGCAGTCATAAGACTAACAAACGCATTTACTTGATTAGGACTCTCTGAATTTTTAGCGTTTTCTAATGCGATAGCAGCCATAGCCATCATCATTTGTTGTTGCTGGTTTATAGACTTACGGGCAAGGTTATAATCATCAGCAAGGTCTTGAACACGTTCCACTGGATTTGATACTACATCGACCAAAACTGTGGGTTCGTAAACTACTACGTCCCCACCATCAAATCCGGGTAATCCCGTAGTGTCTAAAAGACTCTTTATATCTAAACCTCTCATGGATTATTCTCTCTTGGTTCTGGTGGATTAGGTTCCACTGGAATAGGTATGCTATGGGACATTGTTTCTATATAAGAACCATCCCAATCTGATTTCAGAACGTCTACCGGTACTACTTGACTGTCAGCAGATTCAAAATATGAATCATCTGTTGGTAGTTGTTTCATATTACCGTTGAAATCTAGATATGTTGTTCGAATCTCACCTTTAAGATCTGCAAAATTGGCATATAACCATCCATCCAATTCAAATATCAAAGTCCATTCTAACCGTCTACGTTCCGACCGATCACCTTCCACACTCTCTTCCATAGCAACTGATTGGAATGTAATCTGAATATCTCTATCAATCGGAGTTGCCTTATCGTACAATTCCGTCATCTTACATACGAAATTAGGCTGAAAGTAAGGTAATATTTGCTCTACGATTGTAAGCATATCAGTTTCATATCGAGTCATTATAGAAACTTCATACATGAATTTATATGGAACTGGGTTGAAAATCATATATGACTTTCCGCATTTCTTATTAATGTTTCTAACGTTCATAGCGGTTTTCATTTGCCCGTTATAGTTCATATCAACCATATGAACACCGATTCTAGGTAATATAGTTTCGCCTCGGGCAATCTCACCATCGCGCATATTATTAAATTCACTATTTATTTTAGTAACAAATCTTTCTTTAGAAGCATAAGTTAAAGGTACTTTATTGTAATATTTAATACCGTCTCTTTCTCTTTCTACTTGAACGCCACTCAAAAGTTCCATAAGGAGTATTGAATATCGTCTCATCGAACTATTATAATTATAACCAAACATAGGGATCCCCTTTATTGTTATTTAGGGGGATTTAATCCCCCAATCATTTTTTAATCAAAACCCCAATCTTTTTGTTTATCTTCACATGGATCTTGTGGTTTATATTCAACCCATGGTGTAAATGGTGCAGTTGCTATAGGTAATCCAGTACCAATTATGGTATCAAAATCATCTATAAAATCTTCGGCTTCATCCGCAATGAAATCGTCTTCTTCATATTCGATTATTGATGTATCAACCCGCTTATCTAGATTTCTAATTGGATCCAATCCAGAATCCATAACAAAATCAGAAGGATTAAATTCAGGTTTTGAGTTCTTCACCAGAATAAATAAATTTCTGAGCAGTTATTTTGTATTGTGTTTCCTGACCCATTTGGAAAAATGGGTTATTAGGTTCAACCCAAGTAACCTCAAAAATGGCATTATTCATAGGGAAATATATAAGATCGCCCTCCCGAGCTTTATCACCATCCGCCTGTCTATTAAACAACTCTGGGGAAATAGTGAATTGAGCTTCGTCATTAACACTCATACCGAATTTAGAAAAGAATTCCTGACGACCCTCATAACCTTCAAAGCTGTCAAGATACATTGCGACTCGATATGCCTTGTTGAATTTGGATTGCATATCCTCACCAAATAAAAGGTCTAGCTTTACAAACTCTCTCCGCATATAATAAACTTCAATACCTTTCATCTGTATAGATTCGGATATCAATTGTCTTGCAAATGCTTGAGAATATCCATATTGATAGTTGTTCATGTGGGGATTTAAAATTTCTTTCTTGTTTGTGTCGTCTTCGTATCCAGTACCGTTTTCAAGACGAGCAAAAAGATTTTCATTGAACATAGTAATTACCCCACAATGATCGCATCAGGACCAGATAATGAAAGAAGTTCTTCTCTAAGTTTTTCGATTTCTTCTTTAGCTTCTTGAATTAAACGAACCCCGTCAACGGTTACGCCTCCCGGTAATTGCATACCCTGATGTTTAGCCAATATACTACCCCATATGTCTTTTACGAATGCAGTAGACATATCTTTAATCCATCGGTTGTCGTATACCTTTTGATCTGGGAAATCATTTCTAGCTTCGCCTACAACCCATTCAGGAAGTTTGTTATATGGATTAGCCCATTTTTGTTCTAGGGTTGCATTATCACCAGAACCAATCGGGGTATATGACCCAAAATTATTATATGCAAATTCATCAAGATCTACGAAGTTTTGAATATATACTTCAATAACAAGAACGTCACCTTTTTTGAAATTTTTACCAGATATCTGAAGAATACCCGCCTTGGTATCAAAATCATATTCTGGTAATGGGTTTAGCTGATCTTGTAACAGCTTCTGATATGAACTAAATTGTGCAAAATAACCAACACTACCAATATTACCGAATGGGCTTGGTCCGTGATAACAAGAACCACCTGCCCCACTAATGCTCATAATAAATCCGGTGAACCAGTTAAGAGGAACACCACCACCTAACAGGGTTGTATTTCCAACTTGAGATCTAAGGATTTTTGTCACGGCGAATATAGGATATTCACTCAAATCTATATATCCCGTTAGAGCTTGTTCCTCGGTCATTACGATGGTAATGAAGGCTCTATTAAGTGCATCATGATGATAATCTTTATACAGTTCTAGGGCACGGCCTATACTGTCATAAATTTGAGTTTCCGTTACTTCTACGTTGATTACAGGGGCACCCAACCGGCGCAGAATATTATCTTTCAATTCTCTTGGATTGTTACAGGTATTAAACATTTTAGGATCCTTATTGTATTTCCTTTATTTAGAGAAAAGCCCCAATGCGTTTTTATTATGCATTGGGGCTTTTTATTAAGATTTTTTATTCTTTTCGATCTCTTCCTGATTTTCAAGTTGTTTTTTTGTTAACATTTCTCCCACGCCTTTAACACTTGTGTCAGGACTTCCAGCCGATTTGTTCTAAAGAACAAAAGTATGCCGGTTTGCATTTTATAGCCCCCCTTTCAAGAAAGTTGTATTCTCGTAGTTCTGGTTGAGACTGTACCATAAGGGTTAATAAACGATGCAAAATAGAATATTGATAAATCCGTTTCGGCAGTTATTCCTATAGATAATTGTTTTTGGTTCCTAACAATATTACCTCTAGAGTCGTGCCACTCAACCGAATCATATCTTTCCGCATCAACGTCTATAACAACCGTATCACCTATATTTGCAATATATACCATATTAGGTTGAAGGGTTATTTTTGGAGCTACGGTACTCCACCACGTCACATCTCCCTCAATATCCAACTCAAGTTTTCCGTTGGTTGAGGTTAATTTATTATCGCCATTGTTTGATATATTAAAAAGATAACTAACGTCATCTAGAAATATTTCAAATTGTTCAATTCTGATACCAGAACCGTTTTTACCAAACACGGTATTAAGTCCATTATCTAAACTTAAATACGGTTCGGTTATTCTTGCGTATACTTCACCGTTAACATATAACCTTATGTTATTGGCGAATCCATTATTAACATCAAACCAAACAGATATACCAATACTAATACTACGTGGTATATTATATTTTAGTTTACTTCGATGATAAATTCCATCCGGTGTTTTTACCCAAAATTCATTTTTAATCAGATCTATACCGATACCAGTAGAGACGTTACCAACGTCCTTAGACGCAATTGTAAGCTCATCTGCACTATCACTCAATATCAACCCACCAGATATCTTATGGGAGCGGTTAGCGACCATTAGAGGCTGATTAGCAACAAACCCAGCAGCCCTATTGAATATTATAGATTCGTTGGTAATGGTTTGTGGTGTTGGGTGATAATCAATGACTTTATTTGTAGTTGTTACTTGTGGTGAATCGAATGAGAAGTTACCATTGGTATTATACCTAACACCTATACCAAAGTTAAATTGAATAACGCAATCTTGTTTAGCGGTAAATGTAGAATATATGCTAGTTCTTGTATTATTAACCAATGGATGATCATCAAACTTTTTGGTAAATGTTAGATAATCTGATGAATCTTCCCCATTATCCATATAGATATCTGCTAATACTCCACTATGGACCAATGTTTCATCGTTATTTCTAACCATAACACTTGCCGTATATACCTTATCTTTCTTAAGGGATAGTCTGGTTTGGAAAAATATTCTAGAATCTATTGCTCTAAAAGTGTATCCTCTGGTATTTTCATTATCTTGATTGAAATACATAGCGAATGCATTGTTTCCAGTGTTAAACGAGTTATTATAAATCGTATAACATGGTGGAACGTGTCCAATTTTCGTATTATTTGCATACATGTATATATCAGAACCATTCAACATTCTACTATTTGATAATAGGTTTTCTTCCCCAATATCATATGCTCTATGCCAAGCCCCTTTAGAAAAAACCCAAGGTACAGATCTATGCCAGTTATTATGAAAAATATTAGGTGTGGCGTCATGCGCCACACCCTCCTTATAAATTTTGGTAGCCATTAAAATATTCCTTAGTTAATGAACTCAAAGAACAAATCCCCTTCTTTCGGTGTAGCTGGTGCATCGGTTGCGAAATCACGGTAGTAATATGCGCGGGTCCATTCACCATCCTGTCTAACGTATTTATTCCCATCGTCAGGAGCCTCAAATTCATTTTTGGTAAGTATTTCATCACCATTTATGGTCATTTGAGTTGCGTTTACTCTTATAGGAACTGTAGAATCACCCAGTTGAATAAATTTCTCGATGGTAGGCTGAGAAATACTAAGCATATTAACCGACTGACCTGAGATTGTTGTTGATATACCAAACGAGTTATTAGCTCCTACTTCGGTAATCTTCATTTGTGTAACTTTACCAGCAAACTCTAAGAATGTAGTATTGTCACCAATCTTCATCAACTTATCAACGCCAACAGTTTCAACTTTAGCAACGTCATATGTTCCGATCTTATATGCTTTTGTAGAGTTGATAACAACGTCTTTATTGGGGTCCACACCATCATGGATTAGTGTCCATTGCTTCCCTTTCCGCGCATAGAAATTGGTATCGTTCGGCGCATCGTCTGCGTCAGTCCATACCTTACTTGCACTACCAACCAAGCCAACATAAAGAGCACCGGTTGAGTAAACAGGAACTACGTTAGTTGCATCACCGATAACAAGAGAAGATGCACCGCGATCAATTACACTACCCAGAGCCGTTGATATTTTTCTATTCAAAACAAAATCGTTTACAACACCTTCCAGTTTAACAAAGCCAGATGCCGCGCCGATATGAGTGGTTACACTTGCAGAATCTACAGATATCGCATTTACAACACCACCATTAGTGGTTGCTCTAATTGCAACGTTGGTTCCAAGTTGGATATCACGACCACCAACTTCTTGCCATGCACCAACACCATCGTCATTGACTCTTGCATAAGCTTTTCCTGATTGTGGAACTTCTGGAATATTTCCAGACCCACCAGATCCAGATGTAATTACTTCCCATTGGTTATTTTTTCTTGCGTAAAAACTTCCATCGGAAGGTGCATCCATTCCTTGATGCCAAACCTTATAAAGAGTTGAAGCCGGTCCTTGTACATAGAAATCAGTGGATAATACGTTCTGTGCGTCTGCATCACCAAATATTATTTTATTTGAAGATTGAGAAACGACTGTACGTTCTGTATCTATTCCGACATTAAACTTAATAGAACCCATGGGATCCAATACAAGTTTGTTGATATTGCTATCTATGGTCATAGTAGTTTGAGCAGAACCAAGAACAAAATCACTACCAACCAGTTTTATAAAATCAGCGCCTGCATATCCAATTTTAGAATCTTGGTCTAAAGTAAAACCATTTTCTGGGTTTATGTCAGAAATATAACTGTTATAGTTACCAACGTGAAGAACTTCATATTCTCCATTACTAGTTAGGTATTTCAATGAAGAGTTATTTTTCCCACTGATAACGAAACTCTTATCCAGTTGACCAACTGATACAGTTCTATCGGTAGATCCAAATAATATTTGTCCGAATTTTATAATATCAGAGGTTTGTTCTAGATATACGTTACCAATCAATTCTCCCAAGACACGAACTTTAGTTGTTCCGTTATGTCCTATGGTAGGGATGTATTTCCCATCAGACCCAAGAGTGTAAGATAATACGTTAGTATCATCGGCAGCTTTTATCTTATTATCTTCACCAAGTAGGAAATCAGTTTTAAATATGTTTCTCCAATCCCATTTAGTGCCGTCATATTCCCGCGCCCATGCAGAACGTGTTACCTGATCTGTTGGGTTTGTCGCGTAGCCATTACCGGACTGATATTCTTGAAACATTCCGTCATACATTTCTTTTGAAGAAAGATAAACACCTTTCTTAACAAAATCCACATCGGATGGCTTTTTAGAACCTTCCATCTTAACGTATAAACCTGTATTTGGATCCGAAACCGTTTTCTGAAGGTCTGAGATTGCAGTTCTATATTCAACGTTTACTGTTTCAGTCAGATTACCAACCCTATTATCCAAATCAGTAAAATGACCAGCTTCTCTTATATCAATAGCCCCAACTTTACCTTGCAAACCATCAAGTGGACTGGCTCCCAATATAATTTCGTTTGTGGCGACTCGAAGACCCAGATCATTTATTTTCCCCCAAGCGGAAGGATTCAGAGTGGAATCGGCAGGAGATCCCAATGACCGGTCAATATCATCGATCTTGTTGGCGCTCTGCTTAGTTATATCTGCGATATAATCGATATCTTTCTTATTATTCTTAGAATAATCTATTAGTGTATCTATATCGATGTATGTCTCTGTTTCAACATCAAGATATTGCAGCGGAAATTCATCTAAACCTGTATGAGTTACTAGATTTTCAACAATCGGTGTATTAGTTTCTTCAGAGGATTCTAAACTATCGATTCGATTATATATCGTTTCCGGATTACCATTCGAATCACCCAATTCACTTCTTATTTGGTTAACTTCTTCCATCAAAGACGCTGGGGTTGAATCGTCCCACCATTTTTCAAGAGCGGTAATTCTAGAGCCTTGGTTAACTAAAGAATTATAATTTCGCTCCACTTGACCCTTAACACCATTGGCAGTAACGCCGGGGGCGGGATCCCCATCTATATTAAAATCGGTATAATTACCAATCATTCTTTTAATATGGAGATCGTCTTCCCTTAGAGTTCTATATCTCATAGAGGGATCGCCAACACCAATATTATCGGATATAGATTTTATCTTGACTTCAGTAACGGTATCAACATCCTTTAGGATGGTTATTTCATTACTATGGGTTGTAGTAATGTCTTCTAACGCATCTACACGCTCATATAAATCAAGCCCATCACCCGAGTTTATAATCTCGTCATGTATATTGACTTTAGTTATAATCTCATTAACAGTCTCTAACATAGTATCTTGGTTTTTATCCAAAATATCTACGTTAGTTGATACTTGTACGGATGTTCTATTAATAACACCACTTTTATCACCAACTATAGTTGGGTCTGCACCTACTGAACGTTCCCCATTTTTAACCCAGTCGATTTGTTGCTGACCGGAGCCAGCAACAGGAACTTCTGTGGTATATTTAAGATCGTCTAATATTGGTTTAATAATTTCCATCAGGATTCCCTTATTTATATAAATCACTACTTTAGTATTTAGGCTTGCGCATACACATCCTTATATCCATATACTCTCCACAATCTTGAGTTTTCTGAGGAAGTAAAGAATGTTCTTCCATCTGAACCAAATTTACCCATCCAATATATTCCATCGGTTGAAAATACAAAGTAATTCACACGTTGTTGAAGTAGAGTTAATTCGGTTTTATCAAATGATTTTGTCACAAACCCATATTGATCATCTCCGGACCCTTCAAATATAATACCATCATAATTATCCCAACGATCATTTAATGAAAAGTTTCCGTTGGGTAGACCACCATTATAATTGAATAGTTGAGTAAGAACCCGATTTGTCTTTTTAAATAAAGAACCATTGACAATTCTATTATTTATTTGAGTTTGAAGATTCGCATCCGCGCCATCAACATAATCTTTTCTTGTCAAAGCATTGGGATCTAACGATTGTGCTACGTTACTCCACATACCGTTCGCAGATATAGGAGCAGATATAGCCCCACCGGTAATCTTAGAAAGAAGGTTTGTTGCACCGTGGGCAGACAAAGCCTTATTGGTTGCCCCTGATTGAACCACGTCTAGAAGCGCTGTAATGCCGTATTGAGACGATGAAGCTATTGGTAGGGTAGCAGGACTAAGGGCAACATCGGTTGCTGTACGTGCGTTTGCTTGCGCCTGTGTAGCCATCACAACAGTACCGACCCTTGACTGGGTAGCTCTGGTTTCTATAAATCCTTTCGGACTAACCGCAACCCCAACATGTAGGGCAGAATTTATAACTGGACTTGGGGATATTTTAACAACCCCATTTGTTGTTTCGGTTGCGGCGGCGGGGTTAGTGGTGATTGCAAATGTATCGATCATTGCCTTTACTACAAGCGGAGTTGTTACAGTTGTATTATCTGTACCAATTTGTCCAATTGCGGTAGTGGATAATTTAACCGATCCATTTTTGGTAGTAGTACCTAATGATTTGTTTCTTACAATATCCCATACACCGGCGGTATTCATACCAATAGAAACACTGGCAGACGCTTCAGCTCGTTCAGCTACGGTCGCGTATCTAACCAAACCCTTTACGGTATCAGATGCATCTGGTCTTATCCATTTAGCCTGTAATGTGGCTGGGGTTACAGTTGCATCAGTAACCATTCCCGCTAACACTTCAGCCTCGGTTGCTATTCTCAAAATACCCATTTTTGTGGTACTTGCTTTCATACTCTCATATGTACCAATAGCATGAGGCTGAATAAGATTTGCCATCTTTTGTACATCAGTTGTATTAGATGGAAAATTAGTAGAGCTAGGATCTAGCTCCACCGATTCCGCTTTAGAACTGATATGTTGTTCTGTATTGTTTAACATTTATCCAATCCTTTTCCAGTAATATAATTTTACTACGCTGGTATCATTCGCGGTTTTATCTTCCGATAAAAACATATTCCAATATCCATACCCATATCTAGCAGGAGATCCGACCGACCAATCCATATTCATACCGTATTGGCTCCATGGCTCTGGGGTATGATCTCGCATATCTCGATAAGCAAAAGTTAATTGTATCTGTTCCTAAAGGGACCACATCACGAACATATAGATCATTAGTTTGGAAATCCAATAGCATTTCTAACGTTGCGTCACGGACCGCAGTTGCACTAGAACCATCGGGAACTGTAACTCTACGCCCAAATATATCAAGAATAGCTACATCACCAGCGTTTGGTGAACTAACTAAACCAGAAAAAACAAGGGTATCTAATTGAGGGGAACCGCCGGGGTCGGTATTATCAGTATTAATGATTATACTATTAACATTCAAACGTCCAACATAAGCCGCATCAGATATTGCATTTTGTACGGTAGGAAAATCTACATGTTTTGTAATATCCTGTAGTGTTGCGTTTCCGATATTCCAACAACCGAAAGTGTATCCATTACGGGTTTGTATAAATTCATGATCCGTGGATTTACGTGATCGAATCTTAGAACCATCACGCGCCCTTGTGGGTTTTCCGCTGGTTCTTCCATCAAATACGGTTGCACTGGCTACGTCAGATTCTACCGTTGATGTAACTGCCCCTAGAGGATTCAATTCCTCAATTACTACTTTGTATTTGGTTTTTCCATATGCCAAATTGGTAGGTGTTATTTTTAGATTATCAGTTGCAGCCGTTGGGTCGGCTACAACTGTCCAAGATATACCATCATTAGAAGAACTCCATTCATACCGAACAGTATATTCCGGCAAATCTGAAGAAGCTAATACACTGAATTGGTAAGCACTTCCCGAGTAGTATGTAACATTACTCGGCTGTTTATAAATATTTATCATATTCTACCCTTAACCATCTATGGGCTGTAATTGTAGGTTGAACGATTTGGATCGGGTTTACTGTTGCACTTGGTCTAGTCAACACATAATCCTCTCTGTATTTTTTATATCCCGGTCCTTCTTCGTCTGGGTCATATTGACAACCACCAACTAGAATATCACCATCAGGATCTGATATAAGTGATTTCTCTGTACTTTTTGTACCGGGGGTATTTTCTGCCAGAATAACAATCTCATTCGATCCTATGGTTCCACCCGCACTGTGGCGAGGATTCCCGTTTAGATCCAAATCATTATTATTCAATCCATATAATGGATCGTTCATATTTTGACTATTCCAACCAGCAACTGTCATTCCCTCTGCATATCGAACCCATACACCCATTCCCATATAAGATTGTGGGTTATTTGGGTTGTCAGCATTTTCGTAAATGGTCCCGATTGGATGAAACATATCAAACAACATAGAAACCGTACTTACTTTAACACCGATTTGGTCATTCGGATCTGGAATAACAGTAGTAGGACCGGGTCTGAATGGATCAGAATACATAATCTTTCCAGTTATGTTAACTGGGGATGATGCAATATATCTCTCATCAGTTTCACCAAGTATTTCATCAAGTTCTAACAAGGACCCTATATCGTTATTAAACCAACGAATGGTAACAACATCTTCATGTTCCAATTCATCATTTATAACGATATCTCTCATCATACCCGCAGAATCCGGAACTGGGCTATAATCCACACCAGAAGGAACCCAGACACCACCAGAACCAATACACGATTCCTCGGTTATTGCATCCGCACCCTCACATATAAAGAATGGGATATCAGCAGAACCAGATTTAACTAATTGACGACCGTTTACCAAAAGTTCCAACGTATTCGGGTTGAATGTTTCGTTTGGCTGGAATCCGAATTCGGTAATAGTGAATCGATATTTAGATGATAAATCACCAACATAACGTCTACCCGTCTCAGATACATAATCTATAGGTGTTAGTTTGTTCGAATATACACGAATAGTCGCAGTTTCGTATGAACTTCTATATGTAGCCAAACCATCAAGGAAAGTCTCTACAATAACCACATCACCAGCTTCACAAGGTTTATCCAAACGTATTGTATAACCATCAAGAGCTGTTATTTTACTAACACCAACTTTTAAAGTAACGTTAGCAGTTCCTTTAAAAGCGGCTACGATTTCAGGAACTACACCAGTTGAAACGTATTCTTTAGATGATGGTGATTGTTTGAATATGTAATCTTTTCCGTTGAACGTTACCTTTAAGAAGTTTTGATTCAGGGGAGTTTTATTAAGATCAAAAAGAATATATGATAAGTTTTTAGTATCATCGATATAGAATTTTGTAATCTCAATATTTTCTACTTTACCTGTCAAAACAGAACTAGCAACACCTTTAGTATATCCATACTTAGTGTTATCAAGTTTTTTAGGAGTAACTACTATATTGGATTGTGGTGCTGGATTAACACCAACGATAGAACCGTAGTTAGATTCCGGACCGTAGTCTGCACCATAATAAAGAATGTTACCGCGCTTATATACGTTCACAGCAGCGGGATTATATCCTGATGGAAATATATCAGAAAAGTCGGTTTGACCTTCAGTAGCAATATATTCCCGTTTTGCTACAGTAGAAACGTCCCCAGATTTAATATCATCAACGAACTTACTTGATACGTATTCCCAATTACCAGGAGAGCAATACACAAGCTCTACGTCCATACGGTTTTTATCTAATCTGTGAGTTCCAGATCCACCCTTAACCGTGTTAAAACCCGCAGGGATCAACAGGACTGGGTTAGAACCCCATGTACCATTAACATCACGAATACGAACCACGTTACCGTAATCAGCAACGGTCCCTAGAGGTAGTTCTACTGTGATCCGACCTGTGGTTGTGTTGATAACCCAAGCCTGTCCCATAACCGCCTTTAGAGGCTTAGTATGGTCTGAATATGGCTTCCATGCACCAGCGGCATGGGGGATATTACCATCCCCCAGATTGTAATATAACTCGTTAAAGTTATCGTTTGTCTTCTGTCCCCCTTTGCGGAGATAATCACCAGTTCCGTCATCAACACGGTTACCTATTATAATTTGCTGTTTCATCGTTATTATGCCCCCGATTGCATCAATAGATTTAACGTATACATCTATTGCTGTTTGACTGATATTAGTTACTGTCAAAATAACAGAACTTCCAGTTATACTATAAGTTGCATCAAATAGAAGGTTATCTTCCGGCTTTGATGGAGTTCTTGTTCGTATACGCGCATATTCAGTTGAATATACATTGGTGTCTGTATTACTGGTATTATTTACCATCAGTAAAGTTTCGCAAGATTCTTGATGTACAGATGCACCACGCTGAGTTACAAATAACATATGCTTTACTACGTTATATTGAGCTTTATTGAAAAGAACTACGTTACGTTGAGCACCAGCGGCTATATTAAGAATATTGGCAGCGTATGAAGTAGCACTATCACCAAACATAGAATCTAATTTATAATTCCATTTAGAACCGGCTGGACTACCTTCTGTAACCCACAATCTAATTCTAAAGTTGGTTCTATTGATTACCATTCTGTTACCCAACGATCCGATAGAATCTCCGGTCCCAGTAGTTTTGATAATTACCTCTCTACCGGTTCCAAATCCTACGGAACCATCAGTATTGACCAACTCAATACATTCCCCCGCATGACCACTACCAGCAGGAAGGTTTATTGTAATATCACCCGCACCATCTCTTGTAACTGATATATCATGCATAGACCCAAAATCTACAGGGTTACCTGATGGCTGTTCTGAACCTGCATAATACGCTCTTGTATGTTTCTGGTAATAACCGGTTCCATGCAATGTTTGTACTCGGTTTCCAAATCCAGAAGTTTTACCTATTCTATAATCCCCGAACACGTTCCACATACTATTCAGATCTGCGTTTAGTTTTTCACCACCATCAAATAGTGTATCACCCGTTCCCTCTTGACCACGTATACCAGTATCGATTAGCTCTTTTGGTTTTTGAATCGACATTATTTTATCCTCGTTGATAGATTACTTTAGTATTTAGGGTTTTGAAATAAAAATCCCCAGCCGTTTAAGACTGGGGATTTTTTAAAAACTAAACACTACGTTAAATTCTTCGGTTTGATCTCTCGAACGAATTACCGGTTGTCTATTATCCATGTATATGATATTTCCTGTATGCCTCTCCAATTGAGAAGGTACATAGCTCATTGCAGTTGCTTTTACGTCCGGATCGCTAGGGTTTGCTTTGGCAAGTAACGGATTATAAATAATCCCCATTTGACGAAAACCGGTATTTCCTATCTTACTAGAAGCAGGAAAATTATAACTATCAAAATATGCTCGGAATCTCAAAGTGCTACATCTGATTCTATTCAACAAATTGTAATCATTCGGATACCAAGTTATAACATGCTGATATCCCCAAGCGGAAGGATCCGCTTTAAGTTCGTCCGGTGTTGGTACAACAATATATTCGTTAGAACAATCGTTAATAGCAACATCTGACGGGATGGTATATAGATATTCCCAAATGTACCCATCTTTCATATCAACACCATCAGATTTTCCGACAGGTAATATACTTTCGTGTGATGGAGTCCAATCACCCCCAACTTTCAAACAGTCTGTTTTATTGATTATAGAAGTGATAGAACATGCCCCATCTTCCGGAACATCAACACATCGATACACAATCCACCCAGAACCAATTTCAGTTCTGTTATATGGAGCAGTGTTAGTAACCACGATATCATTGATATGGAAAGTGTATGGATTTGAATATCGTTGATCTCCCCAATCATTACGAGAAACTACAGGACGGATCATCTCTTTTTGTATTTTTACCGCCCCCAACATCCTAGCCCACACATCAGAATATCCCTCAGTTGTATCGTCTGGATATGGGGGAGCAAATTTAGGATCAGATTCGTTATCTGCCCAAGCTTGATCCCTCCCAAAATACGCATAAAGTGTATTTTTAGTGGGGTCATCCCCCACTAATGCATAGAAGTTAAGCAGGTTTGATACCCTAAAATCGCTGGTAACAACCGCTCTATAAATTACTGACATTTTTCACCTACCTTTATTTGTGTCGGCTGTTCTGGAATAACCAAATTACTAACATCTCTGGGGTTATTCAGATCGTCTTTAAGTCTCTTAACACTCAATCTTGATAGATCTGTATATCTACTAGAAAAATAACTAAACAAAGGACTACCGTCTAAACGTCTCTGAGACGGCGTATAAACGACTCCATCTATTGTCCAATTATCCTCATCGGCGTCATAATCCCTTGGCTCAAAAACGTTCCCAGTGGCTTCATTTATCGCATTGTTCCATTCAGTCACACTAAAAGGTGTTTGTGTAAGTTCTTCCTGAACAAGTACACCAGTTGTCGGGTCGAACAATGGCAACGGATCAATAAATGAACTGTTTGGATCCTGAACAGTTTTAAACTTTGGAGTCATAGAAGGTAATCCAGAATCCCATCTATAAGCCTTGTTTATTTCTGCAAAGGTTTCTTCATGTTTCATAGATACACCACCATTAACAAATACGGTCAATAGAGTTATACCAACGAATCCAAAACCTACTGGATGAACAAAACGAATAACATCATCCTTGTATCTTGCTGTATTTAGCTCTGACCGGATACGCATAATGTAATATGAACGATTTCGGTTTATGTAATCAAGGTCTGAATATGCGAGTTCTTTACCCTTAACCCCCCGAGTAATATTACCCTCAAACGGATTAGATTCAGATTTTATTATTTGACCATCCTCGAACTTACCTATAAGGTTATGAATTGTGATTTTCCATCTAAGGTTACCATCAACAAATTCACGTTCTATATAAGTTACGTTAGCTCTACCGGTTTTCGTATATATCGTTCTACCAACAAGATCCGGACTGATATTGGGTGATTTTACCAGTATATCATAGTCAACACCAACTTGTGATTCCGATTTCATATCCACATCAGCATTATATAGCAATTTGAACAAAAACTTATAACTATCTATTTTTCCTCTAGAGCTATAAAAAGTAGCCGCATTTGCCTCAAAGAATTTACCACCTTCTCCCCGTTGGTTTGATCTAGAATATATTACGTCCTTCTCATTTCCGACCAAAGATATACAAAAGAATCTTTCTCTCTTGGATATTACAGTTTTATGAAGTTTTAACAATTTTACCATACATTGAGTCAGAACCCTCTGAAAGGAATTGCATATAATATTCCCCAAACTTAGTAAAGTTAGAATCGTTAAAGTAATATTCCCGGTCCCATCAATCTCAACATAGGGCTAATATCTGGGTCTATCAAACCCGGTTATATCTTTCTCTTCTTCAACTCCCGGACGTTCTTGATTTACCCAATGAAGCCTTGTAGTGCGACATTTTCCGGCTTCCATAATAACAGATGCAGTATCACGAACCCGATATGGAAACTCGTAATATCCAAATATTTCACCCCCTAAATCATTTTCTCTATTGTATTTCTTATGTATCAAAATACCATTCCAATATTTACTAAAGTTTTGGAAGTTTATATTATCTAAGAAGAACGTAACAGATCCAACATCCCACACTTCTTTGTTGATTTGACGTTTTTGGTCTATGGTGTATTGGTATTTTTCTGATGGAGTAACCAAAACTATTCTATTTTCATGGTTTTTCCAAATACGCTCACCAGTAATCGCCATATAATCAAATCCCGCCTCGTTGTAATATTTTGCGGGTTCTAATTTAAAGGTTATACCATCAGAGGTTTCCCATTGATACATATATACTTTTTTGTTACTAAGATAAGAATAATCCGAACTATATTTAACCGCAGATGATACATCTTCCGGATAACAACTAGGTAGATCCAAATCAACTACGGTATCAGTATATTTGTAATTTGCCGCAGAAACAAACAGCTTAACCCCATTAATACTCATATCCGAGTATTCATGTTCTATATTAAATCGTTCCTCTTCGGACTCACCAAATACTCTTGTCCACGTTCCACCAGTAGGTACTGAAGGTTCCACGATTTGACCATTTTCCATGTATAGATCGAAAGTTGCCGGATATGCGAAATCCGCAACAAATCTTGCATATTTAAGTGGGTCAATAATTTTATTAACTGGATCTGAATATATATCAGCAATAAATTTAAATGAATCCCGATTCCCAGCAGTAAACAAAAATCCACATCCATTAATGTCCCGTGAGTTTTCCCTTTGAAAATACGGGGTTTCCCAGCGAGGACTAACTTGCCCAACATGAGTACCATCAGGTAAAAACGTTGCGATACTTCTTACCCAACCATCAATACCATTAGTAAAATCAACATCTCCATCTGTTAAATTCATTTCCCCAAGTCTAAACACTTCCTTTTCATAGGTTTCATCGAATCTATAAACCCCAGAACACTCAGATCTAACAACAAGTTTTTTATTCCGTTTGTCGTCATTTATAGATTTAACTTCACCACTAACTAGCGCATAGCAAGTATTGTTAAGTACGTCCATTTTTTTAATAACAATTCTTGGATTATCTGGGCAAATTTTATATTGAGTAGGATCCCACAATATTTTGCCGTTACTATCAACAGGACCACCACTTAGCTGAATCCTACGCATAACACCATTAGCGGCAGCGTATAACCAACGATCTGATACTGTCTGAGATTCAACCTTACGGCGAATATCGTCCGGATACATGGCAAACGAACCAAATACCATAGTTGGGAAAGGTATGGATGTATCAATATCCATTTTAACAAAGGTAAGTTCATCATCAGACCAGAAATGAAGATCTGAACTGAATCTAACTTCATCCACGTTACGACCATAAAAAGCATAATCATAACCTAACAGGAATGCAGTATTATCATTTTGACTCATAATACTATTACCGGTAGGATATCCTATACGATCAGTAACCGCTTGGTAATAATACCAGTTTTGTCCACCGTCATTCGTTACTTTACTAAAGTTTTGATATTTCTCGAATGCATAGACTACTCTATTGTTCGCACCCAAATATATATTGGATAGATTGCTACAAATCTTAGAAACAGAACCAAGAATTTCATGATATTCATCATCTTCAGCTATCTTATCTTCTACGTTGGAGACGTTAGATATACCCGGATCGTATATGAAATTTTCATTCATAAGACTTGCCTGCATTACATCAGAGTTGAAATTGATATAATTCAATTTGTTCTTATAAAGCTTCTTATCTATAAATTCAAACGAAGGGATAAAGTTTGACATAGTAGTTACTTGATAAGCATTCTCTGTAAATGTTTCAATTACTTCACTAGTCACCCAATCGGATTGAGTAAGACCCGGATGTGTTGTTGAAATTCGGAGTTTATATTTTGTATCTGGTATTAAAGAAGAACTAAAATATTCAGGGGCGGATACCACCCCTAATTGAGTCCAACTGTCATTACCAACTACATCAGAAACCATTGTATATTCAACAATATAATAAAAGTTAGAACCTACATCATCCCATTTCAGATGAATAAAGTTTGCGCCTAACATAGCTACGCGCAAACTTGTAATAGTTGGAGCTTTATTCATTTTATATTACCACCGCATTCATTTTAATGTTTGTGTATTGTGGTCTGAGATTATTTTCAAAAACAATCAACGTCCCATCGGACGGGAATATGTTAAGAGAAATTGGGGAACTATGAAGTTCAATATAAGCACTTACAAACTGATCGGAATCTTTATTAAGAACCCCAAGGTCATAGCTTATTTGATCCGTTTCATAGTTAACAGACCCTACTGAATAGTATTTACTTCTCCCATCTATAACCTTTCTATCAAAATCACTTCTGGTATATTCGGGAACAGATGTAATATGACCGGCAGAAAATGGACCAACCAACATCAATCCAGTATTCGCGTTACCGGTTCCTGTTGGGTCTAAAATACCATTTTTCTTAGTTGCTACGTAATGAACATCATATTTTGTAGATGTGTTATGGATATAACTAATCTCTGAGCTATAGATAGACCCTTCTGTAAGGTCATTATTAAACCTTATACCATCCATCGGACTAGTATAATAGTTTTCTATCTCACGCACAAGCCCTATTTTTGTTTCAGTACCAAGTATAGAAACGTCAGTTGCATCTATACGGCCATTCATCTTAGATGTATAGAAACCAGCGTTGAAAATCTCAACCTCTTCTGTATAATAGCGGTCAATTGAGTTCAATACCTGCCCTTGTAACCACTCTTCAGTTTGTGGTAATTGGTTCAATGCGTAAGTTACCTTTATGTCAGACTTGACATACATGTAATTTGGACTATGAACTACGGGGGTGATTGTACTAACGTTGTATGGTCTGAGATAGTTCTGTATATCTTCTTTCTGAACGGTAGTTAGATACAACCCATTAGTTGGTTTAATCGCTATAAAAGCATAACCGGGTTTCTCGGGGTTTGTATAGCACTGGATAGCCTGTGTGATGTTACCGAATCGAGCAGAAACAAACGTCTCATAATCTGAAGCAGTTACACAACGGCGCTGTGTTTCTCTCATAACAGGACCAAGAGCCCGAATTCTCTCAATATCTTCTGGCTCACCACCACCGATAGATCCGACATAGTTTGGATCTTCGATACCTAGCGGGTTGTATGGATTTTCATCAATCGATTCTACAACCAAATTAGGAATGGTATCAACGTAATCAAAACCGCGAGTACCGTTAGCAGCGGATCCTTTTGTATTGATATATTCAATTACAATAGTATCACCTACAGACGGACGCATACCACCCACATAATTACTACGCAACATACCATTAGTATCAACGGATGATTCACCTTCACCAAAATATATTTCAGTGAATGTATCTATGGTTTCTCTCTGGTAAAATACAGAAGAAGTGCCACCAACCCGAACTATTGGGTTATTTGTCCAATCCGTCCATTTAGCTCCATTAACATAAACGTTAACATAACGGCGATCTATATTTGGGTCTTGAATAATTATACTAGCGTCTTTACCAAACGTAATTTGTTGGCGGATAATACGACCTTGAACTAAATTGAGGTCTGTTATATAACGCTTATCGATACCTCTAATAACTTCAACATCTTCCCAAGTAACGTAATCATAGAACTCAACTTCTTCAATAGAGGCGGTAAACTTGGTTCCTTTAGGAATAGTTATTGAAATCGGGCTACTATCGATTGGGCTGTAATATGCTTTGAATCTGATAGTATTAGTTGATGCACTAGTACCAAATGGCATATATCCCATATCTTGAGCTAATTGTACTATAGACGAACGAAGGCGAGCAGTTTGGTTATACCCTTCAAACAATGCACCATTAGCAAACTGTTGATGATACAACAGCGCATATGACATTGCTTCAAGAAGAACGGTTAAACGGGATCCTTCGAAATCGTAATCTTTAAATTCATTTTGGTTTTTGAGGAAATCCCTCAATTTTTGTTTGAATCCATCAAAGGTACTTTCTTTAAATACATTTGGGATTTCTACTGCATTAATCTTAGCCATCTGAGAGTTCCATTTTAAGTTCTATAACGTGGGCCAAATCGGTAATCAATGAATAATATATAGATACTATATATTCGTTTCTATCATACATAGGGACAACTTTAACTTGTCTGATTTGGGCTCTGGGTTCGTAATTTCGTATTGCATCATAAATACTACGTTCTACCGCACTAGTAGATGCATCGTTCATTAATTCAAATAATTGGGCTCCTATATCACAACCGAAATTTGGGTCGAATGGTTTCTCTCCTTTCCTTGTTGCAATAATACCAGCCATTGATTGTTGTACAGCACTGACGTTAGTTATCATCAATACGTCATTGGTTTTAATATCTCTTCTGAATAACGAATCGATATCAGAATAATACGTTATTTTTTCGTTAGATATTATTTTTAACCGGTTACCGAAAAATTTAGACATAAGGTTTTCCTCTTAAACTACAAATACATTAGTTGAACACTCAACTATAACTTCACCTTCAGTACAAATATCGGCAAGTTGGGCAACCCGTTTTCCTTCAATAAAAACCTTAGCAGAGCTTGCAATGACTAATCCACTTTTTGGACTAGGGTCATCACCGGGTTTTATATGTGTTATTACTCGATCATCTTCTCTAACTAATATTTGTCTTCCATTAGCAAAAACCGTTGAAGTAGTCCCTATTACCTGACTTGGTAACCACGGACCCGGTCCTATAGTTTTTGCTCCACTCAATACTAATCCAGCCATTTAAATCTCCAATTTTGGGAACGGGCCAGATGCTTGTACATATGCCCGAAATTTAGAAACCCAACCATTAAAAGACCCATAGATAGTCATTGTTTCATTTCGTGTTATCGTATGACGAACAGGAACCGTAGGTACTGTTATGTCATCATAAATCAACGGTTGGGTGTATGTGATTACACGTACCAACTCGCTAGGCGGGTTAAATGCTACAAGATCGCACGTACTGGCGTTGGGTAAGCTCGCGAATGAGTTAGTTTGGTGTATTTGTAAACTAACTCGGTACCTATACTTCAAAACCAAATCTACTTTTCCATCAAAATAATCGTTGACTTGTCCGTGAAGTCTGTTACCATCTAGGAACAAACCATCAGATGACAGATCTTCGGATGGTACTACTTGAAAACTTACTAGCCTGTCAGTAGGTAGTAAGCTATACGAAAAAATGCTATCAATCTGGGTTTCGTTGTCATAAACAATCGGTTTCCAGTTTGTAGGTGTTATAATTTGTGCCATTGGGAATTCCTCCTATGGTATTTAGGGCTAGTTATATAAAAACGAGGTAATTATGTATTACAAATTTAAAAATGAAGAAACAATTCAAGAATTTAATAAATCTAATATTAACTCAGAAGCTAATCATAAAATATCAAAAATTATCGGTAACTCAATTTTTAAAGTAAAGAAAATGGATGTTCGGGGTCAAATCGTTGATATAGAAGGAACTAACCTAAATGAAACATTACATCCAATTTTTAACGGAGATGAAGTTTCAGAATTCCTAGAAGAGGTAACGTTTTTAGAATCAGAAAAATCAGATAACCACGTTATTAATAGTGTTAAAAATGAATTATTGGTTATGCGTCAACGTCTTTTGGATCAAACATTTCGAATTGATGAGCTTTTGAACAAAATGGAGAATATGTAATGAAATTAGTATATATTGGAAGTAAAGATGATCATCAAGTTAAAAACTTCCGAGTGAGAAGAGAACTGAAAAACTTCATTAAAGAATTTGATAAAGTGGAAGATGAAGATTTGCTGATGGAAGTAAAAATGAAAGAAACCATCTACTGGGATTACTGTCCTTATGATATGGATATAGGTAATGGAAAACAAACCTTCGTGTGGGGTCTTGAAAAAGAAGCTTTATCCGACTATATCAATGAACGGGCACAAGATATTTAAAAACAAAAGGGATCCCAATCGGGATCCCTTTTTCATTAGTTAATACTAACAGTTGCACCACTAAGTTCAGTTGTACCCTGAGAAGGAATAAGGCGATTGAGCAGCCTGTGATTTGTAACTACCTGCCACAGTAACATCATAATCACCCAACACGTTTAAAGACATATCGCCTTCAACATTTTGATTACAATTACCTTGAACAGTAGCAGTCAAATTTACTTTCTACTTCACTACCCACATTCCCCCCAACAGACATAGTAACATCAACGTCTGTGCGCGATTCTAAGCTACCGTTTATAGTTTGGCTTGGCATTCCCCTTGATTGTCTGGTCAACGTCCCCGTGTATCGTCTCAGACACGTTTCCTTTGACAACCTGAGTTAGATTACCATCCACTTGTTGTAAACAATTACCCATAACGTATACAGTTGCATTACCTTCAACTACAACTTGATAATCCCCTTTGACGTTGACCAATTTATTAGCCATATCAATAGTAAAATCATCACCATATACTTTATTTAATTGACGACCATCACCAGAAACCTCTAAAAAAGTTCCAGATGGATGTTTCAAATGATAACGTTCCGCACCGGGAGTATCGTCAAATTCTTGAACATGACCGCTCTCCGATTCATATACATGATTATATGGATATTGTGCATTGTAAGAACTTTTAGGTTCTTCAAATAGCAATCCATCATCTCTAGGGACCGGTGGAACTGACGGATCATCAGGGTCTGTTTCTGCTAATGGTGTTGGGGCAGGAGCCGCAGAAAATGAACGAAGCATAGTTCTTCCCATTCTCATAGGAATCGGCAACTCTGGTTCTTCTTTAACCATAACCCCATAAGATTCTAAGTTTCCGGTTAATACGATTCTAGCGACTCTATTTGCTCGACCCGGCGTTTGTTTTGCCCATAACGAGTCCAACATACCAAGTTGAGCTTCTTTCCAACGTTCATTATACATATGATCTAGCGTAGTTCTAAACTTTGAAAGACCACCCGCACCCATTTGGAAAGCCATATTTTCAAGAGCCATCTGACGAGAACGGTTTACTTTAATATATACCTGTCGGATATTTTCAAATCTCAACATATCAGCTCGGGTTTTATTAATATCACTAGAAAATAAAGTTGATACTTCTTCGGCAGTAATAACTCCATTTACTTGTCTGCCTAATTGCTGAGATAATATTGAGTTGATTCTACCCATATCTCGGGTTTTTTCAAATATTATTAAATGACCAATACCTACAGTTGGATATCCAAGATGATCCCAATATACGTCATTTCTAACGCCTTCATCACCTTTAAGCATTTCCTCAATTGTGAAATCTGGATTATCATCAGGTTTAACATCTGCAATATCTCGGTCATCAGGGGCAACTGCAACCGTTGTATTTTCGTCTTGGGTATAAACCCCAATAGGTTTTCCACCATACGATGGCGGTGATGAACCGTTTATACTATTACCCTTCTGACCGCCCCCAGCAAGGATATTAACATCATTACCGATATAACGTGGAAACCTACCAAATGGATCACAAAACCCTCTAAGGGTGTTTGGTTTTTCAGTATAGGAACCGGGAATACTAAACAATATCAATCCGTCCTGACGAAATGCGTCTCTAAACACCCCCATAACCCACGTACCCTCAACTAGGTTAGTTGGGCTATGACCTATACCGGAAATAGATGCGGAATCCGTAGAAGTGGCGGCATGGAACCATAACAGTTCTTCGGTGGGTATACCTACCATATCACTTTTAGATTTTTGGTCAGTATGTATACCAAATACCCTTACTCTATATCTTCCTTGGTGAAGAGGATCGAATCGATCCTCAACTACCCCATAGAAAAAATCACTGATCATTCTTTCTCTCCTTACCACGAATATCAGAATCTGAAATCAGTTCTGCGCTTATGAAATATGTTTCGCGTGTTAATGTGTGTGTCAACGAATTTACTAACCAATGACCGGCGTCTTTTGATGTTAGTTCCCCGTTGGTATCACCAGCTATTATATTTACCGATGGTTCCACAAGACAGATCTGTATTACCGGGAATCTGTATCAGCATACGTTTTGCGTTGAGAGAAGCCCTATTTGTAGTTCTAATTCCAACAGAGTTACCATTAGACCCAATGTTTATATATTTATACATTTGATCTTCGTTGGAAAGAATAACACATGTATTCCGTTCTGGGGTTATTTCACCACCAAACCAAGGCTCTGGGTTTAATTTAGCGATATATCTGCTTAACCCATAATAATCTTGGTAACTACTTCTATATGATTTATTTGTTATGCTCATTGTATGAACATCCACACCTAAACCACCAGATCTATATTGTTCTGCAAGATTATATCCCTTCACCCTCTGTAGTTTTATTATTTTATTGTACATTGATATATCATGGGTTGCTTCAAATGTAAGATCCACTTTAGGTTCTTCTATCATTAAAGTGGTTCCACTCTTAAAGTTCACTCCATTTATATCTTCGTAAAAATAAAAATTACTATCCCCTTTAGCATTCGGTTCAGAAGATTGTGAATTCTGAGCTAAATGATTTATAACAGATAATGGAGTTAGGTTAGGTATTACTATATCCCGATTATATAAAGTTTTTTCTATAAAAATATAATCATCTTTAAATCCTATTAAATTAAGCATATCCTTAATTATAGAATGAATTGAAGTATTCAAATAACTTTTACTAACTTTACGATATTCGTTATTCATTTCCTCTTCAGACTGAAAATACATTCTAACATATTTCTTTATCTGTGTATTTGGAGAGGTTATATCTTCATATCTCAATATTTTAAACATCTTAGAATATGTTTTTGCTTCTTCACCATTTAGATGTACTGACCGAAAACTTATTTGTATCTTTTCATCACCACGGGGGTTTATTGTGTTTATAAGGTTCATGGAATCTACAAAATCCATTGAACCTTTCAACAACCCTTGGGTGATTCCTTCGGTAATACTAACCGACTTAAATATTTCCGATATATCCAAGCCGGTAGGATCATTACCCTGAACAAAAGCAATTCGGTCGATAGTAAAGTTTTCATAAGCAACTGAACTACGGCGACTAATTCCCACGGATTTTCTCCATCATTCTGGTATATTCATCCATAAAGCGACCAAGATCGTTTGGATTCAATACGTTAATAGTTCGTCTGGATTCATTCACAGACAATTCATGTTCGATTGCAGTTACCGGAACGAGCGTTCCTACATGTTGGGGATATAAATGCATAGTATCCCCTATATCATACCAGACTTCTGATTGAATTGGATATTCAGTTAATCTGAAATACATTTCACCTTCATCATCCACATGATAAAGAACGGTCCCTTCCTTAGCCTCAAGATTTGCATATTTTCTTAATGTATATTGATGAACTACTTCTTCAGGACATATCCAATCGTAAAAAGGATCGTATATATCATTTAACATTAACAGTATCCAATAATATTTGGTGTCCCCATATATATCATAAGATACCTGTTCCGGACGAGGGGAACCAGAAAGAATATATTTTCTAACAACGAATCTACTAATTATATCAGCAAAATAATCGCCATGCGGTTTGAATATATTTGCGGTAGGAGCGCCATTATAATTTATTGGTGGAAAGAAATTAAAAAGCATTATTTATCACCTTTAGTTGAACCATAAGAACCAAAGAAGAATTCCCCAGTATCAGGAGTACCAAGCCCTTTAGTAAGTTGTTCCCAGTAGTCACGATAAACTGGACGCAATTCGGAGACGGTAATCTCAAAGTCGATTGCTATTGAATCCGCAGCGGTAGACGCAAACGTATCATATAATTGATCAGGTGTTTTGTTTATCCGAATGTTGGTTATACCGGCTGGACCCATAGCAAATTTAGGAGTAAACCTAATCTTATTGGTCCCTTCTTGGTTTACACGTTCTTCAATGAACCATAGAGGGGGAACAGCAAGCGATGTATAGCCAGCACCAGCACCCAATTGTGAGTCTGTAGGAATACCAAGATCCTTCATACTAACAGCCCCACGGTTTTCAGCGGAACTATATATCATGAAAGTTTTGATGATCTGTCCTACTTCTTTAAGTTCTGCCATAGATCTAGGTCTAAACTGAAACATAAAGTTTTGTTGTCTAACACCAGTACCTTTATACATCTGTGCGGAACGGTCACCAAGTATATTTCCGGTTACTTGTGAGTTAAATCTTTGAGTTAATCCACCGGCTTCTACGATTAATTTTTGTACTGCTGTTGTTGCGGTCGCAGATAGCGCATTTTTAGCAACGTCCATAAGGTCATCATTTGATTTTCCAGAAGATGCATAGTTCATTAGCAAATCTTGCATAAAACCACCATCATTAGAATCGTATGTATGACTTATATTTTCATTCATGTTGGGCATATATAACTGAATTACTGCCAACGTTTCTTCATTGAAAGAACCTTTTACCGAATTCATAGACCGTTCATTTATATTATTATTGCTCAATCCACCGGTTGTTGGCTTTACTGCATAGAATACAAGATACGATGCATGTTTATTATCAGAACCTTTCATAGTTAGTGGATATTGCAATGCGGCTATTCCTTTTTGCTTCATATCAACGTTTTCTAAAATTAGCTCTGCTCCCTCGGCTTTAACACCACCATTACCGTATAAGGGTTTTGATTTTTTTGTGGTATTAGCTTTACTTACTATATTAACCTTCATTGTCATATACCTCTGTCATTTATATTTATTTAGGGCTGGTCCCTAAATATAAGTAAACAACGGAGGAATTATAATGGCTGGTCATAAAGCCCATAAGGGGCAGTATTTTGTGAAGAACCCAGAAAAATATAAAGGGGACCATAGAAAAGTAACCTATAGGAGTTCTTGGGAAAAATACATTATGGAACTTCTAGATAACCATCCCGATGTTAAATATTGGAACAGTGAAGAATTGGTAATTCCATATTTTTCAAATGCAGATGGAAAGAAAAGACGGTACTTTATGGACATGTATATACAATGGATTGATGGTAGCGTATCGCTTTGGGAGGTAAAGCCCACACACGAATGTTATCCCCCAGTACCACCAAAAAGAAATACATTGAAAGCTAAAAATGCATACATACATGCTCAATATACTTGGGCAGTAAATAATGATAAGTGGAAAACCACAGTCGCATTATGTGAAAAGAAGGGATGGAAATTCAATATAATAACTGAAATCGCTCTAAAGAAAATGGGCTTTAAAGGATTGAAGAAATGAACTATCATAAAATATACGATGACCTAATAAATAGGTCATTTAATAGAATCATTCCAAAAGAACAATATAAAGAGAAACATCATATTGTACCAAAATGTATGGGAGGTTCTGACGATAAAAGTAATATAGCAATATTAACACCAGAAGAACATTATCTCGCTCATCAATTGTTAGTTAAGATATACCCAAATGAGGGTAAAATAATTTATGCAGCGAGATGTATGGCAGTTTTATGTAATGACGAACGAAGATCAAATAATAAATTATTTGGTTGGTTGAGAGAAAAATATTCTAAAGAAACATCAAATAGAATGAAACATCGTAAAATATCTAAAGAAACTTTAGATAAAATGCGTTTGGCTCAACGTAAAAGAGATGTTAATGGTGATAAAAATCATTTTTACGGGAAAATACATACACCAGAAGTAAAGGAAAAGATCCGACAATCCAGATTAGGTAAGTCAGGACATATAAACCAAATAAATGCAGCAAAAGAATATATGTCTGGTATAGTACATACAGAAAAATGTAGAAAATTGATATCAGAGAAGTTAAAGAGTAACCCAAAGGTTACATGTCCTCATTGTGGGAAAGTTGGTGCAAAATCTCCCATGGTTAGACACCATTTTGATAATTGTAAAATGAGGAAATTATAATGATTTTTGAACTTAATGAAAGAGAAGAAACCCCCGCAGAGAAACGAAGAAAGCGAGATTGGATCGGTATAGGATCCGATTATATGGCTACTCGAAAGAAATCTGGAATTACTGCTAAAAAGTATGCAGAAGAAAAAGGATTGAATTACGAAACGTTTAGTCGTGCGATGAGACGACACAGAGAGGATATAAAGAAATATTACTCCCTAACTAATCCTAATAAGACAAAAGAACAATGGATTGAACTTGGTGTTGATTATCTTACCAAGAAAGAAAAATCTAATATTACTCAGAAAGAGTATATAGAACGAAGTGAACTCAATAAAGAAACCGCAGAAAGGGCGTTTAGAAGATTCAAGGATGATATTATCATCGCTAAGAGAGTAAAGGATGCCAAATACTCAAATAAGAAACTAACTAGTGGTGAAAAATATCAAGTTCTGTTACAGGATTTTCGGGGTAAGGTGAGGCAATTTGAGAAAGAACCTCAAAAATCTGAACGGAAATCCATTGAATGGTTTAGTGGGTTTATAAAGAAAAACGTTAGAGGTCATAAGGTAACTAGACCGGTAGCGGGCAGACTATATACATTCGCATATGATGCAAAACATAAAGCAACCTTGCCATATTGGGATAAATTTCCATTGATTGTATATTTGGGAGAAAGTCGCAAGCATAAAGGTATGCTCATGGGTCTGAACTTGCATTATATACCAGTGAAAGCCCGTAAAGAATTTATGGAAGAACTTCTTAAATATGCAACAACAGACCGAATTACTAACAGAACGTCCCTAAATATAAATTGGGGAAAGGTTCGAGGAATGAAAGGTGCAGATCATATGATAAAAGCATATTTGCCTAATCATGTGAGAGGACCGTTTATGGAAGTTAAACCGCAGGATTGGAGTTCTGTTATTAATCTTCCGACACAACGGTTTGTTACTGGACCAGAATCTAAGACCTTCAATACTAATAAAGTTTGGAGTTCATACTAATGTCACTTATACCACCGATTCCGTCAATTGATAGCATGATAAATAGTGTTATCGGTTTTGGCGAAGATACTTTTAATAGTCTACTTGATGATGGGGATTCTAACGAAATCCCCGATTTAACTAGGTTTATGAGAAAAGTAGAAAATTCAGATCTTGCTAGAGCTAACATGTTTATTGTTAGATTTGGGGATTTTAGTTCCACATTATATAGTGATGGTGTGTTTGACATGGATTTACCTATATTTCCAGATACAAACAGTCCGGATGTTAATGGGGGATTATTCTCAGGGAGTTCATATTCTTGGCATAGAATTCAAGATATGGCACTTGGTGAAGCCCATAAAGTTCTTACCCCTAGCATGAAAAAGATATTTGGTGCTTGGGATCCTTCACTGATACGGATTATACCGGGTGCGGGAGATATACTGGATGGATTTTTAGGAACCGATTACGATGTGAATAAAGATTTAGCTCTGATGGTTAAAAGTGTTGGGTTGCCTAGTTCTACCCTTGAGACTACAATTAACCGTATTGATAAATTACCTAGACACGAAGTAAAGGGTCGGAACTATGGAACTATGACCATGACGTTTTATTGTTCCCCCGGTTATGAGGAACGGTCGTTAATGCTTACATGGCAAAATACAATCGTAAACCCGAATAACGGGAGATTTGGTTTTTACCAACAATACGCAAAACCTATAGACGTAATTACTCTTGATCGTCATGGGGTCAAAAGGTCTACAGTTCACAACACCGGATGTTTTCCTATTGAAGTTGGTGAGGTTCAACTTGATTTTGAGAACAATTCTCAAGTAGCAACATTCACAGTAACGTTTGCAGTTGCAACAACCGTTCATGTACCTACACAAGGTAAGGAAACTGGTATTGATTCGATTGAATCTATTATAAGAAGAACCACCGGAGTTTTAAAAGCTATTCGGTAAAAATAAAGCCTGTTTCTAACGAAGCAGGCTTTTTGCTATCTGAATGGGCTTGTAAGCTCACTCAAGACGATTCAACCAACAATCGTTATGGTTACCCTCTAGAGTTACAAAGGCTCTCATATAAGGTCCTAGAGGTTAGTTTCAATTGAAATCAAATTATAAAGTTTCTATTAATATATTATAGGACTTTATAATTAGAAATTCTTAAATGAAAATCAATATCATTTGTAAAACCGATATCGGGCTTTGCCCGCGCCAAAGGCGATTCCATCATTCTAACTGTAAAGTTTCTATTAATATATTATAGAACTTTATAATTTGATTTCAATTGATACTAAAAAGTCATAGAGTTACTGGGGTATGGTACAATGCCTAGATACATTTAGACTATTTTAAACAAGAATTTATAAAATGCCACTAAGATTGATAAAAGTGCTCTGCTCGCTGCCATTCAAAAAACAGTACAACAGACTAAATTAACTTTGTCTGATGGTAGAGAGATTATGATTAGAGCTTTCGTAATGAAAGAAATGAAACTTCTAATGTTAGCAAATGAAGCGGGTGTAGGTATTGAAGAAGCTATTATTCAAATAGTTAAAAACTGTGTATTAACTAAAGGTATTGATGTTGAAACACTACCAAGATTCGATCTTGAATCTATATATCTAGCACTATATAAGCTTTCTAAAGCATCCCCAATAATTCCTGCTATGTTTACATGTGCGAATGAGATTCTGGATGAAGAGGGTAATGTTACCTATGACCAGTATGGAGAAGTCGCGAAGTGCGGTAATGAGATTAAAGTTAATATCAATTTGAATAGCTCTAGATTAACAGAAGCTCCTGATCGTAGTATAGTTCTTAGTGATGATATAACTATACTAATGCGATATCCTAACATTAGCGAAATGGAATATTTTAATGTACAGAAAGAATCTGACTTGTTCAATTTAATCGTTCGCTGTATTGATGAAGTTCATATGGGGAATAGTATCGTTAGAGCTGGTGTAGACCTTCCATACGAAGATATGGGGGAGATTATGGAATATGTCGATGATAAGGCAATTATTAAACTGAGTAGTTTTGTTACCGGTATTCTTCTACATATATCAAATATACAAGTACGCTGTAAAAAATGTGGACACGAAGAGATCGTAACTCTTACGGGGGTAGCTAGTTTTTTCGCTTAACCCTCGTTAATAATACAATATTTGACCACTTTAATACAGTTTATAAGTTACGAAAAGATGGATGGAGTCATTCCGATCTTGAAGAAATGACTCCATTCGAATTCGGTATATATGTTCATCTATATTTGAATGAACTAAAAGAAGCGGCGAACGAGGGTAATAAATGATTAACGATAAGCAATCAAGGGAACTAACCGCATCTGTAAATGATGTGGTAGAATCCATGAATATCGTTACGGATTCTATGCTGACCCTAGATGATAAATCTGGGGTTCTAGCCAAAACCACAACGGATTTAACCGCAGCCTATGATATTAATTCTGATTCTTCTATACAAGTTGCACAAGAGCAAGAAAAGCTTGCAACTCAATTAAAAAAGAGTAGAAAGAATATAAAGGCCCGAGATAAATCTGAGGATGGATTTGCCGAGGAAAGACGTAGGTATCTTAGTGATATTCTAAATAGACAACAGCCTTTAGTAGATCATACTTCTCCTGAATCTCCAAATACGGTTCCTGAAGATACAAGGGAAACGCTAGAAGAATTTATTAAAAGGGAGATTGGAACTAAAGATGAATTCATAGAAGAATTCAAAAAGGAAAATGGAAAGACTGGAAAATTTATTCGAGACGTTGCTTCAAAGGCAAATATTGTTGGTCGAATGAAAAATTCAGAGACTTCCGCGACTGCTAAAATTCTTGGTCATACGATGAGTGCCGGTGTCGGTATGATCACAGGAACCATTAATGATATATTGTCAACTATTCCCGGTTTTCAACAGGTGTCTAATGCTTCTAAGTTTGTAGGTGGGGCAGTTCTTGACGCACATAACGCACGTAAGGAAAAGAATCTAGATGAAAGGGCATCAAAGGCTTATTCAGAGAAGAAGGCTGACGCAGTTTCTAAATTCAAACAAATCCCAACAAACTCAGGATCCCCCGAAGAAAAAGTAAAAGAAGAACGGGAAAACGCTAATAAGAAAAAGGATAGAGACGAGAATAAACAAGAACGTGATAAAAGTGAAAAACGTTTTGGTGGATTGATGAAATGGCTTAAAGCGTTTCAAATGTCTATGATATTCAGTAAGCTATTAGGTTTCCTTCTTCCTATTGGTGGAATACTAATGAGTCTTGCCGGTTCTATTCCTGCTTTAATGGCTACTCTTGGTGGATTGGCTGGTGCGATTGGGCTTGCTATATCGGGTGCTATGACTAAGTTTTTGGATTTGGCAAAAGGTTTATTTGGTATAAAGAAACCAACAGGAACTCCAAAAACTTCCAGTCCAGATCCTAAAAAAACAACCAAAACTCCTACATCAACTTCTCCTGATGTGAATGGTAAAAAACAACCTACTCCATCAACAACGCAACCGAAACCTAGTGGTCCTGCTGATAAGATACCAAAAGATGCAGGTAAAACTTTGGGTAAAGAAGCGGCTAAAGATGTTGCCGGTAAAAAGTTAGGGAGAAAAGGTGCAGAGATTGCAGGTGAAAGTGTATTTAAGCGGGTTGCTTCTAGTGGTGCTATAAAGGTTGCTGCTAAAGTCGGTCTTAGAATGATTCCATTTGTAGGAACTGCTTTAACCCTGTATGAGATCGGTAGTTATTTGGCAGAAAACCCCGATGTAGTTGATAAAGGGAAAGCTATGCTGAGTGAAGGGGCTTCAGCCGTTGGAAACTTCTTTGGTTTCGGTGAAGCTCAAGCTTCCGAATCTAAAATAGAGCCGGTGATCCGATCTGGTGAAGATAAAGCACAATCGCAGAGAATCGAAGAGAGTAATAAGAAGGTTGAAGAATATAGGAAAAAAGTAAATGCGGAAAAAGAAGAAATGGCTTCCCGTAGAATGGGGGCTGAGTATGCGGCTTTGCATAATACTACCTATAACGCTATGAGTTCCGTTCTTCCTTCTGGATTTGGTCCTTATAATGCAGAACAACCTATTGGTTCATATGGAGTACAACCGTTATCATGATAACCAATCAGTCACACATTACAAATATGCGTCTGGAAATACCAGACGCAAATGCAACAATTCATTTTGTTAGTGCTGCTCAATCCGTGACCCTTCCATCAATTGAAATGGAATTGTCTCGGGTTAGTACAAATCAAATGAGTATGGGTATGCTTCCCGGTTCTAAGATAAACTATGAACCTGTGAGAATTCGATTTTTACTTGATGAAGAATTTGAAGCATATAAAGAAATATACCAATGGATTATATCAACAACTGATAGTCGGTCATTTAATTCAACCGCACATCTACCGGGTATGCGACCATTATCTATGTCGGTTCATATTTTGGATAACCATAAACGAAAAATTTTAATGACCTTGAAATTGAATAACCCATTTCCATTTTCTATAGACGAAATTGAGATGGGTTATACTGAAGAAGGAAACCAAGCTTTGTTTGGTATGGTCTCGTTTGGATATTCATCGTTTTCGTTGTTATCCGGCGATGGAGATCGCGGTGTGGAAATCTTACCTAAACAAGACTCAGTAGGGACTCCGAACTTTCATCCATTTTCTGGAAAATAGAGTTTGTTCATAACCTCCCTTAACGTGTGTTATAATCAATACATATCAAGGGAGATTATGTTATGATATATGCTGTGTCCGGTTTAAAGAGAACCGGAAAGGACACGGTTTCATCTTTCATTAAAGATCTGACCGGAGCTAAACCCTATGCTCTAGCAGAACCAATCAAACGTTCATTGTTTTATGCTCTGAGTCCACGTTCAAAATTAAATTTGACGTGGGAAGATGTAAATGGTCAGACTGATTATGATAGAGAAACTGATTTAGAACTTTCCACATTAGAACTTAGAAACATCCTAAATACTGCTGTGATGTTCTGTAACAGAACTAATAAATTTAACCATGACGAACTTAGTCAGATTTTTCTAAAGATAAAAAATCTTAGTGCTCTGGATAATATGAAGTTCAAAGATATTATTTGTTGGAGTTTTGCTAACTTCTTTGGAAATAAGAGATTAGCAAATGACATTGAGAATAAATATCGATGGTCAGTCAGAAGATTGATGCAAGTTTTAGGAACTGACTTAGTTGTTAGTGTTAGACGAGATTACTGGTTAGAATGTATCCCAGAAACTGATGGAGACATTATAATTACTGATATTCGTCAAACTCACGAAATGCAATATTGTAGAGAAAATAACGCTCATGTTATTTTTGTTGTAAAAACTGGGATCGTATCTACGGATAGCCACATAACAGAAAAAGGCTTAGAACCTAGTGCTAGTGACACCATCGTTTATAATGATGGAACTCTTGAAAATCTCAAATCAAAAATTGAATCTATAATTAAAGGAAAATAAAATGCAAGACCAAGTTAAACAACTTCAAACCACTATTATCGAACTGAAAGCCCGTATTTTTGACGTTAGTGAAGAACTGCAACGTAGTACGAGTTTCCATGGTGAACTGTTTGCACATCTAGCAAAACAGCTCGGTCTGGAAGGTGAGAAGGCTACTCAGTTTGAATCTTTTGTAGAAGCTATTGAAGTTCTGAAGCAAAATCAAGTTGAAGTTGTTGCCGAATAATGTTATAAGGGGGTTGCTTAACGGCAATCCCCTTTTATTTTAAGAAATGTGTTGATTTTGGTATTAGGTATTGATATGATAACCACGTTCCCTAAATACAGCTTTACAAGGAAATAAAAATGTCTAAAACCTTCTCCGAACTGTTTGGGTCTGTATCTCAAGCCGTTGCTATGAAAACCTTGGGATTGTCCTCTAGATTTACTGAGGAAGATCTTAAGGCTGCTTACCGTAAAGCTGCAAAAGAAAACCATCCGGATCGTGGTGGTTCTACAGAAAAAATGCAAAATATCAATACTGCATATGAAGCCCTTAAGGGTAAATCTGGTGCAGATCAAGAAATGTCATTTCAAGATAGACAGGCTAAGAGTAAAGAAGAAAAGCAAGTTATTTTGAACTTTGTTACTCATATGTTTGATAAGTTTTTCGACACTCAGGCTTATCTAGCTTACTTTGAAAAGATGGCAGGGAAGAAATTCCGGTTTGAGCGACATATCAAATCTCCGTCTATCGGAAATTTTGTAGCGGTTGATTATAAGTTTACATCAGAAGATAATACCGTATTCTTTGATATGACTGCCATGGCTACTATATTCATTACTAAAGCTCTTGGAGCTGGGTTTGATAAGCCTGAACTTAGTGATATGGGCGTAACCACTGAGGTTATGATTGACCGTAAGAAAGTTAAAATGACCCAGACAAATTACAATCGTTCTGAAACTGAAAAGTTCATGAAAGATCCGAAAGTTCTGTTTCCAGAAACAAAACTGAAAAAGGCTTTTGCAAGTGACAAAAAAGTAAACCCTTTGAAGAAGGCAGATTACGGTTCTGTTTGTCAAGAAAGAACTTGGCGGTAGAAATCTGGGTGGCGATGATTATGCTATTGACTTAGGTAATGGTTCCGTTTTATACTTCAGTCGTATGACTTGGATGAGGAAAGGATTGTGGAACGTTTCCGGTCGCACTGCTGACAAACAGCGTTGGTCTGTTACTGCATCGATTTATGAGATTGAGACTCATGAAAATATGGATGTTATGGCGAATCTTGTAAAAGATCTTAAAACTCACAATTCTGAATCTGTAGACCAGATTGAGACTCGTGTCAAGAAAAATCTTCTAAACGTAAAAACCTTCTAAATAAAAAGTTTACAAATGGGTTATATTCGTGAGATAATAACCCTATCAAAGAAGCTTGTGTGGTGGAACTGGTATACACATTAGACTTAAAATCTAACGCCTTCGGGATTGGGGGTTCGAATCCCCCCACAAGCACCAAATTTAAAAACAATAGGAAAATATAATGTCTCAGTTTGTTGTAACTCTAGTGGATCCTTCTCAATTTAACGACATTGAGCGTATGGTTGTTGATACTTCCTTTATCAAAGGACTCTCCGAACGAAAGGGTCTGGCTTATATTACAGTAGAAACTAAAACCTCTAGTTATAAGACAATTGCCGTACATGAATCATTTGATCATATTTCGAATATTATGATTCAAACCAGTCGCGGTTACCTGTAATTTTTAAACGTGTTTCATCCCCTATCAAATTTTGGTAGGGGATTTTTATTACCAAGAGGTTAATATGAAAGTTGTTATGAAATCCGGTCAAAATATTGAAGTTAAAGAAGTTATTTCTATGGCTAATAACCAATCGCTTTTGGTAACCGATACATATGCGGTATGGGTATATGATAATGAAATCAAAGATGTTTTTGTAGGTGATTAATATGGATTGGGTTGGTATGCCTGCATTTAAGCAGGAAAAACAAAAAGAATATCACCTAATAACTGCAATAGAAATCGTTGATATGTTTTCTGATAAATCACCACAGAAAATCCTAATTCGTTTTGATAATGATGTAGATCTTAAATTATTTTCTGATAGATTGGGTGTTCCTTTATCCAAATCAGATAAAGAGATTTATTTTGATGACATACATACTTTATCTATCCAGACGGATCAACCATTGACCGATAGAACAAAATCTATCTGGTTTCCTCAACTAGTTAGAGGTATTAATGCTGATAAAAGATGGTTTGGTGATGATAAGAAAAATCGATATCCTATCTATATTGTTTCGAAAGGTCGTTATAAAAATGGCTTGACATGGAAAGCCTTGGATAGGGTAGGTGCCGATTATTATGTAGTATGTGAAAACCATGAATTAGAAAATTATTCTGAAGTTGTAGGTGTTCAACGTTGTTTGGTTCTTCCTCAACATTATCTAGATGAATATGATACTTGTGATGATCTAGGTAATACAAGAAGTAAGGGACCGGGAGCGGCACGTAATTTTTGTATAGACCATTCAAAAGAACTTGGGTTTAAACGTCATTGGGTAATGGATGATAATTTGGATGATTTTCATCGCCTGCATAATAATATGAAGTTGCCGGTTAGGACACCTGCATGTTTTAGAGCAGCCGAGGATTTTGTTGATAGGTTTGACAACGTTCCCGTTAGTGGGTTAAACTACTATTCATTCTGTAAGTCTACAGATAAGGTAAATCCATACACTAAGAATACCCGAATTTATTCTTGTCTTTTGATTGAGAATGATAGTGGTTATCGATGGAGAGGACGATATAACGAAGATACCGATCTAAGTTTGAGAGTTCTAAAGGATGGATTGTGTACTATTCAATTTAACGCATTCTTGTGTGGAAAAGTTACAACTCAAAGAATGCGGGGCGGAAACAGTAAAGAGTTTTATGACGAAGAGGGTACAATGCCAAAATCAAAAATGATTGAGGACCTACACCCTGACGTTGCCAAAGTAGTTTGGAAATTTAATAGATGGCATCACCATGTTGACTATACAGCTTATAAGAATCTTAAATTGAATCTTATAAATCCGGATCAAAAATATAATGAAGTTGATGATTACGGTATGTATATGATTGATGGTATTAAAACAAAATAGGATACTTAAAAATGAAAGTTAAGCTAGGTGTATATAATTCTCGAATTTCTGATAAGATGATTAAAAATAGGAATGGAACCATTTTTGTTATTGATCCGAGTGCATTGGAAAAATACAAACAAACTCTTCCTACAGAGATCAATTACGGTCAACAAATCGATCTTGATGAAATTCGGTCAACCCCAAAACCGGTAGGTCGTATTGATGAAATTGAATATGATATCGAAAATGACCTAGTTCATGTTTACGCCAATATCACGAAATATTATAGTGAAATTTGGAATGAACAGCGTGGATTTACTTCATTCTCTGCTAGGTTGATCGGAAATCTTAGTAAAAAGAATTTTGATAGTGTTTTTGTTACAACTGATGTAATTACATGGGATGTTGAGAATTTCAAAACCGGTTTGGAGACGGAAGATGGGAAGCTTTAATACTATTTGTTCGGTAAGTCGCCAGATTGTTGAATGTGGGGATAAGGTAGTATTGTTGGCTATGGCAAATGGCGCTTGTATTAGCGCCATCCCATTAAACGCCGTATACGATGATTACGGAGACTTCGATGTAGCAAATGACCTTGGCTATGAATGTTTGTTCAAAAACGTTTCTATGCACAACGAAGGCGTTACACATGATAATCTGATGTGTTGTTTGGGTTTAAACTCAGATAAACGGTGGACTGTTCCAAATCTATTTTCTACCACAAAACGGTCTGAAATTACTTTGTCTGTCATAAAATCTTCGGTATATGATCTAGTTGCAGAATATGGATCCAGAAAATGGAACTACAAGAAAGAGTATAATTTAGATCTTAGTTCCCGTTGGGAAAATCGTACTCCCGAATCTACAGCTAAAAATATAAAAAGGTTGGAACTTCAAATTGAAGAATATAAAAAGATGGATGAAGAAGACTTTTTAATCAATCATATGTATATGATGATTGATAATTTGAAGATGGGTAACGTTCGCCACCACGAACTATATTCACTTAGTCAGTATGGCGATATGATCGATCATTATGCACACCATGATGATTCAACCAAAGCTATATTCGATAATATTGATATTTTTTCCAAATTAGAGGATTTCTTTATTGGTATTTCTGCTCTGGATATTACCCTTGTTCCTCAAGAATATGGTCGCCAGACAGTAAATCAATTCGAACGAGTTAAGATTTTGACTGATATCCAAATTGCTGGATTCAATCAAACGGAAAAAATTCAGTTGACACCAATTGAATGGGATGTTAAAGTACCTTCAAATATAGTTGAAGAGTATACCAAACCTAACTGGTCTAATGAAATTGATCTTATTCGTATTGGAAATTCTCTTGAAATTACGGACTCGAAATATAATGAGTTTAAACAATACAAATACCCAAATGTTTTCTTGAGTGAAGAATTGGTATGGCCTAACGGTAATTTTGTTGAAAGTGATATGATATGACACATGACTCATTTGTATATACTGTTTATAGTCCATGTTTTTGTATTGATGCAAAAACAAATATACCGGTTTGGGGTTATCCTAAAGAAGGGGAACCGCCAATTAACATAATTCATCTAGAGAATCAAAGAGTTTATTTTGATGAGTCGATCCGTATTGATCTGCACGGTCTTGTAACTGCGGTACTTATGTTTATTAGAGAACGAACCCCAGAAGCAACACATCTTTATATGTACAATATAAATGTGGAACATCAATATGTTGAATATACTTTCATCAATAAAGAAAAGAAGTTGCGCCTAGCAAGGAGTAATATTCATAATAAAAATACACCTTTTGTTGAAAGTGAATGGTTGACCCCTAATGAAAATTAAAAGTTTACAAACCACATTTTGATATGTTATCATTGTTTTAGATACGAAAAGGTCGAGCGCGATGCGGTAAGGAAGCAAAGCGGTTACATCCTTAATACTGAACCGATTAAGTTACGGCGGATGGACTGGGCTTTGGTAAACGGGGAAGCATAGACCCGAGCACCTGAGTAGTATCACCAAATTATGGGAGTTTATTTATGACACGTAATGAGAAATATAAATTAGGAGTTTCTAAATTTATCAAGAAAGGTTTAACATTGATACAATCTAGTATCATGTATAAACAGACAGATCCTGAATGGGAAGAAAAAGACGAAATTTATTGCTACCTAAATAAGGATGATAAAGAGATTTACATTATTAAACGTCTTGGGTCGTGTTGTGGTCCTTGGCTTAGTGTAAGTTGTCGAATTCTTCGTAGAAAAGGTTATGCGGAATTCAATTTTGATGATACAATAGAAGCTGATTATATGGGTGGTAAACGAACTGCATATCGTGTGATGTTTACATCCGAACCGGAAGTAGTGTATAATGAAAACTTCCCGTTCTACAAATCGAATCTAATTCAGATTTATGAAAAACTAACCAAATAAAAAGTTTACACATCATTGAATATTGTGATATGATGGTTATATCGATGAGTCATCGAACAAACAGTTTTGTGATGTACATCTAGAATGTTTAAACTTGTGCGCTGTTAGCTCAGTTGGATAGAGCAACGTTCTTCTAAAGCGTGGGTCGCTGGTTCGAATCCAGCACGGCGCACCAAAATTCGGGGATGTGGTGAAATTGGCAGACACACCAGATTTAGGTTCTGGCGCTTATAGCGTGACGGTTCGAGTCCGTCCATCCCCACCAGATTTAAGGGATAACTATGAAAATCCTCAAAATGAAGAAATACCCTTACACATGTAGATTGTGTGGTTGGGATTATGAAAATTGAAGTTTGTGAATAAAAAGCTTTATGCGGGTGTAGCTCAGTTGGTAGAGCTTCTGATTTCCAATCAGAATGTCGCGTGTTCGAGTCACGTTACCCGCTCCAAATTTGTATGTAACTCAATTGGTTAGAGCACGGGACACAAATCCCGTAGGATGTTGGTTCGAGTCCAATCATACAAAAATTTCAAGATGGCCCCCATAGCTCAGTTGGTTAGAGCGTCCGACTCATAATCGGGTGGTCACTGGTTCGAGTCCAGTTGGGGCCACCAAATTTTGATGAGAACTATATTATGTCTGGTATAAAATCCATAATTGAAAATTGGTCAGTTGGTGATGGTATAATCCACTGGAAGAATGGACGTCATAGTTTAGTAGTCTTTGGGTTTGCTCCAAATGGAGAACCTGCATTTAAGTTTAAAGGTAAGAATAAACTTACGTCAGTAAGACAGATTGAAAAATCAATAGTGATGGCACATATTCTATAGTCGTAAGCTCTCACGAATTTAATGGTCGTTGACCTTACGATAACAATAAAGCGGGTATGAGTCCCCTAGCTTTTAAAATTATAAAAGGGATGTTGATGCGCGTATGTAGCCGGGTTATAATGACCGAGATTCATGAAGGGTAAAAGACTACCCTAAATATTAGTGTAAGAAGAGTATTTTGGGGTTATCGCAATTAAATTGTTATAATTTTTCGGAATACCAGTTACACTAATAAATATTATTGCGAGTTGGAGAAGTGGTCATCTCGACAGGCTCATTACCTGTAGGTCGGTTGTTCGAATCAACCACTCGCAACCAAATTAAGGGCGTGTAGTTCCAGCGGTAGAACGATGGACTGTTAATCCATGTGTCGGGGGTTCGAATCCCTCCACGCCCGCCAATTTTGTGTATAGTTTAATCGGTTAGAACATGGTGTGGATCGACTCCACCTTTGCTGAATAGCGAAATAAATAACTGGCTTTAGTCGCCGGATGGTGCGGGTTCGAATCCCGTTACACAAAAAAGTTTAGGAAGGTCAACCCGACGGTAGGCGACGGGAGCGGTCTTGAAAACCGCCGAGGCGTAACAGCGCCTTGTGAGTTCGATCCTCACATCTTCCGCCAAGTTTTAATGCATCGTTAGCTCAGCAGGTAGAGCATGGGACTTTTAATCTCAGGGTCGCTGGTTCGAATCCAGCACGATGTACCAGTTTTAGGATGCATAGGCAAATGGTTAAGCCAGCGGTCTGTAAAACCGTAGCCTTCGGGCTTCTTGGTTCGAATCCAAGTGTATCCACCAAATAATAGGTCTATGGTGTAGTGGTAACATGCCGGATTCCAAATCCGTGCGTCTGGGGTTCAAGTCCTCATGGGCCTGCCAAGTTTGGGGGATTAGCTCAGTTGGAATGAGCGACTGGTTTGCAACCAGTAGGTCATCGGTTCGACCCCGATATCCTCCACCAATTTTAATGAGCTTTTATGAAAATAATCAAGGTAAGAAAGTATCCATATACATGCAACGTTTGTGGTAACGACTATGACGACTGTTATTGTGGATTCTTGTTAAGTGTGTAAATAGATTATAATTAGGTTATGGGCTCTAGATTCCTAGTCAGTTTCGCACCCTATAATCGCAACGCTGGTTCGAATGTAGATGTTTTGACCGACTATAAACTACAGCCAGCAACGTATAAAAATCAGGATAAGTCCTGTAAAATCCTCGGTTGTTTCTAAGTCCCTCTCTGGTTCGTGAGTAATCAGGCGATACTAATTATATAAACGGGGTAAATAATTTAAGCGAGATTAGGGTTGCAAACCGAAATCGTAAGTCGTCTTGTACATACCCACTCAAAGAAGGTATGAGTTTACAAGGTGCGCCAGTTTTCAGTCTGGTTAAAACTGTTATCCGTGTGTAGGCTAGGCAGGTCAAGTCGTCTGTTTTGGGACCAGAAGATCGAAGGTTCGAATCCTTCCACACGGACCAATTTTTATGAGGAAAAATGATATGTGGCGATCTGTTGAAGTTACTGTTAAAAAGTTTGAAGAATCTCATCTCCGAAAATTGACAAAATCGCGTATTAAGGCATTCAAAGCATCCTTGTCTCCGCGAAGTTGGTATGCGATTTACAGATGTTTGTTGTGAATCACGATGCGAAAGTATTGAAAAAGATCGCCAAACAGAAGCATATGAAATTTATATTCATAATATGGCTAATATCAACGCCATTTATGCCGAGAAATCAACAGACCTTTCCAATGGTTGCACCAACTGGTCAAATTAGCACAAAGAACGGGATAACGGCGTATATCCCCGGAAGAAGCCAGCCATAGAGAATCTGGATATCCTATAAAGTGCTTGTAATTTATAGGCGGGATTGGTAGTATAAAGACGATATGGTAACTACCCATTGACTAGCAGTGTGAAACTAGAGGTTACTGTCCTTAACCAAACTACGAACAGATGGACAAAATGGTTGATTTCCCTTCCTCTTAGTGATAGCGTATCAACCAAATTAGGATATAATCACAATCTACGGACCCTGATTATATTCCGACTGCCGAATTAGCTCATCTGGTAGAGCACAGCCTTTGTAACGCTGGGGTGGTCCGTTCGAGTCGGACATTCGGCACCAAATTAATTAAATAGTGGATTAGCTCAGTAGGTAGAGCACTCGACCGATAATCGAGAGCGCATTGGTTCAACCCCAATATCCACTACCAATTCTAGGAGAAGTGGATGAGCGGCTTAAATCGCTCCCCTGCTAAGGGAGTAAACCGGAAGGTTTCGAGAGTTCGAATCTCTCCTTCTCCGCCAAATATTTGAGGATGTAGTATAGTGGTCAATATCCCTGCCTGTCACGTAGGAGATCGCGGGTTCGAGTCCCGTCATCCTCGCCAATTTGGATTCCCGTCAATAGTCCGGTCTATGGGAATCAACGCTTTAAGTAGCCCACCGGTATTTGTAAAGAGTGACTGTATCTAGTGGAAACATTAGACAAGGCTTAGATTCCCTTTCTCAGGGCCTAAGCGTAAAGTAACGAGCAAGACCTTCTTGTAGGCTTAACCCATTGGGGTGTTTGAGGTTTACATGTGTGGGCTCGGATAGCCAATGCTATTAAGTCTGGTGATGGTGCGACCGGATCAATTTTTGGAACCACAATAAACAAGTATGTGCCTTGGTGGTTCGACCTGCTTTGCAGCCGTACATGAAGCTAAAGTTTTTGGATTTCTAAATAAGAGTATGGGACTCTGGAAATCGACACATTAATTTGTATCCCGTTAAACTAAAAACTGTGAGGTTGTATATGTCGCCGCTAAACGCAAGCCGTTAGGACGTAAAAGTAAAAAATAGTATTTTCATAAATGGTTATCCTAATGATGGTGTTCCTGTATTATGTAACGTGTTTTATCAATATGAAACTAATGGAGGTCCGTTAGACATAATGATAGAAACCCCTGTATAATTCCGGATATATTATTGATTGGTATTCTTTCATAAAAGATGCATTAAACATTGGATGGAAGAAAGAGACTATAATTAAGAAAATAAAGTATGCATTCGATGATGTTGAAATACAAAATTCGGATGATATATTAAAAAGAGTTATCCAGTATATAGAAAGCCTATAAAGGAAAATGGTATGGGTAAAACTGTTCGCCGTAAAAATGAAAAATATCTCCACGAATTGTACGATAGTATTGATGTGACCCGCGATTTGGGAGATTATTACAATAAAAGTCCGGATAGTGGTGTTAAGGATCGATATAATGTATTGTCCCGACAGCGGGATCGTAAGCTGAAGCATGACATTCTACATGGTGACCATGATGTTTTTGTTGATGATGATTACGAAAAGAAACGTTCAAATTCAGGTTATCAATACAGTTAAGGATATTCTATGTACAGAGAAGAAAACGAAGGCTGGTTTTAAGTGTAAGGGGTAATTAATATACCCCAGCGGCGTCAAACTATGTAGTCAATGGTGTGGTGACACCATACATAGTCACTAGACGAAAAGAGGGCGTATAACCTCGCATACGCTTCCCGTTATTAGAGGGTAGTGTGACCTACTACAACACGAAAGGTTGTCTCTCAACTTCACCTAGAGGGGCGCATTACAACGGGGACTCTATCTTGCTTTGACTGGCTTGATATAGTCCCCGTTTCCTTTGGTATAATGGAGTTTTATAATGATTACTTCTTTACTATTAATTTATATTATTTTTATCTTTGTGTTTATGGCGGCATATGGATTAATTGATTACCGAGAGTCAGAACAAAAACGATATCCTGATATAAATGAAATATTTGACTACTTCTTGGCTGGTTGTATGTGGCCTATAAGTATTGCTATCTGTGTAATTTATAAAGTGTCAGAAGGTAGCTCTAAATAACAGTATATGTATAACCGATGACGAGAACGAACCTCCCACCAACGATCAAGACGGATTCGGTTCTACTGATTCTTATTAATGCATGATTTTACAATACAAAATGATGAGGTTTATCCCGTGGCAATGATGCACGAAAAGAAACATGCCCGTGAGGGTAGAGGTTCCGCTAATGGTGGAAATGAAAAATGGTATAACTCCCCACTTTGGGAAAAAGTGGAAGCCAAGCAAGTATCATTGGATGCAACTCCTGATGATCTGCTAAAAGAGAAAGAAAATGAAGACCTTAGAGCAAAACAGCGCCGTATGTTTGCAATGGCTTATTAACAACTAAAAAGGTAAAACAGATATGATAGTATCGCCAAACAGTTTCTTTAGAGACGAATATGTTAGTATGATAAATAAAAAGTTGAAACTTTTTAAAAGTTCCGATTACGTTAGTAGAATGAGACTTCAACTAGCCCCACATTCTTTTCAATCTGAGTTTGCAACCATATGTTTAGATATGGGTAGACAAACCGGTAAAACGTCTGCGGCTTTGATGTTACTTGAGCAACATAGTGATGCACTTTATATTGTTCATAATAGCGCCGCGATGAGATCTATTGTTTGTTTTGCTCCGCATTTGAAAAATCAAGTATTGTCAATTAGTGATTTTGTCAATAGGTTCTATTCTCGCGGAACATATAACCATGTAGTTTTAGGTAGTAGAATAGAAAAATATAGTTTGATCATTCTTGATGAACCATATTTTACGTGTACGAATGGACAAAGACAATATACAAATAAACCAAACTGTTCTTATTTCGAAAGTATAGACGGTGAGAGTGTGAAAACTTATGACCTTGTAAGTTTTGCAGCATTTAAAATGGATTCATTAATAGTTAAGTTGGGAATGCAATGAAAATAGCTTATAAATATGATATTAAACGTATATCAGATCGGGTTTCTCAATTTGTTACTGTTGGTTTAAAAACCGTAGCTAAGATCCATTATCTTCATTTGGTAACAAGTAACTATGCGTTGCATATGGCACTTGATGAATTTTATAAAGAGTTCCCAGATGATTATCTGGATGGGGTTGCTGAGAGTGCGTTAGCCAACGATATAACGTTATCCTATGTACCCTTCGAAGTGTCCGGAGAAGACGCGCTAGAGGTCTTACAGAAGCTATATGATACCGGTATTGAACTGGTTTCTATACTGGAAGGTAAACCTGAATTTAAAGGTACTCTAAACGCAGTTGAGGACTCACTTGAATTTATTAAGAAAGTGATCTACAAGGTAAAACGATTCAATTAAAAAATAATCCCTCGTCTATTGACGGGGGATTTTTATTTGTGTATAGTAAAGAAATTATAAGAATAAGGAATAAAAATATGTACGATGTACAACGTGTGATTGATATTTGTAAAGATTCGTATGAATTTGTTGAAGTTGTTGATATGGGGTCGTATACAAAGATAAAAACTTATTACAGCAAGGCTTGTTTCATTGACGAACCCTGTGTAATGGAATGTGAATATGTAATTGGGGTTTTGAATAGTGGTATTGTAGTTACTCCATTTAAAGACAAAAAAAGTATGGTTTTCAAAACCGTTGAGGAATTTTCTTATTGGGTAGATGCCTAAATATCAAGGTAATAACCTAAAAGGAAAATAAAATGAAAAAGTTTAGTGAATTTATAAAGTTGGAAGAAAAATTGATGGTATTTGGTAAGAAAGCATACCCTAAATTTGGAAACGTTCTTATTCTCGCAGGCGGTGCAGGTAGCGGTAAGGGCTTTGTAACATCTAAATTAGTAGGTATTGAAGGTATTATTCTTGATGTGGATCGCGTTAAAGAACTGGCTATGGCATCTACAAAACTTTCTGCTCGTATCAAGAGAGAAACCGGTCATGATATTTCTCAGTTCGACCTAAAGAAACCGGAGAATGTATCTACGCTCCATAATCTACTTGCGTCTGAATATAAGACTACCAAGAAAATGGATAAGCGGGTGTTTGATGGGGTTCTTGCCGCACCAGAAGGACGTAAACCCAATATTATATTTGACGTTACCTTGAAAGATATGGGTAAAATGGCTCAAATAGCAAAACAAGTTCGAGATCTTGGATATGAAAAGGAAAACGTTCATATTGTATGGGTTATGAACAAGGTTGATGTTGCTATCGATCAGAATAATAAGCGTAGTCGTACAGTCCCTCTTGAAATTCTAGTATCTACCCATGAGGGGGCAGCAATGACCTTCAAAAACCTAATGGCGATGGGTGAAGGTGCTAAGAACTATGCGGATGGAGATTGGTATATCGCGTTTAACCAAGTTGGGGTTGACTCAGAACTTGCCAAGTCTGGTAACGGTGGTAGTTATATCAAAGAAGCCAACTATATTAGAGTAAAACAACAAGGCAAAGCTCCAATGAAAGCAACTGAATTAGATAAAGCTATTGTTGGTAAGATTGCCGATTATATTCCAAATCCGGAAACTTGGGCTATGATAATGAAGAAATAATTTTCCCTAAATACCAATGAACATAAAATAAGAGGAAAATTAAAATGGCTTATGTTTATATTGTAAAAGGTAAGTCCACTACTTTGACTTCTACTGTCACGGGTGGTACTGCCGAAGGATATTCTTTCGTATGGAAGAAAGATTCTTCTGTTATTTCCGGAACTGGGAAAACTAAAACACTTAGTAACTTCACAGATGCGGATGCTGGGGTTTATACGGTTACAGCTTCTAAAGATGCAGAAGCTGACGTAGTTGATACATTCGAGCTTGGGTGTGTTGAACATGTTCCTGCTATTACAACTCCAACTCCTGTAGTTAATAAGGTTGAAGGTGATTCAGTTACATTCACAGTAACTAAAGGTACTATTAAATTTACTCCAACCACTACAGATCCTTCAGTCACCAGTCTATATGATGTTTCTACACAATGGAAACGGGGTTCTGATGATATCCCTAGCGCAACTTCTACGGTTTATACAAAAGTAGTTGATCTTGCTGATGATGGAATTACTTTTAGTGTGGTTCAGTCTTTCCTTAAAGAAACCGTAAGTCAATCAACAACTCCGTTTGATGTTGGTATACTGAATGTTTCTGAAGTGGTTCCGCTTGTTGCAGAATGGGCGGTTGTTCCATTGACATATCGGAACGCTTCATTTACTTGGATTGGATATTGGGTAATAGATGAAATTAAATCTAAATCTGATTGGTTTGATGATTACTCTACCATGAAATACAAAAGTGAAGTAGAAACAATTGTTAAGGCATTTAATGACTATGGTGAGGTTTTCCTTTTGGAAAGTCGAAATGGTCGCCTGTTGAAAGTTAGTGATTTGAAATAATATTAGGCTCCTTCGGGAGCCTTTTTTGATCCTAAATATAATTTTAGGAGATAACAAAATGAAATATGAAAAAAGTCGCGGGATATCCCGCGATAAAATGCCACAAATAACGGTTGCGAATGTTCCAGTTTTCTTAGAGTTTATGTTAAAGAAAGGTGTTACCTATAGAAAAGAAAGGGTAGCGGTTAAATCTCTTCTTCCTACTCAATCTGAGTATAATGAGGATAAAGTTAAAAATATGGTATCTGCTCCGGATTCTGTTCTGTGTGCTCCGATCATAACTTCTGATGATGATTATATTTTAGACGGGCATCATAGATATAGTGCTGTATTGGCTCAAAATCCAAATAAGCTGATGGAAATTTATAGAGTAGACATTCCTATTGATGATCTGTTACAATATGCATATGCGTTTCCTCTTACATTTTATAAAGGCATAAATGAATGTAAGATTGGATTTAGTAAATTTATGAAATTAAAAGGATAATAAAAGAAATGTCATCATTACATTTTCATCACTCTGCTATGAACTCCGGAAAAAGTACACACCTATTACAAGTTGCTTATAATTATGAAGAACGTGGTATGAATGTTCTGGTTATAAAGCCAAACATTGACACCCGAGATGGAGATTTTGTTAAAGCTAGAATTGGGCTATCAAGACCCGCCGTAATGTTCTCGAAAGACGAAAATCTGATAGATCTATTCCTAAGTTATAGTATTGGTTCAAAAAGAGATTGTATTCTTGTTGATGAAGCTCAATTCATGACAATAGAACAAGTAAAACAGTTGGCTAAAATTGTTGATGATTATGATGTTCCTGTCATGTGTTATGGTCTTATGTCAGATTCCAATGGTAATATGTTTGATGCGTCCCGTCAGTTGGTTGTAATGGCTGAACAGCTCGTTGAGCACAAAACTATATGTTGGTGTGGATCTAAAGCTTCAATGAATATGCGTATTAATGAAGGTGGTGAGAAAATTCTAGGAGATCAGGTTTGTATCGGTGGAAATGATAAATTTATTTCAGTATGTCGTAAACATTGGGTGAGTGGGAAACCACACCCTTAAAACAAAAGGGATCCCCAATTGGGATCCCTTTTTTTTACGTAAGGTCTGCTCTACCAAGAATTCTACCGTTTCTCGATTCCATTACTGTGAAGTTTGGATAGGTTTCAAAACCTTCTGCCAATAATGAAACTAAACATGGATATTTAAATCTTGGGTTTGTTGGATCGGATATCCAGTTAAATCCTTCATTCTTTGCTTTTAGAATTTCATCAGTTACCCAATAACCAACCCAAGTAAATCCGGCACTTCTATAATGTAATGGAACAATATAGTAAGATCTACAGGATTCTGGTTCGATTTCATCAAACAGTCTTATATTGAATGTTTCGGTTTTCGGTATATATGCTCCGAGCTTAGTGGCAGTAACCACATAATTATATTCTCCATAATCCGAATCTGAAACTATTTTATTCAATGTATTTTCTGTGCTAATGGTATTACCATTTCGAATCCAATTGTAGCTAAGTGTACTTCTATTCCTAGAAACTAATATACTTGGTGTTAGAGTTAAATTAGCACCTTCTTCCACATGTATATCTACACTGGAAAGTATTGATATATCAATTTCTCTGGGAATTACACCCACCTCAAAATTTATCTCATTTGATAATATATATGATGTACTACCTTCTTTGGTATAAATTAGTCTAGCATAATATACCCCAGCGGCTGGATAATCTATATCATAAAGATCAAATGAATTGGGGCTCTCTTGTGGTAATTGGGGCATTAACGCCCCAGATTTATACCATTCAATACCAACAAGAATTCCCCCAACCGGTAATACCATTGAGTCGATAACGAAACTTACATTGTCACCAACTAATGCATAGTCTGGACCATTTATAAGAATCATTGTGTTAAGTCCCTATGATTCAATTTAACTATTTCTGCTCTAACTACGTGGTTTGAACTTGTAGTATTTTCTCCAGAAACTGTTAAAAACACTTTATACCATTTATTGGTTGTTTGGTTATAAAAAGAACTACTATGTAATTCCATACTTCCACCATAAACACCATTATCTATTTCTGTATTTATTGTAGTTGCTACCCAACCGGATTGATACCAAGAACGAATTCCGTTTGCACCACTTTGTATTGTATATTTTATATCATAAATTGCAGGAATTGTGGGATCTGTCAATTTAACATTAAGGCTACTAGTGTTTCCAGTTCTTCTATTTAAAACTATAGTAAGACCTGAATCTCCAATTGGAAATGAATATGTTCCATTTAACGCAGGAGTTTGGATTGTTCCCGAATAACTCCAATATGTTTGGGGTAGATATGGCAATAGTTTATTAAGGAGATTTCTTAGGTCTGTATCAGTAAGGGAATCCACATCAAATACACCAGACACTCCTTGTATTCCTTGGTCACCTTTATCTCCCTTGTCGCCCTGTATTCCTTGTATCCCTTGTATTCCTTGGTCACCTTTATCTCCCTTGTCGCCTTTATCACCTTTTGCCCCAACTGCCGACATTAATGCCCAATACACAGTATCTGTCGGTAATATTCCAGTTGATGATGTTATACAAAAATATGTAGCTCCTTCATAGGAAACTGCATCGTCATCAATGTATGCTACCAGCGGGTCATATATCCCTTTCCAGTTTAATCCAGATGGTCCAATAGGTCCTATATCCCCTTTATCTCCCTTGTCGCCTTTATCTCCCTTCTCTCCCGGAACACCATCGAGCATTTCTTGGGTTATTCCTAAAATACCTCTAGCTTCCTCTGCGGTGTTTGACTTAATTATAGATTTACCATAATCCGGAGAAGTTAATTTATCGGTGTCTAATGGGCTGGTAGATTTTAGTATAGAATCAAATTGAATTTTTGTTTCATCCATTTCAACAAGATTCACCCCCTTAAAATCCCCACGACCATTATGACCAAATAACGGATCTGTCATTTTATTTTTCCTTCTTTGTAGTTGACTTCAACAAAACCTTATGTTAACCTATAGCCAAAATAAAGTTTGAAATCATCATTTATATTTACGGGAGTTAAAAATGAGTAAATTGCCTGAGTTTGTAAGTTTCAATAAATCTGTTAAAATAGATGATATGACATTAATGTTACCAGTTAACACCCATAAATTTGATAAATTTGCGGTAACTATTAACGATAATGGATTGGTTGAATTGTGGCCTGAATCTTGTGTAGATGTGGGTATTTCTTACAACGAAAATATTGGATTTCATGTAAGTGCTAATCCAGATCATTATAGTTGGGATAGTGAAATTATGGTTGGTCATATGTACGAAGATGATCCGGCTTCTGCCACATACCTTAATTGTATGTGGCAGTTTAAAAGAGAGGGTAGTTCAATTAAATTTATTTCAAAAGAATGCTTTACTTCTTACTCTGGTCGTGTAAAATAGGTTTTAGACATTAAGGGAGAGACGACATGAAAACCATCCATTGTAAGCCTGAGTTTGTGGAATTCTATCACGGTTCGTGTACTCTCGGCCTTAAAGGAAATATGTTGCTTCCTCCTGAAATGACTGATACTATTTCTGAGAAGGGTAGAAAGAAGAATCTAGATCGGGTATTCTTCACCAAGGATAAAGGTCTTGCTAAGGTATACGCAAGGCGGGCGGCTCGGTCTATTGGTGGGGAACCTACTTTGTTTCGAGTTGTTGCGCCGGTAGATACCGTGTTTATGTCAGAAACTCCGGGGGCGACTGTGTATCATGCCGCATGGGCATTCGTTGAAGAAATGCCTTTTGGTAAATTGAGCGACTAAGGAAATTATTATGAATTTTAAACTTGACGACTCTAATCTTGTTATCAATCACCTTTTTCTCAACCAATCTCAAGAAATCCTAGAGAAAATCCGAGAAACCCGTAGTAAAGATGTAATTGATGAACCATTTAAACTTACCATCATGATCAATGGTGTTGAGATTGAACATGTAGATTCATATGAAAACTTTATGAAATATCAATATGAAGTTATGGAAAACCGACTTAAACAGGAATATAACGTTGATGCGTTTGATATGCGGGTGAGGGATGCTGCGGAAAAGATCATCAAGGATAAGTTTGGTGATTTGATGGACAAGATGTATGATTTTGAACGTTCTGTTGATTTTGGAAACTCTGTAATAGAAACCGAATGGGGTATGTAATATGAAACTTGATTCTGGATTTTTCGAAAAAGTAAAGTACACAAACCGTTATGATGTTAAACATTTTCGTACATTTGATAATGAAGTGTTGTACGTTTGGGAAAAACATTCTACCAATGAAGATCCGGTAATTGAGTTGGTTATGGTTGATGATGAAGTCTTTATGACCGGTAGATATTTTGACCAATACGATTATGATGATTTTATCTATAATATAGAAAAAGATTGCATTCCTGACCCATTCTGGTAATATCTATCACGTAGACAACAAAACAGAGGAAGTAATCATGAAAGTAGGCTCAATGGTTCAGATCAACGTAAATAACTTTACTGGTGAAAATGACCACGAAAATCCGTTTGGTATTGTCGGTGAGGTTATCGATCATAGTCCTGAAATCTGGACAAAAGTTGAATGGCCTAATGGTGTCATAAGTTATTACGATGAGGATGAACTGATTTGTCTTGACTATCAGGAAGAAACCAAAATTCCAACAGTTGTTCAACCAGAAACCGGATTTAATCCAGTGTTTGTTGCTCGCGTCATTGCAAAAATTGACGAATATCATAAAACCTATCTGGTAGAACATCCACATGATTGGGATTGTTGTGGATTTGCTTCTGTATCCATTGAGTTTGGTCGCAAACGTAAGATGAAGGAACAGGTTCAAGCTCTTGGTTTTAATATCGCTTATAAAAGTGGAACCGATTCAATTATGGATCCCACGTTTCGAATTCCCTCTTGTGGTCATCAGTCGTTGACTTACAAGGAAGAAATCACCAAGATTATTTGTGAAGAAATTAACAATGTAGTTGGTGAAAAAATTGCCCGTGTATCATCTTATATGGATTAAAATGAGGAAAAATAAATGAAAGTAGGTGTTTTTGTTTTTAAGAGTCCGTATTTCGTGGATAAATTTATTAAGTCTGCGGAAAACCGAGATTTTATTTTGAATGTGTATATGAACCATGAAGCTGACGGTTCAATCGAACTACACGCTTCAACTACCGCGCTAAGGTATGCAGATCGAGATGGATACCTTAGTCGATTTATTGTAAATGGTGTAGAGAAGATTGACGAAATCAATTCAATTGATGTTTCTGATTTTGGTGAATATTTCGAATGGGTCCGTGATTATGACGTGGAAGACCCAGAAGAAGATACCCCGATTGATGAAGATGTATTGTATTCTGCCATCATGAAGGATCTTTACGTTCCAGAACCGCAAAAAGAACCAGAAGATGATTTTACAAAAGATCTGTATGGTATGAGTATGTCTGGGGAATTGAAACTGACTGGGCTTCCTAAACCCGTTGAGCATATCAAAATTGATAATATTGAGATTCTTGATTTGGTATCAAATGTAATGGAAGGTGTTTCCAAATACGAAATGACTATTTCCAAAGACTCGGAAGGTAAACAATGTTTTCAACTGAAAATCGAATGGTAGTAGAAGGGCGGTATCAATTCCGCTCATTAGAATCTCGTCATGCATATAGAAATAGTTGTGAAAGCAACCGTTTCAATTATGAGCTGATGAAAGATGGATTTCGTGTATTTCATACTGACGAAGATGATAACGTTATTGCGATCTGTTCCATTGATGATGTTCTTGGTGAAAGACCATATTATCGCAATGATGGAACGGTTTATATTAATAATGTTGAGAGTGTCCATTTTTATAGGATCCACGAATGACAGTAAAAGACATTAAATACCTTGCTAGATCTTTTGGTACATCTGGGGAATTGATCCTGAATAATGCCAAATATCTAGGGTTTAATGATTGGGCATATGACTTTGTGACACTTGATGAATCTAAAATTGAATTGGATACAAATATAGTTAAATTTTATTTTATATCTGGTTCAACTACGTATATCCATCCTGTGAATCTAACAACCTTGAATTATTCTCCCGATTGGGTTATCGGTGAGTTTTATAAGGAAATTTATTGTGAAAATTAAATATATTTCTGGGGATATGATCGATATGATGAAAGACCCAGAACAGCTTAAAATCCCTACGATCTTTGTACATGGATGTAATTGTCATCTTGCTATGAAATCCGGTATTGCAGGCGGAATATCTATTCATTTTCCAGAAGCGGTACAGGCTGATGAATGGTATTACAAGTATTTCAAAGATAATATGGATATGTTGGGGAATTATAGTTATATAAACCTCTCTGAGGGTGTAAGTGTAAGTAAACTATGCAACCTATACACGCAATACTTTCCGGGGGCGGATCTTCGTCTCGATGCACTTGAAGACACATTTAGAAACATCGCCGAAGATTATGGATATGAAGGATATCGATTGGTATTCCCTAAAATAGGCGCGGGTGTAGCCGGTGGAGATTGGGAAGTTATCTCACGTATAATTGAAAATACAATTGATGATGGTGATTTTACCGAAATTATTTGTGTAGAATGGAATAAAAAATAATCTCCTAAGCCTCTCCCTAAATATGGGTGAGGCTTTTTCGTTATGGGAGAATATAAATGATAAAACTCAAAATATTTGCAGTTCTGGCGCTAATTGTTGCTATCGGCGGATCTGCTTGGTATATGACAAACAAGATAGAGTCGCAAGGGATCGTCATTGGTGAACTAACCCAGACATTGGAAACAACCACAACCCGTTTAAACGCCCTAGAAACGAGTATAAGCGATTTCAAATTACAGTCTGGTGAGTATAGCAAGATTGAACAGGAATCCAACAGAGAGCTTTCCAAGCGCATTAACACCCTTGAAGTTAATGCACGTAGAGGGCAGGTAGCTATAGATAAAAAGCCTAAGCTTGTAGAGAAGTTGATCCAGAAAGACTATACAGAATTCAGCAAAAGAATGGATTGTATTACCATGGGGGAATGTAAATGAGAATTTTCCTTATTTGTTTGATGGTGTGTGTATTGGTGGCATGTTCTTCAAAGCCGATACCAGAAACTAAATTAACATTTCATCCAAATCGACCGGTGGCGGTTAAAACGTATGTTCCTAAATGGACTGTTGTCAAAGAGGGTGATACGACATTTGTTGGTATGACTTACGAAGAAAGTCTAAGATATAGAGCATGGTTGGAAAAGATTGGAGTTTACATAGACTCTCAAAATCGAATGTTATGTAGTTATAGAAAAGAATTAAAAGAACCGCAATGTATAAAGGCTCCTTAATGGAGCCTTTTTTAATACCTAAATAATAAGGTAATAACAAAACAATTTTTCGAGGAAACGAAGATGGCAGAATTGAAGAGTTCATCTACTGCTGGGGGTAGTCTTGTTTGGACACAAACAAACTTACCGGTATCCCCTCAAGATGGGAAAATATTCTACAAGGATATGGAGTTGGTAGATAGCAAAAATAATCAGACTATCGCCGGAAAAAAAGATTTTACTACAGGGGCTACTGTTCCTACTCCTGTATTAGCTAATGACGCTACAAATAAATCATATGTGGATGGTAAGGATTCCACATCAGTTAAATCCGTTCGCGGAACCGCCCCTATTAGAGTAACTACAGGAGTTAACCCGACTGTATCTATTGATGCAGCAACCCCAACGGCTTCTGGTTCTATGAGCGCGGGTGATAAAGCTAAATTAGACAATCATCCATTTAACGTAGTTAATAAAGATGGAGATACAGTAAACGGTAATTTGGCTACTACCGGCAATTTCTCTGCACAAGGGAAGATTACCTCAACTGCTAACGCCGGTATTGAAAATATGGACGATGTATATGCACAACGCATGGTATTATCTGGTTCACAAGGATATTTTCAAGCTGGTAAAAAAGATAGAGATGTTAACGACCAAAAGATGGTATTTTCTGGCTGGTTTGGTACACCACTATCACAATATAGAATCAGTATGGCTACTGGGATTCAACCCCAAGTTCTTCAGGGCGGTGTAAACTATGATATTCTTCATCGTGGGAATATGCCAACTCCTGAAGATATTAAAGCAATGGCTATTTATGATCGCCCAACTGGTGATGATTGTAATAACGCAATATTACCCGGTAACTATGGTATCTTTGCTAATACAGCAAACACTCCTTTCGGGATAGGACCTAGCGGTTCTACTCTGCTTGTAACTCGTTGGGGAAATGGCGCTAACTCTCAGATATTCTTTCCATACGGATCGGATAGAGTGTTTGTTCGTCGTCAACATATTAGTGTTTGGCAGCCTTGGTTTGAGTTGTATTCAACTTCTAACAAGCAACCTGTTGGTGGTATGGGTCTTGGTGTTGGTGATGCACCGAACGCTCTGACAATCACAGGTAACGTTCGTGATTTCAACTTGGCTAAGATTAACGGTACTTTTACTATTGAAGGTTCCTGGGCAAATGGAGTTAATAACACTGCTAACGCTGAGGGTCATGCAGGTATATTGCAAATATCTCAACGTTCTATTGATAATCTAACAGTTCAAAAATATACGACTTGGTTAACAGGTCAAGGTGTAAATCACCATAGAGAGTTTACCCGTATATGGATTAATGATACTGAGGGTTGGAATAACTGGTTACCTTCCGGTACTTGGGAATCTGTGAACACATACAGAACTGGGATACTTCGTCTTAATAACCAAACTAATGATGACTCTGTATACCCTTATGTGTCTTATACCAAAGAGAAGTATCGCGATACTATCGCTCCGGGGACTTATTATACCGTAGGTGAAATATCATTCCGTGCAGGATCTTCTAATAGATACGATCCGCACTCAGGGGATCAATTATCCAGAATATTGGGAATGGTAACGAATACCGCCACGGCTGGGGAATATGATGGATCCTTGTTCTTAGCTTCCAGACTTCGTAGAACTGATGGAACCGTTGCAGATAGTTCTACTCTTGCTATTAACCGAGACTTGGGTGTTGAATTTACTCATGCTGCCAAAAAAGTACAGATTAATACTGGTAGAGTTACTGCTGATGAATTTTTCCAAAATACCGCACAAAGTAGTTTGGCAAACAGTTCAACCCGTAAAGATTATGTAGATGCAGAAGTAGCGACTAAGGTTTCTAAGGCTGGTGATACCATGACAGGATCCCTAACCTTACCTACTGCAAAACCCCTTTACTTTGGTGCTGGTAATAATACTTATCTAACCCGCTCAGGTGACGATCTGTTTGTTGCTGCAATTGCGGGTACAACCGGTAAAGTCGTTATAGAGGGTAAAGTTAATCCACAAGTTCGTATAGGTACTTCCAATTATAATATATACCATGCTGGTAATAAACCAACTTCAACTGAATTGGGTGTAGTTAATATTGCTGGTGATGTTATGACTGGTAACCTTATTGTGGATGTAGGAACTACTGCTGAACCACAAGTGGGTGTTAGAAGATCTGGACGTAGATTATATATGGCTGATAACGGAGTTACCGTAGGCTTGTATAATATAATTGGCGGATCGTTCATAAATACCTTTATGATTTCCCGAAACATAAATGATGGTAATATTACTGTGGGTTCTGACAGTAATAACACAATTATTCGTGGTGCTGGTAATCTTAAACATGGTACTGCGGATATATATACAACCTCTAATAAGCCATCTCCTGCTGATATTGGTACTCTAACAACCGCCCAAATAAATGCGGAATTAGCAAAGCAAGTTAGTAAAACTGGCGATACCATGAGTGGGGCATTAACTACTACTCAAGTAAATGCAACTAATAACTATGCGTTTGTATCAAGTATAGCACAAACCCACGGTATGTATCTTGGTAATACTGCTTCCGATAAGAGATTGATTCTTGGTGGTGGTAATCCAACTATTGGTGCGGTTCATATTCGTCCACACGGTATAGGTGTTGAAACTAGTCAAACCATATTCAATACTGACGGAACAATTACCAACGGTGCAACTCCAACAGAACCCGGTCATTTGACTAATAAGGTTTATGTGGATGGTCAAATATCGCAACAGGTATCTAAATCTGGCGATACCATGACTGGTCAACTGTTAATACAAACTGCAAATAATGCACCAATACAGTTGAAGAGTACCACTGCTGGGGTTGTTACACCTCAATATATAGTAGCTAACGACTCTACTGGTGCGCAACGTTGGTATATAGGACAAGCTAGTGCGAATTCCCCTGATGTACTTTTGTATAGCACCGGAAACGGAACTTACCTTCGTCTTGAATCAAACCAAGTATCATTCAACAAAAACCCAATATCAACAGCGTTACAGGGTACTGCTGCCGGTTCTCTGGTTCGCCGAGATTTTCTTGAGAGTTCATTGTCGATTCAAACGCCGAATAATGCTATCAAAATTCCTGTTGCCAACTTAAATGACTATCAAACACCCGGATATTACTATCAGGATTCCAACGCAAATGCGGTTTCTGGAAGTAACTACCCAACACCTCAAGCCGGTGCTTTGGTAGTTACTAAAGCGGCTGGTGTAATCCAAGAATATACTATTTACGGAACCGGTGCTCGTTATGTTCGAGCGTTTTATACCAACGTTTGGTCATCATGGGCACTCGTATATGATTCAACTCGTCCACCCGGAGCTACGGCGGTAGGAGCACTTCCGATAGCCGGTGGTACTCTAACTGGCGGTTATTTGCAAATACGGGGTAGTTCAAACCCTATGCTGGAATTACACCAGCCGGGTCAAGCTGCCGCTGTGATGTATTTGACACCAACCGGTCAATTTAGACTGGGTTCAGGAAACGGGGCGGGTGGTGAAACTAATGTTCGTATGACTGTTGAGCCAAACGGTAATGTGTATTCCGCTGGGTCTATAACAAGTGCGGGATATATGTTAGAAGGTGGTGCTCGTGTTTATTCTCCGAATAACCCACAACCGAGTCTAACACCAACCCAAATCGGTAACGCTTTGGCGAGTATGTCTTATGACGCGGTTGGTCAATATGCAATGCTCTTGCTGTATGTTGATAAAGGTAATTGGTTGGTTCCCGGTACTGTGGTTCCCGGTTCACAACTACGTTATTCAACTGCGGAAGGTAAAGATCCGGGCGGCGCACCTCCGGGAAACTGGAGACTGCATGGACGTACAAATCAGGGCGGTCAATGGGGTGGTCGGAACGTTTCTTTGTGGCAACGTGTTAGCTAATAAATGGGGCTTAATGCCCCATTATAATTATAGAGGTTTATATGTTAGAAAAAATGTTGAAATTCGATGAAGGATCTAAATTAACCGTATATTGGGATACTGAAGGGTATCCAACTATAGGAATTGGGCATCTTATATTGAAATTAAAAACGAAAGATATGGGAACCATAAATCGGGAACTTAGTTCCCATGTTGGTAGAACTATAATGAACGGTACTATAACCGATTCAGAGCAGAGTATGTTATTTGCTAAGGATTTGGATACGGTACGAGCTTCTATGAAGCGATACGAAGATCTGTGGGGTACTTATGTTGGTTTAGATGAGGTTCGTAAGACCGCACTCGAAAATATGGTATTCCAGATGGGAGCTAAAGGAGTAAATGGATTTCCTTCTATGTTGCGAGCCCTAAGAAATAAAGATTGGGCGGGTGCAAAGAAGCATGGTTTAGCTAGTGCTTGGGCAAAACAAACCCCAAATCGAGCTAAACGAGTTACTGATGTAATAGAGACAGGAACCTATAAGGGTTATCCTTTCGCGTAAAACAAAAAAGCCTACCCCGTTATGGAGTAGGCTTTTTTGTTAACTTTCTAGTTCCAAATCTGGATGTTGGGATATCATACAATCAATCATATCGTAAATTCGGCCAGCGTCAAATTCTTCGAATATCTCTTTAATTTGGGAAGGTTTAAGGCTTTTCACCATAACACGAAAGTTCTGAATAGTTAAAGGTTTTCCTGATGGGGTTGTAAATCCTGCCGTTGATAGGAAATCTATAAAACCTCGCTGAGTATCTAGAATGTCGTCTCTACCAAATTTGATTAGAATCGATGCAGTTGCCACAATATCTTTAAGGACTTCAATCTTATTGCTCATAAAATTCTCTTATTATAATTTTTGTTATTCTTGAATTAGTTCTAAAACGTCATCCCATGTATTATCTTCATCTTTAGGAACTATCCCAAATCCCCATTCATCATGTTGTAATTTCATTCCATCCCAGAATAGATCTTTAGACTGAAACTCACAAAGATCTCCTATAATTTCATAATTAGTACATTCTATAATATCACCAATTGAGTTTCCGCGATGGGATTTATCAAGTTCACCAATAATTTTATATTTACAGCCTATCATGGGATAGTTCATAGTTTATATCCTTCATCACGTAGAGTGATTGTTGTTAGTTCACGGGCATCGCCCATAAATCGAATTGATGTACCATCAGACAATTTCACCAGACTGATAATATTGTCGTTGAATTTATTATCTTGAAGAAAAGAGTCTACAGGGTGCATTGAGTAATCTTTAAGATTTACCGTAACTTGACGACCATCACACACACCTTGAACGATACCGCCACCAAACAGAATCTGTTTCATATTAATAATCCTTTGGTTTGTTTTTGTGTTTATCACCACGGATCCTCTTAGAGGATTCTTTCTTATCTTTCATCACACATGGGCGATTGAAATTATTCTTAGCTACCGGATTCATGTTTATCTCCTTAGAAAATAAATTGTGGGGATTTCTCCCCACCTACGAAACTATTCTCTCATATTAACTTACATAATGCAAGTATCTTATGCTGGAAGGAGCCAGAAAATTCCTGAGAAAGTAGCAGTAATTACAGCAATAACCAATATTGCAGAAACTACAATCATGACATTGAGCTTCTTATTTTGAGCTTCCCTATCATCGGTCGTCATATCTTCCCATTTGGTAATAGATTCATCTAGATCTTTCACACCATCGATACCAGTTTCCAGATATACAAGAACAAGGGGGTTTTCATACGCCTTACCCAAGATCCCTACCCGATCTGATGCTAGATTATGAAGCTGAACCCATTGGAACAGAACAACACTCAACGCGCCTAGTAGAATTGGACCATACATACTAGATGCAAACAACGAACCAAGTGAAACCGCGACAAAGAATACACCCCAAGAAACTAGAGAGTTTTTACTAAGTTTCTCTTTCTCTTCTTTAATACGAAGCTTTACTTTTGTAATTCGAGCCGGACTAACCATTTTATCTTCCTTAGAATAGAGTAATTACATAATGGATACAAGATGTAAACAAAAATACCAAAATAACGTCAACGCATGTCAAAAAGATCATTGAACGATTCGCCAGACGTTTTACTTCTGAATTATCCATATTATTGATAATATCTGAATCAAGTGATTTAAATTTCATCATCTTCAATAAATATGGGTGACCGTATTTAGGGCCAAATTGGATCTCTCGCTCTTTCCCAAAACGTCTATACATAATCAAATCTACTAACGAGTATATCAATGCAGCGGCAATAAAGAATGAATATGGTGATACAATACCATTCACAATTAGAATAATCGCAAGAATAAAAACAATCGAAGATGATACAGCGAAATTTCTCCATCCATATATTTTACTACATTCTTCTTTGTACAAATTTGAAAATTTTTCATTATTAAATATCATTTTTCTTAAGCCCATTTTTAAGTGTAGATAGATCTTTCAGATATTCTTTCTTAGAGTTTGTATTCTTCCAGTAATCGAGATCTGAAATTGCCTGTTCGTATTCTTTATTAAGACGCGCTATTTCGTCATCGGTCATGTTGAATATTGGCATACCAACAACTTTGTCAGAAAATATAGCCAATTCCGGTTCCATCAATCCTTCAACCTGTTTTATCATAGCTTTCTTTGGTTGATTGAAATTAACTTTACCATCGCGAGCTAGGCGGATGAATTCAACCCGAGCTTTAAGTTCCGGAATTTTTTTGGGAATCACATCAATCATATTTTGGATACGTTGATCCACAATAGGAAGTCGATAATTTATAAAATCTGCGATTAATTCGCGAGAGTGTTTATAAATTCTCAAATCCATTTCTTGAGTTACCATATTTGAATATGGACCAATTGTAACTAGGGTAGGATTGATGTTCTCACGTAGATCAAATTTGGCCATGATATTTTCGTGAGATGTGTCAAAATCCCGTTTCAACGTTACTCGGAACGTGAAATCACCCTCACCCTCAATCTCATCATAACCAACAATCTGGTCTGAGTCAATCAATTTATTCCGTATGGATACATACTTAATCCGGTCATAGCTAAATGGAATATCTTTAATTGTTAGCTTGGTTTTACCTTGCAACTCATAAACACCCTCGTTTGTCCATTGTTCATTGTCGGGAGTGTTTACCTTACCAATAAAAGACGGATATTTAACTTTAGGATTATCACATTTACCAGTTTTTACATATTTTACACATTCATCAATAACACTGTGAATGTCATGGGGAGGAATGTTTGTAGCATATGCGGATGCAATACCTTTAACCCCATTCAACAAAACAAATGGAATAACGGGTAGGTAAAATTTAGGAATAGAGTATGAAACGATTTCGTTATCCAAAAGCAGATCTTCATCTTTGAAAATATCATGGAAGTTGCTATTCAACTTACAAAAAATATATCGCGGTTCTGCTGCATCACGATTAGCACGGGAACCGAAGTTTCCTCTACCTTCCAACACCGGATAGTTGTTAGCGTATTCAGTTGCCATTTTGGAAGCAACATCAAAGGCTGAGGTTTCCCCGTGGGGATATCCATAATCTGACAATACACCACACAAATAAGCATTTTTCTTGAATCCGCACTGGCATGTTTTAATCGCAGAATACAAAACGAATCGTTGAGACGGCTTTAGACCGTCAATCAATGACGGGAGCGCCCGATTAACAATAACGTAGAAAGTAAATTCTTTCGCCTCGTTATCAATATAACTTGAAATAGAACGTTCAACTATTTTCATTAATACCTCTTTTAAATGAAACTCATAATCAACCAAAAAGCCGCGACATAGAAAATTGAGTCGCCAATTTTTCCAATAAAATGTTGATTCACAGATCGACCAACAATCAAAAGGTGAATTTTTGTAAAAAAATTACCAAATCCATATGGGATACCCCAGATAATAAAATACAGACCGGCAACAATAACATCCCAACTTTGACTAAAGATAAATTCTTTCATGATAGTTTCCTTATTTACGAAGCCATACGACCGTGGATAATAAATTTGTTTCGAACCTTACCGATCAATTCATGACCGTTATTCATTTGTCCATATTCTTCCAAATCAAGAAGATTCCGGACTTGATTAAACTTCAAGAAATACAGTTTAACACTCTTCCCACTCAAAAGATAGTCTTTTACTTCTCGGGCCTGACCTGTGCGTGGTTTACGTAGTCGGATCATAGTCTCCCCGAAACCACGGCGGCGTTGTTGGTTCCCTACGTGGGTAGCATACACAACCGAGCTGTTTGGTGCTGCAATAAAGTAGAAACCTTCTTTAAGAATATCACCAGTCTCTTGAAGATTGATACCAGTAAAGTTACCAACAACAACAGCCCCATGTTTAATAATCTCTTTAGTTGTCAAATTCTTTTTCATAATTAATCCTATTAGCTCCAAAGGTATAGTAAGAATAACCCAAAAAATATACCAAGTACAGTAAAAATTGCCGCATGGGGTGTATTTAAAAGGTCTTCATGGTCAAAATCTTCTACCCATATGGTACGACCATAAAACTCACTATAAACCCGTTTCATCTTCACGCGATTCCCATGAATAACGACTTCACCATTATTCACATCAATTTTGTCAATAACATTAGACATATAAACCTCATACGTTACGAATGAAAAATACACCGTTCTTTACCAGAACATGATTAAGATTGTATATATTCATAGCCTGAGTGTCAACATGTTTTTTAACTCGATACTCAACATTTTTTGTATCACGGTTTACATGGAAAGAGTAAACCCAATCCTTAACCTTCATAGACAACACAACACATCCATCTAGATCCGGTTGTTGTGTATAACCATCAGCCTTTTTAATATTAATGAACTGTTCGATAGGAACCATAGCTAAAACCTCATAGGACTGCGTAGAATCGATTATTGGAATGAATATAAATAACGACTCAAGTTGATTTATAAATCAAATGGCGAGCGATAGAGAGTCCCTAACGGGTGTTCGTCTACGACTCACCATTTCTAATTATAAAGTCTCTATTAATATATTATAGAACTTTATACTTTGATTACACTTGAAACTAACCAATCACCTTTTTGACTAGGGAACCATCAAACATCATACCTTTAGAGGTAGCGGCTTTCTTACAAGCCCCCATGATTTGACCGATATTTGCCCCCTGCATAGAGTCAACCACTTCTTTGATTTGGGTTTCATCAAATACTTGTGGCAGATAACTCATATACATCTGGCGCTCAATCAGCAACATGGTGATTTTAGAGCATTCTTTCAAAACATCAACAGCTTTCTCAAAGCTGCGTAATGGTTGTATCACCCCAAGCTGTTCCAGAGTCTCATCTAGATTCTTCACAACTTCCGAACAATTTTTCTGTACATCTTCATCAGACACGACTGAATTATGACCAGAAGGAGATGCTTCACCGATCAGAGTAGTCAAGGCGTTGATTTTCATTTTACCAACGTGAGTTGTACGTTCTTCAGATTTACGAAGAGTGATTTGGTCTTTCTTAATTTTCTCAAGCAGCATTTATTACACCTTTAATATATTTTATAGTGGATTTGAGGACTTCTAGATCTTCTTTACATAATTGTTCTTCTACCCATGTAAAGAATATACGAACTTCATTTGCTTCCATTGCATTCAGCGGTTTCTGATGCATAGCACGGTTATAAACCGCTTCCATTGCATACTGAGATGGATTGGTAACACAAACCCACTCTAGATAACGAGGGTAAAGTTCATAAAATTCATGCATGTTCAGTCGAATAATCATGGCAGATCCTTTTTTAAATGGAGATACATTTTACTATCAAAATAAATTATTTGTCAATCAGTATCTTTCAGAAATTTTATATCATCTTCCGCAATTGATTTCGCATTTTCCAAACGGTCATATTCACCCCGTAGAATGTTTTCTATTACCATTGCATCAATTCGGTCTTTCATATTCAGAATTATATTTCTGATTTCAAACGCATGTTCTATGTTCATATTAAATACCCATTATTTGCAGGAAATGAACCCATAACCACCGGAAGAAGAACCAACCCACATAGCGGCCTTCCAGTTGGAAATGTGCCCACGAACATACTTAGAGGCACCTTTCCAGCCATTGGCCTTGTGGATGTTCCCATTTTCCAGATTAACAAACCAAACCACGGATCCGGTAGTTTCCTCACGACCATAGTCATGCATCACGATGCGAACGAATTTCCGGCCTTTATCGTAGGAGTAGGAACGGCGGTTAAGGTTATGTTCGATGAAAGACGCTACGTGATCCTCGTCATAACGAGCCCGCATTTCAGGCAGAACACGATTAAACCAGTTATCTTCAGAGAAGGCATTCATTTCAGCAACCATAACTTCGATTTGATTCATCATATTAATTCTCCTAATGGGTGTCTTGTCTCAACAGGGATAGTATCTCATTTCTACTTAGGGATGTAAACCCTTTTTACAAGATTTTTTGTCAATTTTAGTTCTGAAACTATAACGTCAAAATATGCCTGACGTATGTGATGATTGTTTAACTCGAATGCTTCTCCTATGAGAACTTCATATTTATCAAGAAGATCCCGAGCGCGATTTATTGCCTGAAAAGCAAATGTACTATATTCAAAGAAATATGAAACTAGTTCTGAAAAAATATCGTTAAGAAGCAAATGACCATTTCCTGTGTATTTGCATTCATTTTCGAAAACTTTTATTGCACTATCTATTTTACTGACGATCATAATTATTTCCCCAAGTTGATGTAAGCAGCACGAAGATTACCAACACAAATGTCAATATAGATACTGAAATTTTCAGTAATCTCTCCGTCATTTGCAGCACATTCTTGGTAGGATTCGTTCAACTCTTCTATGGCCTTTGCTACATAATCTGATGACTTACATGGACCCATCATACACATAAGGTCTTTCATATTGCTGGCCGTATTTACGAAAGTAAAAGGTGAACTAGTTCCGCTGACTACTTTAGCGTTAACCATTACCAGTTCTGATTGAATATCCATAATGGCTTCACGAATAGATTGCATAGTTACTGTCATAATATATTCCTTTTAAAATGAGGGGCCATTCCCCTCTCAACAAGATCCATATTATCAGAATGATTAGTGGTGTCAACGCTTCAATTCAACTTTTTTACAAATTTCGTCATATCGAGTCTTATATAGACTATGCCAATGCTTATAAACAGGATCTGGATGAGATTCCAGTTGAAATTCGATCATATCAAGCATCATCATAACATTATCCAAAAGATATGCCTGATCTTCCAGATCCATAGGTGAAAATTCAATTCCTTGGTTTGTAGAGAAGTGTTTCATTTGAATACATCATCCATTGTGAAGTTGATAGAACCTAAAGCCTGTTTTATCATTTCGAGGGTTTTAAACACAGGAATAACCTCATGTTCATCAAGACCTCTGTGGCGGTACATATGATGACGGATCATCATATCGATTGTACTACTGGTAATTGTCTTGATATCACTAGGATATTTTTCCCCAATATACCGTTTATATTCTTTAATGAACCATTCGAGGGAACGATGTTTTGTGCGTTTCAAAAACTTGGTTGGGATTGAAATTGTCATTTCAGAAGTGATCCATACTTTTGTAAACAAAGTATAACCGACCATTTCCTCTTCTTCTCTAACAAATGCTTTATGTACAGAGTCCCCAATTGAAGAATTTGGTTCGAATTCCCAACAAGATATAATACCATCAATGTTTATCTCAATAGTACCTTTTTTGTGATCAACTACACAATATTCTGGGTTAACTATCTGAGAATCTTTATGTGATTCCGTCTCACCGATCCACACAACCCATTTACTAAGGAACGTACCATAATGAAAATAACCTACTTTCATAACTATTCTCCATCAAATAAGCTGGGGGTTTAAACCCCAGCGATAAACTTACGAACTGCATCTTGCTCTTGCTTACTGAGAGACTTAAACGCTTTAATTGCGTTGTGTTCTTCAGAAGTCATTACATTAGCCAGTTCAACAGTTTTTGTGATTTCATAGGATCCATTGTCGAATGTTTGATAAGCATCTTCACCGATTACGATAGCATCCCCAACTAGAGTACGTTCCGTGTTGTTAGCAAGAATCTTTGTGTTAATTTCTTTAATCTGAAAGTATTTTACGGTTGTTGGAACCAGATTTGCATCAATACAATATTGTATTGCATCGCTTGGGCGAGTGCATGTGAAATATCCCAATTCAACCGAATGACCATCAACCATCGCACTTAGATAAACCATTTTCATAATTCCTTATAGGTTAATTTCGTTATAACCAATTAGAGACAACTTCTTAGCTTTCTTATGGTATACCAGTTGACGAATAAGGTCAACTTCTTTTATATGATTTCGGATATATACATCAAGATCCATCATAGAACTGGCGGAGATTTTAACACCATTTACAACCCGCCCCAATGGCATACATACGGTATCAAACACGTTAGTACATAAGGTACGTGCTTCTTGCCAAGATATATTTTTCATTGCCTTTTGTTGGACACCATGAACATCATAATAACCAGTCCACCCTTTCCCGTTATTTGGAGAATAACCAATCAGACACATCATATGATCCATATGACCCATTACAACACCGGCACTAGGCCAATTTTCGAAAGTTTTCATTTAATTTCTACCCATTTATTATTTTCATGATACATCGAATCCGACTCTCGGAAGAACACCGGAAGATCTTTAAATTCTTCTACCAACTGACCAGCAATCATTTTCATGATATCGATACCCTCTGGATTATGACCGAGGGAGATATAAACTTTTTCACCTTCGTAAACAAAACCATCAACTTCCTCTTTTTGAGGAATTGAACACATAAACATACCACGTTTTCCGCTTTCCCCATTAAAAACGATATGAAAGCTTTTGAAATCGTATGAGTGAATTTTTGCAAACCCACCAACACCTATCTCGGCTCGATTTTTTGCATGGATACGTTGTGTCAGTTGATGAACCACATGACCAATGTCAGTAATGTTCATGTTATGGTTACTAATGTCAACAAAAATAGAAGAACTCACGCTCATAATCATTTCCTTTTATTTAATCAAAATTTCGTTTGCGTATGTCATACCACAACATTCACACTTCATTACCTCTACCAACTGATTATCTACTACTAAGATAGATGAAGTCAATGATTTTCCTGAGTGAGTACATACATTATAATCAATTGCATTGGAATCCTGAAACATCTGTTGACTTAGTTCCAATCCAAGATCGGTTGTGTATCGGTCTGCTGATTTATGTGATATCGATACTTTATAAACCTGACCACTATCATAAGTGTTCCATTCTATGGAAAACCCTAATCCTTTCAACCTCTGACAATTTTCGTGTTCGTAAAACCGTTTACCATTCGCTTTAGAAACGATACCTTTGAACTTCAATGTTTTCATCATTAATTATTCCCTTAGATTTTAATGAACCAGAGTTTTGGATTTCTTGGTGATTACTGTAACATCTTTGTAACCATTTTTACGAACGCCTGAAGCGACCGACAGTGTTTTGTTACCGTTACTTGTGGCCGTTACGGTACGAGCCCAACGCTTTTCAGAAGTAGTACCGTTATCGGTCATCTTACCGAAAGAAGCTTGACGAGCGGCGGCGCGGGTAGAGAAGAAAACTTGTACGTTAGGCATGGTCATTTCCTTTTTCAATGGGTTTCGTTTCAACAAGGACAGTATCGCATTATCTGGTTTCGTAGTCAACTAACTTTCACTAATAATTTCAAAGAAATCATATTCGTCAGGGGAAATATAAAATTCTTCGTTTTCCCAACCGTGACCTTTCACATCTACATGAAAACGGGAGAGATTGATAGGTTTCTACCATTGCTTTGTTGTGGTTGTAGACGCCCGAGTCCATACCATGTGTCATAAAGTTTTTCATACAACATTCGGATTTGAATTTGATTTTCATAACAATTTCCTTATTTTTGGGAAAAGTAAAGTGCTGCACGTATATTCACACAAGCCATATCAAGATGGATACCACGAAGATCGTTTTCGTAATAATCATCACGTTCGAAAACATTAAGAGAGTTTTCAATATCACCCAAGGCTATATCAATATACTTTCGGATTTCAGTATATCCACATCCAAGAGAGATATAGAGGTCTGACATACTAAGCATCAGCTCCCGATACGTATCCTTTGTGGCCTTATCTTTGTTCAATTTCACTTCCAACATCTTGATAGAGTCAAATATAGAACGGAGTGAAGTTGTGATATTGTTCATAATTAAAATCTCCTATGGGTTTCTGTCTACGGGATTAGTATCTCAAAAAATCTCACCCATAGCAATAGGTTTCTTCAAGAATTTTTCATATTTTTCGAGTTCTTCATATACCATTTGTGTGATGTACCCGATACTACATTTTCGGTTACGATGAATCGCTCCAGTAACACGTACATAACGAGATGCAGAAAACTTGAATGCTAGGTCTGGGTTTGTTCCATAAACCAGTGATAAGATCTGATTATGCTTAGTAGCGCCCTTAACGTGTTGATGTACGAGCACTGAAAGCTGTTTTTTAAGTTCTGGGGTAGACTCAACAACTGTCATCATCTGGCCGAACTCTTGATTATTCAGAATTTCATTATTAGTCATGGTAATTTCTCCAATTTCAATGATTAAACAAAACTATAACATAAATCCATAAAGATATAAACAATGTAAGAATGGAAATTCCAGTCAAACCCCCAGAGGAATCCTTTTTTCCGGACCATTTAGATATAAAAACACCTATTAGTCCCAATACAATAACAACTAAGATCTTTATGATTTCAATCATAAGTATTTCCTTCCTTTCAACAAAAAGAGTATCCCACGAATGGGATACTCAGTCAACTAGTTTAATCAACAAACTTCAATGTAGGACAGATTTTTTCTTTTCGAGCTTTAATGTAGGAAACTACCAAAGATGGAGTTTTCTTTTCGTTTGAACGGCTTGACTTTTTACTGATACTTCGGAGTTTAATTTTAACTTCTCCCCAAGATATTGCAATAAATACCAGAACGATAATTGCAATTGCAATTGCAAACACCCCGACAAATGGAGCTGAAATCATTGCTACCAAGCCAATATTGACAGCGAAGAATTCCAAAATGGATACCCCGATACTAAAGCTTGCGCCCAACAGCAGAAGAACCATACCGGTTACGAGCATCAATCCCCAAACAACCTTCCAAAAATACGGACACAGTGAGCGGGGAACCGTATCAAAGAAAGAATTAATGAAACGATAGTGCCAAGAGCTAGTTTTAATATTCATTTTTCAATTTTCCAATTTGTGATTAGTTTATCTAATGTTTTCATAGTTTTGTCTTTATGATTATAACCTATATAATCATAAAAATCCCATACACTATCGAAACTTATTTCTTGATTCCGATAATAATTTTCTTCACCAATAGATATATTCAGCCTTTCATTATCATGATATTCAGACCTGTCATATCTACCGAACACCCCAGTTTGTGTCTTTCCTTTCAGGTAGTGATGATCATACCATCTATTAAGCATTCGTCCAACAAGACTTTCAATTGATGTTAATTGAACATACCATCCACCTTTTGGGTGACCATCAGCTATACGTATATGATAAAGCTGGGTTATAGGATGGTCGTAAAATTTATATGTATATACTTTATCCAATACTAAGTTCCTTCAAAATACGAATGCTTTCATGTGTCATATCAGCTCGTTGTTTGTGGAACCAATCTTCCCATAGGGTTTTACATTGAGCCGCCGCTTCGTTAGCTTTTTCCTCAGAATCAAAAACATATTGAATTTTCTTGAAACTTACATAAGAATCTTCTTCCAGTTCCCCAATCTTATCAGAATCCCTAGCAGTTGGTAGTCTGCGAGAAATATACACTCGGTCATTTGATACCTTAGTAACAAGCCGAGGTCTACCAGCAACAATCCCACCTACACATATTGACTCTGTAAGCACCCATTTATCAACTAGATGAGCATTCTTTTCTACTTTTACTTTATCAACCATTTTTTACACTACCTCAAAATTATCTGCGTCAGTTTCTTCAAGATGACCCCATTCACTGGTCCCAAGAGCAATCACCTTACCTTGTTCTGTTACTATGATATAATCCCGAGAGCAAATATCGATAGTTTCATCAACAACAGTAGGTGATGGATTTTCTAATTCATAGTTGTGAGTAAAAGCATATACCCACTTAATATTTGGAAATAAGTCCTTTAGATTTTTAAGAGCATCTTTACATTTACGATAATGACCAATACCTTTTTGATATTCTTGGCTATAAAATTCATCTACATTATCAAAATCCATCATAATTACCTTAAAATTGAATACTCGGTGAAACCATATAATGTTCTATTTCCATATGAGGGAAATATGTAATAACCAACGTATCCACCCCGTTTACTGTTCGATCATGAATCGGAACCGTTTTGTTCATTTCTTTCCGGATCTCTTCCAAATCATCGTTTACTTGATGTGTCCGGCCTCGATTTTTTGGGGCTGAGATACTAATTGAGGGTTTTCCAAAGATACTTACTGTAATAGGACGTAATGAAAACCATTTATTATACCTCAAATGTCAAAATGTCATTAATATCAAAGGGTTCCAGACCACAATCGGTTTCAACATCAAAGTACATGAACAGATCCATTTCAAAATCTTCATCATATACCATTTCAAAACGCATCACCTTCCCACCATCAAGGTGAACAAGAAGACAATCATCATTTGATGCATCAATGAAATTAAAACCTTTTACATTATGAAGGAAAGCCAAATAGTTATCAACTTGCATGGGAAAAACCTCTTCTCTGTTTCGATAGGGATATAGGCTCATATCTAAAAACATAGGTCAATAACTTTTATAATTTTCTTCAATGACTGATGCAATATGTCGGATCAGAACCTGAGTTCGGTCATTTTCACGATTGAACTGGGTGATATCCCATAGAAAAACAGCTTTTTAGGTAGAGAGAATTTTCGAATCAAGAATCCATCCCCCCTAGCAAACGTATCTTCCACAAAGAAATCGTATTCATCATTCCATATCTCGACTTGGCGAAGATATTTCTCTTACAAATTGGCAAAGCAGTTATTTCAACAGTCTTTTCACTAACCTACTTGATATGTATGTTTCATTTGAATAACTCAATCATAAGTTTTCTATGTGCCTCTGCGATTTTCGGGAACAAGGTTATTCATACGATGTTCATATAGATCGTTGATCCTTGAAAGAAATTTCATACCAACCCTAGACACTTTCAAATCTACAATGCAATCTTGATAAAGTGCTTCAACACTGCGAATTGTAGATAGATTTTCAGCAAGGTCATTCTGTGTTTCTGTATATTTGGCACGAAGTACCATTTCGTTTGTCATAGGATTTTTACCCTTAACCCATACACCAGATATCTTGTGTTTCTGTGTCATCACGAACGATATTCAATTCGCTCCAATCTCCAAGATCTCGGGATTTCTCAATAGCTTCTTCCTCAGAATCTGCCAAAACCGTTTGGGTTTGATAGCCACGAATATAACCGGAAACTTCTTTAATAACTACATACTCTTTCATTTTTAATACTCCACGGTAACAATTTCACACATGGGACTAACTCCATGCCATTCTTTTAAATATCTTGATGTATCTACTCCACATCCCGGAGTCATTTCGATACCAGTTTGGTCCACAAACTTTTTACATTTTGTTTCCATCTTATCGGCATATTGTTGTACGCCACTCAGACGGAATGGGGCACTCGATTGTGGAATGATGAAAACTCCAAACTCTGCAACTTTACTAGCAGCCTCAATAATCTTATACTCAAAATCCGAACCGGTGTAAAGCCCTTTATAGTCTGAGGTCTTGATATTTCCAAAAGGTGGATTACTGAGTGCGTTTACAAATCGATCTGTAGTGGTTTCGCAATACTCTAATGCGTCCATCTGGATCCATTTAGCATATGGATTAACACGCTTACCAACCTCAATATAATTTGGGTTGAGTTCAACGCACGTAACCTCATTATCACGGTCTAACCAGAAAGATAGACCACCAATACCAGCACACAAATCCACTACAGACTGATTACTATTGATTTCGATACAAGTGTCACGGGATAACATGAGGGGTGTAAAGAATGCACCAGCCAAACTATTAGCTTGGTTGAACCCCTCTTGAAAATTTTGAAGGATGAACATCCGTTCATCCCATTTTAGAACTTTATCACTATGAACCAGATCCATTGCCTGATTATGAAGTTTCATTTGCTGTTTGGATAATTTAGCCATCACTTACTCCAACGTTTAGAACTTGGGCAAATATCAGTAACCGGACACTCATCACAATAACCGGGCGTTAATTGAATTTCAACACCTTTAGCACCCTCATCTTCACCTAGATAATCTTCACGTTCAATTTGTTCATTGTGTATACAACCCCAAATAGAAGCCTCTTTATTTCCCCAATAGAAAACCGGCATAGTATTTGCGATTTTAGTACAAAGTTTCTGTAGCTTGTTCTTTTGAATATCAAGTTGAAGAATATGTTTTTTCTTAAGATCTTGATACTCTTCTTCTGTCAAAATATATTGCATTAAATAAACTCCAATTTAAGGAAAGACCTTTTAGATTGGCAACGTTTCGACCACCCAGCATAGGAACACCTAGATATGAATCCCAATGAATCCCATATTCGTCTTTTGCAGGATATCGGTAAACGTGGATCATACTTACATCGGTATATGACTTCCTCCACAAATAATATCCCGGTTCTGATGGCGAATCATCAGTAAACTCATTAAGATTAATATTCATTAGCATTGCACCTCTACATGGGAAACTGAATCTTTCAATGATTCGAATGTATCACATAAAACCACACCATTCCAAGGAATTTGATGATACAAAAACACATTAACATATGTTGCTTCATCCCCAGTATAATATTGCTTGATTTCAAACTGGAATTGATCACCATCAATAACAAATTTACCAGCACAATCATCTGTGTAAACGTGTTTCCAACGTTCGAAGTCGTCCGATACAATACCATATTGGATTGAAACTATATCGTCTCCAAATGCTTCTTGAAACGATGTGCGGGTGTATTTAATACCGGTATCCAGATCTGTAATCTCACTAGATCGTTTTACATACTTAATAGATCCATCTTTCATACTAAGAGTGTAATGACCGATTGTAATCTTTTTTACAAATTCATTAAGTTTGGTATTCATTGATATTTTCTCTTGAAATCATTCCATACAATGGATGATAGATTATCTGGATGGTTAGGATCGTGATTTACACCACCAAGGATATAATTTGGATTTTCTTTATAGTCTTTCCAGAGTTCTGCTTCATTACGCAAGACCCTCAAATTTGCCATATCAGTTTTGATTGCAAACATCATATGGTCTGGCTCTTGCTCCATCATAGTTTCCAACCAACCCATAGCACGGTCATAACGGTTTTTAATCGACATATTAAAACCTCATTACGAATTCATCATCAGGTAAACGATAATCAGTGCTTTGATAATGTTACCATCCGCACACACAAAATCATATCCGCACACATCACCATAAATTTCTGAGAGTTGTTCACCAAAGAAAGCGAAAGACTCACCATCTTCACGATTTACACTGATATTATGATTCATAATCAGTGTAATTGCAATAGAATCATCATCACACCAATTCTTTACAGGGAAAGTAGTTCCATCATCATAAACCAATGCGTGACATTCTTCATTATAATCCCAATGCTGAAGACCATAATAAACTTGAGTGAACAACACATTGATTTGATCGTTGGTCATAAACTTATAAGGATGAAGTGTATTCATTTAGATAGGCCCTCTTGTAGGGTCTTACGAATCGTTTCCTTGCATTCTTCGGAGGTTTGGTTACTACCACACCAAACTGATTCGGCAACGCCTTTAAGGCCCTGCTCATGCACGTTCATGGCGGCATATCCAACCAACGCGATCTGGGAAATAATCCCCAAGAAAACAAAGATGAAAATACCTGTGATGATCTTGTTGATGTGGCGGAAGAACCAAGGATCACTATTAAAGCTTCCTGTACTGCGAATATTACGTTTCATGTTTATGCCTCTAAAATATAATCTGGTTGTAATGTGGTGTCTGTTAAGTAGGCAGAATATTCTCCTGACTCTGTAATTAAATGGTATAGCATGTCGTCATCAAAATCAATTGTTATTTTTACTTCTTTTACGATTTCACCACAAATTTTACTGTCTGGGTGAACCATATGAGAGTTAATTAAAGTACCAACGAAATGATGACTCAGACGATTAATCAATATATCCATGATTTTTTATCCTATATCTTGAAGAATACAAATGGTTCGGTCGGCTGGGTTAGCGTGAACATCATAGAATCCTTTGAACTGACCTGACCTGACGATGAAAGAATTTCCCCAGCCGATAGAAACCTTTTCATACTCCATACCATGAAACTTAAAGAAACGTTCTGCCATTTCTTCACTATGGCCTGAGATCCATTCGATTTCAACACGGAAAGCACCAGTAGGGAGAAGTTCAAAAGTTTTCATAATAATTTCCTCAGTTAAACCACGGGTCATTAAGCATCTCTTCGATTCGGTTTTGAGTATCTTTAATCTCTACTTCCGTATCAGCTAGAATACAAGTATATTCGTTTTTAGCCCAAGGGTCAAGATCTTTTGTCAGTTCGTGGCGACAATATGCGGCCTTTTTACCAAGGGTTTCCAACTTCTTCATGTTCAGTTCAACGTAATGGTTCATATCAATATCTCCCCTGAATCAACTAAGCCCATTCTACACGAACGGGCTTAGGATGCAACAACTATTTATATTTATTTTCTACATAACGAAGTTCAAACCATTGTGCAATTTCATTCAAGAATAAAATAATATGTTCTGTCGATTTCGGTAATTCAAATCCAAGTCTATCAATTAGTTTTGACACATCCACTACATCAATAGGGCCATCTGTATTTGAATAATATTGTTTTCCAGAAATTCGTCCAGTTGTCAAGTTTCTTTGCTCAACATCAATAAAATAAAGATTGTTGTTAGCATCCCTGAAAAACCATTCGTTAAGTTTAACCGGACTATTCCAAATATCAGTTAGTAGTTCATCATTAAATTTCATTTCAGACCATCTTTTAATGTTTTCATAATTGGATATGGGTTGGTATCTTCATTCTCAATCTCAATATCATTGGTATCAAAATCCGCCTGAAGAGTATACAGATCCGGTAAGCCCAACTCTTTCAATATGTGGTCTACTGTATAATCACAGTAAAAATTCTCATCCATCAAAGTATCGAGACTTACAATAAATTCCCAATCGTCATAAGAACGAGTAAAAACTTGACACCTATAATTATCATTCAATAGCGCATTTATTACCATATCCTGTAATTTATCTTTACAAATATGAATATCCTCAAACTCTACTTCTTTCCCTATATGTAAATGTTTGAAATAATAGTATGTTTGGAAATAAGAATCATCATATGTACTATCCACACAATCGAAATAGTCTAGGAATTCTTCTGCGGTTACCAACACATAACCATCTTGTGTGTAGTCAGGATGGATCTTATTATAAGGGAAATATGCTCTATTTCCAGACTTATCGTGACAAGATACCCAATCGTCATCAAGTTCTATCATTTTAACATAGCCTGCTTAAGTTCTTCAGGACTAAAATATTCCTGTTCAAGATATACTTTTGGACCATAATGAGAATATTTCTCAATCCAAAGGAATTCACACACAGAACCGTGAGAGTCTTTACCTAGCCAAAAATAACCTTCGTCTTGACCATCGTTAACTTTTTGAAACTCGGGTTTTTGTGTACATACAAACGGCCCATATCGACCGTCCCAAAACTGCGTACCAACTTCAATCTTTTCAATAATGCTTTTCATAATCAGACCGCCATAAAAGAAGTAACAAAATAGTAAACGCCGTAGTACCAAACAAATTCAGCAATAAGACCGATTGGGTGTTGGATATAAGTAAGCGTACCATCACCAAATATTTTATTGTTAATTACCAGCAGTCGATAAATTGGGGCTTTCATGTAAAAATATGATCCGAGTACCACCAGTACCAGAGAGATACATTCCATAACAGACAAGGTAAAAAGCCAAGTATTGATATAATCAAACATAATAATTTCCTCAGTTAAATTTGGCGACAACGCCCATAAACATTTCGACATTCTCATTAAAGAACTTGATAACCGAATCACAGGCTTCAAGTTGGGTTTTCTTTTTACGGAGAACCGGTTTATTAACACTACTCAGAAGAACTTTAAACTTCTTTTCGTCTTCATGCAAGATGAATTGGATGATCCGACCGTTGAAATATTTTACACCAGATTCAACATCCTTACCAGTAGCCATAAACGTAACCGTCGTATCAGCTTTACCAATACACCAGTTAGGATATGCTTGGATGTAAGGAAGAAGAACAGGATCCAGCTTAGACAAAATATAATCCACGTTTGCTTGCATTGCTGCGATACGGGTTGCTTTGTCCAATTCGTATTTTTCAGCGGTCATCATATTCAATTCCTCAGTTCGTTTCGATATGGTTAATATAACCTATCTGGATTTAGAAAACAACCGTAATTTCTTCTGTATTGTGATACTCGTGTACTGTTCCGTAATCAGTTTCTACCTGAATAAGGGTCTTACAAATCATAACATCGGTAATCTTACCTCGATTTTCGCCAAAATAGAACAACTCTTTTCCTACCAACGATTCCCTTAAAATGCGGTCGAAATGTGATGTTTTATATTCAGGTACTACTTGACTAAACTCAGAATCCTCATAACACAAAAAGTTGGATTCTTTATTATCAGGATCTCGAACATAAACTCTAACTCTGTCAGCTTCTTTACTCACAGATGAAACGGTAAACTTGATATCAGCCCATGGGACAATTTTCATACCACGTTCAAGATCTTTAGCCAAAACAATTTGAGTTTTCATAATCAATCCTTTTATTTTTTGTTAAACCAAATCAACAAGCCAAATATTACCACAAAACCAATAACCGTTTCAAGAACAAAAGCATTTAAAAACGTCATTAAATTTCTCTCAATATTTTCTCTGCAAGATCGAAATCATAATCGTTTTTGAAATTGATTTCAACATATTCCTGACAGAATGTGACGGAATGGGGACGGATATTGCTATCATCAAAAAGTTGATGTAGATAGCTAAATGAGAATTCAAAATCAGACTTAACGAAAATTATGCTTTTCATTTACATATCCAAATAAATATCACTTGCGGTTTCTAAATCTTCATCAGAATAAAATGTGAAGATAACCCCATCACCATAAGTAACGTGTTCATCAATAACCCATTCATAACGAATCCCTTTTGAATCCAATAGAGCTGTGTATTGATCGAAATAACAGTTCCAACAATCAAACCATAGTGTAAACATTATATTACCCCACCTGAAGATCGTTCCCCTCGAATCCTAGAAACCAAACCGTTAAACCCAACCTCCAAGTTATAACATGTACATTCTGGGATGTTATCGTTATATAAAGAAATTAGGTTATTACCATATCCAACGGTAAGGATTACATCTTCCTGACCACACATATCAACAACAAATGAATCCGACTTAAGAAGATTTTTAACAATATATTCTCGACGAAATTCTTGATCCTCTTCATGTCTGGTAATGGTAACAGCATCACCGTTCTGTAATTGTTTCCTTTCTCCGAAGTCATACAGCGCACCATCAATAAACGCATATTGCCATTGCATTGAGTTTACATGACGGTTTCCAATAGTGTATTCATAACTATGCATAGAAACAAACTTCAGTTCTATTCCGTTACTTAAAAGGATCTTTCCAAACAAGTGACATATATCAACAATCGGGAGATTTTGATTGTCAACTCCATCAAAGATATCACCGATTTTTAGTTTTTTCCACGTATTCGCTTTGATAAAAATCATTATTCTTCCCTCAATGATTTTGCGATTTGTTCCAGTTCGTCAATATTACCACGAAGAGATTCGCGTTGCCAGAAATAATCGTCACCACGATCCGATTCGAGATTATAAGATTCTTGAATCTTTGTATCCAGTTCCTTGATATTGCTATAAACTAATATAATCTTTTCCAGATTTTTGTGACCTTCTTCAACAAATCTGTCCGTGTACATCTGATGACTATTACCTTGGATAAATAAAATCCGGTCGTTGATTTGGTCATCAACGACATAAGTTTTACCAACAATCAAAGTACGTTCCATATCAAGATTGTCTACGCATACTACATTTTGACCGCTTTTAAATTTCATGATTATCTCCTTTCATTTAATAAAAAGAGTATCCCACAAACGGGGATACTCTGTCAATTATTTTTTCACATACCAAGGAACAAGAATATCCCTAACATCGATAGTTTTTTCTTCACCGGTACTGGTTCGGATTACGATATTATGAAAATTAGTATAACACTCTGATGTATCTTTGATAACAGTCACAAGCTCACCATTATACAAAACTTCTTTTACCAACATCTGGCCGGTGTAACCAATTGGATACCCTTCACCCATTTCCTCTTCCAGATCCATCGAATTAAACTCTTGAATCTCTTCTGGGTCATCAATGGAACGAATGTAAGAAAGAACGTTCATTGCAGACGATTTATCTTTCCATTCGATGTGTTCATCACACTTTCGACCGGCTTGGGTTGACAATGCAACAAATTGATCATCAAGAAAATACAAACGAATACCAACATAAGTATCAGTACAATAATGATTTGCTGCCCAATAACATTTTAGGCGAATATTATCATCTGGTTGTTTGAGGCTCCAACTATTAGCAGAGTAATTCAATTCGTTACAAAATAATTCAAGATTCCAACGAATGGAAGTTTCTTCATTTTGCTCACTTTTATCTACATTGTTGATCAGATCAATTAGTTTCATAATTACTTTCCTCTATTGGTAGATACACATTATCTTATGGTTACAACTAACTGTCAACTAGATTTCCAAATTTATTTGTTCTGATTGATAATAATCTTCGTATCCAATTTCAGTATGTATCCGAATACATGGACCATCAGCCCCATTTTCCATAGTTACATCAGTCACAAAACAACCATCCCACATAGTTTTACCAATAAGATAATCGCATAGAATACTTTTTGCGGTTATTGGTGTATCATCAACAATCCAATACCAGTCTGTTGGTGCGATATTTCTATCATACCCAGCAAGCGCAGGATCATCATTTTTGTGAATGGGATCTAATGTAATGGTTTTATCATAATGTTCTTGATTAACACCCACATAATCTCTTATATGTGAAATTGTAGCGTACAAATCACCCCATGCACAAATTCTCATACCAATTTCTAAATCTTTACCTAGAACAATTTTAGTTTTCATTTCCATGCTCCTGTACATATTGGATAGTGTCCCATAAGGTAGCTTTAACGATATCACACTTGGTTATATATTTCAGAGAATTGATATTATTTACTTTCAATACTCGGGCATTTCCTGTCGGAGTATATTTCCATGCATTTAGAGATAAAAAGGAATCAACGAATTCCTCATTATCACCGCATTCGATTTTCATCAACCGTTCCATTTAAAAATCGAGTCCTTCTACTTTATTGTCTATATTAAAAACATATACATCTCGGTATGGATGATCGTCACCAACAAAAAGAATGAATCCATCTTTCTCTTTATTATATGTTCCGTATATTTCGAAAGAATAAACCCCATTATCATTTTCTGGGTCTTCCCATAAAATTGTGCGATCTCCATAAGAGGTACACCACTTAGCGTCAGGGAAAAATCGAATATTCCAATGGATATCAACACCAAAAAACTTTTCAAATACGTTTATTTCATTGGTGATTTTATCAAAACTTTGCTTTAACATTTGAATTTCCTCAACCGTTCCATTTAAGATATTTTCCTTCTTTCAGAAGATCTTTAGCGATACCGACAGTCTCGCTCATAACATCTTCCAAACATCCTTTTAAATATCCTTTCCAACCATCTTGTCCTACAGTACCACAACAAATCTCAACATGCCATGAATTTGTTTCATTAAATTTGGAAATTGATATATTGTGGTTATCTGGATGATATGGTTTGAAAATACCGTTTATATAATATAGATTTTTATCTCCATCACGAATCCATTCCGGATCATTACAAAGATATTCCATGGTTTCTATTGACGCGATATGACAAGATATCTCAAATGCTTCCTGATCGCCCCAACTGTCCATAGCAGCCTCTATATCAGATTCTATAATATGTTCTATCTTGTCTGCAAGAGCTGGCGAGATATCATTGATAAGACGGATCAGCTCATCACGTTTCATATTGTTATACAGATACATTATTCTATCCTATATTTGAAACCAAACATTGCTACAGTCGGGATCACATCAATAACGATATCAAAATTTGGTATCGGTGTATGAAAAGAAACTCAGCAGCAACAATAGGAATTATACCAGAGTTTCCCAACTCAAAGCTAGTTCCACTGTAAACATTATTTTCTCCAAAATGGGTCCCCTTCTTATATCCAGAAGCAAGCCCAAATCTATAACCAAGATCTACATATTCAGACTCATATAAATTATCAGAATAAGAAAGTTGTATTGACTTCGATTCTATTGAATTGGATTGAACGTAGATAACTGACATATTATCTACTTGTATGCCAATTGATGGATGAGTTTCATTCTGATTACCAGACTTGAAATGTTTACTAAATCCACCACCAATTAGGTATACATCGTTTGCAAATATTGCAGTTGATATAAGAGCGGTTGCCAATATCATATATTTCATTTTATTTCCTTTTAAGTGTAACAACGCTCTTATTTAAATTAACTCTCTTGAACAACGGCCTTCAAAACGAAAGTTGATGGAACTTGAGCATCTTCAGGGGCGTTAACAAAATCGAAATCAGTCCAATCGATTGTCTTTTCGATAACCATTTCAGAAAATCCACCGGCCTTACTAAGGTCTTTCCGGATCTCCATCAATGTATTAATATCTTGATTGAACACACATACCATGTTCCGGCCTTCACACTTACCATCTACGTTATAGATGACTTGTACACGGTCAATGATATGACCACGGGAAGCGAACAGGTTTTTGAACTTGATAGCGATATCTTTCATGGGTAACTCCTTTTGTTTCGACAAAGAGAGTATCCCACAAACTGGGATACTCTGTCAAACTTTTTATTCGGAAACCACGAAATACTTCAGATCGAACCATTGGTAAAAATATGGTTCGTTTGTGCTTGAATTCAAAGTGTCATCACTCCAATCGTCAGTGTCTGGGTTAAATTCCAGAATATCATCATCAACAAACTCATACATACCTGAGCATGGGATAAATCCACTGCTCGAAATTCCAGTAGCAACAAACTTACCCTTTGGCATTTCTTTTACTTCAACTAGTTTCATATTAAGCCCTTTCTGTTTCAAAACAACGATTATTTGGTTTATCTTCACTCAAAGATCCAAACTTAATGATCCACGCCACACCTTTATATTTTACCGCGAAAGTGTGGAAATAATAATTAAATTCAGTTCCACTTTCAACCATTTCTCTTGAAGAAACTGAATGGTAGATTAGATCAATAATCTCATACTTTATAGCGGATTCAAATTGCTCTGCATGTTGGAATGGAAACACATCTACATCTGTTCCTATTGCACTCATATATTCATGAGTGTACATCCACTTCAATCCATCACAAACGTGGTTGTCATGATCCTCAATGTACATAAATTGTTTAATTGGTAGCCCATAATCATCAAACATTTCATCACAATCGTAATCAAAATATTTGGTTACTACCTTTGAAAGGTCTAGTTCTTCACCTTCTGGGATTCCTACACAAACAACGCCACTATACATCTCATCATCAACAAAATCAAAAGATGAACTTCTTGCCCACCAATTAATTTCCAATCCCGGTAACGGTAGGGGATCAACCCCTACCTCATATACATTAATTGTTTTCAATATAATCACCAATGATTGATTTTAGGTTTTTCTTTGCGGTCTTAAGTTTGTGTTCAATCCCATCTAATACCAGTTCAGCATCAAATCGTTCTTTGTCTAGCTGTTTAATCTTCTTCATCAGTTCAACAACCTGACCCTCATCAGTTCCCATATCCGAGGAAACGACTGGAACAACCGCACGGGTTTCTGGCTTTTTGGAACGTGGTTTTACTGGCTTAGGTTCAATATCTTGATTACGAAGGATTTCATAGTTAAGACCACTGACACTATAGACGATACCCAACTTACGAAGGAATGGATTTAATCCGGTTTTTGGACGAATTACAATGATAAACGGTCCATGATTTTTAATATCAGACCAAATGTTGGTATATAAAAATCCATTTTCTTTCATAAATCGATAGATACGAATACCAATACCGCTTCCATGTCTGTCTAGATATTTTATGTGTTCTGTATCATATGAAGTGTTAAAACAAGAAACAAACTCGCTGAAGTTATTTCCTTGCAGCAACCAACGTTTAATAACACGGCGATCTTGAACTTTACGGCGAGAGTGTTTAGCAGTAGATCGAATTGTTGCTTTTCCTGAACTCATATTATTCCCCTTTTTTCCAGTCTTGAACAGCTTGATTGAATGCCAGATCGTTGTAACCGGTTTGGTTCCATTCATCTCTAATGTAATCGACAGTCAATTCAGTTTCAAGACATTTAACTGAAGCAACTACAAAATCCCGTTCGGAATAGGTTTCTGGGCTCTCATACAGAACACCATTCAAAAGAACCACAATATCATATGGTTCTGGTACATTGAGATTGGTAGCCCACAAACGAGGATGGAGTTTGAAACTATTTTCAAACTCCACGTTTCCGTAATAATCGATGGAAAGTGTACCGGATTCGTCTTTGAAAATATCAGGATTACCACGTTCAAATTCGTAGTGTTCCAACTCACGAATCGGATTCAGAAGACCGGTAATGATCGAGATATTTTGTGTTTCCATGAATTCGTTATAGATATATTTGATATTTTTCATAATTTCCTCTTACAAAATAAAGTAAAGAACAACACCAACAATAACAGCACAAATCCAATTCTCTTTGTACTTCTCGATTTTGAACATAGTACGGCGAAGGGCGAAAGAAAAGTGAGTCATAATTATTTCCTTTTTGATGTGTCGTTTCAATATGGATATATTACCAGAACTACGGACCAACGCAAGTATTATTTCTTGGAACGAAGGAACTCACGCATTTCTTTAGCAGAGAAAACATAAGTCACTTTACCATCCTCATAAGTTTTCTTGGTGATGGTAAAAGTACCGGTCTGGCCTTTCTTAGCATTGTAATACCAGTTATGTTTACCAACGTTGCGGTTGTTCAACTCGATACCAGATTCGGTTTTGATACTAATACGCTGATCATCTTTAAAAGTTTTGACGAACTTGGTCACGGTGGCAGTTTCAACGAAAGATTCGGTGTTAACAACTTTGTTACAACCAACCAGAGCGAACAGAGCGAAGACAACAACCAGCAGCTTTTTCATTTCGTTTTCCGTGTTTCGTTTCGATGTAGGTATAATAGCAAAGGGCTTATCCGAAGACAAGCCCTTTTAAAACTATTTTCAATCAATCGTGAAGTTTCGGACGCTGGATTACAGTCTGGTTAGTACCTTTATACTCTTCATGAGCTTTGATACTGAATGACATTACACCAGTCTCTCCTTTATGGGGAATGGAGTTCAAAGAGCTACCCATATATTTGAAACTGCGACCTTCTGAGTCAACCATCACCGCGATGTAAACAGCGTAATCGTTATAGAACTGAGGAGCCTTCACACACATTACAAATGTGGTAGTCAATTCCATTTTCTTCACACGGTCACCAACAGCACCGAAGAATTCATTCTTTGCATTCATCTTGAACTGGTGATCCGCAATTCCATTCTCAATAGCGGTCTTTTGAGCCTCAGACATAGAGCAGTAATGGCAGCAAGATTCTACAATCTCTTCAATCCACTCATAACCAGTAGCCAGACCAGCATCAAACAATTCTTTGTGAGTGTCAAAGTAAGCTTCTCGCTTGGCATCCCATTCAATCTGTGCGGCCTTCTGAGCAACTTCTTTATCAGTCAACCCACCATTACGTTCCCGCTCTGCTTCGTTGCGCTTACGAGTTTCTAGGGCCTTCTGTGCGTTATTAAAAGCCTTACGTTCGGCCTTGACAGCATCAATCAATTTAGTGTCATTGGTATAGTTCACACACTCACAACCAACAACAAATTTCTGACCATTTGCATCATGGATCATGTAGTTGTAAATGATACCAGTACCACAAACATGACAAGAGCCAGCACCATAACCTTGAGGAAGCGCAGCATAATCTTGCATAGTAGCAGTATCCTTGTTTGGCATTTTGAACATACCAACACAACGGAAAGGAGCCTTTACCATGACCTTGAGATTCCCACTTGTTCATTTCCATGATTCATTCCTCAAAAGTTATGTCCCAATCGACAAAACAAGTATCCCACATATGAGATACCCCAGTCAACAATTATTTTTCAACTATATCGAAGAACTGACTTTCGGTTTCTACACATATATAGAAATAAATTGTGCTTGGATCCCAACAAGCGTCAAGACCGATATCAATGTTCCACCAAGTTTTTCCATCATCACATGTGTCTATGTAATCAACGTCAAATGTTCCATCAAAGTTGATTACATCCATCAATTTTTTATTTGTTGGATCCATTGCCAAGAACTGATCTTTATGTTCATCCGATTTAAATTTAATTATCATAAAACCTCTTAAGATATAAACACCTAAATCCAAAAATCTTTCTTTTCTACCACTTCATGGGTTTCAACAACAAGATAAGTTTTCATCATAGCATTGATGAGTTTCACAGTAGCATCCCGAGACAAATCAGCCTTTCGGATATTGTAAAGCTTCCAGTAGATAAGATAACTATAAACTTTATTATACCGTTGATGACTACCAAGACGATACATAGTACAAGTATCAAAAGCAACCCAAGGTTTGAACTCAATACCAAACCCATGAGTCTTTAACCACTTCTTAATAGAATCCTGCTCTTTAAAGAATCGATTTTCTGTATAGACAACAAACACGATCCAACAGATAAGACCAACAACAAACAGACAAATCAAAGTTGAAACTATAATCTGGGTCATAATTTATTTCCTCAAGAAATCTTTAGTTTGACTACGGTCAATATTATAAGTCACATCACCATCATCCCAAACAGCTTTAGTAACATTCACATTAAACTTATCACCAACCTGAGCAGCACATCCACTACATCGTTTAGCTACATACTGGTCAATAACAATACCATCAGAAGTACGAACTACAATCCTTTGATGTTTATAACGCTTCTCAAAGGAAGTAACAACGACATTATCACTATAAGTATTTTCACTAATAACTTTAGGAAAATTAGGAAAACACCCAGACAACAATACCACACTAACAAGAGAAATACACCATAGCTTCATACAATATTCCTCGCTTGATAAGCGTCATAAGTATCTAGCCAATTGTAATGATCTAGACCATAACCATCAGCAACCAGAACAACACCCTCAAGAGGTTTCCAGTAATTGGCATCAGTAATAAGTTCCTCAACCATATTCCAATTCTCACTATGGATATAAGTCATCAGAGCTTGATGATAAAGCATATTAGTATGGCTAGGAGTAGTTCGACTACGTTCTTCAGCAGCACCAATAAAAGCTTCCGGATTCTCTTTGATATATTGCAAAATAGTTTTCATAATTTAATCTCCGAATACATTATCAAAATCAGGATGACCCCAACCTTGTACATCTTCTTTATTGATATTAACCAACCCAATGATATCTGTACAGCACTTTTTGATATATTCTTTATCATTAGTCCAAAACTCAACCATCACCCAAGTTGAAGTAGAGGCCGGATCCCAACCTTGAAGAAACATCTTATCACTAACATAGTTACGAACTTTCCACATATCATCATGAGAAAGACCCATAATCTGGATATTGATATTCTTATCGCTCATCTCAAACTTATCATATAGAGCAGCAACAGTAACACCATTCTTAGCATCACGAAAGTTATAAAGCTTTCTCATATCTATCTCCTTAAGTCAGTAAAGATATGGTACACCAACGATAAAAATGAATCAAACATTTTCTTTCTAGAATCAAACATTCGGTTTATGAAATAAAACATTTTGATTTATACAAAATTAGTTGCCGTTTAAAAATATGTGGATAAATGTTAAAAGAAACCCAGTAATAGCGCGGGATAGAGGGATAAACACACATTGCACTATAATGGTGCAAAACTATGAAAAACCCCTCGTTACACCGAATGATGTTTTAACAATTTGGCATAAAGTCGAAATCACCATGGAAACGGTCATGATAGACGTAAACCGCTCCCGAAATGTCTCTATAGATATCCATTCCAGTAGTAGACGAAATATCAACATTTTCCAATGATAAGATTGGGTCGATAAGATTTGTCTTTGGATTCGCATAACCTTTATCAACGAAAGCGAAATAAATTGTTCTGATATCCATTCTTATTCTCCATCAATGATAATGTATTGGCGCTCGTCCATCAAGAATACACCAGCATAAAGAAACCGAGGATTAAACTCTATACCATAACCATTCTCGTCTACTAGTTCTATCCATCCATTGGAATGATTCACAGCTTCATGAACACCAAGGCCCATGTATTCAGCGATAGCCGCATTAGCTACTGATAGAGAAGCAAAAGCGATCCTATCATCTTCTGATTTGAATTTAATCTTCATATCAATAATCCAGAATATCAAAAATGTCATTCTTTTTAGGAAGGGACTTTACATAGTCTGACCAGCGTTTGGCGGCCTTGTAGGTGTAGAAGGTTCGGTTATTTGAATTGCGATGACTACCACCAATCCCTGCATCGGTCAGGCTGAAATCATCAATGTAGCTATCTGAAGTAAACAATCCACCAAATTTACTACTGAAGTATTTCCGACAGTTTACCCACATAGTACCATTGAGAACAGAAGCTTTTTTCTTGTATACGAATCGTTTGGCAGTGATTGCAAGTTTACTAATGATACCAGATGGACCACTCACACGATATACGGTCTGACCAGCACGAAGGGATTTAAGAGTTACAGTACCTTTAGCCATGATAATTCTCCTTTGGGTTTGTCTCAATCAACAAAGCTATTATTTCATAGCTGGTTCATTTGGTCAATAGTTATTTTAAGGAATATTGATTTTCACAACATCATAATGGTCTGGGTCAATCTCAGTATAAAAATCAACATGAGTTCCATTCAATGAGTCTTGAACATCTAGTATAGCCTTTTCTGCATATACACAACCAAGATCATTCCCGTCATCATCAATCAGATAAACGTCTTCTCCACGAAATTCAATCACTGCCAAACGATTGGTATATTTATTTTTTAAAACATAGAGGTCCATAATATTCCTTAGTAGTTGGTTCTACAACTTTTTCGCTTTCTTAAAATCGGCCTTGAATTCATCCACCATTTCCACGGGGATCATGTAACCACAACTGATACCCTCATCATACACAGGACACAGGTCACAGTAGTCTTTCCATGTGATATTACGACCATCACCACGGACACCAATGACTATGGAATTCAGAGCGGTTTCAACAGCAACCAAAGCATCTTCACTATTATCGCGAATGGAAAAGCTCCACTGTCCACGATATTCACCGCCGAGGTTAATGCTTTCACGTTGAAGTTTCATTCTGTTTTCCTTCTCAGTTGGTATACATCCATATTACCAGACTGGATTATTGAGTCAACTAAATTTTGATAATTCTACCCATCATCTCTACGGTTTCTACTTCGATGCGGTCGAAAACCAAAATAGTGTTTATATTGGATGACACATCAATTTCTTCTACCTGTTTCATCCAGCAAGGGAAATCTTCTGAGCCATAATAAAATATAGCTCTCTTGCCAGACACCAATCGACCCTTCGAATTCTTCCTTTGAGTTGAAAAGTTGATAACCCATCAATTTCATAATAGCAATGGTTTTCATTTATACCTCTACAATTTCAATAGTACATTCTTCACCATAAAAGGCTTCATTACAGATCCGCTTTGCAAAACTAGTTGCACCCTTAAGAGTCTTGCGAACTTCATACGAGATAGAACCAGTCTGACCAGTAACAGTTATTTTGTAATCTTTCATGGTGTGTCCCTCTTGTTTCGATACATCCATATTACCAGACTGGATTATTGAGTCAAGTCAAACAGACGGTATATTTTTACGATGAGTTTCCAGAGCTTCAATTAGTTCCCGCTCTTTCTTTTTCCATTCCATCATAAGATCTGTATTCATAGGATCTGTATGGAGAGGTTCAGCCGGATTCAAGTAGTCTTTAACCATCATATCGGTGTAGAAGCACCAACATTCCGGATGGTTATCGATATTATATTCAGTACCACTATCCATCATAATGGAGACTATACCACCATAACAAACATTATCTCCATCAAGTTTGGTTACAGTGAAGGAAGCACCCACTACCATTTCTGGGAATACTTTCGGAAAATCTTCAAAATCTCTCTTGATGGTAAAACGTTGATTCAGCATAAAAACTCCTTAACCGTTTCGATATAGGTATCTTACCAAAGGGCCGATCATATAGCAAGCTTTAGATAACAATAGAATCGAAAATTTTACTCTTTTCCTTATCCTTAATATCGCGTTTCCGCTTTGCAAAAGCTCGGCATATAGAATCAACTTCCTGTCGAGTAAACACACCTTCCTCATAATATCCAGAGTCCTCATAATATCCATCGTGTACCAATACAAGATAATCCTGTGGGTGATCCCGACCACCAAGCCGATATTTAAGATGGAGAGTCCCAGCGATAGTAGTACACCCATGAGGGTCGCCAGTATAATTACCATCTTCAATATTGGTACAAATGCGTTTCAATTTCAGTTCACGTTCAGACATATATTACTCCACGATTTCAAGATATTTGTGTTCGCGCTTAAAAAACACAATTCGATTACCCACAACAAAAAGATTATTAAGTGCAATCAATCCGCTTGGATATTGAGTAGCTTCGTGAAACCTATCACCCATTAGATCCGAAACCCATTGGTTTGGAAGATAATCACTAATGTATTCTTCTCTATGTTTGGGACTTTTAAATCGTACTTTCATACTTGGTGCATTAATTTCCAACAGACGACATGTGATCATATTCTCAGTATAGAAGCACCAGAACTCTAATTGGATATCGATATTATAAATTGTACCACACCCCATGGTGATTTCTGTCATACCAGCAGTCATACCCGAATATGTACCAGACCCATCTGTTAGATGGCTTATTTTGGTAACTGTGAAAGTATTCCCAACAACCATAAGCGGGAAATGTTTTACCAAGGCAGGAGCGCAAGACTCGATAATCTTATAACGTTTATTCAACATATATTACTCCACGATTTCAAGATATTGGATTTCTTCATCAAAGAAGTATGCACGAATTCCCCATCCGAATTCCCCACAAGGTTTACCTTTATTATCCAGAGATATTGAAGACGTATCATCATTTACCAGTTCTATCATATCGCTATGGTATTGGATAGCTGTATGAGCTTCCATACCCATATACTCAGCAATGGCCTGATTTGCATTACTACCAGAGGCAAACACAAACTTATGTTCAGGGCTTTTAAATCTTACTTTCATAAGTTATTCTCCTTCAATAACAAAGTAACTACGCTCATGCATATAAATGGCTGCATTCCAACCATCATAAAGATCCTGATATGGATAAGGGATAATGATACCTTTACCATCTTTGATCAGTTCGATGATACCATCATTATGGTTAATAGCCTCATGAGTTCCCATACCCATATACTCAGCAATGGCCTGATTTGCATAACACGTATCAGCGAATTCTTGGCGGGCCTTTTCTGACTTGAAACGAATCTTCATAATATCCCCTTAGTGGACCAGAGTTTTGGTTTTCTTGGTGATGATAGTAACGGCCTTATGACCATTGTTGCGAACACCACGGCCCACAGACAGGGTTTTGTTGCCAGTGGAAACTACGTCAACACTGCGAGCCCAACGCTTAGGAGCAGTAGAGCCATTGTTGGTCATCTTACCGAAACCAGCAACGCGAGCAGCAGAACGAGTGGCGAAGAAGATTTGAGCAGTCATAGTAATTTCCTTTTTCAATAAGAGGGGGTTTCTGTCTACGGGATTAGTATCTCAATTAGCGTCTTGTATGTCAACCAATTATTTTTCTGAAATCAACAAAACTTTGAAACCCCAGATAACCCTTTTCCGACAATCCACACACTAGGATATGTAGAACATACATAAAGAACTTTACTGATTTACTCGATTCACGGGTGTCGTGATATGTACCGACACCATTGAAGATGATCCCAGATAGAAACAGACCCGTGATTAGAGAAAATCCAGTATGACTATTAACGATGATATCAATCATGGTAATGCTCCTGAACAATTTTAGGGTCTACAGTTGAGAAGTTAAGAATTTCAACATCATTGTCACGGTCGTGTGTGATGACTTCTTTCATGTAAAGGGGAAAATCACTTTCTTCATAATCCCGAGCAAAAAACATATTATCCCCGTAGTACGTAAAGTAGCGGGTACAAAAATTGTTATACTCTGATACATCATTGATGAGGGTATACCCAATCTTAACCATAAAATCGTGCATAATAATCTCCTTAGCTTTCCAACAGCTTTTTGATTTGGGTTTCTGTCTACGGGATTAGTATCTCAAAATGTGGCCTTTGTGTCAACAACTATTTCTTCCACTACAACAAAATCCCCAAATCCAAAATCGTACTCACTGCGGATGTGGTCTGGAAACCTTGGGATAACTTTCCAATCAGAGCGATACACAGAGAGTATATCTTCTGGGTGTTGGTTGTATTCCTTTTTCATTGGATACGGAATACGAACACAACCCAGATCATAAGATAAGTAATATGTTACTTTCATCAGTTTACATCACTCCATATAGTGTATACGTCGTGAGAAACCTCAAAATCTACATATTGAAAACCAACACCTATCCAATATTTCTTTCTTAGGAAGAACTTACCAGAGTTCGCCTTCCACCCAAAAACAACATCAGTCATATTCACCATTATTATATCCCTCAGAAACAACAATAGTAGTATCTCAAAACACGCTATCTAAGTCAATCAATTTTCCAACAGCTTTTTGATGTCTTCCATATCATCTTTCAAAGAAGGCATCCAATACTTAGCAGGGAAACAGTTGAGGAATTCCATATAAGCTCGGATGGTATCTATACACTCTTGAATATCACCGTAATAGATAGACTCACAAGCCCAATCATAATCTACCCCGACAACATTACTGGCCTGATCATAGATTTCATCAGTGATATCATTCTCTGCAACGTTAACCACTTTCTTAGCAAGGGATACTACGTAATTCATGATATTCTCCTTAGATGATTTGGGAATGTCCCCAACAAAGCTAGTGTCTCATACCTGTTTGTATTCGTCAACCATCTTTTTAATTTCCATCAACAAAATCATTTCCAGCTTGGAGATCTGTTCTGGGGTCAGAAACTCGTCTGGGGTTTCTGATGAGTATTCACCTTTAGAACGAAGTCCAGCAACAAAGCCCAAGTGTGTACCCGAATCATATCTGGATTGTACACACAGTTTTTCAGTTTCGCTAATTGTAACAGTAAACATAAACAACCCTCTTTTACGCTTCTTTAACTTTTAGGTGGAATGCACCAACATATTTTTCTTTAATCAGTTTCTTAGCAGAATCTGAGGTTGTCGCCCAAACACTTTCAGACAGAACCTTGTCTCCAAAGATAACGGAATCTTGAATACGGAAAGAAACAACAAATCGTTTTTGCATGATATCCCCTCGGTTTATACGGATAGCATAGCAAAGGGCCTATCGTATGACAAGCCCTTTTTTAAATTTATTTTAAAATCAAATTTAGATGTTTCTCATTATCAACACTCATCGATCTAACCCTACGGCTTTGGTGTTTAGCCACATTAGATACGTATCCCATATCATCAAATATCATAATATTGATTAGCTTATCGTTATGAGTATCTGTCTCGAACTTAATCAGTTCTGGGGACGCATAGATGAAATGGTCTAGTTCACAAAAGATAGGGTATCCACCGGAAGCCTTTATATGTGCAACCGTCCTATCAAATTTCTCTTTGACTAGAACATAGAATTGGTCATCAATAATATTAGTTAGATCCCGAATCGCAACAAAAAAGGAATTAACCATCATTTTGGATATCAAATTAAAACTATTACCCTTGAATCGGAAATGGTGTCTAACTTGATTCAGAACATCAATAATATCACGCAATGGATGACCCGCAACAATCACATCTCCATAATGGTCATGAAGGATCTGGTTATACATATGACGATATCCAGAAGTCCATATAGAGTTTTCATCACCAGTTTCAATTAGTCGTTTACGTACATTGGTTACATGAAAGCATTCTAGGAAGTTCTGTCGTCTAACTTGAGACTTGGTACGAACGTTTTTAATACACAACGGGGAAAATGGGTTTGTATAGAAATAATCCATGACCACTTTATACTCATCATTCCCCAGCTCATCTATAAATCTTTCTTTTTCTAATTGAGTTACAAACTTTACAATATTATCAAACATCTTTTATTTCCTCACTTATAGTTTAGGTTTAAAGCTCAATTGGATTACCCTATGAGCCCTTTTAAAATCATTTTACAATAAATTTAGTATCAACATCTTTCATGATGGAAGACAATTCCCAGTAATCTTCAATCCATGATTCATAAACATTACCATCGTCATCTTCACCTATAATACACCAGTTATGAAGAACCTCATCAATATACTTAAAGCTCTCACTGAATAGGTTGTCGGGGTCTCCCCAGATCATAACAAATGAACCATTTTGGGGCATAGTATCAACTATTTTCATTTTGATTCCAATTATCCTTGCACCATTTTGGTGCATTAGCTAACAACTACCCCAGAAACCAATGAACTAGGATCTACTTCCTTTCCGAACTTTAGATACTTACGAGCAGCCAGATCCTTAGATTCACCAACAGATGGCTTTCCATCATTTAGTTCCCGCAGCATACGGTCATACAGCTCACTGGTGAACTTCTGATGGAATCGCCACACATAAAGGGAACCATCCTTCTCTATCCACTGAAACGGGCCTATGGTCATTCCATCTTCAACATGGGGTGCCTTAACAATCAGTTTCATACTATATAATCCTCGATTTTAATAAGAGTGTCACGCCATGGAATAGAAGTTTCTACAACACCAATTATATCGGTATTATATCCATCCTTATCATCCAACCAATAACCATAATTGTTATGGGGACGATTCATAAAACAAAATACAGATCCCCCGTCATTCATAGCAATATATCCATCCTTATATGATTGTTTAACAATGAAATTGATACCATAGTAATTAACTATAATAAAATCCAAATTGTATTTCATATAGTTTAGTTTCATATCAATCACCCCTTACCAATCTTAAAGCTTCGTTCTGGAATACTTCTCTACCACCATCCCAGAAACGAACATGGATACCTTCATCATCTACTTTGTAGACAACACCATTTCGATCTGTATCTTTATGGTTCACGATATTACCAATATCTAGAATTTCTTTTTCTTTATATGTCCATACAGTTTCAAAATTATCATTACGCCACATTTCAAATACACCATCACCAACATGGGGAAAGTGCATTCCTCATTTGCTGAACAGTAATAAAACTGGGAATTAGTTTTAAATGAAAAAGGTGTAGGTTCTTTATTATGTTCTATCAGCTTAAAATACTTTTTGGGAAGTTTCCATTCCCCAAATGGATTTAATGGATGGTTTGCGGTATCTGTGGCGATGATTAAATCAACCCCGTCATAACCATTAACTACTACTTTAGTACCCACATCAATTGCTATATAACCGTGGAATCTAACAGTTTCAACGCAAACCATTTCACAACCAATATAGATACCGTCATTAGGGGCATATACTATTTCTTCATTCATTCCCAATCTTCCTCACTGTGGTACAAGTCATTCCCCAGAAGTTGATACAGTTCAGCCAAGCTTTCCTGTGCTCTCAACAAGAGATGTGCATGGGGCTTCAACGCAACGTGTACATAACTAATGTCTTCACCATCAACCGACCCCAAAAGGTCACCCATCATAATAGATAGAGTATGTACCCTATCCAGTCCAATCAGAATGTTTTCAGGAGATTCATACTTTTTATTTTCCATACAACCCTCGATTAAAATACTTCTTGAAGACGACCATCACAAAACATAAAAAACACATCAGATTTCATCTGTTCATACAATTCGGGAATGCTCATCAGCATCTTCCCAGTACCATACTTACTTCCACAATTTACGAATTCTTTAATGGTTTCCAAAATCATTACTTCAGACCCATCTGTGAAAACTAATTTCAGATCTCCGTATTCATCATAACACCAAATAACCAATCGTTGCTGACCATTTAGATCGGTATAGGTAAACCAATGAGTATATCCCATATACAGATCATATAAGTATGGTTTGATTGAATGGATTTGTCCGTATGTCAAACTAAAAACTAAAGTTGAAAACATATTATTTTCCTAAGTATTTTGTTACAGAATTGTTTTGGAGACTAACAAGAGTATCCTTCCAATCCATATCGGTTTCTACGGTAGCAATAGCACAAGAATCCCCACGTTCACTAGACCAATATTCTACCTTACAATCATAATAACGTACAATGGAAGGTTTACCCTGAAATGCATACACAACCAGATCCGGATCCATTACCAAGTAACCATGCAAATACTTCATGGGAACAATTAGACGAACTCCATGAAAGTCTACCCCAAAAGTAGGAGCTACATCATTCTGACTAACTAGCTTCATTTTGTAATCCTCTTACGGAACATATTGTGCCATGCGGTTTGTGGTTCCATATTATATTTGTTAGCCAATTCCGCAAGCTCTACATAGAACGGATCCGCTGGTGGGGTAATGATTACCTCGTCCATACCATCAAGGATATCGTATTCATACAAAAGGAATTCACCCGCAGATTCACCAACAGAGAATCCGTCTATAGCAACACCGAACCCACGACTATCAACCTCAACCTGCATAACCCGATCTGGAAAATCATACACCTTCTGGGTTAGTTCGCCAAAATTTATATCGGTCGGTTGTGTTTTTAAAATTGAACCCGAAATAGTTACTTCGAATTTCGTTTACCCACGAACGCGCAATAGCAGGGGTTTTGAATTTGAGCTTCTTAATCATTAGATTTATTCCACCAAAGTTTAGCCGCAGCCTTTTCTACTGCAATAGAAGTTGTTTTCTCCATGTGGTCGATAAACCAACACATTTCCTCGTCTGCATATATAAAGCCCATTTCATCGTCTAGTCGTTCTTTTGAACGACATACATCACACATAGACCTATATTCATATGCTTTATTGATGATCTTACTACTCTTAAGAGAAAGAGATTCCCTAAGTTTTTGCATCAATTCATATTCGATTATATGAGGTTGTGAGAATGGGTTATCCTGTCGGTTATAGTTGACCTTATTGACCGTTCGTTTAAATATCCAGCCAACAACCTTTGTTTCTTCTAGACGTTCGGCTAGACGTTTCTTAACCAATTGCTTTGCAACTTCATGGATCCGAAAATAATTATTGACCGCACGTTCCAACACATGTAATTCAATTTTAGTATGGCTCATTAGTTAACCTTTCAGTTCGCGAATTTGTTTTTCAAGATCTCGGATTTTATCAGACCAATGATATTTTGAATTAGATTCCGTTCGCATTTTTTCATTGATTACTTGAACCTCAGATTGGAAATTTTTAATTCGTTCATCATGCAATCGAACCCTCGATTTACAAAGTTCAATATCTTTCATGATAACTTCAATCTTATCATCAAGGCTGGTATCAAAAACAACTTCACCGGATGGCTTACCAATTTTGATGACTACGTTGTATGGGTAATTGGGATCGTTAGTCAATCGAACAGAACTAACCTTAAACAATTTGGTAAGAACTTCAGAATATATCGAGTGGTGTAATTGTTCTTAAACCACATACGAACCCCATAGGATTCAACCGTGATTTTGGTTTCATTGAAACGGTTTCGAATACAATATAGGTCTTTTCGGTTTTCGGTTCCAAACACAGGAGTGATTAGAGAAATAGGGGACCGACCCATTACCAAGTGTTTGGAATCTCGATTCATAATCGCATCCATGAAAACAACCAGTTTTTCTTTGGTGTTAACATGAGTGGTGATCCACTCGATACGAGAAGAGATAGCAACTGATTTATCTGTCTTGGTAGTTTTCTTAAACATTGCAAACATTATGAGAGTTCCTTAATTAAATTTAGTTTTGATGGTCTTCATCTTACCACATTTCGAGCAACAAACAATGACTACCTGCTTTTTAGATGTGAGTTCTTTTACATCATACATATAGACCGGTTTGGGTATATTACCACCAATCCGTGCCAGTTGTTCCGCAATACTTTCGGATGTGTATTCGAAAATACTTTTCATATCATGAGAACAAAACAGTCTCTTAAACATTATGACAGTTCCTTACCTGTAATAGAATCGATGAAATAGAACCGTGTGATTTCGTCATTTTCAACGATATCTTTCATCACATCGGTAAACAGATCGGATCCCATATCGAATGTATCAGTGGAATTTCCGGAACGATATTGAGGTGCGCCCCAAGAAAATGACTCCTTAGATGGACGAACAATCATACCGGAAGTAGTCACACAATAGATATAGACATTATTATGTTTTTCTGCTTCTTCCATGAGTTCATCAATATGATCAAGAACCCATTGAGCATCTACCACCACGTTGTGTTTTACAATATGACAGATCTGGCGGTCTGATTCCAGAACAAACACACGATGGTCTTTTGGATCAAACGCCGTGCAGGTATAGAACAAAGGAACACCGTTGATTTCGATGAGTCGATGATTCATCCCAAACATTCCCATGGTGGAAAATCCATAATTGGTGATTTTGATATTCATAATGTATTCCTCATTGTTTTGTCTACGTGGGTAATATCTCATACCCACGATTCTATGTCAATAAATTATTTTGATTTTACTAATAGATTTTTCAAATCAATAATCTTAATCCATACCATCTCAATGAAAATCTCGATCAACGTTACTACAACCCAAAAAGCAACCAACGGCCAGAGTAGTGAGTATTTTTTATGACAACCCTTCAAAATTAAGACACTATAAACAATAACGTAAATAGACGCCAGCATCAAGATAAAGCTAATCATTGGTGATTCTCCCCAGTCATACTAACTTTGATTTTTTCGATTTGTTCACGTATCGACTTAATATCATCTTCCAGTTCCTCAATACGTCCAAGTTTCAATTTGTTTACTGGGGTATCCCAGTTAATAGGCCATCGCTCGGAATCGTTGGAATGGAAACTGTGTTTGCTATTACACGCAGAATATTGATCTCCATCAATGAAGATACCAATATCATATTGATGCAATTCACGTTCAAGTTCATAATCCCGAACTCGCTGTTCTGAGTCATAATCCAGAAGTTCTAAAGCATAGGAACGAGAGATCTTTTGAAGAGGAACTTTTACTTGGTGATAAACATTATCATAACCGCATACATTCCAGATAACAAAGTTTTTACCAAAAGTGAATGCCTCTACTACAGCAACATTACCACCACACATTTCATCGAGTTGGGAAAATGATAATTTCATGATTAATCTACCTTAGTAATTGAAAAGGAAAAGTCATTACCGTATGTACTATTACAATACAACAATTCACCGTTAATGTAAACCCCAAATCGACCACCATCATAAGTAATTTGGAGAGATTTGATTTCAGGTAATACATATTGGTCTGTAGAACCCCAACCACCGGAATCATAATCTTGAAAATGGATATCGCATTTGCTGGTCATTTCTTGAGTCCTTTGATTCGGTTGTATTCTGAAGTGATGATCGGATTTTGAATAGTAGCAATATCCTTTGGATCTAGATCATCAATCTTGGCAACCACAATATTGAAAATTGTACTATTGATTTCGTCCTTAGTCAAGCCCCAATCGAAATATTGTTTCAGCAAGGGGTCTTTCTTCATCATAGCATTTAGACACTCCATAGCATATTTCACATGTGCTTGAAGGATTGCGCACTTTTCGATAAAGACTGACGACTTGATGTTTTCGTGGAACTGCTCCAACACAAGAACATCATTCATGGCAGTTCGGAGATCCCGTAGTGTTCCAACTTCTAGCGCGTAAAGTTCTTCACAGATACCGGCGATCCTGACTTCGGCCTTTTTCTGTTGGCTTGAAGGATTGACAAGACCAAAGAAGATTTCAGAAGGTGGATACAAACTGGTCTTTTTACAGAATACATCCAAAACAGAAGAACGGAAATATGGATAGTTTTTCATTTTATTCTCCAAACTTAATATTACGTGGAAACTTAAAACCGGTTACTTCTTCATACTTAATTCTAATTTCTTCTGCCCAGACTTCAGGATCTTTATCCTTAACGTATTCAACGAATGCATGTTGATCACCAAACACAATATTGATGGTTTCCATAACACGCCGTTCGTGAGCAAACAACATATGTGATGGTAATTGACTACTGGGTGTTCCTACTGGGAAATCAAGAATATTTTTCATTTTATTCTCCAACGAATGATTTAATTTTAGTTTGGATCTCTTGGTAACTCAAGATAGGTTTCTTCAGGATCTCATCTGAATAACCCCAAATCCCATCGTCTGACACCAACAAAGATTCAGATAATCCCGTTTTCGGATCTCGGGTCATAGCCAATCCCAATGGATGGAGAACTTCATGGTTGATACGATGAATCAACCCTAACTGACTTGCTTGGTTCCAATCGATAGTTTTCATTGTTTACCCATTTTAATATAATTCATGATTGTTTTATATTCGGGGTGTTCGATCACCAACGCCGGACAAATTTCTGGATCAATATCCATAATGATTCTGATGATGCGTGGGGTGATAGCTCACAGACAGTTTAGAAATTTGGAGCTGTACGTTGTTAACATCAATAATCGCTTTCATATAAGATTTCCCTGTTAATTGATGTGGGTAGTATCTCATACCCACATATGCGTGTCAATCGTAAACTTTGAAAAATTCTCTCAGTTCGTAATCATATACTGCTACTGGATGAGCTTTATAGATTTTTTACCATCTTGGTAATATTCACTATAGAAAATGTAACCTTGTGGGTTTGTTTGATATGGGTCCTCTTCTACGTATACATTGCAATATTCGTAAATATGAAACCAGTCAACCAGTGAATGATGGTTTTTGATCATATCTTCATCTGGGTATGCAGATATTATGAAATCTTTTTCTAGTTTATGAATTAGCTTTACGCGCTTCATCTTTAATAGCCTCACTTAAACACTCATCAAGATCGCCACCACCATTATACCAAAGAGATATAAATTTGATAGTACCATCCTTTGTTTTGGTAACTTCAACATAACCACATGGGTCTAGTTTTGTATACTCAATAACCTTATGGACGATGCCACCAACCAAAATATATTCTTTTGATTTATGATACTTATCCAAAAATTCTTCTAGTGCATCATAAGAATCTTCAATTTTCATAAATGTTTCTACAGATACACCAAGGGAAATGATTTCCCCTTTAACAAATTCCATACTACTCATCATTCAACCTCATAAAATATGCATACATGGAGTGATTGGTATCATATGTTACTTCTTTACCAAACCACTCTGGATAGTCAGAAAAATCGAGAGCTTCTTTTTCGCTAGGAAACTCAACCTCTGCATAATATGTATTAGGGTAATCTAATATTTCGTCAAATTCAATGGTATATCCCATCCAAGGCATTTTGTATCGAATCTTACGCAAACCAAACCCGCCACTAGCATAAACGATCTCATGAAACTCGTCCTCTTCTATTTCGAATTCGTCTTCATCCCGAGATAGACCGAAACCGGTTTTTACAGTGCGGATATATTGATAACTATAATCCCTAAAAAGTACCTTTCGATATCGAACTCCGTCAATATACCACTGAGTCATATATACAGTTTCAATATTTTCAAATTCAACATCTGGAAATTCGTCTACAACCCACTTACGTTCAATTTCTTTAGCCATTATTAATTACCATGTTTATTTTGTTCTGCAACTCGATACCCCATTTGGTTTCTGCACCAAAGAAATTATATGCTTCATAATTCCAGAATTTACGATTAGGATTTACAAGATCTACCTTATCGCTAGAGAATTGAGCGAACCCCCTACGTGGAATAATCAACTTATCATTCAGAGCTTTCTGGAAAACAATATTATTCTGAGCAAACCACTTAGCTTTGATATCAATAAGTTCACGAATCTTATCAAGGTCGCAAGTCTTATCAATGTCTAAGGACAAAATTGCAGAGTGGACAAAAACCTTACAACCCAATCCATCAATGTATGACAGATCGATATAAAATCTAAGTTTATCCTTTTTCTTGAACCATTCTAACATAAAAACCTCTTACGAACGTAGTGAGTAACGGCTTTGCCGCCTCGCAAGTTCGGATTTTTCTAATTATAAAGTTTCTATTAATATATTATAGAACTTTATACTTTGATTACATTTGAAACTAACTCATATAAAGCGTTTTAAGAGACTTTACACTTAACCTATACAAAGTTATAGGGTAGGTTATAAAGTCTCTTATACGAGCATACAGAGTGGTCTACTGGACGATTTCGAGATATTCGTTGATCTCATCTTCAAACATTATGAAGCTGTCATTATCATCGAAAGGGAATTCGTCATTTACACCAATCAAATCACTACCCAGAAGTTCACCTTCGAACACATCGAGGCGAATATGAGAAAACAGATCGATAACTGTCTGTGTATTCTCTGTGTTTTGTGGATAATTAGAAAAGATTGCTTTTTCTTGTTCAAGAGTGGTAATAAATTGATTGAGAGATTCTTCTGATTTAAAGCGAAATTTCATTTTTCATTCTCCGAATTATTGAATAGTCATATAAACTGTATTTGATGGAAGACTTTTAACAAGCTCCTTCTTGGGGATTCGAATAATATCCAATCGTTGAAGCTTTACAAACTCTCCATCAGAAAAGAAATCTTCCGATTTTAGAAATCCGTCTTCGATCCATACAGCAGTAAAGATACCAGATTCTGGCATGGTGTCAACCTGTTTTACCTGTTGTTCAAATTGACTACCAACTTCAACTAGATGATCTTCTACCTCATGAGGTAGGAACAAAATTTGATTTTGGAAACCGATACCATCTGCCTTGAAAATAGATTTATCATTTTTATAAGCCGCACCTATACCACCTTCACCGATAAAACTTACTTTTTTGCAAATTTGGTCGAGAATGATTTCCAATTCGGTTAGGTATCTTTGATCCCAATTACGTTGAAATGCACAGAATACTCGTTCTTTCCACAACACCGGACTGTCTGAATTTTTCCACTTATACCAAGTTTCAACTTTCTCATGGGTTTGTTCAGTACCAATTTCCACCAAATAATTATTAATATCGTCATCGGTGAATATTAGAAGACCATATACGGATTTATCATTGACCATAGTTACATCGTTAACCCACTTTTCATGGAAAACGCAAACCATCTCTTTCTCTCCGATAATACTAGCAGCAAATTGAAATTCTTCGCTATTATCACCAAAGATCTTAAATATCTTATTTAACCACTCGGATTTTGATTTTGAATCCTTCCATTTATATGTTTTTACTTTACTCATATACAACCTCTGCTAGTTTTTTGTAAACAAGATTTAGCCCATCGACCGAATCTTTTAAGTCTTGTGTATGAAACACATCAGAGCATACTATAGCTAAAACTCCAAGTAAAGACCCAATCAAAATATATTTCATACATACCCGAGTCGTTTAGCTTCTTTCTCGTTGATTGCAACAAATCCGTCATCCGTCCGGATCACATAGTCACTTTCCACAACAAGATTACCGTTGAGCAAACACATACCTACCGCATTTGGACTGCGATATTTCCGGAACCCGTCTACTGCGTCACCTGCAAAGGTTTTAAGTTCGTCAATACCTTCCTGACTATATACAAACTTTACGTATTTTTTCATATCATTTTCCTCTTTTATCTCAACCTTATCATAGGTTTTCCAAAAAATATCTGGCTTACATGCATAGTATTCCCCATCAACCCCTTTAATAATAAAGTCTCCCGGAGTTACTACGTGTTTACCTTCACGAGTATCAATAACACCCATAACCTCCCAAGTCCACATATTACTATCTGAACTACAACCGCTAGTACCAAGCAGATTAAAGATCTCCATGTAATCTGTAGGTCTTACCATTGGGTGATCTTTACAATCCCTCGCCCATATAGGCATTCCGTTTGTGTCTGGTGCATTCCATTGAATAGCCTCTACAACCACCGGCTTTTTACGATATAGATTATTCAGATTCACAGTTGAATCTCCATGATACTAATAAAATTCCAAGTCCATAACCCATCGATTTCATCTTTTCTACAACCAGACATATCAATAACGTATTTTTCTACGATTTCTGTTATAGCTTTCCGATCAACAATGTGTTCATCATGGTCAACAACTAACACTTGCTCATTGTTGTTCCCACCAAAAGGACCACAAATATCATACTCACACCAAATTTTTATGTAACTTTTCATTTGTTTTTAAACCTCTGCTCTATTTGATTAATAACCATTTCATATCCAGAATATGGGGTAACATATGCTACTCCCCTTTCGGACCCATGTAAAGTCATTTTAACTGCGTCATTATGACCTACCATAAACTTATATTCCACACGAAGAACACCCTTTTCAAATACGGTTGATTCTACCTTAATAGGGCCAAGGTGCTCTTTTTGGAACTGCTTTAGGGTTTGTACCAAAGTAATTCGTTGTGAGTCTGTGATAGATTCAACGGCCTTATAGAACTGGTTTTCTTGAAACTGTCGGATCTCATGTTTTACCATATCTATAATTTTATCAACGCCGTCAGTTCTAACATAGTCAAAACGATAATTCATACACACCTCACATATTTAAAAGTTACCATTGGGGTAAACATTCTATATTCGTTGGGGACCATACACCAACATACTACTTCATAACCCATACTTTGGGCAGCGAGATCTACCTCATAAATCCAATCTTCTGCGAATGAAGTATCAATAACTCGATTATCATACTTACTCAAAATCGGAAATTGTATAGACAAATCGTTATGAGATTTAACAACGAATTTACCTTTCCACGAACTCATGATATCACCCATATTCCTGATTTGATGTTTTTATAAAGGCCCAAATTAGTAACCATCATAGTTTTCCATTTACTACCCATGCAGTAGTTGATAACCAGACCGCGCGAGTTATGGACAATGTACCAACCCATTTATATTTTCCAGTATTACCAGATGATACACCGTTTATAATGCATTTTACAATAACAAATAAAACGGAAATATTCATTATACCCCTCTCCAACATTGGAACAATCATAACATGGAGCATATCCATGTAAGTTTGACGATAATCGTCTTGATGGATTTCTTTAATCACCTCATATATATCCCGACCATTGAGTGACCAGCTAATAACTTCCGCATTATCTATTTCACGAAACGGATTACCGTTCAGCTTAATGATAATGAAGTTTGAACTTTTTGGAAGATCAATAAGCCATTCATTTCGGCCTGCTAGGGATTTACCATGGGTTGACAAAACTTTACGAACATCTTCATTGATAAATTGGATTCTCATACACATCTCCTTGATTCAGATTCCATAATACCAGAAACAAAAATGGGATCAAGCATTATTTGCCCGATCCCATTAAATTATTTCTTCAACATACCATTCAGCTTATCAAAAGCCGCATTGAAGTTCTTTTGTGTGTCTTCTTTTGAACGACTAAACTTAACCTGACCGAATGTTTCGATAGGGCTAATGTTTGTCTTTGTCAAGTCAACATTTTCTTTAACCCAACGTTTCCATTCGTGTTGTTGAACCTCGTAATACTTTTTAGCATCACGGATCCCACCGGTTGTCATACGACCTTGAACCGCACTCAACATAGAAATGTATTGGTTAACAATACGATTATAGTCTTTTGAGGTTTTCAAAACGTGTGCCTCATCAAGACGCTCGAAAAATTTACTGTTATCTAACATATTACCCCCGAGCTTTCATAACTGCATCGACTACATCTTTGTTATTTGACATAGCAAACATAACAGCAGCTTTACCGATTGCGGTCTTTTTGGTCAGTTGTTCACCTGACCATTTAGCCTTGGCATCAAAAGAACCAAATTTAAGTTCGTGTTTTTCGATCCAAGTATTGAAAAATTCTGCCAGTGAATCTTTAAATTGTTTGTTAATCAGATCTTTAGATTCACTCAGAAGAGATACATCCAGTTTTTCGTTCAACTCATTGAATTTTTTCATTTTATTTTTCCTTTAGTATCCGTAATTTTTGGCAGCAACTTCATCATAAACTTCAAACGTTTTGAACTTACCGGTTTCTTCATCGCCAAAAGAGTATACACCTTCTTTCAGGTTAATGGAAAGCTTTTTATACTCATCCCCGATTTTTATTTTAGCAAATTCACTATCACCAATCATAACTGGATACTCAACACCTTCCAATGTAAGCATAGTTCCCAACTGGGCAATAGATCCGGTTTGACGATCTGACGGACTTAGATTTTTAAAATTTACTTGTCCGGAAGTCGCTTTTGAACTAAACGCATCCATAGCCTCGGTTAATTTCTGGTCATAGTCAAACAATTGAACACCATCTACGTCATGACCTAAAATTGATTTTTGCTTCGTCCATCATTCCTTTAAAATCCGGATGGATCATAAGAGATTCAAGCAAAGACTCCATCATGGCGCTTTTCTGACCAGCAGCCAGTTGTTTATGAGAGATCTTACCGCCAGTACCTTTAGGGAACACGGTTACTATGTTAATTTCTCGTCCTTTAACACTAGCAACTACCGAACGGTTTTCAGATTGGGAGTGGAACATGTAGGTTCCGCCTTTAATCTTATTCGTTTCAGTATGCTTAACAATCTTACGGGCAAACTCTTTCCACTCTTCCGCCGACTTATCACCCGCTCGTTGATGTGCCCGAGCTTGTGCATGGATAGACGCTTGAACTTTAAATGGCCCTACCCGCATAGTGACGGGTAATTTTGATTGTTTACTAAGATTAAATTCTTGGTCTTTGGTTAGTTCTACTTTTCGATTTCGACTTTCTGCCCGAACTTTCCTCGATTGATATGAGTCGAGAAAAGAAATGTTTGTTTTCTAACATATTATTTTCCTTAAGGTGAGTCTTACCCTTTATTTAGGAAGATAAAAATAAGACAGTATGATAGATAAAATTAGAATTATGTAAATTCCCATTTTGGTTTTCATATCATGGACGGACTCCGCGAGGATCCCAACGCCAAACCCATATAAAAATAATCCAATATTCATAAAATACCTCATTTACGAAATTGCAAAGCAGTAAAGGGAAGAAATACCGGCTATTACATAACCAGTGGTGAATCCTTTTGATATGCTGCGCGGGTACCTCGTACCGATTTAACGAAACAACCGCCAGCAACAAAAACAAGTGCGATTACCATTATTCTTCCCTCTCATTAGTTGATATGAGTAGTATACACTAACGATTTATCATTTCAACATAATTTTTGAAAAGTTATAGATGAAATGCTGTATGTCTCGGATCACAATCCAAACATTCTCATTACAATAAACATGATAATATTATAATGAACTAAGTGATGAGCCATTTGGTCTAGTCCAAGATGATACCAGAACTTAGCATCTTTTGGTGTATGGTTTCTACTTAATTCTACTTTAATTTTATCGATAACGAAATGAGAAATAAAATCAAAAAGTGTTAGTGCAACAACAACCCAGAAGCTCATACCCATGATGACCGCAACAAACATTGTCATCGCTGCATGAACCCCACAATGAGCAGCAAGAGGAAGTTCCCAACCATTCTCTTTGAATTTCCCGAGCATATACTTACCTTGCAGTAAGTAATCAGCTAAGTAGTGTTTGACCTGATAAAAAACTAGAAGTCCAAATATAGTTAGTAAAATTTCGGTCATTTATTCTTCCTCTTCATACTCATCATCTTCGTCATTATTTCGGATATATGACATGGGATTATAACCTGACAGTGAATATCCCATCAAACTAATCAGCCATTGAATTTTTTCTTGGTCATCTGTGACGATCTCAAGATCTTCACGATCTAGGGGTTCCCTCTACTTCGGAATGTTTACCAAGGATTTCACCAAAATATACATCAGACCCAATATATTTTTCAACTACTTCCGAGTCTTCTACAAAAAGACCTTCTACACTTCCACCACGACCGGCGTCCCAATAAAAACGATACAATTTCAACATTTTATATTACCCCATATTTTTAGATTTAATTTTACCACAACATTTATTTCAAAAAGTCCTTACATGTAATATGTTCGTCAAACACTTCCCGATATCCCAATAGGTTTGCTAGACGTTCCCGACATGCTACAACGTTAGATTCAACTATGTCAAATCCAAAAAGTTGATGTGCGATTGTTTCTTTATCGTGACCTAGCTCGATTCTTCGTTCGGCGATTCGATATAGGATGTTTCCATCACCACACGCGGGATCCATAAAAGACCCTTCCCAATTTGTTACGCGATCAAGCAACATATCGGTTACCACTTCAGGAGTGAAAACTTCATGAGTTGTTTTCTGACGGACGATATCAAATTCAGAAGCCCGTCCGGTTCTTATCCTCATTGTGAGAGCCTGAGTGATAGCTACCACGACTTTCTGAATCGTAGTAGGGTAAGACCCCCATATATTTTGAAATCCACTCACGCATCGTTGGAAGCTCTTGGTGAGGTCCGGATAAGGAACCGCTGCAAGGGTCCCGCTATCTAGGTGCTGGTTATTTTTATAAAGAGCCAAGAATACCCGAGCATAATCAGACTTCACATATTCAAGGAATTTTTCTGCAACTTCCTTATACTTAAACCCATAATGATGCCACTTCATGTTCGGAGCAGTTTCTACTTGATAATCTTTAGGAACCATTGTAAAGAAATCTGCATTAAACCGATCTCCTGCAACGGGTACGTGTCCACGAATCAATCCTATATTAACGAAATAATTACCTTCTGAATTTTGACTATTGAGAAGATTCTTTTCAACTGGAACCTTTTCATATAGTGGGTTTATCATAGTACCGAAATAATTAAGTTCATCAACCTTCATCCGATTGCGACCATTAATCATAGGTCCATATACGTCAATATAAGCATCGAAAGGAACACCATTCAATGTGTGAGTAATTGACAATGGAACAAATAACCCAGCAGAGAAATAAAGATTACCATCGATTAGTTCCATGGAAGTCATATTGGTTCTAATAATGTTCTTGAACTCGGTAACCCGCTTCTGTTCCTTCACCTTACGCCGGTTGAAAGCTGGGGCTGATGGATGAATACAAATGATCTCTCTACACATACCAAATGCTTTGTTAAAGAAATCAAGATGTAGATTCTTGTTATATGGTGGATTCATTATTACATAGTCAAATGAACGATCCTCTATCATAAAATACCTTTTAATAAAAGGGGCGGTTAGCCCCTATTTGAACAAATCTTTAATATCATGAAAGAACAAACTATTTTGTTCGTCAATATATGAGCGCACTTCACCAACGGTTTTCTCATAAAACTTAATCAAGTCTAGTTTACTACCAAACACATCATAAATTTCTTTGGTAAAGAATACATCTCGTACCGCATCATAATAAACTGTATGTGCCACTTTTGCTAGGTATTGTTGCATTGTACCCATACCAACATTACGAACTTCCAGAAAGGTAATAGTTCCCACAAAAATATTTTCCAGCAAATTTACACGATCAAACTTAATAGTCATATTGATTCTCCGTTAGGATTGTGATTACCCGATCTTGATTACGAACTACTCGTACATCTTCGGGCGGATTTTTAACAAATTCTCGGATTCGGATTTTAGCATTAATATCCAAAATACAATTCTTTTCCATATACCAAACCGAATACATATCTCGATCTGAACGTTGATAGTTCGGATACATCCGGATCAACTGGATCTCAGGGATATGGATATTCTCGATTCGTTGGAAATACCTTACAAGGAAATGGTCAGTTAGGTTTAGAACCCCGACAGTTCTCCACGTTTCATAGTGGTAATTGTCTTCAATCCTACCACCAAGATAATCGCCGGGCGCTAACGTATAATCGACTTGTTCTAATACCCTATGACTATTCGCAATCTCATCGTTAATGAGTTGAATCTGATGATTCATTTTAGTTAGCTTACTGGGGTTAACACCCCTAATACGTCTGCCATTCATAGGTTATCCTTTTAATTTTTATTGTATGATATCGATAGATAAAGTCACTACATACCCCATAGCATTGTGGGTAACTTCAAGGGGGAATACCCCGACTAAATTTTCAAATCCAAGACGTACATCTTTTTTATAAATAGACCCGCATATGTAATTTTTTGAAATTTCTGAAACCCACGTCTCAAAATATTCTGCATCTGATAGATTAACAACACGAAAAGTAAATGGGTTTACATAAGATATACCTTTAAATGGTTTGTCTTTATATATTCCTTTTCCATACCAATTTCTACCAACCAAAACCGGAATATTAACTATTTGCGTTTCTATTTTTGGTCCTTCTATATACTCGATTTCTATAGACTTGTCTACAAATTTCAAAATTCCTCGCATTTACCAACCCTCCATGGGGAATTCCATATACACTTGAGCGTTACGGCGGATCTCATTACTGATCTTCTTTACACGGTCTGTATTGCGACTTACCCGACCAAACCAGCGCCAACCGTTACCAATTGCTTTAGAGCCAGTATGCCACGTTTGCCAATCGAATTCAAGTAGGGTGCGGTCTGGGGCTGTATGAAGAACCAGCTCACCGCTATCAATCTTCTGCAAAACTTCTTTATGCCACTGACGATAAATCAGCTCACCGTCTGGAATTTGGCTAAATTCAGATTCACCTACTGCAAAATGAGTAGGGCAGATATCACCATTAACCAAACCAAGGATATGGCTAGAATGATAACGAGGATTGTCATAATCAGGTTGTCCCGCAGTGATGAAATGTTTTTCCAGTAGGGATATCTGGACGAGGAACATCATCATGATGGAACCCCGGAATTGCAGGATACCACCCCGGCATAAGCATATGTACCCCGAGAGTCAAATACTACATCAGAGCCTTCCCAATCATCTGGAAGTTGAGAGATAAAGCTTCGGGTAATTGGGCCGCCATTCTCATAAGCAAAGTTTAGATCGCTATTGAAGAACATCGTTTCGTTTTTGATTTCATCATTCGTTACGTATGATGCAAAAGTACCGCGATTTTTGAACTGGGAGTTGAAAGTTTTTTTGCTATTCATTTGTATTTCTCCGGAACAAACCCAACCACAAGAAGTAGTATGAAAGTGAAAAATATGGATATAATTAGGAAATCTCCATTTCCAGTAACCAATGTACAACCAACTAATATTGTATGAAACACAACAAGAAAACACAAGAACAAAATTTGTTTTATTTGATTGGACTCCAAGAACCCAAGAACAATCGAATAAATTGTAAGAATAACAACAATAACAGTGAAAAATATAACCACAGTCAATCCTTATTGAAATAATCATCGGAATAATCGGCTGTAAGTGGATCGTGTTCACTTGCATCATACAATGAAACTGAAACTTTAGTTGTGATACTACTACCACCATCTCTATGATCTACACCAACACAAAGGCTAATATTTTCTTTGATGTAACGAATCAAAAAATCTTGATTTTGTTCTACCCAATCTTCATAAGTCATAATCAAACCTCAACTTTAACAATATGATAACCATAACCAAGATATCCCAATTCCTTTTGCATAGAAACCATTCGACCTTGGGCGGCGAAATAAGATGCAAGATTGTGCTGGTTCATAGTCTCAACAAATACAGCAACCACATAATCGTTTGAGTCTGGACCGTTTTCAATAACCGCATGAGCTTGGCGGAATTTAATTCCCTTCTGGAAGCGGGCTTTGGCTTCTTGCAGTTTGGCCTTGATTGCTTCATTCATCATATTTTCCATAATTATCTCCTTTTGTTTCGACAAAGAGAGTATCCCACAAACGGGGATACTGTGTCAACAACTTTTAGAAATTTTTATGAATAGCTACGGCTTCCCACACTTTGTTGAATGCTTCCTGATATGCATCATTTTCTGCAAACTCACGGTCGTACTTATCCGGATCCATCCCACCACTATTAGTACCGTAGAATACCATACCGTTTTTAAGTGTAATCATACAGAACAAGAATCTATTATGTTTCTCAATTACGTCATTACTACCGTAGATTGGGACAGATGAATCAATACCCTGAGCGGCGGTAAAATAGTTAACGGTTGAGATATAACTTTCTACTTCGGTTTTATCGATTGATACACTTGTGGGGTTATCATCAAAAACCTCAAAGAAATTGTTCAATTCCAACGAATCAATCCACCAAGTATCGCATCGTTCTTTTGAAATACCTTTCGTATTTTCTGAAAAAATAACTTGGTTCTTAATTATCAGATCGGAAGAATACCAATTTTTATGTTCGGGGTGTTTCTGGATGATCGTCTTCATTCCACAAAGTTCCCGTTCTTTCATTGCTTCAACAACGATTTTAACATTTTTTAGAAATTCTTTAGATAAACCACTTGCATAACGAATATACCCCTCGGGGTTTTTCAATTTAATATATTTCATTTATTATGTCCTAAAATTCGTAAATTTCTTTTTTATAATCGAAATCTTCATCCAAATCTATTAGTTTGCCGACATACCAACGATCTACATTGATATCATCACAATCACTCAGGGTTCCAGTTCCCGTATTTTGCTTCTAATTTAAATTCATATGCCGATTGCCATATACAAATAAAACCATTTTGGTCTATTGTAATTTTAAATCCAGTTTCGTCTGGAAACATTGGTATGATAATTTTAATTCCTTTTAACTCTATCTCTTTGGCGAATTGTACAAATTTCATTTGTTATCACCCGCAATCATTAGAACAATTCCAGCGATTACAGGGCTGAAAATTAAAGATCCCAATAGCCACAAAACCCAGTTGCGCCCCCAGATATGGGACCCCAACGCAACGAGACAACTTAAACCCATATACAACGGATCTAGAATTTCAATATTCATACACGAACCCCAGTCAAAACAACAATTTCATAATCATCCAGAGGGAAATCTACATCTGGATCTGAATAGTGTGTGTTTATTCCCCGAACAATTACCCCACGTTCCAGAATATGCTTTATGTCAAGCCAGTTTGGTTCACACCAAACATTATCAGCGAATTCAGATCTCACCAACGAGTAATCCTGTTCGCCATCAATGTAACTGGTGAAAACTTCCCAACCAATAAATTTTCCGGTGTCTTTATGTGCAAGTGCAAACATGGTTATTTCCTCTTACATTACTTCGGGTTGAGTGTGGACCGCACGGTATTTCTGTTGGAAAGACCGAACAGAAACAATCATGGGATTTTCAGAATTTTCAATAAAATCTTTGGTCATTAGGGTTCCCAAAGACCCCTGAGACATAACAACACCTTTTCGGTAGTGTTCACCTACACACCAACCCTTGTTATTCAGTACATAGTCCATAGCATCTTGAAAAGACATATCAAATTTGTTCATTACCATTTCCTCGGTTTTTTGATTCCAAACGCAATACGATTCTCGATAGCATTGTAATACGTTTCTTTAGCTTTGTCTTTATAATAATCCAATCTAAGCCTAAGCTCGTATTGTTCATCTCGATTAAACACGTCTGTGAATAATACATCATCCCCATCGAATTGGTCAAGTAAAACTGCACCATCTAAGATTTTAAGCTTTATGGTGTCGGGAATATACTCAAACGTTATAACGAAAAACCAACCCGGAATTTTGATATTACGTCTAACGCTACGCGTTGCAGTACCAACATCGAGGGACCCGATAATTTTTTGAGTTAGTGGGCGAATAGCGGGCTTGTGCTTTTTAAAAAACATTTTCACTCTCCGTAATTATTAGCGGCCCAAATTTTCCAATCAAAACCACAATTACATTTACCTTGTGAGTCTTGATATTCTGCGTTTTCACCACACACCGGACAGCATGGGACCGACACTGTGAACTTAGCACCAATGGGCCACGAATCGGTATGGATTACCGCATATTCACTCTCATATGCTTCCTCTTGCCCAGCAGCAGTAGCCCACACATAAGGTTTGTTATTCTCTACGTTCAGGCGAATTTCACCATGTCCAACTTGTTCATATTTCATTTTTCAATCTCTTCAAAAATTGTTACATCGTGAGTTGTTTGGATCGTCTTGTTATCCATAATATAATCGGTGATCCCAGATTCCGCTTCTTCACGACTACCAGCACGATATTCCTTGATCATGGTTCGAGTTTCGCCGGTTTTTGCGTCAGTAAAAACTACTTTAAACAAAAAATCTTTCATGGGTATTCCTTATTTGAGGGGAAACCATACATTCTAGGATATGAGATATCAAAATTACAGGCCATGCATAAAATCCACGGAAGGGGTTTTCTTCGTCTAAGTGTAGTGCGACTGCCCAGATACCAATAACAATGTAAAACACTACAAACGCACACACTTCAAAGATTACATGACTCATTTCGATATCTCTTTTGTTTCAACAGGGATAGTATCTCATACCCCCGATATTAGATCAACCTATTTCATAGGTCCTTGCCAAGTTTTTATGATGTTGTGCTTGGTAAGACCTAATGTGTATTTCACTTCATTATATGCTTGTTTGATTGCGTAATACGTTTCAATCAAAATCGACAAGAAGAGGATTACAAATACAATGATAGGAAATGCTAGTACCAGATAGGTACGCCTAGCAATATTTGAATCCCAACTAGCAGGGTGTTTCATTTTTCATTCTCCATATTTTGAGTTATCTATCATATCTGGGTTTGGAACACAACGCAACTTACCCAAAGTTTCTTTCTTACGGCGAGGCAAATACCTTTGTGAAATGTCAGGAAGGTTTTTCTCACAAGTACCGACTACTTCATCGCCTAACATAATCAACCATGCACGGCTCATACTCTTATGCTCTACTTTAGCCGTTGGATCTGCTCCCATTACTACAGCCGCCGCTTTCCAACAAGTACCGTGGATATCCCTTCGTTCTACCCAGTGAGCGAGTTCATGGTTTATAGTGTCTGCTATCCCTTCCCAAGTCATAAACCTCATATGATGTTCAGAAAGATATATCTTACGATCTGGACAAGCACACATACCAACGTATGACTTGTGATTTGTAAATTCCAATTTGTAAGGAAATGCGACATTCCATTTGTTTATTTTGTGGGTGCGATAATAATCTTGTGCAAATTTAACACGGTCTTTGTAGTAAGAACTAATCTTGTCTTTCAGAACTTGAGAAATCATGTCACCATCCATAAAAATAAACCCTATACCGATAATGGTACAGGGTTTGGGATCTACAGTCAATCAATTTTTGGATATTTTGAACTATTTTATCTACCCATTCGCACTGATACACCCGCTCCGTGGTTACATCATACTTATCTGGGATCACATCGCGACCGTATGTGATCCAAAGGAAAACCCACCCAAAATATAGAGGTACATGCCACCACTTCAAATAGTTTCGGTTTTTCATATGCATAATATATAAAACAAACAACGGTAGAATTAATGCTATGAAAACAATACCGAATGACCACCACATACGAACTTCTAGAATCGGATCCATCATTGTTTAGCTTCCTGTTCCGTGATGATAGTCAATTCACGATCATGATAATTATAATTGTATCCATTAACACCGTAAATTTCCATGGTAGTCCCCGGTCGTGCGCAACCTTCGCCATGACCCCCACCGAAGGTAGTTAGCTGTCGGGAGATTTTGAATTTTTCTCCATCTGAATTTTTCACATAAAATACGTCAGGAAGTTTTACATCACCCAGACCTTGGGGATACACAACCGTAACATAATTACTCGAATATCCACCGCCGCTATTGTAGCGAACAATCATACCTGATAGGTCTTTCTTTAGTGCCATCAACGCAATGGAAAGAACCTTTGCTAATTGAAATTTATCTTCTGTGATAGAAATCACATCGCATATACGCGATTTCAGTTCTTGGTGATCCATAATATAATTCTCTTATTTAAATGTCAATTTTACGAATGTACTCATAAATTTTTGAAGGAATAGTAGCTATCTGGATGAAAACATTATCCTGATACCAGCTATGGAATGTAGGATTATATCCAAGCTCTCTTAGTTTTTCTAAGTGTACCTTAGATCCAGTAATGAGTCCACCCCTTTGTGCGAATTCTGCAAAGTGATACATCTCTTCATCATAGATAAAAATACCCACGTTGTAGCAACCTGAAGTTCCGTTAAATTCTTGCCAGAAGTTCCAACTATCATCTTTAAATTCAGACAACATATCGTGTAGATAATCTAGTTTCAGAACTTTTATTTTATCGAGTTCGTTTTTCATAAATCAATCCCCTACTACAAATTGGATTTTAAGATTCGAATATAATTCTCCTTCCAAATCAACAACACACCACCCATCTTGAGAATCCCAGTATTGGATTACTCCATTCTCATCAACACACCATTTCTCAGATTCCAAGTCATAATCATCATATTGCAACACAGCAATAAAATTACCTTTAGTAGGCATAACATTAGTCAGTTTCATTACATATTCCTCATTTGTATAGATGGTCAAGTATTACCTTAACCATATCAGACTTGTCAAGCTTTATCAGCTTGTTGTAAAGTCGTTTTCCTACTTCGATTTCAGGAGTGTATCCTTTCTGACGTATGGTGTCAATCAATTCTGGAAGAATTTTAATAATATCTATCCAATTTTGAAGAATTTCGGTTGTTCCATCAGCAAACTCTTCCGGTGTGATTGAAGGATGGTTCATATCCTGTCTGTATGGCTTTGTGAGACGTTCTAGCTCTTGTGGGATAGAACCATCTAGGAACTTGAATACAATTAGCTGGTGAGGCTTGTACGATGTTTTACGAGCTTGTTGTTTGATGCGTTGTTCTAGGAAGTTGTGATACCAATCTTGAAAAACTCGTTTGTATCTTTATCGTTATTGATCCAGTTGGTAACGTAAATGTGTCCCGGCTTGGATTTGTTATAACCGTAGGTTGTGCATGATGGACATCGTCTACCACCATACACGAAGTCATTATAAGAAGTTGTTTGTCTTTCATGAAGATAGCAAATGTATTCAAACTTCGAGTATGTGTTTTTATAACCATCTGGAAAGCCAAGGTATTCATAACCAATTTCTTCACAAAGTTCTTTTGTGATTGTTTCTGCTTCTGAATTTCTTTGTTTATCAGCCATCGATTTTATTCCACAATCAAAACAACCACGACCGCCGTTAATAAGGTCATTATAAGAGGGAGTATAATGACCATGTTCAGGACAGTTGATTGTCACTTTAGATTTTTGATTTTTATATCCTTCAGGAAAACCGATATATTCGTGCCCTTTATACTTCTCTCCTTTTAGAACAGACATAACTTTTCCAAAAGGGTCTTGTTCTTTTTGTTTTTCTTTAATTGATTTTATTCCACAATCAGCACAACCACAACCACCATTAACAATTTTGTGATAAGAGAGAGTATAATGTCCATGTTCAGGACAGTTGATTGTCACTTTAGAATTGCTGTTCTTATATCCTTCAGGAAAACCGATATATTCATGCCCAACATGTTTTTCACTTGTAGATAAAACCTTTTTTACAAGAATCTCTATTTGAAAAGGTTTCCACTTAGGATTGAATGCACAACCACAAGGGCTACAACCTTGGTTCAAATTACCTTTTGCACTCTCAAACAAATCAGGAAATAACTCTGTATCCAGAGAACAAATAGAACAAGTCAACTTATATTTCTTCTTATTCCCTTTCAACCCATTATCACTAACAACAGTCAGAACCCCACCTTTCGGAGTTGGAAAAGTTTGTCCAATAAAATCGTCTTTAACTTCACAAGTACCGCACACTATAACAAACTCCGAAAAATAGAAAAAGCCTATATCCGCTAAGATACAGGCTTTTGGTTTCTATGTCAACTACATTTATTCAATTCTAGAACTTTAAGTTGAGAATATCGGTTTTCTAGTTTCTCTCGGGCATTTGTCTCGGCAATTACATTACCAAGACCAAAGTCTCCAAGGAAAGAAAAAACGCTACGAGCATCAAACTCAGATGTTTTGTTTATCTCCGAACGAATACTATCAGCACGAATTAGTTCAAGTTTAATCTGTTCACATGTATATTGTTGTTCTTCTGATGTACTAACATTTGGGGTTTGTGGGTATTGTTTTGTTGCACACCCAACCATCATAAGAGTGGCAAAAACTGCAATAATAATTTTCTTCATATCATATTTCCTGTGATTTTTAAAGTAGGGATATGATATCACACCATATCCCAAACACCAAACTGAATTTAAAAATCGTGATGGTATCCAAAACTAACTTTGTACGAGTCAAAAGAACTTTCGATTGAGCGTAGATAAATTATCTCTACATCAAATTTAGCAGCAAGGATATCAACAATTTCTTTTACTGTATAACCCCGGTCATTTCCCTTTTCAACCATAATAGATTTACATTCAATTGTAATCTTTGGACCATGATGATTTCCGGATACAACTTCCCCAAACTTATTAACCGCAAATATTATATTATTTACTAATTTAACTGTAGCCATTTTTAATCACTCATATACAACGATAGATTTTACTACGGGAAATACTTCAGACAATTCAATTTCATCATCTTCGTATTCATAAGGACGCTCATCCTGATTTTCGGTAGCACCTTCGGACCAACCAGTGCGATAGAATTTAGTCACGTCACCTTGAGTAACAGAAAGGATCTGGTCATAGATAACGCTCCAACGGCTGGTATCTACAATCTCTTTCTGCACGTTTTTAATTACGGCAGGACCTTCAAACCCGAACTCACCATCTTCCAGATCCATACGATCTTCATAAACCATTTCTTGCAGAAGTTCTTTATAAAATTTCATTTCATGTTTCCTTATTAGATTTCTTGACCATCATAAGTAATGGTCACAACAGTGTTAGTTTTAATTTTACTTGTGATTGAATTAGAGAATTCGTTTTGTTCTTGAACATCAGATACACCATCCAACATAGATTCCCAAATCATATAATCATCATCCATTTCTGTATACGTTTTGAATGCAGAAATAAGATCTTCTACAGTCTCACACATATTGATTTTAACATCACCATCTACTTCGGAATGTTTTCCATCAAGATAATGAAAATATGGAGTATAACCACGGATCAAGTCTTCATTTTCTTCAAAGAATTCTTTAGTAAAGAATCCACTTTGACTACAACAAGAGCCAGAATAATAACCTTCACCAAACAGCTCTACAAATACTACCTTTCCAATTAGATCTTTCATTTTTTATATCACCAGTCAATATTAATACCGTAATCACCAGCAGGTAACAGCCCTTTATCATGTAGATCGTTAACAATCATACTCATTTCTGGGTAAAAGTTTCTCTCCCACCACATATTAAGTTCCCAATCTGATGTTTGACCAACAATAGGAGTTTTTGGATCCCGTTCCAACCAAGCTTTAAAACTAACTCCCATTTCAGGATGATTTACCTTTTCAGGAACTGTATCATTTTCATAGTCGTAAGGATACGCATGAGGACAACTAAAATATACAGTCTGGCGCTCTTTACAGTCGTCTTGTTGTTGAAAACTATAGTCTCGACCATAAGTTGATGAAACCAGATCATCCCACTCTTGCACACTCATAATAGTAACAGATTTCATCTTTATTCCTTGGCTATTGATATTTGGTTCATAATTCTAAGCGATTCATTTAATGACTCGGTTTCAATGTAATACATGGTTGAGGCCCAACCAATTAGAGCCCCAAGCACAATACCCACAATAAAATGTTGCATCTTCAACTTCTCCATTTAACAGGAACATAAAGTTCTGGATACTTACAAACTACCTCTACAATCTGATCGACTGTAACAGAGCCACTTTGAAACATCTTCATCGCGATACCGAAATATTGACGATCTTCCTTGAAAGCATCCTGCATTGCGATTGCGAAATCTTTACGCTCCCGACCTTCAACCTTTTTATACTCGGCTTTCAGTTTAGCCAAGGTATTACTGATTTCACTAACAACGTGATCCTCAAATTCGCGGATCTTTGTTAGAGATAACGTATCGTCAATAAATAGCTGACGAAGGTCATCAGACGTACCATTTGCAACTGCGCAAACCAGATCCTTATTGTTGGTGATAGAATCCTTGGTCTTGTGAAGCAAGCAATATGCATGAGTCTTTACCTTCACGCGAGAACCGTCCTTGAATACAAGCACATACCCCTCGATACCAGTCTCTTCATACATCGATTTAACGCGAGTCTCAACGTCAGTATCCTCAGAAAACATGAACTGATCTACGGAATACTTTCGGAACACAGGGATACGAACCAGATCTGAATTTGGATAATACTCACCGGATTCACGATTGCGAACGTTCAGGATCTTCAAACTCTCTTCTTCGTAAGCAATAACGATTTGATTCTTTGGACTGCACCACTCAAGGTTAACTGTATATCCAGCGTCTTCGCAATCTTGAATAAAATTCAAAAGGTCTTCGTGATTATACAACCAACGATTTGCATCATTCGCCTGATCACTATGAAGAGACGTTTTGCTTTTCAGCATATAGTTAACACGGTCTGATTCTGGGTCTTTGAAGCTATAAGAACTCATCAGACTACCATCTGCTTTATCTTCGTAGCGGTCGATTTGGTCATATTCCAGAACCGGTTTATTCAGGCTGGAATATTCACAATCTGTCAAATTCCACGCTGTACGTTCTGCCAGATTGAAAAACTTCTCCATGGGACGGGACGCGATCCGTACAGGTTCCCCGTTTTCCATTTCAAACATGATACCACGACACTCAAGCGCGTCTGGCTGCATCCATGAGGTAAGCCCTGCGATGTGGTATGAGAACACCCGCATATGGTTACCAAATGACGTATATTGGTCTTTGAAGAAGAAATTACCTTCACCATTATTGCATAGGTTTACTAAGTTATTATACAGATTTTTCATTTTCTAATGCCCATTTTGGGGGAATAGGATTCATCCTAATCACTGAATTTTTAGGTATAGTTTGTTTAAACTTAACTATATTTCGGTTTATATTTACTTTTGGTCGCAACTTAGAAGCCGAACACATCAGCATAGTCCCAAATTGATAAATTTGCAGTCTTTTACTTCCTGCTCGGTCATTTCGAACTCGTAATATCCATTAATCTTATGGCGAGTCATACGAGTCATCATTTCAGCAACCCGAGATAGAACACCAGTAATAAGTTCTAGATGTTCAACATCCAATTCATTCATTTTAATTTTCATTATATATACCCCAAAACAATTTCCGGATCCATTTTTGACAATAGATTTTCAGTTCCAAAATGGTCAATAACATCTTGGATTGTAAAGTGATCCAGTATATTGTCGTCTCCGAAATATCGGACAATTTCACGAATTCCCAATTCGTCTAGAATCGGTTCCGGATCCATTCCCTCTACGGTAATATATACATTCGAATTATTACAATATCTGCCAGTAATTTCTATAACGCTGGCTACAGTTTCAACATTAACAGTCTGCATTATGCAAATCTCCGCAGTGTTTTAAATTCGTCTTCTGGGATTTCGATATGTTAATGACTCCATACAACATAGCATTTACAATATTTTCAAAGAAATCCGTATCTTCTGGGGTTTGTTCACCGCTGTTGATACGGCTCTCCAACCAAGATGCAGAAACCCATTCTTTAAGCTCTTTAATATTAACTTGATATTTCATGTTTATTCCTTATACGATTTAATAAAATTCAAAATCTCTTGACAAATTTCGTGCTGAAATTCTGCATTTGGATAATATCCATCAAATTCACACAAATCGAAATTAGTTTCTTTCCATGGCAATTCAAAAGCCCAACTAATCATACCTTTTTGAATACCGCACGATACATAGAAATGATATTTTCCATCATAACACCGAACTTCTCTCAGATAATTCATAAATTCTTCTGGGGTTACTTCATACCATTCTGTTACTATTTTCTCTCTCGGGAATCGAATCATGATTTGACCTCTTGATATTCGGTATCGTAGTATTCATTCAGAACAGTAACAAATTTCAAATCTTTATGTTTATTTTTCAACTCTCGATACATCTGACCGATAATGTCAGATTTACCCATACGGTTAGGTGCCCCAAGAATTCCAAGATAATCAACAACTTCCCCCAGCGGAAGTCCATCAACAGATGGCGCTGGAAATCGATACATATTACAAACATCCATATCTACAAAAGGTTTCATAATAAATTCCTCATATATCAAATAATTTATCGAGTGACGGTTCAAAAAGCTTGTTGACAACGTATGCTAAAACATCACCGTGACATGGTTTAGGTTTACAGCAACATCCTAATCGTTTTCCTTCAAGCTCTTTGAAGTCTTCACGGGTAAGATTACCCGTTCTGATCTGTTCTGTCAACCAAATTTTATACTTTCCTAAAACTATCTGACGGTCTTCTTCTTGTCTAAGTGGGAATGGATTTCCCCACTTAGACGGACGCATAATAGGTATGTCACACGGTTCACTATTGAGGTTAACAGCTCGACAAGTCATTTAATAGTGAAAGTACCTTGTTTTCCGCATTCGATTGCGTCCAACATGCGTTGATTAAATGGTGGCGGATTGTCAATCAGATCCATCAACATATCCCAAGAATTCGGAGACAGAGAAACTACCTCGATTAGGTCGGCCTCGTCAGATGGATAACAGTTATCATGATCGTTATCCCACAAGACCCAAACCCACGGATCTTTCTTATCTTCGGGCCAATCTTCATTCCTATAATCTGGGATTGGTATAACTGTTCCGCTAACCCCAACCGGATTTGTTGGGTCTGTACCTGTATATGCGTATTTACTTTTTGGGTTCAGAATTACCCTTTGACCAATAGCCATATCTTTATTCATTTTTCTTCCCACTATGAAATGTTACGTTTGCAAGATTCTCAATCAACTCTCCGCATACACTTCGATTTCATGAGGTTCATCATTTATGACGATAGTATGACGCAATTGACCAAAGTAATCAACAATACCACAGATCCGGTTTTCATTTACATTATATAGAATAATTTCCCAACGCTCAAACCCAAACATACTCGGGTCCCCGTATGTATTGAAATTTACCTCTGTATGGGTATATCCTAGCTGGTCTGCAATATTACGCAATACGTATTCTTCTTGGTCCACAGTCAAGTTATCGTTTTCAATATACATGGTAGTTGTACCACCATCCCCATCCTCAAACCCTTCGAAGTCATCCCAAATATTAACATAAATCTTTTTCATATCATTCACCATTAAAATGAACATTCCAGATTGGGCGATATTCCCGAATCAACTTTTGTTCTTCTATATCCAACATCATACTAGATGATCTCTTAACATACAACCACAAATTTCCATTTTTCATGGTATTAACCATCTTAAGGTTTTTGTCTATGTTAGATCGCTTTGCATTACGCCAATTCACACAGTTTCGATAAGTATCAAACCGTTTCCAAAGGTCGTTAGCTTTGCCTATATAAAGGACTTTCGTCCCTTTTACAAATGCATAAACCACGTTCTGGTAAAATGTCGGTATAAGAAATTCGCGAGAGATTAAGCCATTTTCATCCAATCCTAATTTTGAGATCTTTTTAAATCCATCAAGCTTCATCGATCTCCCTCTTTTTTGATCGACTTACAATTTTATATCTGGCAAATTCATAATTAGCGCAACAAATAAAAATTTGAAAAATCTGATTCCTAAGTTTGTTACTGTAAGGAATATCTTTATATCGGTCTGGATATACGTTGAAACGAAAACAATATACGTTGTGTAGTCGTTGTAGGAATGACTCATTGGTACACATAGTATAAAGTAGGTCTGCGAAAAATTGTCCCGATTCTTTTGGAAGATGTTTATCGTAATCATCAATCCATTCTTTAATAACTTCGGAGATTAAATTTCCAAGTTGTGTTCCGTGGTCGGTTTGTACACCGTAATCATCAATATAATTCATTATTTTAAAACTCCAATATTTTTTTTCGACTTTAGGATCCGACTAGCTCTCATTAACCTGTTGGTTGACGCTGATTCAGATATACAACCAATAACCATATCTCTTACTTGAAGTTCGATAAGAACCAGTTCATCGATGGTAAAATCTACTTTGTATTTTTCTACATACCGTTGAATAACATCAGTGTAAATCTGGTTATTTGTTACGATATAACTAAGACTAAGTAATTCAGATAAAAACAGATTAACATCATCCTCTTTATATATATTTTTATTATTATATTTTTCATTGATGTAGTTTTCGATGATTATTAACATGTTAACCCCATGTTCATTCCATCTACCGTTTTCATTATAAAAATAAAACATAAATATATTTCCTATTTCAAACGTAAATCTAACCGATTGTAAGAAGACCACATGATAACTTCAGAAGCGAGAATTTCATATGCCTCACTGTAATAAGTTGGCTCGTATATTTCTACACAACTTTTGTTTTCGTGTATATTGATAACTTTGTACAAATGGTGTGGTTGCTTTAAAATATCAGATATAATACGACCGATTTTATATAAAATTTCATCATCCTGAGATGTACTAAATTGGTATTGTAATTCCGCATATTCTTTAATGTATGAACTACAAACCGCCATCAATTCACCAGCTTTTTCGTTGTAAGAAAAATCGGCTTGGTCACTAAAAATCATTTCATCATCCTTATGGCTTCTTGTGCCTTTTCTTGTGTCAAACCATCTCGTTCAATTTTTACTAAATGTGGATGGTCGTAATGGAGATCGTCAATAATGACATACTTATCAACTCCACGTTCTTCGGCGTATTTTTGTGCGCAAGTGAATCTAGATTCACCTCCACCAGTGTAATCGATAACCCCATCGATAGTCAATCCCGTCAATCGCTCAAAATGGATCACCCCTTCACAGTTCAGTTCACCACCCCGAAACCAAGAGCTGATACCAATCAATTTAATGTCATCATAAGCTCTGAGAACATCATACAGATTGTTTAGCATATGAGGGCATATAAGGTATATGATCCCACCGAAAACCTCGTATACAACGTTGTATGATGTATCTGAAGGTAATCTAGACCCATCATGAACACACATATTCGTATCGTAATTATTCAAGGGGCCATCAACGTCTAAGAAAACATATCTCATATCTGTTTTTCTTTCTTACATCTAGATTTCATTAGATAGTCCCACCTTGAGTAAGATATAGAATCTCTTCGGTATTCAACTTACTGCGAATAGATTCTATTTTTCTCTTTTTGTAAGAATATCATTCCCAATCATTTTCATTAGATACCTATCCGGATTTGGTCGGATACATTGAATGATAGTTTTCCAAGATCCCGCATGAATACCGGTTATGGTTTTCAATTGATTTTGTGAAGGGATATATGTAAATCCACTATAATCTTTAGCGAGTTGACATGCAAGTGTTGGGTTGTCGGAATACATAATAGTATCCGAGTGCCCGTGCCCTGCTCGATATATTTGATGTACGTTGGTACGAATTTCTATAGTGGCACCATTATGTTTCTTCATAATTTTATTCCTCATCATCAAAAATTGGTTCTACAATAACAGATTTACCGTATTCAGTACACCCATCATGAGTGCTATATACCATACTAATGAGATTGCGGTTTATCCATTCGGTTTTTTGTTCCGTGGTACAAATTCCCCAAGACTCCATTAAACCTCCCGGATAGCAGTTTTGGAAGTGATAAACCTCAACAGGTTTCTTATACTTGTTTTCCATATAGGAAATTGCGATATCTACCGCAGAACGGTCATGACGGTTTGAAAAAATCCAGTTTTCTACATCACCTGAAGTAGGGTTAAGGGCAACTACCAATGTTACAGTATTTTCCATGGGATTCTCCTTTGTTTCAATACAGACAAGATACAGGAAAGCCCTAACCGTGTCAACAGCTAGGGCTTAAAATTATGAAGCGAACGGAATATCAAGCTTTCCGTTATGATGATAACCATCTAATGTTACGATATCGTAAACACCGTTTGAATCATCCAAAACATAACACAGGTCTACACATTTATCATCGAAAACCAAACTCGGGTTGTTCATAGTATGAGGGACCCGATTTAGGAACTCTTCACACGATTCAAACTGATTTTCATAAATGTGAATATTGTTCATAACGTGGGTTACTTTCCCAATCTTATGTCCGGTGATACGTGCCATCAATTCAAGGAAGAACCAAGCTTGAAGCATGTTAGCAGGACCCCCTAGAAGGATATCAGTGCTGCGCTGGTAAGATGTTAGGTGAAGGGTATCACCAATCAGTTGGAACTGATGCATCATCATACAAGGACGTAGACACCCTTCATCGAATCTAGACGGATCCCAGAATGTAATAATCTCACCACGATTATCAATCCCCTTTTGTAAATCCTCATATACGTCCCAAAGAAGGTCATATTGACCACCTTTGGCACCAAAATCCCGAGCAATAGAACCATATACATTACCCATATCATCCTCACCTTTTCGGTTTGGATTAATCAGCCATGCTTTGGTTTCATTTGCGTTAGCGTCCCATGTACGAGTACCAAGATCCCTAAACTGTTTTGCACTGGTATAACCACGAAGATAACCAATAAATTCCGCAATGAACATTTTAAAGAATACTTGTTTATGGGAAATCATAGGACAACGATCATATACCATTACGTGGGTCGGAATTGTACGACACACGAAACCGGTACGTTTATTGAAAATGTCAGTACCGTGATTATAAACATAATGAACCAGATTATAATATTCGTCTTCGAATATATTCCGTTTTTTTAACTGGTCGATGATATCTTTATTGATCTCTTCTGTCAGAAGTTTGTGATAATATTCTGTAAACGTGATATTTTTCATCGGAACACGATCCCAGATTCTGATGCCTGATAACCCCCACCAAGCTCTGTAGACGCACGTTTAACAACATCAAACTGCAAACACAGTTCTTGATATGCAAGTTGTATCTGAGTAATAGCCTCTCGTTGTTCTTCCAACATCTCAGCATGACTTTTAATAGTTTGTTCGTGCATACGAATCGTCTCTTTTTGATGTTCAGATTGATCAAAAAGTTTATCTATCATGAAGTTAATAAGTTGAATTGTTTCATCAAGAGTAAGATCTTCTGGGGATTTATCCAATAGCTGTTCGATATTCATTTATTATCCTTTTACAAAATGGGTATATACTACGTTCAGTCCTTCGCGAGTAGTCAATGCAGCGCAATCTATCATATCAAATTCTGATGGAATTCGCTTTGTGAACTGACTATCTAGAAGAACGTCACAGTGTTCTGCTGGCGGCATAGATCCGCATTTTACAACGGTCATATGGACTTCATCAGCTCGGTCGATAAAATGATATAGAAGGGACGGACCACCGATAATGCAGAAATCCGCATGTGGGCTTTCATCCATCATTTTTTCCAAAAGTTCTAGATCATCAAAGATCAAATCCGGAGCTTCTAGATTTTCATTTACTACGTCAGGACTAGATGATACCACGATATGGAATCTGTTGTGAAGTCGCTTAGGTAGGGATTCAAAAGTTCCGCGGCCCATAACAACGGTTTTGTTAATTGTTACATCACGAAACTTGTTCATATCTTCTTTGATGTGGGGCCACGGCATAGAGCCACAATGCCCCGAATTGAAGCTGTTCACCTACTGCAAATACGAGAGAGATCATTAAAATTATTCCTGAATACGTACATTCATAACAAGAGAAATGGATTGTGCAAATAGCTTATCATCTGGGTTTTTATGTAGTATTTTGATTCCACACAAACAAACAGATTCCCAAGCTAAACACGTATGATGTTTTCCATCAACCCCAATACATGGGAGATAACATTCTTCGTTTTCTTCCATTTTATACATCCAAAAAATAGAAATATTTTTGTTCTACTAATGGAATAGAAATTTTTTGAATACCATCTCGGGTAATTGAATATACTATGTCAGTAACCCAACTAAAATCATTCAAACTATGGGTTACTGTAATAACATCCTTTTGATGGAGAATATCAATCAATTCGAGTTGAATATCATTTGTTCCGAAAATAGTTTTATATTCTTCGAACCTATGTTCTTTAAATTTAATTTTCATAGTTTTTCCAATTATGGGGTAAGTTCTTCATTTACAAAATCACGATGGAACAGATACACCAACGGATAATGAGTAACATAGTTGTCACATTTGAATCCGAAATAAATATTATCACGGCTTACAGTTTCATCTACAATTTCCATTGAATATTTTTTACCATCTTCAATGTAAACCAAAGACCAATATTTCCCGTCTTCGTTATAATGGGTGTTCCATTGGAAATCAGAATAATTCCGATCATATTTTACATTAGTCAATACCCGTTCACTGTCGGCATATACATAGTTTAGTTTCATTTATTCCACCTCGACTAATGCTTGTTCTACCATCTCAAAATATTGTGTTTGATTATATGGTCCTTCTAATTGAAGGATTGAATTATACGGTTCCCCATTATCATTCAGACTAATATCGTATGAATGTACACCGATCCAACTAACGTTGCTAATTTCTATTACATCACCAACATCAACAATATGGCGGCTAGATACCGGTTTAACAATCTTATAACGCTTTCCTGCTTCAATCATAATTATATTCCTCATAAGATTTGCGAATACGAACAGAGATTTTTGCTTTGACCCCGTAAGGCCCGCCATGATGTTCCCTCCACCAGTCTCGGGCTTCTTTCATTGCATCAGAACGGTTACACCACCGTTCTAGATGTACTTCAAACGACTCACCTTTTGTAATTGCAGCATATCCATAAGTAGACATTTCCGGTGTAAACTTTGCAACCCACTTATGATTCTTGTTCGATGGTTTTGTCTTTTTCTTTATACCCAAAGCGGATTCTACTTTAGACAGATTACCACGTACCATCTCACCATTTATGATTGCATAAAAGTTGCCATCATTCAGTGTTCCTATTCTTTCATCTAACATCAAGTAAGAACCATCGTTCATTTGAGTTTTGATAAGCATGATAATCTCCTGTTTCGATATCAGTAATGTACATCAATCCAAGGTCTAGATCAACTAGTTTTTTGGATTAACTACCACATACAACCAAAGAGATATAAATTGAAACGCGATTATAATTGGTTCCATACTAACTAATCCTCCTATAAAAATACCAAAGCTAACTAAAAACAAGAACAAACATGTTAAAAATTCGGGCATGGTATGTGACTTCAAAAGAAGGGAACCGATTGCAGCCATACTCAAAATAAACAAAACAGTCATCGATACTATAATAAGAACCGGCATGTTATTCCCCTACAATTTCAAACAAGTACATTTCGTAAGTGGAAATGTAAAAAAATGTTCCTGATATCACAATCCAATATCCATTGTGGTCTGGGTATTCTGGTTTTTGGTGGACAGAAAATTCACCAAGCCCAACCAAACCCGCGAGCATGAGATTGTGGGGGTCTGTGTACGGAGTCGATTCAACAAACCGGTTCATTGCCTCTTCTGACTTGAATTTGATAATCATAGTAAATCTCCTGTTTCGATATGAGTAATATACCTCAAGTTATTACCCAGATCAACTGATTTTTTGAAAAAGTTCCAAAACCGCAGATGTTTTTGCTTTTGCCTCAACTTCCACATAACCAACACACGATAGAGCCTTAACCTGTTCTACTACTTTAGGATCATCAATAAAATCGCTATGGGCACGTATAATTTTATCAGACTCACGACTCTGTGAAGCATGGAAAATCGGAGTCTGATCACCCCACGTAGCAAGTACGCGAGAGAATTTATCGGAATTTACATTGATATACTCGCCAGTCATAACAAGGTGATGGTGGCAATCGTACAGCATCTTGATGCCGTATTTTTCACAAACATCTAATGTGTTGTCAGTATCGCCGGTAAACACCTTACCGGTTTTGTCACTATTCTCAAACGACAACCACGGAATGAGATCTTGATGCAATCCATTATCAAACTCAGGCAGATGGTCGAGATTACCTTCTAGATGGATATTGATACATGACTTATCTGATGTGGTCAACCGTTCCATAAAATACTTGTGATAATTCAGTGTGGAATATGATTGAGTCCGTGTCTTTTCTGTAGTTGAGTTAATAACAACAAATTGGTCTGGATGTGTAGTTACTGCAATGTTTTTGGTGTCTATAAGCTTTTTGCATCGACCGAGCATTACATCTACAAGCTGTAACATCGAATCATCATAGACACATGACAGGACCGGATGATCAAACAGTGGGAGTAGGTCGGAACTAATCCGCAACATATGACAACCAGAAGGCATATTTGAAACAAACATAAGTTGATTATATAAAGCGTTAAGATTCTGCTTTACTTTTGGCATCAACTTTGCTTGAAGTTTAGTCAAGTTTGATTTGACCATTTCTTGGGTCAATAAATCCGGATCGTCAATACCGCAGATCTGCAACATACTTTTGCGAGTAACCGTACCCATTTTTGTATCTTTATGGGCGGTGAATGTGGATTTGGTTTTATCGAAAACCCCAGTCATACATACAGTACCAAGCATAAAATCACCTTTTGTCTAAGTCAGGCAGTATAGTAGCAAAAAGGGCTGACCGAAGTCAACCCTTTATTTTTATTCAATACCAGATATGTCACGAAGGTCACTAAAAGACCCACCATCAAGAAGACAGTTTACAATCTTTTTCATAGTCGCCTTTGCTTTTGAGTTAATTGGAATGTACCCAACCAAATCATAGTAACCGGAACCATCGAATTCAAGAATCTCAATTTGATTATTATCTTCTTGAACACAAGTAGTCAAATAATATAAATTGTGTGTTTCGTGATCAACACTTGAGTCTAATAGTTCAACAAAAAGACCGTTACAATTTTCGTCATCACCCCAACACACGGTAGTTTCAAACAGGTTTTCGAATTGTTTACTTTGTTCTTTATTCATTTTAGCCATTTTATTATTCCATTACAATTTCAAAGAAAATCATATCATTTTCGTGGACAATAAAAGGACAATCATCCAATCCCGAGTGTTCGGTCAATTCTACTCGATCTTTTCTGATATAATAACTACCGGTTTCAAAGTCAAATCCTACAGAAAAATCTACATCAAATTCATTTAGACCTACAACTTTCACAAATTGTTTTGCATTACTTTGTATAAACTCAATAAACGGACCACCGATATGACTAAATTTGTTTTTGATTTTCAAATACATATCGATATGTTCTTGGTCTTTAAATTTCATCTTCATATTATTTTCCTTTTAAAAGCCCCAGTTACGGGGCTTGTTGTTTTTATTATTACAGACCAGCCAGTGCGCGGGATTTTACATCTTTCCAGAGTTGGAAGTTAACAAACTTACCATCTCGGAAGGACAATTTCAGTTCACCGGTTTGGAATTGTTCGTGAGTTTGGTTTTCGTACAGTACGTACATATCACCTTCTTTCTCTACACGAAGAAGACCGCGAGCCGACTTCTTACTATCCAATGCAGTTTTCGGGTTCTTCTGCATTGACACTTCCAGATCATCAACCACTGAGTGAGTACCCTTGATTGCGATAGAGTAACTGTCGCGAGATGCATTCTTGAGGAAGCCCCAGCTACCCACACCCATCAGGACGTTCGAGATACACCAGCCACGTTGAATCATACCGTGATAAATCTTGTCTTGCATTTCTCCATCAATCGCTTCGCCGTAGATGATACCGACTTTAGGATTGATTACACGAAGACCCTTTTCGTTTACAGTACCGCCGAAAGTATCCCAAAGAATTTGCAGAGTACCTTTACGTTGAAGCGGGTCGTCACTTTCATCGTCACCTACGATAACTTCGTAAGGGTGTTTTGGACTACTGTCCGGACGAACTACAAACTTACACAACCCTTGTGCGTCAACTTTACGAGCTTCAATTTCAGGTTTCAGGGCTGCCATATCTTCACTGATGAACCGGAAATAATCCTCAGAATCGGCAACATAACTCAGAATACCGGTCGGGTATACGTTAACCAGAAGGTCACGAACACTCTCACGCTCTGCATGTTCTTCACCAAGAACGTTTCGGAAGTAGGCAATGCGTTGGGTTGCGGTCGCATGTTCGAATGCGTTTACAGAGCACCCAATGAGTTCTTCATCGCTATTTGCACCATAGTAATCTTCGATGTAGTCAATTGCCCAACCAGTATCAGTACCGGCAGAGAACAACATATGACCCATACCGCTAATGGTCGCGTCTTCGATACCACGATGACCACGGGCAGCGAAACAGTGACACGCAATCTCGATCCAGAAATCGGGAGCCGCAGACATTTTAGCCCATTTGGTGGCGGTCTTGCGATATTGGCTAGAAACCATCGCAGAATTACTCATAGGCCACACCATCGCACTCAGGTAGGTTTCCAGATAGTTAACCAGCCAGAAGAATTCCTCAAGAGTGTTATTCACAACAAACAGAGGGATCCCCATATTAACCCAGTTACCCTCTTCGATTGAGCGAACTTCAATAGGCATATAACCAAGATCGTGAAGCTTTTTCAGGGATTCTACCATTTTAGAACCGTATTCGGCACCGATAGAATTTTTAACACGGCGGGCAAAACGCTTGATTACTTTCTCTTTCGGCTTTTGGAAGAAGTTTTGATCCCATTGCTCTACCAGATTCGCCAGAGCATATTGTAGACCGAAGAAAACCATTTTACCGTTGGAGTCAAGTACGTTTTGCGTATTTGTCGCTACGTGGGGTCATATTTGAACATACAAATTTAGTACCGGAGATATATTGCTCAACGTGGGACCATTTGTAAAAGTCAGAAGTCATATGTGGATATTTCATTTTCTCATTTTCCTATATTATTAAAAAGTTGTATTTATTCTTTGGTAGAGAACATAATTGTGGTTTCTGGTGTCTCAACACTAAAGCTAGTTTGAGCCAATTCGGTAAGTAGAAGTGTACCAAGTTCAACTGCATCGTCAAGAACTTTTTTATTTTCGTTTGGAAATCTTGGATAGTTGATTAGTCTAGCAGTAAACCCACATTCCCTACCACCTGTGTAAATGTAATCACACTCAGTTACCTGAACACAAGCCCCCTTACGTGCCCATTTCTGAATAATATATTTTGCATACTCAACCGGTCCCGCCATATGGATAGTTGCAAAATAACTATTACATTCTTTTGTATAAATTTTCAAAATTTAATCCTCAAGTTTTGTAGTTCCGATGTACAATTTTCCATCATACATAACTTCAAAATTAACAATTACATGGGTTCCCACGTCTTTGTAAGAGTGTACCACAAAATACTCAGGAGTAAAACCATAATATTCGTTGAATATACGAGCGATAATCCTACTCATAACATTGCTAGGTTTCTGCCATTTGTTCATTATATCACCCAACTACCCAAAGATGTTGATTATCTCGAACAAATCCGTAAATTTTTTGTTCTACTGGGGACAGGCTAAGACACCGTTCCATTTCTTCATCAGACCACATATTTTCTACATCAAGACGTTTACCAAGAATAACAATCTTATGAATATCAATATAGGTTTTCTTTGTACGTTTGTGGTCTTTCATAATATGTGCAAACCCATCACACATATATTTCATTTCGATATGTTCCATCAGAATTTATTCCCGTCACAATCAATACGGAGAGATTCACTTTTACCAAACTTACGTTCGCCACAGATGAACCCTGCACGTTTCGCTCGACAACTACCCATAGTAGACAGTCGGTTTTTTAAAACAATTCGCCCGATATGCTCATCCATATGATCGTGGTTTACCAGTTTAGAGAAAACTACGGTCAAAACTTTATCATCTTTCAGATCATATTCGATGAATTTATAATCTCCAATTGTATCCCGTCCGGTATCGATAATTTCGATTTCGTTTTCATCTGAACGGAACCAGTCGTGCCGTGCATCGAACATCCGGATCCGATGAACCTTTTTTACTTCTTCCATTGGGATATCCCCAATCACTTTAATTGTGATAGGTTGATATGCTTCGTGGCAGTTTTCTTTCTTCAAAATATAAGTGAATGATTGAATCATTTCTTTTCTCCAAAACAGAGAGTACCGATAGCCAGATTATGAACGAGATTCTTGATCCCGTCTTCACTAACACCATTTGCCTTTTCACGCATCAACATCTCTTGAACTGATTTGTTAGCCAACAGTTCATCAATACGAGTGTTAATAATATCAGTCATCTGTTCGATACTCATCATGTTTAGTTCCTCATTTTGTCCAGTCGTGCTTAGAATACACATTATCGATGTATTGTGCAAGGTTTTCTTTTGCATTATAAGAAAAAATTCCGTGAGTAACATATAGATCTACCCGTGCGGCACCTGCTTCTTTCAGAGCCTTACCAAGATTCAGGAAGGATCGACCACCATCACAGATATCATCTACGATTAGAAGCCGCTTACCCGTTACGTTTGCACTGAAACGAGGTTCGCTAACAACCCCAGTTTGGATATCCCGGGTCTTCATAGCTTCAATTACTGGTAGATTACCCTCTTTTGCTTGCGGATAAATCTTCTTCAGTGCGCCAGCGTCCGGAGATACAATCGCATCGTATGCCCGATGACGAACACCATTCATCCAACAATTTTGTTCGATTGGGTATACATTATTGATTAGTGAAGTAGAAACATCAGAATGTGGATCGTCAATAATTACCTGATCAAATTTCATGGAGTTGATAAAATCGCAGAACACTTTAATGGATAGACTTTCACCCTTGGTCATAACTCGATCCTGACGCGCATATGGGAGATATGTCAATTTCAAAATAAATTCTACGCGATTACCAAAGAAACGCCGAAGTGCATCATTCAAAATGGCAAGCTTCATGATATCGCCATCATGAATAGACGCTTCTATACCAACAATAACCGCATCTGATGGAGAATGAATCCGAATTTCTTCTGGGATTTTTACATTCCACTCACCACCTGCAAACTGTTTGAACTCAACTTGAGATGATACGGGATTCTTTGGATATTGAACAAAAACATTAAACATTATAAAACCCTCATAGAAATAATATCGGTATTGAGAATGAGATATTCACCCTCACGTTTTAACATCTGAAGCAATACATTTTTGTATGGCTCATAATTACAATATTTTTTGATAACAAACTTTATATTTTCATTTGTCAGTAAAGGAATTGCATCAACTTCATATACTTGACCGCGAGAAGATTTTTGAAAATACATTCCAATTTTTGTTGACTTATCAACAGTACAGGAAAAGCTATTCAATTCGTTATCTTCAAACGGATGTTTAACTGACCACTCGATATAGTGTAGCGGGTTTATTATCAAAGTTTTCTTTTGCAAAGTCAACCAGTATTTTTACTTCCAAATCTGAAATAGGTAGTCCGTCAAGATAACGGAATAAAATAGAATGTGGTGTCAAATCAGTTCTCTAATCTCGGTCAAAATGTCACAAAACTCTTTTTCTGTGAGAATTGTATGATGTGGATCTTTACACCCCATAGTATGGGCCAAAATATGCGGTTTTGAGTGTACCAGAGCCTCTAAGAAGCTTTTATTCTGTTCTGCCATAGAAAGGTATGCATTATATATAAGATTGCTGTATGCGTCACTGAGGCGATGTATTGGCCTTCCTTTATACCACATAGTAAGGTCTTTCTTCCAACCTATATGGTTGTGGCAGAACCTATAAACCTCATGTCCTCTCAACCCATTAATGTCAGGGGGATTCTCATATTTGAGGCTTTGTAAGAAAGCCTCTATCGTCCGGTAATATACCCCATCGAATGTAAATGTATGTTCTGTGAAATTTGATAATTCACGTTCGATCCAATTACTGCTACCAGAATATATGTCAATGACTTCCATATTTCCTTTCCAGTTCTTCAAGGTCAATATTATTTTGCCAATCACCCACCCTTTCTAGATCTACCTCTACATCAGCAGATATAAGGCTTTCGAAGTGTCCAGTTATAAACCATGTACAAATTTGAATTCGACCACCTTTATGATGGATCATAATCCCATCATAAAAATCCCACAATTCCCCTTTATGCTGACTAATCGCCCACGGTTGTTTACGTGCCAGCTCAAGGACTTTATTCTGTTTGCTGGGAGTCCATCGTTCGTTATTAAACGCCATATAATATTCATTAAAGGCATGAAGCTCTAACAGGGCTTTGTATGCATCATCTTGGTTATCCCAAATGGGTGATAGTGTAGTTTCGGTTTCTTCAGACCCAAAGCTATCCCCAGTTACATAACGAACCTTGATAGTGTAGTTCATATATTATTCCTTATGAAAGATGAATGCAACTTTTTTAAGAACACCGTCAGAAACAACAGAACCCACTTCAAAACTGGTAGATTTTGTAATCAATTCAATTGCATGACCCATTTGACCGATATGATCCAACAGTTTCCCATTTGGCTTATTTTCTTTGCGGGTGAACACAATGACCCATCGATTTGAAACCAGTGAACCAGAATCACCATATTCTTTAATTTCGTAATTAATATGGTCCATCATACCTTTAAGGTTAGTTGGTTCAAAGAATTCAACAACCGAGGCTCGGCGTTGAAGTTCACTCATAAATTTATTGAAGCCATATGCAAACTCGATATTCTTCCTGCATATCGATCTTGGAGTTTTGATCTTACCACCATAAACATCAATTTCATTAAGAAATACTTTACGAACATAAGTTATTAGTTTCATTTTTGTTCTCACATCAGATTGAATTTGTTACGAAAAATGTCATGTGCTTGTTTCGCGTTTTCCAGATCTCGCCTTGCTTGATCTACCGCAGCAGATTTTTCAGATACAACATCCCACAACCGAGATTTTTCTTCTTTAACCAATTTGGCGATTTTATCAAAATCCACATAATCAGCAACATCGAAGGTTTCCGGTTTTGGAATACAAGTTTCCGAATTCTCCAATACATCCAAACTAATTCGGATCTTTAGTTCGGCAGACTTTTTCCTACTACCGACGTAAGTATAAGGACGGTTTCGGCGGTCTTTAGGGAAATCAGTATCATATCTGATATATTCCACAACAACCCCAGAATGAACATCTTCTACTTTCCGGAACAGTTGTTCCAAATGAGTTACCATACCAACACGAAAATCTTTGTTGTTGTGTATTGTGATATATACAAATTCATTTTTTGACTCAACCGAGTAATTAATGTTTTCTTTAAGATTACCCATACTGGTATGTGGTCCTTTCATTCGCATAACACGGTTAAGGAATGCAGGATCCATAATTTTGTTTGTGATAAATACGGATTGATTTGATTTTGGGATTGGTTGACGGTATTTTTTATTACCAGCATAATCAATTTTATTAGACAAATATTGTTCAATATATTCTACAAATTCATGTTTCATTGGTTAATCCTTTTTATAAGTTACAGGAGTACATTCTAACTTTTCCATTTCCAAAAGGAAAGGAGTCTCTTCTTTCTTTTTCTTTTCACAGAGTTCGAGTGTAGTAGCGATTTCCACTTGGAACGGTTCGCATACAACTTCATCTTTATCGTTAAACAAGCACGAAGTAAGTACAAGAGCGAATAAAGTTTCCATAACATCTCCTTGATTTGATATAAGTATTATCCCAGATTTACATACCAACGTCAACAACAAATTTTTGTTTACAGTGACGACATTTCATATCACATAGACGATGGATCCACACAACCAATTGAACTTGGTTTGTACCGCATTCGGGACAATGAATCTTCATACTACTTATGGCTTTTCTCCTATCAACCATTTCAGATATGGCTTTATTCATAACATCTTCATCGACTATCATATCAAACATAAAAAATTCTCCAAATAAAAAAGCGGTATAAGGGATTTTACTCCTTATACCGCACATTGTCAACTAACTATCTTTNTGTAACTCGCTAATAAACCAAATCAGATAGATTTCTTCTCAAACGACCGTATTCACCACAATACATTCCTTTTGTTGTTTTTCGCATCCGCATATAACACTCTTTAGGCGAGCCATTTATTGTAGATGGAATTGGATAAACCAGCTCACCGGAATAATAAAGCCATGTACCGAAGTCTTTTGAAGATCCCATAGATCATAGCATAAAAGACCGAGTACGGTCAGGCATGATCTGACTTTGATTTCTCTTTAAGCAAAATAGAAATTAGAACCAATTCCAGAAAACATTTGGAATATTATAATCGTCCTTCGGGGATTTTGAAAGGACATTAAATTGCTTGTTTTTTGGTTCCATTCTGCACCCCTTGTAGAGGGAAAGTCCCTTCAGGGGGCTCTAACCCCACAATTTTTTGGGGTGCAACGAACAGTGCATGAATACATCACAAGGCGTTTTTTCGCCCAAAAATACCACCGGAAAAGCCGCGGTCTTTGAGCACAAAATTCTTTAACAATTGGTTTGTGTGCCAGGGGTAAGCCCAAACCAACCCTGGTTCCGGTATTTCGATAAAGTAATCCGAAATAATCTTGAGCGGGGTCCCTCCCCCCATCTTCCTGCTTTTTTACGGACATACCAAAATAAGCCTTCATTTTGGTTGAATAGATTTTGACCAGGTTTCTCTCAGGAACTGGAAATTTTCCAGGTGAATTAATACTTATTCATCCGGAGCATGAAGCATATCAATAGCGGGCGGTTTCACCTTTGGGAAGCCATTTGGATAAACTTCTTCCATGAAAGTATTTCGCGATCTACATCATCTCCGGTATTCGCCATACTTTAGTTCCAGTATCCTTATGGAACACCTCTTTGGTCCCCATGGATAATCTGGCGCGAAGTAGGAAGAAAAACACTTTTATAATCGGTGTCACTTTGGGGGTATCGGTCCCATATAGCTTAGACCCGAACACACAATCAAAAATCAATTTGCTCATTAGATAGCCCTTACTCGAAAAGATTTAACGTTCTGATAATCGTTAACAGAACCCCATACAACAGAAACGTCATACCCAAGACCCCGCAAAACCTCTACAAATTTATCGCAAATTTTATCTGGATTTTTACCGATATTAACCGCATGACCTCGTACTATTGAATCCCGAATATCAACTGATAGAGATTCGTTCTTTACCATCATATCATATACATCAGCAACCAAATTCTCTACATGACCTTCGTCCAGATTAAACCGTGAAGACACGGCATCTTTTACATTCTGGGAAGAGTATTTTTCTAATTTCATTTCTTAACCCTCTCATCAATACTAATATTATAATAGGTTTCATTATACTGGTTCCCAGATAAAACTGTATATCCCAATTCACGTAAGGTATCTACAAATAAAATAGTCACTAGTTGTGTATTCAATCCATTCTGCTTTGAGAATTTAGAAATCTCATTAGAATCCATATAAGAAAATTTTACTGATTTTTCAACCATATCATCTACTACACGTTCAATCAATGGTACTATTTGAGACTTAGTTATACTGGTATTTTCCATTATTTTTCTAGAGGTATTAAACGCACTAAAATCTGACAAATCCATATTTATTTCCTTTCAACTTTAACAAAACTGGAACTGGAAGGGTCATTCCAAAAATATCCACCACTCGGTTTGATATAAGATCCCCGCTTAGAGTTCTTATTCTTGACATATTGCATATGAATTGCATTAAAGTATCTCAGATTTGTAGAAATCTTTTTCGCGGCTTTTACCATATTGTAATTAAAATAGAAACACCCAATAGAATCAAATGTTACACACATACCACCAGTTTCATCACGACAATAAGAATACTTAAGATATGGGTTCTTAACAATACCCATATGTTCAGAATCTGAAATAATCGTGCTAATAAACCCACACATTAGCTTTAAAGAGAAAAATCGAACTCGACCAAAACCATCAATTAGGGTAAATCCCCGCGCCCCAGTATCTGTACCGTTTGCGGGACGAAATCCCAAAGCTTTAGCAGTTTCAACCAACACCGTAACATTTCTAATCATATAATTATCCTTTCCGACATTTGACGTTTTTCATTTTGAACTCAGACATGATCACATCATAAAGACGGGCCTTTTTACCATACTTAGCAATCAGCATTTCTAATGACATTTTCATGGTAGTTCCTTAGTTCGTTTCGACAAAGAGAGTATCCCACGAATAGGATACTCTCGTCAATCAATTTCTAAATCTTTTTCAGACGAATCTCAAACGTGTAGTTATATGATTGATCTGTTTCCCGATCATCAACAGTAACAAATCCATGTTCTGTATCAATGAAAACCTCAAACTTATTGTTGGTTTTGTGTTGGTGCATCGCTGAATAGTAATGTGGTCCCCAACCATCCGGATTCAATACCGCATCATGAAACACCAAAGTGTGTCCATCTTCGTCCCAACCATCCCAATTGGAAACTAGATTTTTCTCAATTCCGTTAGAATCACCCATAATCCGCCACACGAAGAAGCTTAGATCATCAAGAGTGGAGTTACACCGATGATGTGTCAATCCCTCTGGTGAATTTTCTACATCCTCAACGAAATTCCAGAAATTGGTATCCATCAGGGTAACAAACTCAGAAGACGATTCACGCGAGATATAACGATTCATGAACATTTCTTTAAGTTGGGCATTTTCACGCTCGGCCCAAATAGGATGACGAATATCACGTTTATATTCCGGATATACCAAATGAACAACACCATAACCATAGTTACGGTCAGCAATACCTTTTATTACATCAGGATATGCAGAAACGAGAATGAAATCATAAACTCCCTCTACAAAGTGACGATCAATAGCCGCTAGATAGTTTTCAGGAAACCCAGATTTATTGTCAAATTGCGAAATATCCAGATCTAAGAAGTGGTATTGTGGATATTGGTTATTTTGGGTAAGGTAGGTTTTCCCAATACCGGGAAAACCACAAATAATTTTAGTCATCAAATAATCCTATTTTTATAGTCTATATAATTTTCAATGTAACTTTTTATATTAGCCAAACCGATTGGATTCTTGGTGTGGTAATAAATGTGTTCAGGCAATTCTACATCGTCCGTTTGCACAACATCAACGAGATACTTTGCACAAGTCAATCCTGTGTACTCTCTTCCACTTTCATCAAAATCTGCTAGGTCATGATCAAAACTCATATATTTTGGAATACCATGAGATTTAATTTCATCCTTAAATTCTGCAAAGTTTCGGACAATAGTCCATNGTATATGTGGGTCGTATCGGATCCAGCTAACATCAGATGGAGTTCGTTCATCATCCAAGAAGATTCCCCGAAACTTGTTCGTAAGGTGTTGGTTCAGAACTAGCATCCCAACTAAGATGATAACCAGACCGACTAAACATAAAATATAGCCGATCATATCATTTCCTTAAAGGGTTCTGTTAATACGAATAGTTTGTTTTGTAACAATCAATTCGCGTTTTCCAATAATATCCATAATTTCCATTGGGATAACACCAGCAATATCAATATATACGTGAGTTGCGTCCGGAACTTGTTCCAATGCATTCTCCAATTGACTCTTCAGACCAAGAACCCCGTTATACAGAGTTGCAGATTGTACATGTGATACACCAATTTCAAAAGTCTCGGTATCTGGTTGAATAAAGTCACTAATACGTTCATATGCTTGATGTTCGTCCATTTCATCACCAGAACAATTACCGGACTAATCGCAACTTGTTCAGCCGCTTTGGAAAACAATCGGGTAGTCTTTCCGGAACCAGATTCTCCAACAATTACTTCATAAATCATTATTACATTTCCTTCTGTTCTGAGGACCAACCCCAAAGATTTGCAACATTAACCAGTCGATAATATCCTTCCTGATATTTGAAGGACCGTTTCATATCTTTTTCAGTAACACCTTTCAAGCGGCGTAGGTCACTATTATGACGGAAGTCGCACATTTTTACAAGACATGCCATCCGATTATCCTCAATACCTTGAAGATATTCTTCATATACATCCGGATCTTTGTAGTCTTTACCATGTACCTTAGTTAACCGGACGATGGATTCAACCACATCAGGAGAGAAACCCATATCAATCAAATCGTCTCGGGTTGCTCCCTGTACATCTTCCAGATAGTCATGAAGGATCGCAACTTGTTTAAGTTTATCAGATGCCTTCGGACCCAATTTACGACATACTTCTAGACAGTGTTCGAAGTAAGGGCGACCCCCTCGATCAAACACACCATCAAAAGCGTTTGCTGCTAGTGCGTAAGCAACTGAGGTCATTTTTGCTTGTTTTTTGCTCATTTTAAATCTCCCATTGGATCATATGACAATGTGTAATAACGTCCAATTGTTCTTTTATGTTCTCTGGAATTTCTTCTCCGCAAGTTTTATACTCACGGAGGGTATACCCCTGACCAGCTTTACCATTAACACCAGTTCCCGCCTCAACAACAAGATACCCACCAGAATGATTCTTACGAACATAACGTCCGGTTATCGACTCAGGCGAATAAGCTTTGGCTTGATAAGTAATGTTAATCATAGGGTTTCTCCATTCGTTTAGTTCAAGAGTATAATATCAGTCTGGGGTCTTTTCGTCAACAACAATTTTCATGTTATATCCGATTCTTTCTTGAACCTGACGTTTTAGATTACCTTCAATATACGGAAAAAGATTTTCATTAAATCGTTTTTCGTCCATCCAGTTAGATACGGATGAAACCATGAACATCAAACTTACGAAGAAAAACAATCCTTTAGTTCTCATATTTNCCTTCCCCTAAACTGATTGGTCCCAAGATTTCCACCCACAACGATTCGCCTCTTTATGATAAGTAAGCCGTTGCAAGTACAATCCTAAAACTTGTTTCTCACGCTCTTGACGGATCATATCACCAAGTTCTTTACCGGTCAACTCAGGAAAATCCTTGGCAGTAACTGACCGATACGCTTTTACCTGTTCTACATCTACCATCCCCAAATCTAGGGCAATATCGAGCATTGGGGTGTTTGGTTCCTGTTCAGCTCGACATTTAGTAAGAATCGCGGGTTCTGGTCCATCAAAATACCAAACATCAGCAAACACTTTGAACTCATTAGGGATTTTGTAAATCTTATCCAGATCTTCAAAATCTTTTCGAGTCGCTTGAAGAGTACATAGGAAGTATTGCAACGATACGTCATAATCACAACCTAATGTAAATTCGCTAAATCCGAATTCTTCCATGATATCATTATCTCGAATGAAACCATAAAATTCGTTCATTTTTCCATCTTCATGAATCTTGGTCAATTCCAAGAACATCCGTTCGCGAGGCAAGTTTTTAAGTTTACCATCTTTTACCATCGATACAATTGCATTATGGGTATCGATTTCGATTTCAAATCCGTAACGACATGCAAACCGGATGGCTCGGAACACACGGAGCGGGTCATCTCGGAATGCGTTAGGGTTAACCATCCGAATTTTTTTAGAAACGATATCACAGATACCGCCATAGGGGTCAATGTAAGAACCGGTTTCGTCATCATATGCGATTGCATTGATTGTGAAATCTCGGCGGTATAGATCTTCCTGTATGGTAACTGTTGGGTTGAAATCCACAACAAAATCGTTATATCCATCACCAGTAGAACGCTCTGTACGAGCCATAGCGAGTTCGTCACCGTTGGGGAGTAGATATACTGGGAAATGTTCCCCTACACGCTGATAACCTTTTTTATCCATATTCTCAACGGTTTCCCCAACGATAACCCAATCCATATCTTTACATTCGCGGCCTAAAATTTTATCACGAACCGCACCACCAACAAGATATGTTTTCATTTTACCACTCCTTGAGTTCTGTACGTGGAAGTGTGTTGCATTTTTCAAAAAGACGAGAAACCTTTTCCGAGTCTACATAAATCTTATTTGTTGTATAAGTGAAACATCCTTTTAGCATTAGATAAAATTCGTCAGCAGAAAAAACCACAATCGGGGAGGAATGGTCGCATTTCTTGATACCCCACTTATTACACGTAAACCACTGATTCTTATAGTTACAATATATATCGTAACCTAACTCAGCAAGAGCATTTTTATAATGTGTTGGAATATTTTTTAATTTCCAATTTCTATATTTCTCAAGTGTGTAAATCCAAACAAACAAAATGAATAAAATTAAACAAACAATAATTATCGTGTTAATGAATGATTGCATATTAGTTATCCTTAGAGAACCAGAGTTTTGGATTTCTTGGTGATTACGGTAGTGGTTACAGAACCACCACGGCGACCGGTGCGGGAAAGAGTGAGTGTTTCTTTCTTAGTAGGCTGTACCTCAACAGTCCGAGCCCAACGCTTTTCGGAAGTAGTACCGTTATCAGTCATTTTGCCAAAAGACGCAGCACGGGCATTTGAACGAGTAGAGAAGAAAACTTGTACGTTAGTCATGGTCATTTCCTTTTTAAAATGGGGTTTCGTTTCAACAAAGCTAGTATCTCACACTAGGTTATTCGAGTCAACTACTTTTCTTAAATTTTCCCACGTTCCATCATAGATGTTAGATTGAATTCTATGTCAGAAGACCCACCTTTACCAACCAACAATCTACATTCATTAACGAATCTACGCAGACTATTATTAAACTCTTTGGTATCGAATTCAAACCGACTCATCATAGAGTAGTCTTCTTTTCGGGATAATACAGTAACTGCAAATAATTTATTTCCAAGTTTGTAAATCCAAAGGGCGTTTTTTTCACCAATCTTAGGATCGTGTTTAGAAATTCTCTTACCGTCTCGGTCAAATATATCCACATTATCAATTCTATCATTAAATGATAAAATACTAAAATGTAGTATATATTTTCCCACAAATTCAAGATCTGTATCTGAAGTGTTCTCTAATTCTCTAAAGAAACATGCAACTTGTGTATAATCATGAAAACAAGCAACTGGGGGAATAATATCCGACGATTGATATTTAGTACCCGATTTCTCCCAATAATCGCGTCTTGGGGTCCCTGTAACATATTTCTGTAAGCATATTGAGATCTCTTGATATCCATCACCCAGCTCACTGAACATTTTTGCATTTTCATTTTTCATTGTATACCCCCAATTCGTATCGGCATTCTTTTATGAAATCTTGTAGGTCTTTAGAAATACCATTATTGTCGTATCCATTCATAATGTCAACTACATTTTTATCAAACCTACCTTTACCACCATCTACAAGCCTTAAGCAAAACGTATTGCTGGTAGACCCATATGAAAACACATATCCAATATAATTATAAAAAACATTAGGAGGATTTACAATGTCGATAGATTGGATCTTAACTTCACCATCATTATAAGATAAATCTAGGTAAGAAAGATTAATCAAGCCAATAAATGTAATTTTAGCATTTTTTGTTTTGGATATTTCCCTTGATAGAAATTTAAGATCTTCCATATTCTTAACTGCAACAACTGGCGGAATGTCAGGATTTGCTTTAAATCCCCCACGGGTTGGGTTGTGCGTCCACCATGTATAAGGAGTTTCTTCTATACCGGAAGCAATAATACTTTTTGATAGGCCGTTGAGAGAGCTACTAAACTTAGAAATATATTCTGCATTTTTGTTTTTCACAATCTTTTCCTCTTTATATACTTCTTTTTTAGAAATAATATCATTCGAAACCATACTACATACACGGTCTGAAATAATAGGATTTGAAAACATACATACACGGTCTGATGTTCCCTCTTGATCATCAACGATATATTGCATCGTTCTAGGATCATAATATGTAAAATTACGAACTTTCATCAACATAACATTCTCCATTAAAAAGGGGTCCGATTTCTCAGACCCCTTAATTATACCTTCTTATTTCAAAGAAGCAATCAGTTCTTCAACTTCGGAGTCAGTAACTTCAGTTTGTTGGTGTCCGTTGAAAGTTTCGATTCGCATCATTACATCTTCAACGTTTACCTTAGTCAAGGCAGCCAGTTCAACAACATCAGCAGCACAAGAGATACCCAAATCGTTAGCGGCTTTAGTTTCGCGGATATATTCCAGCTTAACAGCGAGATCTTGACGTTGGTCATCCAGAGAAACAACCGCTTTCGCAATTTCAATTCGCATATTATGAAGACCATCAGCCTTTTCGATCAGAGCGGCAGCAGTACGGCGGAACAAAATAGCCAGCTTCGCGTGAGTAACTACAGGACCGGAACCTTCCTTGTTAATTCGGCGGATTTCGTTTTCTTTCTGGATAGCCTGTTTGGTCTTTTCTTCCGCAAGCTTCCGCAAGCGAGATTCTTCACCTACAGACTTTTCCTTTGCGGTCTTGAGACGGGTCATCTCATCAATCACATTACTTGCAGCCAACATATAACGATCTTCAACAGAAATATTTTTGGTGAAGAAGGAGTTCATTTTGGTGCGGATAAATTGTACAAGTTCTTTAAGTTTCATTATTCATTTTCCTTTTGGATTTGTGTTTTGTTTCAACAGGATTAGTATCTCAAAACTAGTTCTTGTCGTCAACTACTTTTTCAATTCTTTTTCTTGGGCCAGTATTTTACAATGGTTGCAAATTGTTCGTAATCCAACTCAATATGTTTTATATCAAACACAAACAAATTGTTCATAGCTTCTAGTAAGTGCCTAGCTTGGGTAACTCCCCGAATCTCATTGGATCGCTTTTCAATGGATTCACTATTCACAAAATTTAGATGGGCCTTTATAAACTGGTCCCGAGTAACAATAATTTTCATATTAATTTCCTCAATTAACTAAGGATTATTGTACACGATAAAATCATGAAGTCAACAAATAAAAAGCCCCAATTAAGGGGCTTTTGTAATTACTTGGCTTTGGACCGGAGAGCTTTTGCTACATCCTGACCAGATACAACCCGACCGGCGATGAATTGAGCATCTTTGTCCTTGGTAGTTTTCAGGACGTTCATTGCACGATTAACCTTTGCTTTCAGTGCATCACCAAGCTGGTCAACCCGACCGTTGGATTTGCGCTTATAACCGGTGCGACCGGATTTAGCAACTTCGACTTTCTTTTCTACTGCTTTCTTTTGCTTAGACATTTTCATATTTCCTTATTTAAAATTATTGCTTATCAGTATGAGTATAAACGCCACGAATTGCAAGATGGTGGCACGTAACATAAATAGTATCTTTTCCTGAGTTCTCTTTCAACTCTTGACGAACTACGCGAGGATCCCAGAATTTAGTAAAGTTTCCGGTAGATGGAAGCGCAACCTCATAACCGATCATATCGTTGAAATCTTGAGGACAATTACCACCAACCGAAACGATAACTCCATGAGTTGGGATACCGCCTTGTTTACTTTGGGTTGCAGTTTCCAAAATAATACCGGACCTTGATTTTTCTTCTTCCCCAGCTCGTTTCGCTTCACACATCAGAATTACATGGTCGCCCATAGCTTTAAAACCGAGCTTACTTTGGTCAATATCTTTCATTTTACTTATTCTCTTCGTTGTTTTGTCTATTATATCATGGTTTTAGGAAATGTGTAAAGCTTGCATAATACATATCCATCATTTTTATCAGGTCAGTATCTAACCCATTTTGATTATAGGCATAACTTCCGGTTTCAGCCATATTTTTCATTCTTCGGTCACAAATCACACAATCCATTTGATGCATGGTTTTTCGATCTACCACCTCAAAAAGAAATGTATCATAAAATTCTTCAAATGTCATTTCTTTTTTAGAATCGTCTATGACTTTCATTTTTCACCAACACTTAGCATATGTGTTTCAACACCATGGAAAATATCACCATGGCATAGATCCGCAAGTGTAACCAATTTCTCAAGTTTAAAGGTACGGAATTCACCCTTATCTACATCAAAGAATCGGACAACATCCGGGTTTTCTTTACGTGGTTTTGAATCGGGTTTAGCCTCTTCAGGGCGACCAATGACAGATTCGACAAGAACCGGATCCAGAGTTGCTTTACCAGATCTCTGTGTTCCATCAACTTTCTCAAAAGTCAAATCAACAACCCCAGATTTAAGGATCTCAATTACGCTGGATTTGAATACTTCACGACCTTCTACGGTCAGATCATTATAATTCATACTATGTTATCTCTCACAATACTGTTAAAAATTTAGGAAGACGAGGAACCCGAACATGATAATTATTGAAGTCAATCACAGACTCATATTGTTCAACCTCAATACCCTGATCCTCTAAGGTCTTTTCCCAACCTTCGGCGGATTTACTATAAAGAGTATGATATATAACCTTTTTGATCCCAGCAGCAGCCATATGTTTGGCACAATTAGAACACGGACTCAAAGATGTTACCAATGTAGCACCATCAACCGATTGACCGGAACGGGCAGCATATAGCAGAGCATTCATTTCACTATGGATTACATGAGTGTTAGCCCATGAGCTATATTCATCTTCATACTTTGGATACAATCTAACACCATCTACGGCTCTTTCAGCCCAACCCATATTGATAGCGTGTTCATCCGGATTAATCCCCCCCGCACGGGTCCCATTATACCCTGTAGAAATCACCCGACCATTTTTAACAATTACGGTTCCTACCTTATGACTCGGGCATTTACTTTCGTTACTAACAGCAAGCGCCATTGTAACTAGTGTTTTAATCTTCATTTAGTTTATCGCCTTTTCTTTCCCATTTTTATATTGTTGACCAACACAATAGCAAACCTCACCAAATTTATCTATATATACCGTATGGATCAGAACTGGCATACCAACCGGATCCACCACAGCAATTTCATAAATTGTATCAGATTTCTTAATATGACCAACACGGAACGGGTTAGGAACCGTTTCATCAAATCGGTTTACAAGTTCCATTACTTTCTGTTCAAATTCCAATACGTCCATTACACAACACCTGAATATTTTATATTAGATACTTTTCGCACCGTGATGGTACTTAGGATCTGATTTAGTTCTTTAATCTCTTGTTGAGTCAACTTCTCATAAATGTCTGGGCGGAACCAACGAGATTTAACCAATATCCCCCGCTTAATACGATCACGAACGTATGGAACAAATACGGTAGACTCATACGTTTTTGCATATTCGAGTTTATTAAAAAACAAACCTTTTCCGTGATGGAATATGACGTGAGTTTTTCCACCCACATCAGAATAAGTTATTGCATACATTTCATACCTCTTTTGTTTCAATCATATCATACTTCCTTTTTCTTTGTATACCTTTTTGTAAGGATTTTCAGGGTGATATGAGAAACCATCGGAGTAAGCATAAATCCGAACAAGAACCAAACCCAAGTCCTACGACCAAGCTGTTTAGCTTTAACGCTTACATAGATAACCCACATTAAAATCAAACTAGTAATTATCATACCAATCCAATCAATAGACGAGGATGATGGCGGTTCTGGATCTGTAATTACTGTACTCGATTCCTTATTGCAACTATCTGGGATTTTATATATCCGTTGCATAGTGTCAATAAGACCGGATGTATTTAATGTTACGTCTCGAATATCACCGGCAGTTGTTAAATAATTTATGTGAATACTATCGGAATTAACCAAATTGTAATATTCACCGGTACACGTATTTAGCTCCTGATATGAAAATAGTTTCATAGTTACCGTAGAATCAGAAACTCGTATTGATTCCGCAATCCCATTAATATTTCGGTTTTGTGGCTCGAAATATTTAACGGTTTCACCCACTTGAACCACAATAGGGGTCTTTGGATGAAAGTTATCAATCAAGGATGACATATTCATATAGAATGCCTGATGACGTTGCATGGCAGCAATATGAAGAATATACGGGATCGATTGATCTTCTGATTCTGGGTGCGGAAAATATCCAACCAAACTCATAGTTTTCTGAGTAGCAGCATCAGTTATAATATGCTCTCTCCAAACACGATCTGAATCTGGAACCATGGCAGAGACTGATAATGATACTAAAACAAATAAAGAAACTATAAATTTTTTCATAAATCTCTCCACAACCGATCATTAATCTCATTTTCTAGCCGGATCTCAAGCTCCCTAATTCTAGCTCTAAGATCCTGAATTGTAGATTCTGGGTCTTCCATGTCCATCATGTGGCGGATATTACCCGCACAATGTACTTGAATAACTCCTTTCTTAATAGCCCACGCAATTTCTTCTTTAGTAAGAAGAGACATATTATCTTGAAGATGATCGTATTGCATCACAGATTTCCTACAGTAAATCGAATCTCTTGAACGATTTCGGTTAAGTTCTTAACTTCCATACTAAGCTCTTTTACTGCTTGAAGCAAGACCTCATTTGTATCCGTTTTTGAAACTACATCACAATCTTCATATGGCATTACGAACATATTCATATGAGTTTCATCATTAAAAGCGTAAACTTCGTCCATAAGGAACTCATTACGTAATTCAAGTGACGGTTTCAATAAAGTATAATCTTGACCATCCCATATCATCTCGAAAGGTTCGCATGGATCCATAAACCAAGAGCATCGATATTGCCAATTACATTTTTTGCGATAGTCATCAAACGCTTCTACGGATTTAAAAACAAACAGTTTTGTATTCATATACATTCCTTAAAAGGGGATTTCTAAAAATCCCCGCTTTGAACCTGCCAGCACTCGATACCAAGACCGCGCCACATTTTGACAACCTGATCGCGATCATCCACAACAAAACACACATTATAATTTGGTGCGATATCACGCCAGAAGATTTCTTCTTTGATGATAGAAACGGGACGCTGGGCCCCTTCATCGCGTTTGGAATGTGCATCGTTAGGAATGCCATGGGTCTTGTACCAATCGGCTGTATCACTCATACAGACACCATCACGACCGGATACGTTGATGATCTGATATCCTTGAGATTTGAGAAGGTTAGCCAACATAACAACATTCTCTCGGGGAGTATCTTCACCAACTTTATCCCAATCGAACGGTTTACGCTCGTTCTTTTCGGCAAGAGTACCGTCAGTATCAAAGATAACTGCCATTGGAAGACTAGGATCCGCAGTATAAAGCTTTTTATCTACGTATTCCACCACACGATCCGACTTACCACGATTCGGAAATTGCTCATCGAATTGGGATACCATACGAACAAGAACATCGTCATTCACAGCCCAACCGCCACGGTCCTTACTACGGCGTTTCAGTTCTTCCATGGGGACAGGGAACCAGACAAAGACAACCTCATAACCCATTTGTTCCAAACTATCTACCAGAGCGGTACGAAGGTGTACGTTAAGGTTAGTATCGGAGATAACAACGTTTTTCTCTGCATTGTAGGCAGCAAGAATTTTACTCTTGTTAACCTCAGTAACGAGATTTTCGCGGTCTTTACCGAAATTATAACCTTTCCAACTCTTGATCTGGAACAGGCTACGGCGTGTATCATCGCGATTGATATTGATAGTCTTGCCTTGAGAGGTCTTAACCATAGCCTCGGCAAAGGTACTTTTACCGCTGGAACTTGCACCGATAGTAATGTATGCAAACATAATTATATTCCTTATTTGTCCATATCACACATATTAGCGTTTACTTTTTGAGCCCATTTACTGGACTTCATATCGAGCTGATATTGTAATTCTTCTTGTACATATTTGTCAATCTCTTCGTCAGTCAATTTACCGTAAGATTGATCTTTTACGGTAAGACGAAGCAGGTCAACAATACAGTTAATGTAATCGGCACATTCACCAAACACAGTTTCTTTACAACGATACGGTTGAATAATAGTGGTGGCGATTTCACCGTTTTCTTCTGCCATCTTACCCATAACGAAAAGGGTATTCCGTTCGGGAGAAAACGGGGCGGTTCTTGAAATATACAATTGACGACTAAGATCGAGTTTCATTTATTTTCCTTTATGCTTTAATATTCGAATTTTTGAATTAGATGTATACAATTCGTTAGGTTTAAGAATAATACCTTCCCGCAGATTTGGGTTGTGCTTAATAAGATATCGGATCCGTTCGTTAATTGCAAGCAATTCCCAGTAACGAAGATTCCTGTTCTGTGCGACAAAATCTTTAAGCATTTGGTTCGCACCGAGTATATCATTCCTATACTCATCTGCTACACTTTTACAGAAGTTTTCAGTTTCTTCGTTCTTGATAATGTTCATCACTTCACCTCAACTTGATACAAGTGGATTTCACCCTCAAAGATAACCTTACACTTAGTAGTGTTCCAGATACCGTCTTGATACTTATCCGCAATTGTAAAGTCATACCCTTCTGGGGTATAGATAACTGCGCGGGGCTTCAGGTCTGCGATAGTAGCTTGACGGAACTGAGTGGTTTTCTTTTTCATGTTTATCTCTCCTGTTTCGATAGGGATATAGTCTCATATCCCTACATCTAGGTCAACAAGTTTCTTAAACAATATCCAATTTAACTACTTCATACTCGGAAAGAATGGCTTTACCTTTTCCGGTCTTGTAGTAACTTGAAAGTTCTGGGTCTTCTGGTGAAGAATTGTACCAAGGAACATCTTGTTCACCAGAAAGAACACGTTCCAGATAACCTACTCGGTTTGTGATGAATGGGACAAAACATTCAGGTTCAAAACTCGCCTGAACATCATTCTGAAACTCGGATTCATCTCCAACACCAGTAGTGGAGATCCCGATAAACAAACCTTTCTTATCTTTATGACGGAGTGCATAAAACATAATCATTACCTCAGTTGAGAATCTTTACTTCCTCTACGATTGTACATACTCGGTATCTTCTTGTCAAAGAGATTTTGACATTTAATACAGTATCTTGTTTCTATGGCCTGTCGTCTTGCTATTGGGATTGGTTCATCACACTCATCACAAAACTCAGGACTTACACCACGATACATGTTAGCTCGCGCAAAGTCAACTGCATTTGCAACAGTAGTTGCGATTGTTTCTTGAACACCATCAACGGAACCAAACCCAACGGCCATTTTTAAACCTTTATATTTGGATACAAACTGGAATCCATTATACCAGACTCATAACCTAGAAGATAGTTGTATGCGTCAGTAGCGTTTAGAAAAACCCCGATGATAACATCTTTTCGGTTTTTGAGTTTAATGCGATCATTAAAAAGAATTACTTCGATTGCGTATTTTTCAGCTTTGGCTTTCATACCCAAGTAGTTATGAATTTCTTGCATCTTTACTTTACCTCTTCCAGAACGTTATTGAGAAAATCGCCATAGTTATCGCCAAACAATTCGATCCCTTCGTCACTCATGGCAAGCACATATTCCCCTGTGTCTGAGATAGAATCGCCCCAACTAAGTTTATCAAACCATACATAATCCCCGTAATAATTCTTATCCGTACACTTGATGATATTACCGAGACAGTTACCATGCTCTTTAGCAACACCACATAGGGAAACTATTTTATAAGACTTACCAATTTCAACTTTCATAATTATCTCCTATTAAATCACAATTTTCAATACTGTTCAATAATAAATTTAGGAACCATCACACGATAAATTTCAAAATCTTCAAGGGTAACATCTCGGATAACATTACCGAATGTACTCATTGGGTCCTGAGAAAGATAAGGATATCCACGGGAGATCATACCCCGAAGAAGCCCGATAGTAGTTGGGTCTTCTTCATAAATGTATCCGAGCGCACATTCATTCACGATCACATAACGAACTTTACGAATACCGTTATCATCATACCATTTAGCCATTTTATTAATCCTCATCAAAATCACCACCAAGAACTTTCGCGGCCAGTACACACGAACCATACCACATCATACCACCAATAACCAGTATGGAAATAGTAATAACTTCGTTCATGTGTTTCTCCAAAAAGAAAAGGTCTTGTCCCAATCGACAAGACCTATTATATACACATTACTGACGATAGCAACCACAAGATCGTAAAAACTTAATGTTTTTTGCTACTCGTTCGTAATACTCAATACCTGCACTACTGTTAGGGCTATATCCAGCATTGTAACTTTTAACAACCATTTTCCAGTCACCATTACGGACTTCTTTCCAATACTCAAGCTCCATCAGAGCATAGTTAGCAGAGGTTTCCATACTCGCGATAAGCTCGGATCTCAACTTTCGTTGGTGTTTCCAACCCATCTTAGAACCGGTTAGTTGTTCAACCCGCTTAACCGTATACTTTAGATTGTTCTGGAACACTCCATAATCGCCAGTACGGTTATTGATTAAAAATTTACCTGCTTTACTCTCAGTAAGAGCAATTGCAGCCAGTGTAAGCCCATAACCTGAAGATTCTCCAAGTTCATAAGCTCGCTGAATTGTATAAATCTGATTTTCCGTTAATTCACGGTTTTCATACATAACAGCATTTGCCGATATCGACGTTAGAAGTAGGAGAATTCCTACTAATATACTACCACTTTTCATCTTCGATCCTTTTTAGTGGAAGGGGTGAATTGTGGGACTTTCTAACACTCATCTAAAAACAAGCAAAGCCCAAAATAGTATTTAGCCATAAAATATTATAGAAGTCAAGAATATTTTTAGTTTCAAGTGCAATCAAATTATAAAGTTCTATAATATATTAATAGAGACTTTATAATTAGAAAAATGTGAGTGAAACGAACAAACGGCTTTGCCGTTACTCACTACGTTCGTAATTCTATAGGTCTGTATCTACGTATAATAAACTCTTCATCCTAAGAGATTAAATGATACCTAACAACTATAGGAATTGATTATACATCGATATAGACACTCTACAGGATAGTAACGAAGCTATCCAGATATGTCATATGAACAGTTAACGTAGAACCGTCTAGATGATAACCCTTGATGTAAATGTCGGTTGCATTTTCATCGATCAAACTTTGGACAATTGAGAATGTCCCAATGATACTTTCCTTCACCAACTCAATTTCGTCATCACTCAAAAGGAATCGATATTCCTCACACGACATTTTAACGGATGGGCCGGATTTATCACCGGAAACAACCGTTGCATTGTATGGATTAATGAAAAAATCATTAGACCCAACCAGATACATCATCGACTCACCAAATTGATCAATAAGCATATTAACCTACCAGTTTTTCTTTATTAAACATAGCAATCATACCACCACCATCCTCGATATCCACCATCTCATCGAGCATAGTATCCGACTCTACATTTTTGAGATGTGCATATTGACGATCTGATACATTACAGATGTAGATGACTCCCGATTGTATGAATATTAACTCTTTCGTTACATCTTTTTCACTAATCAGATCCATATGGGCGAATTCATTATATTTATCAAATACAACTTTTATCAACATATAGTTTTTCTTTATTCCCCAGTCATAGTTGCGCTTTTTCAATTACACTAGCGGCTTTCTCAAATAGCAACCCAAGAAATGATGCAGTTGTTTTCTCGGCCTACTTCATACTAACTTTCATACCTGTATATTTTGCGACTTGATCCCCAGTCATATCTGGATGATGGAATCGGACAATCACATCAGAATCAAGAGTCTTACCCAGAACAATATAAAAATGAATGCTATTCATCTTCACATTCGGCATGGTTTTGTTTTTGAAAACTTCAGCATCTGGAAGCTCTACCGTCAAAATTTCAATGGCAGCAGGAACTAGATCATTCAATTCAGCTTCACGTAGGTCTTTTTTGGCCTGCCGTTCAAACTTTTTCAGACGGGTTTCAACATCAATCTTTAGATCATAAATGGATCCAAGTTCAGTACCCGTAGGTTTGTGAATGAACATACCATCCAACTTCATGGTTACTTCTGAAATATTCCAACCATATGCTTTACAAAAATCCAATAGTGAATGACTCATTACTTATTATCCTATTTATTTATGAAATGTGTTTTCAGTTCCACCCAAAGAAAAATATATTTTCTTCCAATTTTCATCATGGGTAGATTTATCATCTTTTACAAACTCAACTAAGTGAGCTACTTCATGTGGGATAGTTTCATTGAAAACATAATTCCAAACAATCTCGTTTTCTAACATAGAATTAATATTCAAACGTATATAATATTTATTGACAGAATTTAAAGAACCATCTATTACTACTATTTCAGTATTAAATCCAGCAAGCCCATAATATCTTTTATGGCAAGATGTGTATAATTTATATTCAACCCCGTTCATCCAAGGGTATAAAGATCTTGCGGTACTCATGACACTATCCAATCTATCTTTTACTAAATTTATAGTTTCTTTTCGATTGGTTGTGTACATAAGAAATCTCCTTGGTCGATGTGGGTATTCTCTCACACCCACAATCTAATGTCAAACTTTAAATACCATCCAAGGTACAATCAAAATTACCTTGTTCTTCAGCTTTTGCGAATTGCATCAAAATTTTTGTTGGAATAGACACTACGAAGGTTTCCGTTTTCCCAATATATTCAATATTATATCCAAGATTTGGAAACTTCCGCAGGAGTTCGTTATAAACCATACCCGAATCGAAATTAATAGAGCCACCTACAGAATGTCGTATCCATTTATCCACATAATCCGTTTTGAAAGTATAAGTGATTTCTCGTGAAATAACCATCATTTCTGCGATTTCATTATAGATATTATTGACTATTTTAGCAATATCAGCATTATTTCGATTTGCTATTTCCTGCAAAACTGCCATAGAATCTTTGTATTTCATTTTAAAATTCCTTTAAAAATTACGGGTTCTTTTGGGCATACAAAATTCGGAGTGGTAACAAAAGTTAAAATTGTTGGTGGGTCAATCTCTGCATCGTATTCAACGCCTTCAAAATAATTGTAAGACTTGATCCATTTCACATTAGTAGAAAATGAAAGATGGATCAATTTCAGATCGGTTGAAATTGATGGACCAATTTTAAGCAACATCAAATTATGTAGGTCTTCTTTAAAATTCTCATACTCCATACTAATTTCTTCCACAGAAGAATCATTATTATACACATCAGTATCGAGAAGAGAATCTATTGTGAAATCAACCAATTCTCCGTTGTCGTAATATAGTGTTGCTAGTCCGTATATCATACTTGTAAATCCAACCAACCCTTTTCATCCAGAATACGACACGCATCATATACGGTCACCATATCCATTGCTACATCTACAGGGGTGCCATATAAAGCACAATAATAGACAACATCCTTCATCATACTGGGAAGATTGTTGTCATATATAACCTTTAGAGGATTATCACCAGCTTTTGAAATATGAGGTCTACACGCTAACGTTACTCGATTTGTTGCCGCAGCCGCATCTGACCAAGATACATTTTTCATTTAAGATTCCTTAGATTAATTTTTCACGCACCGTACCATTTGACACACAACTTGTATTGATTTGATACGGTAGTATATTGTCCAACACCATAATTATTGTTGAAGTCTACCCAATTATTATACCCACTTTCCCACAATTTCATAGCCTTTTTTGTTGGCTTTGTCATTTTTATTCCGGAGGGGGATACGCATACAGCCTTTCTGGTTTCTACAATCTCGATACCATGGATGTATTGTTTAAAATCTTCTGGGATCTCATCCATCATCCGGTTCATATCGACATAATGTTTCTTTTCCAAAACGTATCGACCGCCGCCACAAGTAACTGTACCGTCATAATCTTTGCTTTGGATTTTCTCATGTGAGTATTGACTAACATTAACCTTTCCAAATCCGTCAATATAATAGCGGTGTCTTCCGCGAGAAACTACGTCAAGGTTATGACAACGTTCACCTTTACATCCAAGACTAATTGCGATATCCCGCCAGATTTTATCGTGGCCGCTTTTACCTCTACGGACATAATCAACAAGATGTGCAACTTCATGAGGAATGGTGTCAAAGAAGATGTGATTCCATTCTTCAATCCCACGAACCATCATATCAATATTCAGTTTAATGTAATAAGAACGTTTACCATTCGTGACTTTAAAGCCAGCTTTCCCAGCAGCAACACCTTTACATTCCTTGAATCTGTATTCAAAATCATACATCTCAGGGTAAAGAGATTTCGCAATATCCAAAATCTCTTCGATTCGAGTTTCTACTATGAACTGGGCTTGGTCTTTAATAATCATGAATCTGTTCCTCTTAGTTAACAGAGACAGAATAGCTTAGTTTATTGGAAGGGTCAAACATTTTCTTTTTAACTTCTTCATTTAGTTCATCATAGCTAACGCCAGTAATCCATTGGTTCATGGCATCTGTTGCAAAGATCACAGAATCCTCAATAAAATATTTATAACTGGTAAAATCCATATACAACTGTGATTTACCAAGGGATATGATGAAATCGGAAAGGGTGTCTTTTGTTGCACACCCACTCATGATAAACGCACACATCACGCTTCTGTTTTGAGTTTTGGATAGCCGTTGATTGTTCATCGAATTACCTTTACAACCCGAGGATCGTTATATGGACTAAAATTGCTTGTCTGTTGGTCTTCCCGCCAGCTTTTAAGACATTCCTCACAAACGATATCATACCAATATGAATCATCCCCATCCCAGTTACCGGTATTTGCGCCAAGCTTTAAAACAACTTCGTTGTGTGGGCATTTGGATTGAAGTTCGTAGATCTGGCTACGAAGTTCTTCAATTTTCTTCAATTTTGCAATAATTTTTACTCGACTCATTAATAAATCTCCAAATCAGCTTCTTTGTGAATTTTTATAATTTTGTCACAAAAATCGCATTTGGTTTCACATCCCCGAGGGTCTGTATACCACCCATCAACATGTTTTTCACAATGAGGGCATACTACAAAACATCCGCTAACATGTACCCTAACTTCAGTCACTTCTTCCATTATATTTCTCCATATTATATAAGTTCATTGTCCATCCAAACCATAAGTAGATGTACAATACTCGCAATGAACGATTCTGGCTTCAAAATCGATGGTATCACAATCGGCTTTACCGCCACACTCAGGACATACCGGATAAACATTCTTGATATTCATTATACAAACTCCTTCAAGGTTTCACCCATAGCATAACCATGCCACGATACATTTGCAAGAACTTTTTCATTGTTTTTAATATTTTCTTTGGTGAACCAGTATTCGTTTCGATCTTTATCGTTCACCACAAGCCCATTAGATTCAAGGTCATTGAAATATTTTTCTATATTGAACGGTATAAATCCGCGCTTCAACCACACGATTCGACCATCAAGAATAGCAGAGGTAATCACTTTCTTAATTGATAATTCTTCGCATATATCAACAGACGCTCGGATCATCAATTGGGTTATTCCCATTTTTTGAAATTCTTCATCAACACAAAATGTGTCGTGTTCAAAATATCCGGTATGAAGATTGATTGTTCTGATTAGTTTTACTTTCTTACCACAATGGAGAGAAAATTCGTAATCGGTCCCTTCCATCTGATATATCGAAAGTACCCAATTGGTATCGTTTATGATCCGAGATACATTAGATGCAAATTTAGTCAGATGTTTGGTTATGATATCAACACCTTTACAATGGACAAACGGCAATTCGCAATTACGATCATAAACGATATTCATTTTTCCTCTCCTACGCAATATTCACATACATCATCGATACCACCATCAAGAGCACCCCCACATTCAGGACAAAAACATACAGGTTGATATATGATATCGATGATTTCCATAATTATTTCCTCAGTGATTCGATTAATTCAACGATCTCTCGTTCTCCGTCAGCTTGCTTTATCAGATTTTCTGCCTGCCAACGGTAACTAGCTTCTGTATCGACACACCTAGAGTAAACCTTTGAGATCCATTGGTCAATACCTTTTTTATAAGTTTTTTCGTAGTCATTACATTGACCTAGTTCTATCTTTTCTCCGTCAATTACTGCAACCAGATAATAACGACTGCACTTGATTACAGAGAATGGACCTTTTGTTTCTATCAGCTTATCGTTCTTGTATTCTTGAAAAATTTTCATTCGATTACCTCACAACACACACGACCCTCGTTAATATCTTCTGATATAAAAAGGTTCATCCCACAACCATAAGATTTTCCGTTAAGTGTAGTTTTTAGAATACCATCTGAATATGAATAAGTTTCTAATTTTACATTGGACTCAAAATCGTATTTCACACCAACTTCAATTTCTTTAATATATGGTATAACCACTTTACATGATTCCAGTTCATCTTCGTTGATGTACCGGATCATCTCTTCTTTTTGTTCTTCCGAAGCGAACCATACTTTATATTTAAACATTTATATATTCCTTTTATAAATAGACACTCGATCATAATATCGATTATGAATATTGTTTTCCCATACTTCAAAAACCCCAACCTCCGGTTGATGTACACGATTAAACCAACAACGCTTATTTCCCAATTTAAACACCTTACCTATAAAAAGAGACGACCCGTTATCTGAACCATAAATGATATAATCGCCCTTCTTTATTTCTTCTCCGTGCATATCTCTCATTTTCAATTCCTATTATAAATAAAAAGGGAACCCCGAAGGATTCCCTATATTGTATTATGATTCACGCGCATTAGTCAACAGAAGTTTTGACTTAATCTTAGTGATTTGGTTCTTACGACCTCGCCAATGTTTACCACACTTGACGCACTTATATTGTTTGAATTTGCTTACTTCAGTATAAGCAAAACCGGAATCCTCAAACTCATGACCACCACATACACATGTGAATTCGTCAGAATCGGTATATAGGGAGAAGTTTGGAAGGCGATCCGACCATGGGGAAAGTTTAACATAAAGTTCTTGAAGAGAAACGATATCACCAATATTGTAATCTTCCATTTCTTGCCAAGCTTCCATATTACCAGCCAGACATTCTTTCCACAGTTCAAAACCTGGGAATTTAGCATGTTTAGATTTCTTAGTGTCACTACACAGTGTATCTGTCATATATTCGAGTTTATTGGAAGTAAATCCGAAAGTACGCTTTGCAATTTCAAGAGTATCGATATGTTTTACACCTGAGAATGGCTTCATATTATGGAAGATCATACGAGCGCGGATCTTTGGAATATCGAACCGCTTACCATTTTGGTGAAGAACAATATCGGCTTCATCCAAAAGTTCCCACAGAACTTTGAGCATATCGGAATCATCTTCTACGTTTTTAGCGTTTCTCTGGTCCATATAAATGATTTCATCACTATCAAACCATTTTGCTGCAAAACTTAGCATGTACCAATCTTGGTCGATCATGTTCAAACCAACGTTAGTCTTGAACAATCGCCATACGTGAGCAAGTACAGGAGCGGTTTCAATATCAAGAACAAGGACTCGGGGACCGGTCTTCATATCATCTACTATATTATTTTCTTCCATATAACGTTCGTAATAGTAGTTAACTGAAGATTTAGAAATACCGAGTTCTTTAGCAATTGCACGGGAACCCATACCTTTGCTTTCTTTCATCTCAACAATAGATGAGATGACTTTTTCATAGTTGCTAACGGACATTTAAATATTACCTTATGTTTAAGTTTATTCATTATATCATATTGTCCTCATTTCTATGAACATAGTATTTCTCTCATAAATAAGGGGGAACTTAATCCCCCTTTAATTAATACGTGAATCCAATAGACTCATTTTTGAAAGCCCCGTTTTTGAATTCATATGTAACTTCCTTAATTACATCATAAGTCCAAGTCCGGAGTTTTGCATGGTCATATCCCTCTGGGATAGCAACAACATTAGCTGGGTCAACCTTTACCATGATAACACGGTCATTTTCTCTACGGGAATAATATGGAATGTATCCGGCAGATGCAACGTGCAAACCACATGAACACTCATTCTTTCGATCTGCATCTACTTCGAAAGGTTCCATACGAGGGCTTGCCCCAATAGAGTTATCAAAAGTACCAGTCCAGATATCAGTATAGTCATCACGAATTCGCTTATATGCGAGAAAGTATCCATCTTCGGTAATTTTGATATCGTTGTGTTTCAGGAAATCAAACAGCTCATATACTGCCTCACGGCGCGGATTCTTAACCAGACGGATAAGGAAGTTGATCATAGAATCGATATTTTCGCCACTTTTCCACATCTCAACTACACGGCGAGTCATGTTAGTATCTAGAACAACATCTTTATATGTCAGGGTATTACCAATTATTTTGATATCACCTTTTACATAAGTTTCAATTGCCTTTTTTATGGACAACATACTAGCAGCACGAATAACATCATTCGTTTCTATCAAAATTTTAAATGCTTCATCAAATGCTGGGTGTTTACGATCCGCCGTAATAACTTCGCCATCAATATAACAGTTAATGAAATTGAATCCTGCATTCCAAGAAACTTCGGATTTCTTTTCTTCTACAACATCAACATTTTTAACGTCTACTTTCTTAGGCTTCTGAATCCCTTTATAACGCCGAACAATATCACCAACCGTAGATCGGGGGACCCCACTTTGTCTAGAGATTTCATTTTGACTCAGACCGGTTTTATGCAGACGAATAACCTTATCTTCCCGACTTTCTACAACCTGATGCTCATCGACATAACGTTCTAGAGGGTGTACATAATATTTATATTTAACAATAAGATTGGCGAATTCCCGAATATTAAGATTTGAAATCGCGTCATAATCATCAAAATCGTTTATATGTTGAAAGTCTGTATCAAGACTTTCTTCAATATACATGATTAATTCTACTACATCCAATCCATCCAATCCAATCCAACCAAGCGTTTTTGACATATCTCGGGATGTAACTTTAATTCCTGTTACGTCATATATACCATCATATATAAGATCAAATACAGCTTCATAATTAGTTTTCATTTTATATCCTCATTTAAAGGGGCA